GCCTTGATACTAGCTTACGCAACACATTTACTCACATATGATTAAACCGGTTTAATAATTTTTTTTCTCTCTCTTATCCGTATAATCTACAGGCCTAAAGCACAATAACGGAAGAACAAAGAACAAGCCTCAATGGCAACCTACATTGTCATTCTGTATATTTTGTCAAGGGACCGCAGTGAGTACCATTTCTTTCTACACCCCTCGCCCGCTGGCGCAGACCAGTTTTGCGCTTTTGGGCGACGGAAGGAGAGGGCGCTCACTGGCGGTCCTCAATGAAAGCACCACACTCAAACAGCTCGTTACACTACGGTCACCCCTCCACTATTAAAAAAAAACCACCCATGCCACAACCCTTAACACGGGCCCTACCGCGTTTTACCAGACCCACCACTCGCAAGGGTGTCGCTGGGTCTGGGCAAAATGTCTATCTATATGAAAGTCTCGATAAGCTTCACAGTAAGTGGTCTAAAGGGTAAATTTACAGGGAATTGTTTGGAGAGGGGGGGAGACTTTATTAAAGCTAGGGGATGGTGGCGCACCTGGTGATGTAAGTTGTTATTTTGAGTGACGGGTTGTTGTGGAGTGCATGCCTGGGGCGACTGTGTTAGGTGTGTGCGCCTAGCTTTAATTCGTGTTGCAGCGTGTCCGCCACCGCGATGAGAAAGCTCTAATACCTCTGAACCTAGGTGGTCGTGGAACGATCCTTTGGCTGCCAGTGAGAGAGACTGCATGAGCTTTCTCTCTGATAACAGCTGCCGCTAGTGCGGAGAAAACGCAACCGTGTTCTACTTCCCCGACTATGTACGAAGTTCTGTGGAAAGAGTCCCATAAGAGTCGGCTTAGCCAAAACATTTCACTCCACTGCCTAAAATAGGGGACGACATCGTTACTACCCAGCGGGCATGTGTAATAATAGCCCGAGAGGCCTTTAAAAAGGGGCTGTGCCAGTAGGAGGTCCCCTGACAACCTGCTGACACATGTAATGACACCCATGAACACTAGTGGTTGGCGGAAATATGTCATGTGCAAGAGAGTGTTTTCGTTATAGGGTCCCAGTGTGTGGGTGAGGGTAGAAATAGGCACCGCTGTATAGTTCCATTGGGCAGGATGCCGCCTCAAGAGTATCCCACTCTGCCCTCGAAAGTCAAAACGAAAATCATGGGCGTGTGATTCCAGCTGGCTCTGAGACGACCCCCTGACCCTGTCTGCGTGTCTCTCAAATCTTAACCGAGCGGATCTGTTTGTTGGCTGTTCAGGTCCGGGGGGAAAGCCCTGGAGCCACTCTCCTAGGTTAATACCTGTGTCCTCTACCTCTCCATCGGTATGCACCAGAGTCACAGTGAAATAGGGTCCAAGACATACGAATCCTTCTTGGGTGGCTGCCACGCAGGGTTCAAATATCTCTTGTTCTCGAAGAATTCTATCTATGCGATTTCCAGCGCGAGGGTTTAGCCACACCACTCCAGTTCTATTCATGAATCTATCCATCTTGGTGTGAAATAATAGCTACAGCTGTGGCACAGGCTTTGTGTTATACTTTTAAGGGAGGAGGCAGGAGGAGGGTGTAGCAAATATATAGACTGGGTGCATGTAATTGGATTGTGAAATAAAATTTGAAGAAGCGCGTATAAAAAAACCTCACGCGCTTTAAAGATTAAGAAAAAAATAAAAACCAGCCTATTTAAATATTAGTGAAGGGATTGCTCAAGAGCTGAAAAACCAGTTCTTAAGACATAATTAAAAGTAGTGTGCTTTATAGTTTAGCACATGAGTGGTTTGTGGTGTTTTATAATGATGAATCTTGAGTTTTATGATATAACTCAAGTGTGTGTGATGGATTGTGCTAAGAGCACTTAAATCTGTTTTTTACCAGTTCTTTGTGGGGGCGGAACTTTCGCTCTACGCCATTTTTTTTAAATTTTATTAATTTAAAAACATTTAATATTACACAATAACAATGAATACAAAGTAAAGATATTACAATAAAGCATTTGAGAAAAAAAATAAACATAGGATCTACTTCTGATCTTTTGACTGCTTGTTCCTTCTTGGTGGTCTTGACCCGGGGTAAGGTTTTAGGTACTTGCTTGTTCTATAGCTCTTGGCGTGGTGACGTGGAGCGGGTGATGAAGTTTTGTTTTGTTGTTGTGAGGTTGGTGAGGTTGGGGGTAACTGATCTACCGGTGCACTGTCATCTCTGAAGATAGCTGCAATCTCGGGTGTGGTTGGTCTGGAAAATGCACCATCGCTCACCTCATCTGGATCGCTATCTGTTTGTCCATAATCAGTTTCTGTGTTCCAATCACTATCCTCTTCATCAGATTCTTCATCTGAAATATCCTCGTCGGAATAATCATCGAAATCTTCCAATGTGGTTGGAGTCCAAATAATGGACTTTAATTGATCATCGTTACAATCGTGACTCATCTGGTTGATGCTAATTAACCGATGGTTAAAATTGTCTTTGAGTTCATTTTCAATTCTGTTCGTCAAGTTACACGAGTTTTCGAGGAACTCTTTAGGATCTTCACAATATTGTGGGAATTCTTTAAGCTTTAATCCAAAGCTTATGTGAGACACAATGTGTTTGAGTGGTTTTGCGCAGATGAATAGTTTGGGGTTTTCGGAAAGATAGGGGTTATAGAGATGGTTGTGAAGGAAATTAGGGGAATCCATCCACCCCCCATTTTCATAAACCGTGCACATGGTTTGAAGAATTGCAACATGAAAGCACATTTCTAAGCTTTTCCTCTGCAGCTGTGATGTCCGCCTTGAGTGCCTCTGTAGGCTTTCTAGCTCAATGAGGGTTTTGAGTGAGCTGTTCTTGAACTCATCAATGTGCATGTAGGTGTTAGTGTAAGACATAGTGGTGGTGTCACATGTTAAAATCACCCCATTACTTTCCATGCAAACCAATCTATAGGTGTAACCGGGACATACCTTTTTGCTCAGCACCATGACTCCCACAAAAACCGCGGTTCTATTAGGGTAAATGTCTAGATCTGTTATCTTCCTTCTGTTGAGTAAAAAATTAATGGAGTGCTTACACAATATATGGAGGAAGCAGTCATAGCGGGGCTCAGCTTTAAAAACTTGGAAAAAGGCTCCATTGAAAGTACTGACATAGTTTTTCAGTCTATTTAAATCATTGATGTTGTTTGAGCGATTAAAAGTGTCAATTACCTGATCCGCCATTTGTCCAATACTTGTTTTGAGGTGGGGCGGTGTTTCCACAGCGGCAAAGGGGTGGTAGGTTTGGTGATTGAGGGTTATCTTGAGTAGCTCGCAAATGAGATCCTTGGTCTTTGTATTTCTTATTTGCTTTTCCTCCTTGTCGAGTAAAGCAACCCAGGGTGTTGTGTTGGTTATATCACCGTTCATGTAATCCGGAAAATTGTGGGCCGCAACCCTGGTGTAAATTAGTCCTTCGTAACCGTTGGAAGTCAGTTCATTGTAAAAACCATCATCTGTTAGGTAAACGATCCTTAGAATATTTATCTCCCGTATGTAGATGCCCAAGGTTGAAATCAGAATTGGCATTTTACCTTCGTGACGCTGATAGGGTAAAACCTCGCGGAGGGATTTCTTGTTGAGCACGAGGTAGGCCAGGTTTTGGGCCTGGTGAGGCTTGAGTATCAGGAGCCTGGCGTAGGAGGTAGCCGGGGCCTTCACCGATTCGACGCTGGGAATCTTAGCGGGCCTGTAGTGGCACTGGACAGCCAAGGCTGTCTGGCGAGGCCCGGTGAAGTCTTTCAGCAGGTTACGATACATCTTGGAGTCCGGAAGAGTAATGAGGCGTACCAAGTTGGGTCACGGCTTATAAGAGGTTTTTTCGGCATCGCCTACCACCCCAGGTGATGCTCGATTTAGCTGGGAAAGTCCGCTCGGACCAAATAGATCGCCCCGGCCTTAGGCGTTCTTTGGTCTGCAAATTCTTTAGATCGTTTCACAGGGGGTTATGCTACCGCCCGCGGCGTCAACAAGCCCGCATGTGGGTAAAGGTCGACATTCCGGCCCGCGGCGTCAACAAGCCCGCATGTGGGTAAAGGTCGACATTCCGGCCCGCGGCGTCAACAAGCTTGCTATGCTTTTGTGACGCAGTCAAAGAATAGGAGGGGTCAGCAGTGGGCAAGGCTTAGTTTAGAGAGGGCAAAGAGTGTCATTTTTGAGCCAGGGATTGATGGTGCCGGACGTTGGCAATAAGGTTAGTGTGGGAGACTCTACCACGGGAGGGTGTGTAAAGGCCTTTATATAGAGACCTAAACTATACCCACTACGAGTCTCTATGCGCTTTATGAAGCAGATTTTTATAGTGCTTTATGAGGCAGCACCAATTTTTTTTTGTGCTTTATGAGGCAGCAGCCAAATCTGTTTTTTACCATATATTTGTTTTTTTTTACGGAGCTTTCGCTCTACGTTTTTTTCCACACAACTTTTATTAAATGATAAACAAGTAAAGATAAAGGGAATACAAAAACATTTGTTTTAAGGACAAGAGTGTTAAGGAGAAAACCTCTTGGAATTTGTAGTGTTTCTTGATTCTCGATTATCATGGGATCTTTTCAAGGCCTGTGTAGAGGTAGATGGGCGCACATGGCTAGGCGTGGGGGTTGCAACGCTGCTTTGGCTTTCTCCACTGGTGTGATGATTGTATTTCTCAGGCTCCACGTAATTATTAAAAATTGGTTCCACCGGTCCAATTTTGACCATGGGATCAAGGGTATCCAAAGGGCTCATGTGTTCTTTTACGATGAGGAATAGTTCACGATGAGCCTCACCGAGAGCACATTTAAGTTTCTCCACCAACTTCTCTTTGCTGAGTTGGTGAAACATATTGTTCTTGCTGTCATCACAAACCTTAACATAATTTCTTGGAACAAAATCAAAAGAGAAATGATTTACCGCAGTCTTGAGGGGAGGGGGTGCCAGCAGTTTTGGTAAAACGCCTATTATAGTATTTTTGTGTATGTTAAACACATTTGAGTTTGAGCGGGGGCCCCTGAATCTCCAACCACCCCGCATAAAGCTTGGACACATACTTTGAAGTATTGCGCATTCAACCATAACATTTACACTGTTATCAGTGACGGGATTCATACAATAGCCGGAAGGGTATATTTTAGAGAATTCTTCATCTCTGTACATATCTCCTAAGTGGTGGGTTTTGAGTTTAGCCACGCTATCTACAGACTTCATCCACATGCCAACGTTGGGATCGCATGTAAAAAACTGACCCCCCGCCGTCATAGCTAAAAACCTCATTCCAAAATTATTCTGACCTCTGAAAGATAAAACCCCAACAAAAGTAACGTGGTCTTGAAAAAGATTGGAAAAAAAAGAAAGATTAACATTCATTTCAGGAGCAAAGTCCATGATAACCTGTCGAAGGCTACTCTCACTAAGGATGTGCAAAAATGTAGTGAAGTTAGGATCTTGTAGGAAGACTTGAAAAAAAGCACCTTGAAAGTCCTGACAAAAAGACACGACCTGGAGGGTGTCGTGTTTGGTTCTCACCCCGTTAAAATGATTGATATTTTTGTATGCCAAGGTATTGATGCTGACATACTCGGGGGGTGGATTGGTGACCCGTGCGTGAGGTTCAAGAGCCAGATTTCTGTTGATAAAGCTCTCTATGGCAGGCTTTCCATTTTTAGATACTGGGATTGTAGAATGTGTAGTGTCCGTGATTGGATGCCAAGGTTGCTCTGTTGACCCGTTGAGATAATCTTCCAGATTGCAGGCCGCGAGCCTGACGTGCAAACTACCTTCCTGTCCCATCGTTGTGAGCTCCACATAATGGCCCGTGCTTGCGCAAAAAACCATTCTTTGATTTTCCAGCTCAGAGGTGTATACGCCCATGGGGTGAAATTTGGGTTGCCCCAATTCGTAAAGCGGGTTCAAAGTGGCAGAAAGTAAGTCTTGGTGGTTTTTGCAGGGCAGGAAAGCAGATAGCGTTTTTAGAGCTTGATCGGGAGTCATGGGAAGGTAGCGGCCGAAAGCAGGCGTGCCAGCCATTGCAGTCACAATACTCGGCCTCCTCACTTTGATAGCGGTCTGGCGGGGCTGCACAAAATCGGACAGGAGTACGTGATACATCTTGCGAGGTTCTCAAAAGACAAGTTGAAACATGTAGAATGAGAGTACACTTATATAGTGCTTGAAACCCAGTAGATATTTCCCGCTAAAGGTCAGTGGCCGGGGGGAAATTCCTATTGATCACGAAACTACATTTTTAAAATTTCTATCTAAAGGTCAGTGGCCGGGGGCAAATTCCTATTGATCACGAAGCTACATTTTTAAGTTGGGTACAGCAATGGTCTGACCACATTCTTTAAATGGCTTAAAGAAACGCCCGGGGGCGTAACTTGTGGACTTGCGGCCACCAATAGAACAGGAAATCAATATGCGCTTAACAAAGCGGCGATGATTTCATTTGGAAAAAGACAGCGAAGGCGTAAGGTTAGTAACTGGGGGGCGCAATAAATTGTTTCGCGGTGCACATTAATGCGCCCCCTTAGTCATCTAACTTTATCCTAGAGCTTATGTACGCTCTAAGTACAATAGTGCATTTATTTATATATTTTTAGTTCACTCATATTATGTGATCTAGAAATATATATTATGCTTTGATTTTACTTCTTATAACTTGCGCAGTGTGTTTTACACCTTATCTGTTTTTTACCAGTGGTTTTGGGGAGGAGCTTTCGCTCTACTCCATTTTTTTACTTTATTACAGAATATTTTCATAACACAAGTTTACATTATACATTTTACATTTTTTCTGAAGTGGAGTTTGAAGAAGAAAGAGAACGCTTTCTTTTTTTAGGAGGAGCAGAATATCTTGCTTGATTTTCCATATGTTTGTCCTCATAATATTTTCTGTCTTCCTTTTCGAAATATCTGTAATTCACAAAAGGCTTTTTTCCGGGTCTAAAGCGAACAGGGTTAAAGGATGGTGAAATAAAAGTCTGAGGCATGAGTTGGGTTTCCAAACATATTATTTCTCGGTGGTTTGTTTCAACTTGATGTGCAATAAATTGTTTCAGCTGTCGCTTCGTTTTATGGCGGGAAAAATTATATTGCGCGTCATCACAATGATTGGGGTAATCTGCAGCTTCTCCGACGAAACAAAAGTGAGAGATTGGTGATTTAGCGGGAACCAAAACATCTTGAAGTTTTTCAGGCTTGTTTGTGCTAATGAACCCACCGCTAGCGTAGGTTGGGCACATGGTTTGCAAAATCGATAAATGCATTGCGTTCAGCACACAGTCTTCGTCTCCAATACCTTGGAAAACCCAGTCAAAATAATTCGAGGTATCACGTTCAGCAAGATAAATAGGAGCGAGGTCTTTATGAAGCATTTCACCCAATTTACAATCTTGAAGTTTACACCACTCTCTATCTTTCAAAATGTTTAACAGCAAAATACTCTCATCAGTGGTATCTAGTGCAACCAGCCTGAAGGTAAATTCCTGGCCCTTTTTTGCATTCATGGTCAGCACCCCCATAAAAGGTGTTTCCTCACCTCCAAAATAAACATTGATGCAAAAGTCATAAAATTCAATGTTTTTAGAAAAAACTGATTCGGGTAAAATGTGGAGAAAACAATCAAAGTTCTCATCCTTTTCAAACACTCTGAAACAGGCTCCGGCATATTCAGATGTGTATTTCTTGTGATCTTTCAGCATATTCAGAATATTAGCAGATGCCAATTTCCCGATACTCTGCATGTTGGAGGGTGGGACATGAGCATCGTGGGGGTGGTGAGTACTACTTCCTTCCACCGGTAGGCACTCTTTTATAAGGGTCTTGAATTTGGGGTTGTATAAGTACATTGGATCGTGAAAGCTGGCATTCACATTGATCTTTTTCCACGGCTCCTTCTCTTCTCCGTTCAGATAGGAGTCAAGTTCCTCACAAGCCAAGCGCCCATAGAGCGCCGCTTCTTTGCCCATCGATGTGATCTCCATCACATGTCCATAGCTAGACAAGTATGCCATTCTCATGTTCTCTGCGTCTCTGATGTAAACACCCAAGGGTTTAAAGACGGCCGGCTCACCACTGTGGTAAAAACAGAGCAGGTTTTTCAGCACCTCGTCAACCGCTGGGGTGCTGATCAAGGCCGCTGAGAGCTCTTGGGCCCTGCTTGCACTGAGTGGAATAAATCGAGCAAAGCCACCATTCTTTGAGGAAGAGCCTTTGTAGGGTATGGCCAGAGCGGTCTGTCTTGGGTTGACAAAGGTGTGCAGCAAATTGTAGTACATGTTGGGAGCTTGTGAGTTGTTGTCTTAAAGAAAGAATATAAAAGCAGACAAAAGTTGACCAGCCTTTTATAGCTATAACGCCCTTCCTCGCACACCTACCCCGTGCTTTTAAAAAAATGCGGTCAAACAACAACCACCCCATCCTGGCTATGGCCAATAGTTATTGTGGGTGTTACCTACCCGCACATATTTGAAAGTCCAGCACCGTGCCCTAAAGCGCTACCAGCACATATTTGAAAGTCCAGTAAAGCCCTGGAGCGTCAACATAACTTTTCCGGGTAGAGTACTTGTTAGCTACGCAGTAAAGCATTGTACACGGTAGCAGACGGAGCTGTAGTGTGCCACCAGGTTAGTGGGGGTTGTTAAATTAGTTTTTATTGGGCGCGGCAATTATATAGCCCCTTTAATGAGGCCAATAGACGGGTGTAAATTTCTTTACCAAAGTTGCACTCTTTAAGTTTGCGATTAGATCTGTTTTTTACCAGTGGTTTTTTTTTGTGCGCGGAGCTTTCTCGCTACGCTTTTTTATTATAACACAGAACATATTATATAGCATTATTGACAAAAAAATTACAAGGTGCATTTCATTCAGTGAGCTATTTTTTTTTCAATAAACCATTTTGTATTCACCAAAAAGATAGTAGTTGTCCGTGTTTTCCGGAATTGAAAAATCAGTGGGGATTGGAGGGGAGGCAACGTGGCGTAAAAGGGGGTTGCTGTAACAGGATCCACTTATCATTGGGTGCTTCTTGCGAAAGCCACCCAGACTATAAGTGGGACACATTGTTTGTAATATGGCACATTGTACAGCACTGTTGACGCTTTCATCTTTCACGGGGACATAACATGGATGGGCTCTCTTTTGTTTAGTGGCATATAATATGTTGAGGGACGAGGACTTGAGGTTAGCAATGTTCATTTTAATATTTCTCCACGTTGCAAAAACCGGATCACAACAGAATAGTTCACCCTTAGAATTCAAAGCCAAAAATCTGTAAGTGGCCATGAGTTTGTCTTTGGACAGGATAGACAGAATACCCAAAAAATAAACGTCGTTAAAGCTGAGACAGGGAGGAGGTTGGTGCGTGAACTGCACGATCACATCCTTTAAGATGGTTTCATGCAAAATATGCAGGGTAGCATCAAACATGGTGTCGGTTTTGCAAACCTGTATACAAGCACCTTCGAACTTTTCAATAAAATCGCTTAATCTTTCAGAGAAGCGGGTGGTAATCGAGCCTGTAAATTGTTCCAATGTCTCAAGTGCTAAGATTCCCAAACAGTCCATTCCTTCAGGAGCTTTGTGGAGCCCGTGGTAGCTGTCGAGGGGGTGTGGGGAACTGAAAAGTTTCAAGAATGCACCCGCGTTCGGATTAAAAAGGTTTTCACACGAAGGTGTCTTTAATTCAAGCCATTCTGTGTCATTGGGTTGTTTAAGGTAGTCCGACAAATTGTTTGCTGACATCTTCCCGTGGAGCTGACTTTTGGCGCCAATGGCAGAGATTTCAAAAATCGGGCCTTGATTCGTGTGATAGACCAGTGTGTAACGGTCGAGTGCATTAGTGTGCACCCCCAGGGGTTGAAACACCAAGCCCTGACATGGCCATAGATTTTGCAAAACTTGTTGACAATCAAGTCCATTAAGAACCTTTTTAGATAGTTCGTAGGCCGCAGAAATACTAAGGGGGATGAGCCGTTCCGCTGTTGCATAGGTGTGGTCTGTGAGGGTCGTGGGTCTGGAACACTTTGAGTGCCGGACCGCGGAACCAACAGAGATAGCTGTTTGAGCGGGGTGCAGAAAGCTTTTTAGAAGTGAGTGATACATGTCACCGAAGTTTTTTCTATGTCGGGGGTTTTTGTCGGCACTAAGCTTAAATACCTTTTAAAAGCAACCCTCCTTCATTCTTAAAAAGGTCATTTGCACAACTTGGAAAATAGTAACAGGACTTAAACCTACTCTACCACATATTTGCCGGAATAAGCAAAACTATTATGCCCCAGGGAAGAATGTGATGAGGGCGCCCGCATGACATTTTTTGCATAGCCTTAGTAATGTCATGCGGGCGCCCTCATGACAAGGGTGGGGTGGTAATTTAGAGTATATGCGAAACACACAATGTATCGCAAACGAGAGAAAGTAAGTTTACTCTTTTGGGGTAAGTAAATAGGTGTGCTTTATATTCAGCACTTAATTCTGTTTTTTACCGAGGTTTTTGGAGGCGAAGCTTTCGCTCAACGCCTTGTTTTTTTTTTTTTAACATATAATATATTTTATTAAGATAAACAGATACACAGTTAGAGAGGTACATTTAACATGGTTTCATTTTTTTTGTATTGTGTTGTTCCTTAGGAAAGCTTCTTTTTTGGGACACGTCTTCGCGCTCGGACTGTTGCGAGGTAGTGACATCGGGGGTTTCGTCAGATGTGCTCCCGACATCAGCATTTTCAACAGATTTTTGCATTTGGTCTTTATCTTTTGATGAGCAATTTCCATCTTCTAAATTATCGTCGTAAAGGATTGTGAAAATATTTTCAGATGGTGTCAGTATAACATTTTGGTCTTGCAAATTATCCTCAGCTGTAATTCCAAATCGTTTTCCCAGACCAGCTATGTCAGTGTTGATGGCTGTGGAGATTGCATTGAGCATGCTCTGTAGACTTTCTTTCCTTGAGGTTAACATGTTTTCTTCTGAGTCTTGGCAAAACATTGCATATTGTTGAGCTTGAAGATTAATTTTCGAAACATGACGAAAACATTTAAGGGGGCTTGGTTCAGCCACATAATAATAATGTTCAAGAGGAGGATTTAGATAATAATTATGATAATTTAAATCAAACGTGGGGGAATTAGCAACCCATCCTCCGTTTTGATAAAGTGGACACATTGTTTGTAAAATAGCACAGAGCACTGCATTGTTTGCTGTTTCGTCTGTCACGGGAAACATGCAAGGGTACGGGTAAAAGTCATCCTCTGTTAGTGAGTCTTCTTCCGGCAGGAATTGACTTTGGAGGTCGTTGGATTTAAGTTGACTGACGTCGGAGAAAATATCATAGTACCTACCGATGGTGGTGTTACATAAAAAAAGTTTGCCTTTTAAATTTTTTGCCAGTAACCTGTAGCCAACATATCCACCACGCTTTGATTTCATCGACAGAACACCAACAAATTTTAAGTCTTCAAAACTCAAATTGATGACTTGCTGTCCTGTAAAACGCTTCAATAGTTCCAAAAGACAATCTTCTTTTAGAATATGTAAAAAAACATCAAAATGTTGGTCTTCTAGTGCAATTTGAAAAAATGCGCCATTGCATTCTTCAATGGTTTCCAGAAGGTGTTCATGATCTTTCTGTTGGGCAATTGTAGAAAATTGCGAAATTTTGAAATTCGCCACTGTCCCAATGCTTACCATTCCCGATGGAGGCTTGTTAATGATACAGTGTGGGTAGTTGGGGTTCGTGGCCTTTATGCGCTTCTTTAATAAAAACTTGGTTTGGGGGTTTTGAGCAGTGGGCGCATTTTCCGAAAGGTATAGCTTACGCCAGAAGTGGCGGGAACACCCATTCAAATAATCTTGCACGCTGTTGGCGGCCAGCCTTGCGTGCAGGACACCTTTATTTCCGAAGGTGGTGAGCTCGAAAACATGGCCGTTGTTAGAATGATACACCATTCTTTGGTTTTCAAGCTCGTGGGTGTAAACCCCCATGGGTTGCAAGACCGCTTCTCCTAACACATAGCGATGACGGATGAAATTCGATAATATTTGTTGATAATCTGGCGTGCCCAAAATCTCTCGCGAAAGCGTTGTTGCGTCTTCTTGGGAAAGGGGCAAGTATCGGGCAACGGATGGCCCAATCCCTGGTACATTTTCAGACCCGCTGTTGCTTCTATTAAAGAATTTGGTGACTGAGACCGCTAAGGCCGTTTGGTTTGGAGTCACGAAATCTTTCAAGAGGCAGTGATACATGATAGTTGATTCTACGAGTAGATTTAGAGAAGGATAATTTTTCAGGTGCTCCGTCTTTCTTAAATAATCGACGAAATAATTTACGCCCACAATAGAAAGGTCAGTTATCCTAAGGGGCATTTTTCAAGTAAAGGAGTATTCTGGTCTAATGACATTTTTTAAAATTACCCCGTCAAATTTCACCCTTAGGCGTCAACAACGTTGACCGTGAGTAATTTATTGTGTGAAAAAATGACCCCCTAGCAGAAATACTTTAGCTGACTACGTGGATGAAATATTGAATAACAAAAGCAGGTGGGTAGTGCCTTTACTGCTGTGAAGGGGTGTAACATTAAAAAAATAAACCTCTTAGTTTATATTATATTCATTTGTTGAAAACACGTTGAGCAGAGAGGCAGGCAGTGAATCAGGTTAGTTATATTAATTTCGTGCTTTTTGGCACCCTTTAAGCAAAACATGGCGACCGGCCAAAATTGAATTCTAAACGTGCAGCCTTAAATAGGGCGCGGAATTCAAGCCGTAATTAATATAACTACTCATGCCAACGATTATTAAAAATTATTAAGCCAGTGTTATAAATTTTTGTCAGCCGCTTAATATTTTAAATAATCTTATATCTGTGCTTTATTTTAGCACTATTGATTTTGTGCTTTATGAGGCAGCACTTAAGTCTATTTTTTACCAAGATTTTTGTGGCGGAGCTTTCGCTCTACACCATGAATTTTTTTATTAATTTAAAACAGACATTCAAAAATACACCATAAATTTCATTTCCACCAAGTTATTAAAAATCAGTACTTTAGTTTTTAATAAAAACTTTACAAGACAGCAGATTCTGATTCCGCGGATTCGTCGCCAAATGTAAAATTATCTCGAAATGTTAGCTTCTTTGAGGTTTTGGAAGGTTTTGCAGCTGTCGGGCTTTTCTTAAGTTTTTTGGGGCAACTCAATTGTTTTGGTTTTGTGGTTCTTTTCTTAGCTTGCTTCTTCTTGGGTGGTAGCGGTGGAGGTTCTTCAGAAGAGGTTTGAACTTCAACATTTACTTCATCAAATGGCGACATTAAAATGGTACTTTCAATAGTTTCTTCAATAGTTTTTTGTATCTCAATGTCATTTACTTCTCTTAGATGGGATTGCGCGAGGTAGTGGAGAGCTTCACAGTAATTCGGTGGGGCTGGCAGCGCATTTTCTTCATTTTCAATTATTTCTTCACTCTCTGTTCCCGAGGGTATTTTAACTGTCACTTCTGAATTCTGTTGTGGATTATTGCATTCTGTTTCTTGCGCTTCATCAAGATCGGGTTCTTGTTCTGGTCTTTTAGCCCTTTCCTCAAAAAAGCGCAAGTTTTTAGGATGCTCAAGTACGGCATCATCATCATCTTGAAAGGCGCAAGTTTCATTCGTGTTACTATCCTCACTAAATTCTTTTTCGGCGCCACAAGTCGGCTCTTCAGCTATAGAAGTATTGCAAAGCTCGCTTTCTTCCACGTCGCAACAGCTGGTAAAACCCCAAAGAGTGGGAGAAAGCGGCTGTAGCATTACAGGATAAATGTCTTCATCACATTTATTTTCAGTAATTTCCATTCGGTCATATTGGGTACTAAGTGCTTTTAAATTTTTCTCCTTAATGATAGAGATGAGTTCATGGGGATGTGTTGCCATTTGGGTCATATCATCTGTGTACTCATGGTAAGTGTTGAGCAATGGATCACAAGTGATAGTTCTAATAGCAAAACAACGGGGTTTTTGAGCAACGTAGCATACCCCGTGAGAAACATCGGGGGTAAAGAGATAAGGATTAAAAAAATGCGTTTGATTGTGAGGAGAAATTTCCACAATGCCTCCATCACGGAAGCGTGGAGCCATTGTTTGCAAAACTGCCAGGTGCATTGCTGTGATTAAGCTTTCCCTTAGAAAGAAACTGGTGCTTTTATCATATAGTCTGTCAAAACAGCAACAATCGTTTGCCTCCCTGTCCAATAAATGCTGAACGTTGGTACTGCTTATATCTCCACCCATGATTCTTGGATTGATCCATTCTCCGGTTTGAGGATTGCAAGTGTAATGACTTCCGTTAATGTCCCTCATCAACAATCGCATGCCCACACAGTCTTTATTTTTGGATTTGAAAGCCAGAACCCCCATTAAAACCGATTCGTGTCCGCTGGGACAAGTTGGTTTTAAGTTTAACGATTGGTTAGTAAAAGTTTCAATCCTCTCAGTCAGAATAGCTTCTGGAACAATGTGCAAAAAAACATCAAAGTCCTGATCAGAAAGCATTACTTGGAAAAAGGCACCGGCGTAATGAGATATATAGCTTTTTAATCTTTGAAGTTCACTTTTGATGCGGTTTGAAGTAAAGGTTGCGAACATTTGTGCGGCCAAATTAGAAATACTGCTAAAGCACGGGGATTGGTAGGTAACGTCATAAAACGGATGATAGTTACCAGGATTTTGCTTCAACGCTTCATTCAAACGAGTTCTTGCAAGTGGACTGGTGAAAATGTTGTCGGAACCTTTCCCATTTTTAAAAATTAGAGTCCAACCTGTGCCCCCTTCATTGCCGTTGCAGTATCGTTGCAGAGTGGTAGCTGCAATCCTGTAGTAAATTTGGGCCCTTTTACCCAGTGTAGTAACTTCGATCACATGATTGGTGTTGGTTACGTAAATCATTCTTAGCATTTCAATTTCCTTCATGAAAATCCCAAGGGGGCAAAGGATTGTGCAGCGGCGATCTTGTAGCTCATCTTTTATGAGAGAGAGTAATGTTGGCTGGGCATCTTCCGCGAGTAAGAAACTAGATAAATGTTTCGCGGTCGCGGGGCCTAAGATGATAAGTCGGCCTTTCGACACCACAGATGTTGGGATCTGGGTGTTTTGGTTGATTCTGGGTGGTAGAAAAGGACATAGTACAGGCACAGCAGTTTCTTCTGGCTCCACGAAATCAGCTAGCATGTCACGATACATGTTGATGGAAGTTAGAGTAGTTAACTCTTGGTGTAAAATTCAAATGAATAATGTAGAGCGCTCTCAAAGCACGCACTCTTAAATAGGAAACGTTGCAAACCTACAACTTAACTGAAAAACTGATTCCAACTCCCCCGCCTTCGGACATGAATGTTCAGTATGTTTTATTGTTGACCCCCTCGGCTGTACTGATTTCCCGCCTTTTTAGGGAATGTGTTGTAGCACACATTCTTCAATGACCGTAGATAGCCGAAGGGGTAAACAAAATTCCACGGGTCAATTTTACATTCCTTTTAATAGCTTTATGCGTCAACAGGTTTTATCTACAATGGGCGGCTCCTTGTTCTATAGGCTATCGGTTCATGGGAGGAGCATTCCACTGGCTTAGCGTACTCGTCTTGCTCAGTCCCTAATTGTGTCCGAGAAGTGAAGACCTCTTGCGCGAGGACCGCGGTGTGGTGAAAGGTCGGTGGGTTTTTCAGGACATTTAGGTACACTGGTTGTATCAGGTTAGTGATATGGATGAGCCCCCCGTCACGAAGACTGGCGCCCATATGTTGTAGGCAAAGTGTTTCTAAAAGACACTCGACAACTTTCCAGAGTTTCGGTGTCATGCCCGTAAGCCGGATGGAAGAGCCAGAGTGAGGCAGGGGTCCTTGCCAGCCATCCTTTAAATCAATTAGCTCCTCTGATTTAAAGATCATTAGTTCAAAGCAGTTTGCTACAATTTTGGCAACGTTCCCAGTTTTTAAATTACCCACGTGGAAAGCGCAGGTTTTATCAAGAAAAAGTATCCTGTAGGATACTAATTCACCGGTTAGATTCCGATGCCTGAGCAAACCCAGTGGATAGAGGAAATCATGTCCATGTTCCACAATATATTCGATCTTCACCGAAATTAACCGGAAGCAGCTTTCCAAAGCAGAAAAGGGCATGATAATGAGATCTGTGTGTTCGCTGATAGAATTTCTAAAAAGCTTACTGCACGCCCCGGCGTGATTCCTCGTGAACGTGCGCATAAAGTTACGCGCGCAGGGCACGCGTAATAAAAGATAGGCAAAATTAAGCAGCATCAAAGACGCGCTGTTTTTGCAGCACATGGTTTTATCATTTTCGGGTCCATAGAAATTTTCTGGTGTGATGCTAGAAAATGAGTTTGTCAAGCTGGTGTTAAACTCGGGCGTTTTAAAACCCAATCGTAAAGTGATCCACTCCTCATTTAGTAGTGTGCCCAGGATGTACTCATGGAGGCTGGTGGCCGCGATTCTAAAAACCGGCACAAGTTCCCTCCTTGAAAGCGCTAGCTCAAGAATATTTCCGTTCCACGCATTAAGGTATATCAAGCGCATATTAGTACCATTGTGCGCGTACAGCGCGAAGGGTGTAAATGGCACTCCGAGTACGGTGCTTAAGCGGTTGCCCGTTAAACAATTAACTTCCACCTGAACGCTCTCTTCTCCCGTAAGCATCACCATTCGGGCATAGCTTTGATCTATTGCTCTGTAGATAGGGATGGCCAGCATTGAAGGCTCTACAAAGCGTTTGAAAAGTTTGGCATAGCAATCCATGTTTGCAATTAAAATGTATTGCACACACGCATTGCTTTATAACACAATGTTCTTTAGGGCGTATTTTAGAACACAATGTACCTAGTTGTTTGACCCCAATTTAAAAAGAGTTAGGGATAGAGAAGAAAGTAAAAAGTTGTGCTACAAGGTAGCTTAGTTCTGTTTTTTACCAGTTTAGTAAAACCCTTATTTTCGGGTTTTCATTTTTTTATATTTTTATTTTTTAAAAAACACCACCCTTATGAGAAGGTGGAACATAAACGTAAAACACAATCACTGATAATTAATGTTTCATGAGGTAAAAGGTAATTGGTTGATATGAGCTGATTCCAAGAGTCAAAATGTAATAACAACAGTACATTAATTATTAAAGATTGATTATTTCTGAGGTTTCAAAAGGTCCCAGAGCCCTGGGTCGTTTAGCGGTTGATTCCTCTGCATTTCCATCTCGCGGATTGCGATTAGTGTTCTGTAATAAAAGTAACGAGTTAACCATTTCCGTCGTAATATCTTCTGTTTCATAAAAACCTTTTTCCATATAAGTGGGATTAAGCATAGTTTGAAAAACCTGCGGAACGCGTTGTAAAGGTTCCCAGCCACCATTAGCTAGCGCAGTACCTATTGCCTGATATGCAGTAAAATATAAACAGTTCAACAAAATTTGATCGCAAGGTTTCTCCAACATGGGTAAATTGAAAGAAAATAAGCGATGCTCGCCGCTGAACCAGGTTTGAGCGCAGATTTGAGAGAGCTCCAAAAAACTCCCAGCCATTCTGATGAGGCAGCCTTTCAGGGGGTCACAAGAGAAATATCCGCCTGAGCCACCCAGTTTTATAAAAAGCACCCTGATGTAGGCAGTGCGGTCGCAAGCCAACTCTTGTGTGTGGTGTATAATGCCCACCGGTACAAAATTGTCGTTTCCAACGACGGTGAGATTCATTCCGTTCCAATGAAAGTCGTCTTTTACCATTGGAATAAAAAGCGAAAAATACGTTTTGATGGCGTTATTAAAGATTAGCTGGGGAATCCCTCTGATCGCCGCAAGCATTTTTTGTATGCATTTTAAATCCATGCTTCTGACAGAGAGCAAGTCGATGTGCTGCATATAGTGCTGAACCAGGGTATGTTTATTGACATAGTGCTTGTGTGGGTTCCTGTCCAAAGGCGCATAGGGTTTATGCTGAAAACACGCGTCGTGTACGGTCATTCTGAGGATGTTTTGGAAGGCATCTTGAGGAAAACAACAGAGCGGAGAGTCAGTTTCGTGATTCCAATCGCCGCTGCAGTAATTGTAGAGCGAGTGCGCGCGTCTACCGTAATACAGCTGTTCTCCCTCGCTATTGATTTCGGAAACACTTCCGTCTCTAGGGCAACCGACCACCAAGGAAAATGAACCGGATATCTTCTTGATACCAATAGGCACTATTCCTTCGATCGGATAGCTGTTTCCAAACACACATTTATGTATTTTAGACATCATATAAGGCAGTAATAACATCAGATATGGCTGGCTTGTGTGCCCGGTAAGTAAAAAAGCGGTGCATCCGCAACTGCTTCCCCCGAAGTCTTTGATAAATTTCATTAGCGAAATGTTCGTGTTGTGGTTTCTGGAAAGAGACATTGTTACAGAAGAGTTAAAGCCAGAGAATATAGCAATCGGTCGGGAGATTATATAGCCATACGAGACCCGCCTTTATTGTGAAACTGCAGATCTCACTTGGGCGGCAGTGAGTGCTAATATATAATTTACACGTTTATCATGTTGTGTTTTTCCAGGCCGAGCAAAAATGCCTTTATATTGGGTTTTGTCTCTTTGGTCGTATGAAGCAGCTTCTTGACGACAGGGATGGTCTTGATGAATTACGTTTTTGAAGGTAAGGGCAGCAATGTGAACCCTACCATCCGCGGGGTTCACGGTAAACCATCGACCAAATCTTTCAATTCTCACAAATAGAATGCGAAATGTGCCCAAGGTTTTGATAACACCAACCATTAAGAGTTTCTCATTAAAATATCGCACCTGAGTTGGTTTCCAATCAACACCCATTCTAGACAAATGCGCATTAACCTCTTCGCTGGACAAAACACATAGTGTGGAAGGAAACTGTTTATTAGCTCGAAAGATGCGCATATTTGCACCCGTATTACGGTCAATAATTGCGCGTGCAGTGATTAGAGCAGAGCGTTGTGCTTCAGAACCTCGAATTTTCCGATTACAAAGATCAATATTTTTTAATTCTGTAGATATTCCCGCATCCAATTGCTGCACCGGTTTTTGTTGAGGGCATTTGTAAAAAGCGTGCTCATGAAGTGTCGGCACTTCATTTTGGCCAACTTCCTTCTCTATATGATAATAAAGTTTTCTGCATGAAAGCGTTATTTCTTCAAAAACTTTATCAAAAGGATCTCTGTAAATCATATAATGCCTCTCGTTATAATTAGCGGGGTTTAAGATACCATCTGGCGCTTGAACGATCTTAACTCCCAAAGGTAGTAATGTGTGGTCTTCATGCGGATTGATATCCTTTTCCGCAGCATAAGCTCTTCTGGGTGTCATGAATATAATTTTCGCCATTCTGATGGTGCACCTGTGAAATCACAAGAAAATTTTGAAGTCGTTCCAGCACGTTGATCCAGTCCGCCTTTTGTAAAACCCGAATCATGAGAGATCGTCCCACTTCACACGTGTAACCGCCCATTACCCAAACCACGCCTTTAGGTACTTTCCATTCGCTTTAGTGTTTAAAAATCATAAAGAGGGCGTGCCCAGCACAGTACGTAGCCGCCATTCGGAACGCGCATAGTACGCTCTCCTCAACATTATTTGTTTTGTAACAACAGATCGTGATTGAAAACTTGAATGAACTTTAAAGCTGTCAGAGATGTTATCTCGCGTCACCATGTATCCACTACAATCGTTGGCCACCAGGGAGCAGGTAAGTAGCTCTAAGTTTATTTCTCGGACGCAGGGTTGAGGTGCGCCCGGCGTTAAACACACAAGTACTATACTAAACGTTAAACCTCTATTTGTTTTCCGCTTATGTATTCTCACACCGAGTACTTCGGCGGGGGTACACCGCGTAAACAGTAAGCGGGAGATCACTTGATCAAGGATGTCACCGCTGGGAAGATCCATAATGATAAGTGTTTCGTTTGGAGCTAGTTCTATTTCTTCGCCGCACCATTTTCCCCCTTTCAAGCGAGAAAGATGGTCTGCAACAGCGTTCCATTTGTTTTGAAAGGGTAGCTGTAAGGACGGGATTTTGGCAGTGGAGACGGTAGGCGGTGCATGACGGGAAGCAATTAAAGCGAGGTTCCTGGAAACGTATCTTAAAATGCCCTTAGGAATCTTATGTAAGATACGAGTGGTGAGGTACTGTGTTGTTTTTATAGAAGTAAAGCAAGTGGGATCTGCCACAACTTCATCAGGTAACAAATCAGCGTCCAATTTCTGAATGACGTCTAATGGCAGAAGCTCTGGAATATGTTTCCCAGTTTTTGAGATAAAATAAATATAAATCGGTTTTAACTTATGAGAAAAAACAAGCCCAAAACTGTAAAAAAGCGGATTATCTCTGCCTATATATATACCTATAAGGCACTGGTATTCTCTGATGGTGCTAAATAGATAATCGTGTAAGAATTTATAAAGTCTTGTACTTTTGATGAAAGGGTCATGCAGAGAAATGTATAATGATTTTTCGTGGTTAATAATTGGAGGTAAACATGTTATTCCTCTCTTTGCAAAGAATGTACCGAGTAGTCTGGCGGGCTCAAAAGGAAAGCAGCGCTCAAGATCTTCCAAATATTCTCCGCCGAGGTAAGCTTTCAAAGAATGTGCTCTAAGCCACACCATACTTGCATCTGGGTCAGCCTCGTAAAGAAACCCATCCGTGTCTTGCAAAATCAGCGTAGCATGGTAGTTAGATTCGAAAGAAGGTCGCCTGGCATAACCCACGGCAGTTAACTCAATTCCGTTTCCGTGCAGGAGCTGATTTTCGAGGTCGCGGACAAATGAATTCTCCACGGGCTGAAGGCTTAGAAGGCCGCCATTTGGACAGGTGAAGTATGTTTCTCCCATGATAGCGTTTCCCGAAAAGGTAAGCAAAGCGGCAAAAGGTGTAGATAAACCTTTCCGCAATATACATAGAGTGTAATATTAAGAACGGCTGTGAAGCCTGACAGGATTGTGAATTGTTTTGCCTCTGTAACTTTCTCTCAAATAGAGACAGTTTAACAGACGCAACAAAATAACATTCGGTCACTTAAAACATTTCTTTATTACAGTGGTTTGACACGCAACACCGTCTCAGATAGATTTCACTCTAAGGGCACGGAGCTCCATAACTTTTTATGTTGTTGCATGAAAGTTCTGCAAAAAAGTAGCACAGTGCGCCGTGGGCCTTGATATGTTTTGCAAGTCCGCGCGCGTTACTAGTAACTCAGTGGTTGAGGAATGGGAGGGAACTTGGCTTTCACAAGGATGAGGTAGCATTTACGCCCACAGATTCGGTTACACCTCCCCGAGAACACGTCATATGTTTTGATGAAATCGTGCTTTAGATAAACAGCTTTAGTTGGCGCGCGATCAAGTTCTTTGTAATGCACACCTATGAAAACTAAATTTTTTTTGTGAGTGGTCTTAAAATTAAATGACTCAGGAAATAAGTTGTTAAACGGCATATATACACCGTTTACAGTGATTTCCTCCGAATGTGCAACAAGGAGAACGCCGAGTGCTTAAGAAAATTCAATTTCTTCATTCCATTTTGAGAGCCAGAAAGTGAGTGAGCGAACCGTTTATTCTCCGCTGTCATTTACACCCTTAACAATTGTAATGAAGTTTACAAAAAGCAAAAGGTATAACATTATAAATAGTTTATTGATCAAGGTAAAATGTAAGTGCGGGGTAAAAAAATTCAACACAGCGTTTAATCATAAACCCCGTAAGCATTTTAAATTCAATTTCATTAAGTTTCGTGGGAAAATTATAAACCCAATTAGATGAGTGGGTATAATCTTCTGTGTTGAAAAAGTCTGCGTTGGTTCCAACACATTTAATACAACCGTCTTTTGTATCGATGTGGTAGATGTAACCGGTGAAGCTGTAAGTTAAAACTGGGGTCACATCAAACCTTTTATAATTTTGTTTTAATTCAATACGACTTTGCTGCTCGCGGCTTGATAAGATTAGAGTAATGCCCAAAAATATTGCTTGGGTTAGAGATTTTTTCGTAGCAAAATCTCTAATGCTGGCCCCTAGTATAATTAATAAATTCTTGCAGTGCGGGTGAGTAGGAGGCGTAGTGGGGAAAAAAAGCGACTTAATACTTTCGTTGGGTAAGGAAGTCACCATCCCGGCTCCGAAGAAACTTTGAACGGACTGTTCAATTTCTTTGAGTTTTGAGCGCATAAAATTTGTGAGCCTATAATTGGTTAAACGCACCAAGATTTCCGTGGCGTTGAAGAGATTAGAACTGTGTCTTTCTAGTCTTCGCCTCTCCTCTTCTGTTTTTTGTGCATCGGTCAGATTCATATGAGCAACGCTCCACATCTTTCGCATAATTAATTTGAAGTCCGCAAAACCCACAGTCATGCGACACTTCCAGTGTTGTCTGTTGAAATTCTTGAGGTAGAAATCACCTTTGAAACAAAGCTCGCTAAGCCCGGTGTTTAGCAGTTTTGACGTGGTTGGGTTGAAATAAAAATAGGTGTCCTCCCCTTCAACACCTTTGTAAATCAAGTGGATGTTGTTGACGCGGTCTTTTATTAGGCGAGCTGGCTTAAATCGGTCAGGTTTGGCTGGCGGGTCAATGAATAGTATTGTTGCGTTAATTAAATCCAAGAAGACGACGGGAAGCTCGCTTAAATCGACGAATTCTGTAAAGTTACACGTCGTGCCTTTGAACCGCTTAATTGGATTATCGTGAAAATGTTGACGATGAGGTTTCGGAAAAGCATGACTACTGAACTTAATGTGTGTTTCTGATTCGCTCTGTAAAATAAAGCGTTCATGAGGAGAATTTCGCACTGCTACGGTAATGTTATCCCCGTAAGTTTCAACGCCGGGCGCATCATAATAATATACTTTTTTGGCGTCGTCGTCCTTCCACATGGACCCTTCCACCAAGGCAAATAGACTAAAGGCACGAAAACACAGGGTTTGTTCCAAAGAATCGTACGAGTAAATTAATCCACATTCGTTCACAAGAATGGGGCATCGTTTATAACCCGATAATTGCCTTTGATCTAAAATAAAGCCGATGCAGTGAAGGTTAGAGACAGGCGCTTTAAGTTCCACATCCGCAAGAATTAACTTGTCGGTCTCTTGATAATGATGTGTGTTTTTAAAGGGAATTAGCAGCGGAAAGTGTGTCTTGGCTTCATCGAATTTATCATTGTCCAAAAGCGCAGAAACTATCTGCAATTCCATTTCTGCATCATGAAAGTGAGAAGCAAAAGACTCTAGTTTTATGCATAGAACCAAACATTTACCCAGTACCTCTAGGGTAAGAAACTATAACTTTGATGTACATAAATCAGGTTGACATTCCTCACCCTCGGGCTAACAAGACAGTTCACATTATGGTGCACATAACTAGTAAATATACTCTTCGGGCTTATTGGGTTTTAAATAATTATAAGCAAGTTGAGCATATTTCCTGGAAATTGAGCTATTTTACGAGTATACCTTTTGAAATCCTTGCGTGAAAGGTTTTTTCCGGACATTAGCTGGTTTGGAACATTTAAAAATAATGTAATGATTCCGGACCACCTAATGCGCGGAAGTTACCCATGGCCGACAATGCAGACGTCTGTAGATGTATACACGTTAGATGAATTTCGGGCGTTCAATGTACTGTACTATGGTTGAATTCCCCTTAAATCATCTATTGTGTGTAAATTGAAACCCTCGCAAGCTTGTTCTTTTTTTTTCTGGTACATTTAATTAATTTCTTCCACTATATGAATAGCGAGTTTATTTTATAACTATGATAAAACCGCTATTCATGTAGTGGAAGGGAAAAACAAAGTACACGGATTAAGAGCAGCGGTCTTTGTGGTGAGAAGTCCTTACACATTAAGTGAAAATGTTCAGAAACGTACCTTAATCTATAGCGCCGACCGAATAGCAATGAGAGCTACCTTCGTAGCCTTTAAACACCAGAAAAAAATTTTAATTTTAGGTACTGGGCCAAAAAAATTCCAAGCACATTTGGTGTATATAGAGGATATTTATTGTGTATACATTTTCTTCTGACAAATAAAGGCATAATTATCGTACGGATCAGTAAACACGATTCTATTGTTGGTAGCTTCGTAGATTAAACAAAGCTGTTGGTTCAGGGGGTGTAAGTTTAAGACAGCGTCACCATATTTTTGCAAGAATTTGAAATCTTGAGAGTAAGAAAAGGTTCCATTGTCCCAGCGAGCTATACCGTTGTATTGGCACATTCCAAGCCAAATGTCTCGAGGCCCTAAGTAATAAATGTTGCTAATCGTGTTTGAGAGGTATGAATGCGCAGTCACATGAGGAATGAATATTGAAGTGTTCTGCTTGTCACATCTTTCAAGCGCGGTGTAGTAGGGTGCCGGTGGGTTAAATTGATAGCACATATCACCCATTTGCTTAAAGCCGGTTGAACAAGGAGATTTTCGTTTTTCCGCCCCAGAAACTTCAAGTACGAAAACATCTAATCGTGGAGCGCTCTTGCCAGAGTTTCCCCATAAGCAGTAATACATACCGGCGTGCTCTTGCGTGACGGGATTAATGTTGAGTCCGATACGGCGCACGCGCGCTTGTGAAGTAACGTGACTAACAGTAACAAATGGAACGCCAGAATCGGGCGATCCATTATGCAGACATTTAATAGAAACGTTAGGAAAGCCGCCAATACGCTTTACTCCTCTGAGTTCTAGATTAGATCCTTGAGGCACTCTGTAATGAAATACCAACGGGTCTGGGTCAAATGACACAATCTGCCCCACGTCTGCTTTAGAATTAACATATAGTCTGTAGATCGTACGATTGAACATGAAAGTATTGGTATGCTCCTCTTTGTAGTTGTAGGTACAGGCGTAAACACCCTCGTCCTTTATTGAAACCCCTTGTACAGTTAACACGGCCTGAAGTCGCTGGCGCTGTGTGTTGGGATTCGTTTGTAAGACTTTGGTAGTTACAATCCGATTTTTGAATTGGTGCATTCTTAGAACATCTGTGGTGAAACGGGGTTGTATAACATCGGGGGAATAACTAAAGCTCAAATGCTTAGAGTCGGTTTGAGGTGGCGCGGTGCAGACAAAGCTCACGGACATACCCGTTTTTATCACCTGCGGGTGAATGAAACCCTCCACGATTGGAAATTGTGTGATAGTTTGTCCGTTGCCCCACCGGCAGGTAAAATTCCTGTTGTGATCACGAGCATCCACAGAATGAATCAAAACATCTACCCTTGCTAAGCCTTCTTTGGCTTCATTCAACAGTTCCCCATCGGCCTGCACAAACACTCTATTGTCGTATAATGAGCCGCTCTCTGGGCCTTCGAAACCTTCCCGAGTCAGATGAACGATTCTGTCCCCATCGCTATAACATTCCAGAGAGCCCAATCCGAAGGTAAGGTTCTGAAGCTGAATCCTTGCAGTTGAATTTCCATACCATCGCACATCGTCCGCAGCGCTTATGGCGGCATAGGCCAAAATTATAGTAATAATCATGATGATTATAGTTATTTTGGCAAGTTTACATCTCATTCCGTTTAATATACAGGTGTGCGAACTAGTGACTTAGTACCCTAGGCTACGGCTTCAGTTGTACATGGTGTGCCGGAATTAATTGCTTTAATAATGGGATACTGAATTCAATTGCTTTAACAATGGAGGAGAACAAGTTATTTGGTGTAGAGGATTTGGAGCATAAACTATCTGCTAGAGAAATTGCTGAGCAGGCTGAATTAAAGGATGGGCTGATAGCTGCGGTGGAAATTGGCGAACTTACAGCGTTTGTTAAATTAAGACAGAACGCGAAACTGCGAATGGGTGCGAATGAACGGTATTATAATAGCTATGTCGTGTTGACCGATAAAGCCGACTTATACGACTTTAACAAAAGTTTTAAAGAACTTGGAACTCGTTACTTACCTGATCCCGTCGAAATGACTTTATGGGGTGAGCATAAATGGCCCGAGTCTATTTACGGACTAGAAAACCCGCTGCACCTCATGTTACTGGGCGACGATAAGCGCATTTACGCTCACACATTCAATCGTTTGATTTTTGTTGCGCACGATATGGCTCAGTTTATAAAGGAGGGTTTCGTTATTCGTGCAAATTACGGCTTAAATGAAGCCACGGAAGAAACATATACCAGAGTTTTCACCCAAGAAGACATTTTATTGCAGAATGGCCTGTTGGAAGCAGTTTATAGCGATCGTGTAGAAGATTTTGTGGCCGAAAATGCGCTAAAGCGTGTCTATCTAAAAGACAACGCTTACATAGAATTATGCGGGCTAAACGACACATATTTCTCGGAACACACCGCTCTTTCTTGGGAATGTATGTATCTACCATTTATACCAAAAATGACCGTTTTGGGGAACTACAAATTCGAGAACATGTACGCTTACGACGAATTTATAAATGTGATTTTGCTGGCAGAAAACAAACGCGTTTATGCATATTATGAAGACACTCTTCTTCTAATCGCGTTTAACTTGTCGCAGTTTATTCAAGAAGGGAGAGTCATTCGTGCGCTCTATGAGAAGGAAGGATATGATTCTGACTAAAACCAGTGATAAACAATTGAATAAGAGTGCTGTATGAATAGGTTTCAACTTGAAATAAAAAACTCTATATTATAACTAGTTTGTGGAGTATTGCATAAAGGGCTTGGCTTTGTTCTATTCAATTTATGAGAGGTAATATCGGAATAAATAACTGAGTCAACAACGGTGAGTGCTATTTTGCTGGATGTGTGATATAAAAAAGGGTGTGTAGGATGTTCTTTCAATTTTTGGAAATGCCTAGATGTTCTTTTTTTTGAACAACCACTCCTATGTGGGAATGGTGTGATCTCCTTCAGAGCAAGATTCACCTGATATAACTTTAAAATTATTTTCTTATTGTTCTATAACACAGTTGCTTTCGTGACAAGCAGAAATCTGCCATTTACCCTAAAATCTAAAGAATGTGGCCTAGCATGTAATGAATGACGTGGGTCAGTCATACAAATCACTTGTGTTATTTTTTAACCTTTACTTTAAAGCCAAAAGGCACAATTTTGACACCATGAATGTCGTTTTACAGGAATCCTCAGGTGCCATATCTCTTTGGTGCCTGTAGGTTGTTTTTAACCTTTATGTTTAGTTTTTAAGGTACAAAGGTTATTGAAAGAATGAAGTTGGTCTGGAATATGATCTTGCTAAATTGCCAACCTACGTGCTAGTATTTTGACTTGGAGGCGGAGATACCAGTATATAATGCAGTGTCCATTTGACTTGCCAATACATTCTCTGGGCGAGGGAGGAAGAGTGTGGAGCCATGGCCGAATATAGGATCCCAAAATTAAAGCCTCAACGTAAGGACCGGCAATTAACTGAGCGTGGAGGGTTCGATGCCCACCAACAATCATTGACGAGTCTTTATATCTTTTAATTCCCACAGGGGATGGATCGCCAGAACCTAATTTAGAGGACATGAAGGCTATAATAAGTAAATTTACAACCATCTTACATAAGATGAATCAAAGTCCTGAAGGACGAGAAGAGAACGGTTCAGTGGTAAGTATTTTCCTTCCACAGGTTTTTCCTTCCAACAGGTTTTTCCTTCCCACAGGTTTTCCTTCCCACAGGTTTTTCTTCCCGCAGGTTGCTAATGATTGCCTTTTTTGTCTCTGCAGAACGCAGAAAGTACGTTTGGCGATCCAGAGACGGAACATGTGAGCAAAATCAAAAGGGAACATCGCTCAAAACGAGAAACAGACAGAAGACGATGTTCTTCGATCACTAGAAGCATAAAAAATATAAACAAAGCTAACAAACCAAAGGAGCCCGAGAAACAGAGATCTCGAATAAGGAATACTGTGATTGCAGAAAAAGAGAAGGCTCTTGCTGAAAGTCGAAGAAATAATGAGCCGTATGAAGATATACCGCCTTTTAGGCCTCTGCCACACAACGTGAAACCGGATAATTTTTTTAACCCAACAGGTTTTAAGTATCAAAGGTTTAATCAAAATGAAGGCGTACATAAATGGCCGATTCGCGGACGTCCGGGTTTTTCCAGATCCAGGTCAAGATCCAGAGAATATTCTGAAGGCGGCAGTCCGAGGACTTCTGATGCGCGGGGGAAACTTTCACGTCAGGTTGGTGCACTTACTGAAGAGTTTGTTGATGAAGTAATGACCGTAGAACAAGCTAAGGAATTAAGGTTAAGCATTGCAACTGTAAATAGTAGATGTGCTAAGTTTCAAACCGAGACCCAAGACTTAAAAAATAGAATAGAAATTTCAAAAACCGAGAAAAATAATTTAGTGGGAGAGCTAAACCTAGCCAAGGAAGAATTAAATAAAATAAAAGAGGAAAATGCAAGTTATGTAGAAGAAAATGGAAGGTTATGTGAGGAGTTAGAGGAGCAAAGAAAAGAATGTGATTTACGCAAGAAAAAATACACCAAGCTAGAAAAACAGTACAATGAGCTACAAACAAAATATAACACCCTTAAAAAAAATAAAAAGGCATCTAACAAAAAAGAAAGTGAAACAGCGTTATTAGAATCCAGTGCTAAGCTCACGGAGGAAAACACTAGTTTAACATCTAAAATTAATGAGCTTAAGAAAAAATACAAAGAAGTTTCGAAAAACTTAACCGATTTAAAGGAAACTTTTGACTGCTTAAAGCAAGAAAAGTCTGAATTAGAATCCACACATAATGATTTGAGGGGGGATTTTGAAATAGCACAAACCACAATCAAAACACAAATGACCGGTTTCACGGAGTTCAAAAAACAGATAGATATAGCAAGCAATACAAATAATTTAATAAACAATAGTTTAGAAAGCACAAAGAAAGAATTAGAAGAGGAGATAAAAACTAGGCAAGCTTTAGAGGAGAGGTTAAAAGTTGTTGAAGACGAAAATATGCATAATTGTCTTAACAACTTGATTAAAACCCTGAAAGAAAAAAACACAGAATTAACAAACCAACTCGCCACTTGTTTAAACGGCAAGATAATTGAACAGAGTTTAGAAGAAATGCGAATTAATAAAGAGAAATTCCAAAAAGAATCCACTGAAATGTTTACTCATGTTACAAACTTTCAGAAAAGGGGAGTTTTAGCAATGCAAGCGTTGCATAAATTTACTGATAAAATCAGTAATGACTCTAAGAAAATGCACACTAATGCAGTCCGTGGAGCTTTAGGTGTTTTCAATCACGGATTGGAAAAAAATATTAAAAATCCTATTGTGGGACAGTCATTAGTCGCTTTAAAAAAAATACACGAATGCGTAAGTAGACTGAGTGCAGTAAGCTGCGATAAATATGAATACCCAAATAATGATAGCGACGCCTTAGAATATATAGATGAAGTTGCAAGAGTTGTTCAAAAACAGTTGGAAAGCGTGTATGAAAGCAATGCACAGTTACGTAAGCGCTTAGCCCAAAAAATCATAGACTATGATTTCAGTTGCAAGGAATTGGAAAGCGTAAAGAGTCAGAATTATATAAACGAGTTAAATGGCATAACGGAAGAGATACCCAGTTTAAACGATGGGAACGAGTATGAGTACGGATTGTTTAGTGTTGAGGCTATCGCAGAATGTACAGATTCTGTCGCTGATGCTCACATTAATGAATCAAGCAAATCCGCAATTGATCTTGTAAACCTCAACGTTTCCGTTGTGTGTAGACAAGAGAGTGCCGGGGGCTGTGACACTGTTGCAACACCCACTGAAACACCTGTAAAGATTAATGATGCTGCTCTTGTATACGATCCCATGAATCCTGAGATGGTTTTTGTTAAACCCATGAAATCATTTGTTGAACCCGAGGCGGTAAAATCCCCACAACCTAACACATCTGAATATAATTACGAAAATAGCCACACAACCATTAATGATGATTTTGTTTTGTCTGACTCAGACAATGAGTCAGAGGCGGATAACCCAACCAATGCTCAGTCTTCCGACTCCAATGATTCTGACTCTAACGCTGATTCCTCTTCCGATTCAGAATCAGAAGAGGAGACCGCACCAGAAATAATTCCCGAGCCAGAAATAATTCCTCAGCCAGAAACAATTAATGAGCCAGAAACAATTAATGAGCCAGAACCTATTCCCCTGCCAGAACCTCAAACACCTAAAAATAAGCGTAAAAATAATAACACAGAGTGTGAGAGCAATAGAAAGGCTACAGTAAGCGCCAAAAAGTTAGCCGTTGTAAACAAAATAGCATACGTTGATAAAAAAAAAAGAACTAGTGTAGATCCCAGCGAACAAGCCGCAAAAAAAAAAAAAATTCAGGAAGATGCAATTACTGCTGAGGTTAATTCAGCCGTAAATGCTTTGGAGGATTGCGACGATGAATTGTATAGCTATAATTATCAATCCAGTGGCAACGCATTGTACGATAATGGTAATAGCGCTTCAACAATTCAGATCGAAGACCCATATTTGAACGATATGTTATCCTTATCGCCGGGTGTGTCACCGCAATCAATGCTTCATGTAAATCAAACCTTTTTGGCACAAACCCTATCTGGGCAAACTCCCGTGTCTGCTACGTTTTTAGATTTTACAAATACGGTTGAGGCAAAAAACATGCGCCCTCCACAGAAGTAACTGTGGGCTTCGTGGGGGGTAACGATCAAGAAATTCCCATAGTGAATTATGACGAATCATGCGAAGCTAACGATTTGGAAACATTAATAGATTCCGCCAAAATCACGTACGATTATTATACCCCGTTTAACGTACACCCACCGACAAAATCATGCGGTAATAAAATACCGCACATTGATCTTATAAAAAATGTGCCCGAATATTTTCACCATCTTGTAACAGCTGTGAACACCCACGTTACGAAAATTAATGGCGTTCTTGACAGAGAGGTACTAAATATTGATTATAATTACGGGGACAAGCTTCCTCTCCACGATTTGCCTTGGCGACTCTGTCATAGGAACCCGATTAAAACAAGCGATGGAAAAACAATTCAACTGATTGATTTAATTATAGCTTACATGCAAAGCACCTGCAATTGCTGTTACGATGTTGGTAATAGACTGTATATGGATAGATTAAAGAATAATGATGGGTTCCCCACGATAAAATGGCACATACCCGACTGCGATAAGGATAAATCTAACAAAGCGCAAGATTTGGGTCAAGCATTAGCGCAACCTCGGAGGTATTTAAAACAAAAGAGTTTTGTGGTGAGAAGACTGAGAGATTTAATAGTATACTCTTCTAACCCAATTATTCAGTTAGAAAATATGATGGGAGCCGTAGCCACAACATTACTCAATGCCGGTCTTTTGTTTCAGGTTATGATGGAAAATGGTCATTGTTTCACAGATCTGTTTACACACGAAATGTACAAAAAGTGTATGTACGCACAGGCAATTGCGCAATGGCTTGTGATCAATGAATACCAGTTTCGTCATGGAAACTGGGATTTAATTTCGGAAACCGCTGGTGAAATTTTCAAACCAGATTTAAACGATGACCCTTGTATATTTTGTAGGTTTTACGGCACAGAATGCACGCATTTATGTTGTTTTTGTCACAACATGCACCCATTGAGCGTACCTCATGAGGTGCCTTTGATTAAAAAGCGTAAACAAAGCGAAAAGATAAAAATTATGGGAGCTTCGCACACCAACCATCAGAAACAAACAATATATTTGGATTGCGAGGAGAAACCAGATTGGTACGTCTCCGATGTTGTACCGGTTGTGAATTGCCGCGTTTACGTTAGCGCTTCTAAACCCTTGGGTATTTTGTCTGCTAAGTACTACGCATCCACTTTTGCTTTTAAGGGCTTTCCATCACATTATCTAACTGAATTTACAAAGGGCAATAATTTAATTCTATACAACGCAGCTTTAGCGCAGATGCAGAAAAATCAAAAACATTGGGAAAAGGGTCAGTATATGCGAGAACAGAATAGGTTGCAAAGAGAAGCTAAAAAAAAACATACGAACTCTTATTCAAATAAAAGCTCATCTAATGTAAAATTGAGACCACCTAAGCACATAAGTGATCACTTTTCAATTACATGCTGTCAAAATGAACAAGTGCCAGACTTTCTTAAGTGTTACGATAAAAATAGAATCGCAGCAGTAGATAGTGATATAAGGAATTCAGAGGCAAAAAAACTATATTTAGCGTTGGAAAATACCCAAAACGACTATGGGGAGGGATTAATACTCAATGTGCAACCTGATGTGCCAATAATAAACACAGAAATGTTGAAACATGTTTATAAAACAAACTCTGCAGTCAGTTGCATAAACCTAGACGGTCAGTATATTGAATATTTATCGTATGATGTAAATGTTTGAAGTTATGTTATGCTCCGGTGTGAAAATGAAGAAAAACGCGCCCGCTCTATGCAATTGCCGTTAATATTGTTGGAAAGACTCGACTGCACTAGTAAAAGCAATGTGAATACTAAATGATCGACTGAACCAGTAATAGTGTTGTGATTATTTAATGTATAATTGTAAATATCTTAATGTATTAATGTTTTATCGTCAAAATGTCCAAATGTGTATTGTTAATTTAGAAAATGATTTGCGCACAATAAAAAAATTAAAACGATTTTTATGTCTAACTGGTTTTATTAAGTTGCTGTAGATAAAGCAACATTGTATATTTATACAGTTTCAAACCGCAAACATTTTTGCTGTAGATAAAGCAAGAATTATACAATAAAGGTAAAAAATAAGGTATTTTTGCTGTAGATAAAGCAAGAATCACCTTAAGAAAAATAGTTTTTTGCTGTAGATGAAGCAAGAATTACCTTGAGAGAAAAGGTTTTATTCTGATACCATGGATGTGGGTTACAGTTTATCTTTTATTACATAATATATAAAGGAAAGGAAACAAAGTAGTAATTAAAGCTGAATCGAATCGAGGATGAGTAGCGGTGAAGAGGCAGACGTTGAAACCAAAACCGTGTTGTATTTAAAAAGTTGTGAGAAACGAATGGGATTTCCTAAAGCAGCACTAAATCTAAAGCAGTCGGTTGAACAAAGAGGAGAAATGAATTACGATGAGATTTGGAAGGAGATAACTCGCGACGGAGTCATAAACGATGGTAGATTGATGAGTTTTGCTGCCTATAGAGGAGATACCATGGAGGTTGTAGCGAAACATTTGATTAAAGACGAAAAAACAAAACTATACATTTTAGAAAAATTACCAAAGGAGGGTATTTTAAGTAGTTTCCTCAGAAAGCTTGGTTCATGGACGGCAATCTAACGTTTGTGAGTGCACAGAAATCTCCATATATTTTTTTGGGAAATTCACAGGTACATTTGGTGTCAGAAGACGAGGTACACGCTAGCTTAACATCAAATCCGTTTTTACACGTGCTACATATCTTGCAGCTCAGGGCCGGTGTATGAGCTTCATCGTTGTAACTTCCTGGAAGACAGTTATAACACACGCCTGTATTAGCATCGAAATATTGTCCACTGTGACAGTCTGTGGAGTGGACTTGAGAGCTGCCGGTGAAGAACGATCTGGCAAGAATGAGCAAGATCCCCACCGCTCGTAATACTTCCATCACTGGACTTAAACGGCAAAATCCATTTAATAATGGAAAAGACGAGGAGCGAAAATACTATACCATTAAATCTGTGATACAAAGCCACAGATATGCAACTGATTTACCGAATCCATCCATGATATCGCCCCAAGAAGCCGCGATGCACTTTATCGACCTTAAAAACTTTTTTTATGCCCACCATTCGAGTGATCACGTAGTGGTTTTCTACAAGTCGAAAAAAATTGCTAATTTGGTGGAGACCTATACTTATGTACGCCAGAGGTCGCTGCTGACTGGAGAAATGCATTATCATTGTCAATCTCCCCTGATCCAAGAATCTTGCGAAACCTATGAAGCAATCGTAAGTAGCTGGAGAACGAAAAAGGCAGCCGAGCTGTCACACAAGACGATGTTGTTAAGCATCGACACAATACATAATACGTGGGACGATGAAAACTGGTACGATGTAGCGGCAATGCCCACATTTGTGAGAACGTACCTAGTGCAACGCGCTTTAATTGGTGTGGATTGGAAAGTGGGTGAACTCTGCAGAAAATACATGGTGGGGGCCTGTAGACCCTCAAGTTGCATACACGCTACTGTTCCGAAGGGTATTGCAGTAAACCCAGTTGATGGATCTGTGACGATGTACGGCATTGATGTGGGTCAGACAGAGTGGCGGGAAGAAGAGTGCATTGGCGCGCTTCAAACCGGCAACTACGTTGTGGATAACGTTAAAGTGTACGCGCATAACTTGTGTATAAGCCGAAACACCATTCAGACAATGACCGCTAATCATTACCCGGAACGACTTTTTGCCGCCATAATGACGCACGACATACCGTTAGTCGAGACTAAAGCGGGTGGTGTGTTTTTGTCCACTACATTTAAGATCGCGCATTACTTGCGCTCCGTGAGATTTAATCTAGAGTCTCGCATGCAAATTGAAAGTCAGCATTTAATACCATTGATATGTTACGACCTCATGTTATACATTATTATTAATAGACAGATGAATTTCAAGGTACCTATGGTGTGCGTTATATCGTCTCAACCGTTGTACGGTGCTCTATTAACCCTTTCGGAAATCGTTGAAAACAGATCGGTTGAAAAAATGCTGGGTGCGTCTAGTTTCCTAACGGACGTTAGCCAAAACGGCTATGTTACCCCGAAGTTATTGAAAACAATTGCCGTGATGCCAGACGAGCTGTATAAAAGCTGCCCTCCGGAAAAAGGTTCTACTCTGGACTTATTGATAAATGCTTTTCTGACCGTGCGAAACGAAAACGAAACAAAAATCCAATGTCCTGTGTGTTTGAGCGCAAATCTGGTGATAAAAACCCATTGCACCTGCCCAGAAGAAACAAGCTGGCAAAACAAGAAGAAAGGCAAAGAAGAAAAACCAAGAAAGCTGAAACCTCCGCCCAAATGCCAATGTAATCGCGAAGACTATTGTTTATGCGACGAAACTACATGCACCTGCCTTTTCTTAAAAACCTTCAAATGTGGGCATTACATGTGCGTTACTTGTTACACTACCATGCGACAAATGGCGATTGCGAAAAAGAAGGCAACATCGTGCCACATGTGCAGGCAAACTACGGACGATTACACGAAGGTCGAATTTCAGAATTTCATAACTTGGTCCGCTAATAATTTTGACAAATACATTTCCCCATCGGCTAATGTTCAGACTCATAAGCACATGACGACCAAACCTTACATTATGCAAGCTTCTCGAGACTTAAATTGCCTTGTTGCCTTGAAACCCCCCAAAAAAATAAAAACCGCACAAAGCTCCAAACCGCAAGAAAATTCTTTGGAACGTGAAATACTGCGCAAGAAAAGAAAACTGCGAATTATCGGTAAACCAATTGTTCGCTACGTTTACATGGAAGGTGATGAAGAAAGCGACTAAGAAGTTTTAAAACGATGGCTAGTGATACACCTGATTGCAACCTTGTGTAACAATTAATAAAAACCCTGACACTCATAACTTGTTTCACACATTTATTTTATGCTTAGAATAACCATGTTGAGAAACTCTCTCTTGAAGCATATAAATAATATGACATTTCATTTCAGGGCTGTGTATCCGAAATTCTACGAATGTGAAAATAGCGTAAAAAACGACAGGGATTTGGTAATGAATCGAGTTGCGGAGGACCGTAAAGAAAGTTTTGAGGAGAAAGAAGCAGCTTCGATCTTGTTGAGTTGGAGACCGGAATACGCTCATCAGATATTTTTTTGTGTGAATATTGTGCTGGCTCACGAATCACTATCGGTTCATAGAGTTACTTTCCCTACCGCGGGAAGAGTGCTATTATTTGCATTTTGTGAAAAGGAAGGGAAAGTTTTACGCAGATTAATGAATTGCCCCGACAGTACAGACTGTTGTGAGGTTCTGGTAACCTTTATACTTGCGGTGAATAAATTTACGGGACCCCTAAGGCTTTGCGCATTACCTGCACAGGTGTGCGCCTTACACGATTCGACATTATACCTATTACACAAGCTTTTACATCACGGACCGACGGGGGACGTGGAAACTATCAAATCTGCGGTGGTTTTTAAGTTGTTGGAGCGCTACTGCACAGAATGTAGACACGCAGAATGGCATTTGACGGAACACTTATGCAGTTTACTGGAACCATACCAAATAGCTCCCATGAACGTGATCTTGGCCCGGGATTGGTGTATGAAAGACGCCTGTCCGTTTTCACCCAAAGATTTGGAGTACCGGCAAATTGGTCGTACAATCATTTTTGCACATGTCGCGGATGTTACGGAGGGATTGATTTCCCAGGTCCTTTTTACACTTTTTGTGGAAAATCCGTATCGAAACGAAGAATTGATCGGTGCGCATCATCCGGCAGTTCGCTTTTACGTGAACCCAACGTCTTACTATCGAGAGATTTTGGATTTTGTGCACCGAGAGGTCACGTTGGATTCAGAGACACACTCAAATTGTACCGTGGAGGCATTCTTTTTTTGGAACAACAAGCGATTAATGTATGGGCAGAGTATGGCCAGACCCAGCGCGGAAACAAATCATATACCCCAGGATATGACGTCTGGGCTAGCAGCGGAACTAATATGCGGGTTTTACGGATCGAGAATCAGCGTTCCCCATCCCCGCCTATCCCGACCCCTCTTAGAAGCGCTTTTAAGCGTGAATTCACACTCTCCAAACGAGTGCGTTTCGACAATGTTCCAGTCTTTTACTACTATCACCAAAACACATGTGAAACCAATAGTTACGCCAGCATGGTTGCCGACCAAATGAGGTTCCGACGTAGAATAAAGGAAGCACAATATATTATTTCACCCGTCTTAAGAATCGTCCCTTAGCGCCTTATACCTCCCCACGACAATATTTTTAATGTGTGGACTTAAGGAAATTAAAACATTTAAACTGTTTTTCGAAAGAATGTCTTCTGTTCCCTCTTCTATCTCGTGATTACTGTAACTGCTAAGCCCAGTAAACACACCGAAATGCAAAAACGCGCGCGCATAATTAATTGCTAGCAATTTACGTGTTTGAGCATCGGTGAAAATAGTTTCGGGATAATTATGTTTCATCATGTTCCACACTTGATAAAATCCCGCAGAGGATGCTGTTTTACCATATTTTAACTGAGATCCAAACGTTCGTTTGTCTAATAATGGTTTCCAACCACCTTTCCACTCTATGGTTTTTCTAATTGGTAATGTTTTACGCATTGTATTGCTAATGGTATCTCCCTCGCCATTGATAAATACAATGTCGTCTCTTTCTTGCGCGAAATGCAAGGTGTTTTCCCCCCAAACAATAAAAAATCTTTCCACTACACTACCTCCGTCCCCGTACATGGGTTTAACGTTGCTTAACATTTCTCTAAACCTTTCAGGATTATCCATAACTGGTTTTGTGGCGACACAAATCTGATCGTTCATTAAAGCAAGTCTTGTACGATGTTTCAAAATCGCATAAACGGGTGACGTAAGATAGTCTTTTTTAAACGCAACCATTTCGGGAAAAGTTAGGCGTGTTTTGTACTTTGGAGTTACTAGCAAAATGCCATCGTGTATGCTGATGTCTCCCTCAGCTCTTGCCAGAACAAATCGCTGTATAAGAGAGAGCATGTTGGCATGGCCCCCGGTAAGTCCCAATAAAAAGGCATCGTTCAGGAGATAATTAAAGGTACTTAATAACGGAATGGAATGTTGGGCCATACTAACACTAAGTAAGAAAGCTTTGCGATTAATAAGTTAGATCCAAGTGGATGCGATTTGTGCTACGCAGTTAACTTTATCGTGTTCGTTTATCGTTGTGCGTAGGTAATCGTGATATGCATCTGCAAAAGCCGCGTCATAAATGTACGAGTTTCTTTCGTTAGCCCTATAATATTTACTCAAATGTGGACAAAGTTGGAAGAAAATAGGGCGCATCGTGTTACCACCAACCCATTCAATTTCTTTACCCGAATTATCCCGTATTGTAACTTTGAGAGGTTCCAGTCCCCAGCCAGGATCAGTGAATAATCTACTCATATCACTGGGTGGCAAAAGCGACAACGCAACTAAATATTCGAGTAAGGCACGTTGTGGGTAATCGTCACGGTTTGGCTGATAATGATCATACGCTGAAACGGCTACGTCAAACTGTACTTCCCACGCAAATTGCGCCTCGAGCTCTAATGGGAGTGTATCTTCAAACTCGTGTCTAGCGGCCAAATGATTAAACCTCATACCCAGCATCAGTGCGGCGGGCACTATTCTGTCTGGAATTGGATCGGGAATTTCGTTTATTCGTACAACAAACTCTTTCTTACCGATCTTTTCTGCAAAAGGCGCGCTTTCGTCTTTTGGAACGCAATTTTCAATGTAACGTAATATTTGAGAACCCAATGTTCTGCCAAATACCTTTAAAATGAAAAGATAGAGCTTAGGCAAGGGTAACACGTGCGTTGGAAATTCAATTGCGCTTAAAATATTCATTTCGTTGACTAAGCCGTCCCCCTCTATCAATTCTGGAACCATGCTCCAAAAGTCCTCTGTACGCGCCACGGGGTTGTAACACATGAAAAAGGCAATTAAACTGCGGATTTTTTCATCGCCGCCTCGCAACAGGTGACCTATCGGTTCTGCATGAATACCCATTGTTTTAAAATAGCCCATGCTTCCTAAGGACTCATCCAAAAAATAATAAGCGCTGGCGGCATTTTTATAAACCGATTCAGGGTAATTGGTGCGGTCCATGATTAACGTCCACATGACGCGTAGCATTGCAAGAACGCGCTTCCAGTCAGCTTTCCAATCAGCCCACGTCTCGTAATCGGGGTAAAGCGGATCTATAAGGAGAGACTTTACGGTTTCCGAAAAGGTACCGTCTACGTCGTATGTTATGGCAACGAGTTCGTCCGGTTTACCTCTGAGCTCTCCGAACTGTGTAAAATGCTTATTGTAGAGCTCCATCATTTCAACGTCTTCATTGAACCCAAACATACGCTTGGCCAAAAGCCCGGCCATAATGAATTTTCAACAGGCCCAAGAAAATTCGATAAGGAAAACAGAAGAGTATCTAAGTACAGCGGTCGACGCTTTTTCAAACAAGAATGACTCTGTGGCTAAAGAAGCGATACGGCTTTTGGGGCTCCTCGATTCCAATCGTATTGCTCAAGACTCTTACTCTACATTACCTCCGGAACTCTCACGGAGGTACGTAAGTGCTATGGAAACTTCGCTTCCGGGTATGATGCCCTTTTTTTCCGAACTGATGAGCACAATTTTGAATCACGACGTAGCGCCAACAATGAGCGCTGTGATCGAGCACGTGTCGCAAGAATGCTCCCCGGGCTCCCTCTCCAACTTAATCGATCTCTTTGAAACCTCGAGCGTTGTGTTTACTGCGGCGATTTCGACCAGGGGCGATCTTCAAAACTTTTCCTTCTTTTCAACGCCTACGTGTATAGGTTTTGAGCCGACCGAATTTTTACTGCTATTTCAAGTGATAATGTGCGATATGAAGATTGATTCCAACAAAATACGCAAATTATTTAAAAGGATGGGTGCAAAAAGCAACGGTTTTGGACCTCTCCACGCAGTTTATTACACAAAGTATCTACTGGGGAAAAATACGTGCACATGCGCGCTCTTGACCTATCTCGATAAGACCGTGGAGATGATGGGCGCACGCGGCACTTGCAATTATAGTGAAGCTATATATTACGCGTACCCTAAAGAAATAAGATCGGGATGGGCATACAATTGGAACTCCGAATTAAACTTCGCACGCGAATTAGTTAAATACGACAAACCCCTACCAGAGGCTTTAACCGATCATCATGCATTAAATCTATTAATGGACAGGCTTTCAATGTTGTTCGCCATCGCGTGTCAAGACCAAAATATAAATGCCACTTGGATTTCAAATTTCGATCTTAGTCTATTACCTGAAGTTAAGATACCGCTGTACGCCAGTTTGGTGCGCTATGTTTCGTGTGTTTGGGTGCAATGTATCTCGCCGGAGAAAATACTTATGCTAAAAGAGCAATTTGGGCGCAGACGAATCTTGAACATAGGCCATCTGTTAGATGGGGCTACACCCTTCGAAGCACTTGCGTCCTTACTTGTGTTTCTGCTAAACGATTAATAACCATTATATTAATGCTTTTATGTACCTTTCCTTTTTAAGCTGATGTAAATGTTTAGGTGGTGAGACCACTATAAATAAGAGTTTATGTTTTTAGTTCACACTTATTCAAGATGTTTTTCCTAATTATTCTGGTGGCTTTATCGGAGGGGCTAGAAGTATGCATTTACAAAACGCCCGTGACCAGCAAATCTTTATACGGCAGAATTGAAGAGCCCGTTAACGTTCTGGAGAGGGTCGCTGTGCGCCTTCAAAATTATGTGGACGATTTTCAAGAGGCTGCTGGCAAATGGCTCGGAAACGGTTCTGATTTAACTCTAAGCGACATTTATCGAGATTATAATACCAATCTATGGACAGCCTCCAAATACCGGTTTACGGAATATCCTCACGTGCAAGTGTGTCTACAGAATCTAATCACGAAGAGCGATGGCGTTTGGTTTGAAAAGAACGGAAAAACAACCCGCGTCAGCCTTCAATCGGCCATGACATTTGCAAAGCACAGCCCGACAGATAACGCTCTGATAGTGGGCATAAGTATTTTGCCTAAGCGGTTGGAAATATTGAGAAGTTGTACTAACGGAAATTATCATTTTACGGGCAGATGTGGAGCTGGCAAAGTGTCGTGCTATCACGAAACCTGTGTTTTCACTTTATATTCAAACCTCGGCAACCTAAAAAATGAAACGTGCAGAATCGGAGCGTTCAATCTCACCTTGAACGATGATGATCATGATTGCGGTTTTAATGCCTCTGAACTGACTTTTGGGCTTTGGGAATGGCCTAGACTTTGGTGGATGGTAACTAACGATGAGAATTTAGAGGAGGAAACAGTAGAAGCCCTTGTACCATATCCCCCCTCTCAAAGACTTGGGCCTTCTGTCACACTCTATGACGCATTAAACCCTAGTTTAGGCCTTTGGAACGGACCTATTACCGTTGTAAAGCACGGATATGTGTCTGGTTTAACCTTTCACGAGTTTGTCAAAAGTGGTGCCGCAGCTTGCGATTTTATTCCCGAGTATCAGCTTTTGCTCAATCAATATTATCTTCCTTATGACGCTGCACGTAAATACGTGTGCGAGGCTAATGAAACGGAAATATTGGAGTATAGCAGCTTTACGTATATGCTGGACACCAAGACTCAGTCTCAAGGCCGAAGTAAGCGAAGCTTAAACGTTTTGAAACACTGTACATATGGAGATCATACATCTTTTGGCACTCGAGACGACATTAAAGCATGTATCACAAAACGAGGCTTACCCGATAATAGCAGAGCGTGGAAGCAAGGACCGGCTCCCGCGGTAAAACCTGGTTATAATCCATTTAATTATGAATTTGTGCAAAACCCCGGAGAAAAACACCCCGAGGTTTTTATCGATGAAAGGGGTGGTGTAAAAAAGACACTAGCGAAGAAACCAATAATACCTCCAAAACCCGAGATTGGTTTGGTGAAAAACCCTTCCTTTCAAAAGGAAATAACGGAAATCCTGCAACGAAAAGACTGGTATAAAGACCTTAAGCCCGTACCGGGTAAAACAGTGCATGTGACGGGTCAATCCCCCCCAAACTCCGATAGTCACAAATTACAAAGTGCGTTAAAGGAAGCCGACGCTTTAATCCGGGAACAAGTAAGCAAACATTTTTCTGTACCTCTAAAAACCTCGATTGACGTGACAAAGGAAATGATAAATAATGTGGAAACAACGATAAAGGTGAAAGATGCGCCATTGCAACCATCGGTTATCAATACGTTTGTTGAGGAACCTAAGCTCACTAAAATTACACTGGACTCTGCAGCTAACGCCCAATGGAAAGAGATGCACGCCTCTTATAATCAACTGATTCGCGATATCACCCACGTCAAGAGACAAAGTCCAGAACCTAAAAATAAAAGGCAGCTTATTGAACAATTAAACAAAGCTATGGCTGTGCAGAGGGAAAAAATGAAGAGCTTGGAGAGCATTACCCATCAGATAAGTAAAATGGAAAAAGAACTTTTGGAAAGAAACGCACAAATGCTAGTAGAACAAGAAAAAAGCGTTAAGCGAGTGATAGAAAACGCACCAAAAAGGGTTTCCGTGGCCGAAACATTAAGAAAAATTTCTGTGGCCGAAACATTACGAAAAATTTCAAATTACAACAACGATTTAACCAGAGTGGATGGAGCACCGCAAGCGTCGTATGCCGATTCAAAATTGTTGCGATCCCAATCTATGCAATATGGGAGAATCGTGAGCGCGGCCGACGGTCCTAAAATATTGTTCGGGCCTGGTGGAGCGAATGGATTTTCAGCAACGCCCACACGTATAACCAAACCATTTGTACCCAAGCAAACTAGCATTCACGCTCCGAAAACACGTACAGATGTAAAACCGACCGAAGTTTTAGCCAACGTACCATCTCCCATATATGGACATTCATCGAGCTTTGATCGCAACGCTCCTCGCTCGCAATCTAATCCAACAAGATCCATTAACCGACAATCTATTTTACAAATGAAAACCACGAATGCCTACATCAATCAGCACGCAACATTATGTAGGAGGGCGATTGGTCGTTGCAGATCCAAAAACCCGTTCAGGCGCACCTCACCCATTACTGGAGAGTTGCCTATCGCACGTTTGACGAATAATGGTATAACAGAAGGGTCTATGATTGGAATCGGAATGGTCAGTATGCATTTGGACGGAGTTGCGAGAAGTAACGTGGAACGCGCAATGAAACAGCTTGATGAACACCCTAGTAAAGTAATGGAAGCCTTAATTGCCACAATGGAAGTTTACACACAAATCGGAGGCGCGATGATGGGTTTGGGTATGATGACAGCCAACCCATTTATTATGGCCTCGGGACTGGTATCAACTATATCGGGAGCTGTGGGCTCCGCATTTATATCGCTATGGAATATCAACGCTTACAAGTCTGTCAAGCCCGACGCTTTTACAAGCACACTTTTGAAATACCACGAAGAAATACAAACAATAGAATCTGGAATGAGAGCGTGTATAATACCGGGGGATTTGAAAACCGTTAAGGTGGCTTACAGACACAAGGATTACGGCGCACTACACTTCAGTAAAAGCGCGGGAGATCAAAACAAGCCATTAGCGATGGATGTTATACCCAGTGTTTTGAAATACATGGCTCATCCGCTATTAGCATTTGGCGCAACGCTCACAGTTATTTGTCCGTTTGGAGTTTTACGTATGTTTGAAGGCAATTTACATTACCATGTTATAAACCAGAGACAAAGAATGGACAGTGAAAATGGAGATCCAATTATAGAATACGATATCGATTTAGCTAGCCTTTTGGAGGTTCACGCAAACGCTACTTTCACATGCGGAAATGAAATCGGTTTAACGATATCACCATATACACCTAAAGAGGTCTCTATTCTAAAACGAGTGGACGTGTCTGAACCCTTGCACACTATATCACTGCCCTCAAACGTTTGCGATATGTGGCCGTGGAAAAAGTTTTATGTGTACGCGCATGGCGGGTGCGATCTAGAGCCGAACAACGTGGCTTATAGCTTTTACACATGTAGCTCTTTATTAAATAACGCGGTGTACGACGAACCGAATAAAAGATGGGTGGCCATGGATCCATTTCCCGGCATGAACCGAGATAGAAAAGTGTTCACATTTTCCATTTTCGATTTCAAAGATTTATACATATCGCCAAACTCTAATCCAGCTCATGCTTTATTTTGCGGGGGTGGTAAAGAAATCGGACTCTGTGTGTGGCCAGAACAACTGAGAAGCGAGGATACATCACCATGCAGCAACGGTGACCGTAGGCGCCATTACTATGTTTTATTGACACCTCGCACAACCGAATACAGAGGATTAGAAGCCTTTAATTCTTTGCAGGTAACATGCAACATTGGATCCACGCTAATCGTTTCAGGGGTTGACTTCGGTAAAGAGCAAAGGTCGTCTAAGTTCATGACGAATTCCTATAATGTGTACCTTAAGAATAGGTCTGCGGTGGCCTTAATCTACTGTCAACACAACGACGTTGCAGCCATTAAGAGCGACACTATAATGTTGCAGGCTGTTCGCCCTCCGAAATTACCCGGATACAAACTCTATAACAACGCAGCTGGGATCGCACAAGAAATGATTGCATTATTAGAAGACGTGCTTCCATTAACGTCGCGCATCTGTCACCCTCTATATTATCGCCAACATCCAAATTATGGCTTCTTAGAAAAAATTACAGAACCTCAACTGCTGTACACCCAATCTAATATGAACTATAACGTTTTTGACTCTACACGTTACCACAGCGACATTTCTAGCGAGGGCGCTAGATACGATCTTTCGTGGCTACACCATGAATACCCTCAACTTCAAACTATTTTAACCGCACGACAAAAGGCAATAACATATTTGAGTTTTGCGGGCTACATTACACCGTGTAATGTTTTTAATGGACATGTGAAACTATCCACTGATGTAATGAAGAAGATTCTTTTACCCTTCACCGAATATTCCGGCTTGGGATTTAGAGGCGTGTCACCAGACGGAACGTGCAATTTAGCACTCGACCTTAAAACAATGTCTTTAACGTATAGGTGTTTGCCGGGCGCCTTTGCCATTTCTGATTTCGCGCAAAAAGATCACATGTGTGTGGGTTTGCTTACAAGCCGCATGTCTTGTCAGAGCACCAAAGAATCTATTTACACGTCGACAAACTACATTAACCCCAACAACACCAATTGTCCTAATATTACAGAATCGGGCACACCCGTGTACAGAAAGAATCTTATGTCCTCCTGTCTGCCTTGCTTTAGAAGCTATGCGGCAACTTACGAAGTAGAAGCAAATAATAAATGTTTTTATAAAGGAGCTACTTATGTTAGGCCGTTATCCTTTGGGCCGGTAACGTTTAAACCTCCACCGTATTATAAAGATGATTTTGAAAACCCCGGTGACGTATTAGTGAGCGGAGAGCTTTTGGCAAAACTTGAAGCGGTGAAACAAAAATATGAAGAGGCGCAATCTCTAAATTCGGAGCCTATTGTGGCGGGAATTAATAGCATGGTGGAGGCGTTAAGCCCGGAAGCGCGAAAAGTGGTACACGTAAATTTATCTCCGGGTTCCTTGATCGACTTGGAAGAAGCACGTTCGCAGCGCGCTGAGAAAATATCACAAGAGTTGAGCATTTTGTTGAAACAAATAGTCAACGACGCCACAGATTATCAGAGTTTGGGCCTGCTGAACGAAAAACAAAAAATTATTGAGAAATCATGCTGTTTACTAAACACAGAAAATCAAACAGTTGTGCCAATGTATGAGGCGGCATATTATTGTTTAAACTACGAAGATTACTTTTTGGACACAGAAGACGGCGAGGTCATTCAATTAAACGAAAACGATACTGTTTTGGTTGAACTTTTGAATGTAACAATAGAGGCTTATGACCAGTACAAAAATGTAATGGTGTGCGTACCAGCATTGACCGTTTTTGCCGCAAACGAGGAAGAATCGGAAGAACGAGGAGCTGAACTAGTAAACCATTTGATCACAAGCGCGATTGCCGATTATATGAACCTGTTTAATTTTAACGAAACATTAAAAATGTTATATCGCGCAACAAACGAAGAGGAGTGGGCTGGAGACATCACAGAGGAAATCCTGACGAAGGTTTTGCCATATGTAAACAATTCCAACATAGAATCTAGCGCGGTACACAGCATTGTACCGGAAAAAAGAACAGACGGCTATGCGGATGCTTTGATATTGGACCCCGTGCACGAACAAAAGGAAAATAATGATGCGCACATCTCCGTGTACGTGTTGTCTGGCATCATGTGCGCATGCGTTATAGTTTTAATTGTGTTTTTAATTATGACCAAACGTAAACGGAAATATAGACCAATTTATACAGGAAAACTGCCAATAAACAATTCTTTGATTTCCTAACTTTAATTGTACCTTTGGGTTTTTTTAAAATATAAGAATAGAGCACACAGCTTTCTTTAGCATTATTACAACATGTACTCGGGTTCGGTGTTGGAACTGCTGCACACAGTGTGGTCTTGTGAAGTTGTCAATGCAGACTGCATTGGGCGGTTTATTATAAATTTATGTCCGATACAATTGGTTACGTGGGAAGGAAGAGAATTTGATAATTTGGTGTGGAAAGACGTTTACGATGTTTTATGCGATCGAGGAATATTTGAGACTGTTACCGATGTGGAAGAAAAACACATTAATCCCATTGCGTGGGATAACACAAAATTCATATGGCTTTTAAAAGGATGTTGGATACACGCAACGGAATTGATCAAGCTGGAATCGCACGACATGTGTGGTGCAGATTTAGCAGATGTGTTCACACGCGATCATTACGTTTCGTGCCGCGATACAGTGTTTAGCTCAAAAATATTCCTGAACACCTTTATATCATTGAAAGAGATGTTTCCAATTTCTGCAGCACTACGTGTTATTTGCCCACTACCTCCATGTCACCCTTTGGTGTTTGCGGCCTGTCTCAGAAAATGTTTGGGGCCCGCATGGTTCTTTAAACTGATAAGGGAGGATTGCACCATAAGAATCGATCAATTAAATAACCTAAAGGATTCTCTTTCGGATTTCACGGCGGAGCTTGTAATGAGGTGTGAACTCATATTACCTTTATTTCAAAACCCGGGGTGGTACACTTCAAGAACAGAAGACGCGCACAATAATTTTGTCAGATATCCAGAAACTTCTGAAATGCTGCCAGCACATTCAGGTTTTTCAACTTACAGATGGATGGATCGTTTATTATTTGAGACCTGCAGGGCTTATTTTTGCAATTTGAGATATTGGATACACATTTTACTAGGCATGGCCGATTTAGATGTGAGAAACTTCTTCATAGAAGTTATGCAATCTATAAGTGCAGTATATGACCACTGCACAGGAACAATGATCTACGGCACATGCAATCATTACTGTAAAAGTAATGTATTGCGAACACTCTATAAGTTTTTTCAAATGAAAAAATACACCTTCAGCAAAGATTCGAATGGGTCATACATAATCAGTGTGCAATCAACCATAGCTGAACCAGAAAACCCTGGAGAAATAGAGCATGCCGAAGACGATAACACCCGGACAGAAGCTGAGGCTTCTTACAAAGAACATTATGCTATCCACCCAATGTTTGCTTGGGCGGTTTTCAACCGCGTGTCTATTTTACCTGACATCAGAATACATCAGAGCATATTTAAGTATACCAAAACATGATTTTAGTTTTAAAATAAATTTATTATTTCAATTAATCTTGTTGGTCTCGTCCCATAGAAATTAATAACTCACGCGGCATACCACGATACCTTATAATGAAAATCACCTCTATTGGTAATCTTAATCTATAAGTGTGTTTACGAAAACCTTTTGTGAAAACCGCGCCTTTCCATTTCTTTACAACTGTGCGTATTTTTTCACACACTTTCTTTTGATCAGTAAAACCCGCCTGGTTGGAACGCATGAGAACATGTGTGATCTCCCTTACAGTCATTTCCTTGTCTGTAGGTTTAGAGTGGATAATGTGCGCAATGCGTTCAAGGGTGTTTAGGCCTTGTGTGGGATTAATTGCGCGAACCAGAGCTAACGATTGTGCTTCTTTTAGCAAGCGTGCCTCTTCCGTTTTTTTCCATTTGATTGCTCTTCTCATCATGCCTAGGTTAACCCCCCTACTACGTGCGCTAACAGCCTCTACCTGTTCTGGCGTCATAGTTGAAATCCGACGTTTTAACTCTATAAGCGCTGCGTTATTTCTCTCCCGATGCTCTTGTCTCTGCTGTATACACATCTTTACAGATTCAGAACATGCTAAAACACTTTGTGCCGCACCCAGGGCAATCATAGAACTAGTCAAAGGATCTTGGGGCAATTTTAGAAGGTTGGACCTAACAAATGAAGCTACGCACTGTAAAAGAGCGGTTGCGCTTATTTCCATATCGCGAAAAACAAATTGTAAATTTTCAGACTTGAAGCGCGATTTGCAATTCTTTAGTAAATCCGCCACGGCTGCGCTAACCTCCTCTACGCTCATTTTCGAAAAGAGGCGGCTATGTTTTGTAACTGATCCGGTGTGAGCGACGAAAGGATATTTTGAACAACACTATTGCTACTTCCACTAGGCCGAACGCTGTCTTCGCCAGTTGCTCCCGCAGCTCTACTTACAAGGCTACCAACTATATTGCGTACCACACCAGAGCTTGCAACTGCCGATAAACCCTTTTTTAAAAATGGGAGGGCAAAAGGCAACGCTGAAGCAAGTAGCATGGCCATTCTGCACTACCTACGCGTTCTATTGTATTAAATAGGGTATATAAAGAGCCTGTAAGGATGCAAACGTGTGAGCAAAAGGTCTGGGAGTTCTACAGAGAGGTCTTAGCGCCCTATAAAGGTTTAAAATGGTGTCCAAACACCCCCCTGCCTACTCATCCGGCTTCTTTGAACATCGTGCTATGCAATCCTCATTACATGAAGCAAAAGGAAACGTTGGGTCAAGACCAGCAACACCTCCTATCGCTTTTAGCCCTCGTGTGGGAGCGCCACATGTGCCATCCAGAGATGGCTTCAATCAAAACACTCATGCACTTGGCCAAACACAAAGCGGATTCTCCAGACAGAATCCGGGACGTCAGCCTTTCAAATCTAAGATCTCCCGTCTACAACCAATCTATGAGACACAAACTTTACATAGATTCGTTCAGAGGGAAGCACGACGCACTATTGAACACGTTGGTGCTCCCAACGAGCCTGTCCCCCCCGGAACTTTCGTTTCTGTATCGCCAACTGCACGTACCGGACAAAACCATTCAAGAGAGAACCAAAGAAACATTATTACCACCACCGCTGGACACCGCAACCTGCCAACACACTTTGTGGAATACAGCCGGGCTAACCCCAAGAACTTGCCAGATCTTATACCAGTTGAAAGATATGAATTTCCTAAAAGTTGTCGCGGAATGGACTCAGCAGGCCGTTGCCAACGATTGTTCAGCGGATCGTTTAGAATCTTCACTGGTGACCTTTATGAGGATGGTAAACGAGAAAACATTGTTATTTAAGAACGGAAAACTTATTCCACACCCATCCACTATGAAAAACCTTACGTATAAAATCATAAGAGCTTATAAAAAGTTATATCTGCTAAGTCCTTTATTAGCCATTACGGATACCGGAAAAGTAATTGTGATGTTTAACGACGATTTTATTTAAAATAAATCAATAAAACAAAATTGAGGTACAACGCTATTTTATTTTGTTATCACTACATTATAACAGAATAAAAATGATTCCTTAAAAAGCTTATTTGAAATGAACATATACTTGTAGGGACCACATTGCGAGCTAAGCTTTTCATTTCTAATATACAGTAGGCCATTCATTTTGATTTTAATTATAAGCAGAGATAAAACAGGTATTTTTACAACGTAATTTAAACCTTTATATGCGCATTAAAATAAACCGCGGTTACACATATTTTTGCCATAATATTATAAACACCAATACACATTTCTATATAAACCAAAAACAGTTATTAAATTAATATTAAAGGAAACCATTTATTCCCATTAGATGAAATTGCGGTTGAAGAAAAATTAGGTAGTATTGTTATATTCCCACCACGGATTTTTGTGTGCATATATAAACAAAAAAAATTCTATAAACCGTAATAATATTCAAGACACATTTAAATATATATGATGTGTGTCTTTTTTAAGCAAGTTACAGTGTTAAAACCAGTATACAAAATCACTTATTAAACTAAGTTATTTAAAAAGCTTTTTTAATTTTTTTTTCAACAAACCCCCACCTTTCTTTTTTGGAGTTGGATGCTGTGATTGTTGAGTGGTGGGATTTGTACGGGGAGCGCTATCCGTGCTACAACCAGGCTGCTGATCATTTGCACCCGAAACTGTAATACGTGAGTGACTGCGGGTAGCACGAACGTAAGGATTGCACCCACCTGAACTACTGGTATTTTCATCCGTGTCTGGTATTCTAAAGAAAAACATGGGAACATCGGTCCCCGGTCTTTTACTTCGTCTATAACCGGGGGGATTAGGGAGGGTCGCTAGTGGATCAGTTGGAGAGTATGGGGGAGGATTATTAGATCTGGAGGTAGGAGGTTGCCAAGTAGTATCATTGTCCTGTGGTGCGAGACTCTTTTTTACTTTGCGTTTAGGAACAGCAGGCCTTTTGGGTAAGGGCGGTCTTCTGGGACCTTCTCCACTGGTGTTTGTGTCGCTGCTGACATATATTATCGAAGTATCAGTGGGCACACCCCTTGATACATGGCGAACATTAGGAAGCGGAGAGGGGGGAGGTGTAGTGGGAGAATTGGACCGGGCGGGCGTGACAGGTTCATCGGCGGTAGGTTCGCACGACGTGCCTTGGGGTTCTTTACTTGTACTTTGAATGCGTGAGGATTGGCGCGATTTTCTCACAGAAACCCCACTGCATGATGGGGTTTCTGTGGGCGGGCTATTTGATTTCCTTTTTTCTACGAGGCGGGAGGAACGGCGCGTTTGATCTGCTGGGGGCGGAGAGTTAGATGGGGTTGTGACATTGGGTGGCTGTGGGCTAGGCGCCCCATCGGCCGAACCATGGGGGGAATGAATAGGAGATATCAATGGTTTCAGGGGTAGTAAACACGGTACAGCTTGCGTATCTGTAGGAAGTGGGGTGGATGTAGCAGAGCGGCCTAGGATGTCTTCTAAAGTTGGTAGCTCAGAAGAAGTAGATGAGGTGCCGCTTTTTACCACAATATCGATATTGCCGAGTACACCATCGCCTTCTGCTTCTTCATCACTTAAAGGGCGCCCCGGACAGTCAATTGGTATGGTAGACTCATCGTACGGTATAATTGGACCGCCACCGACACTTATCCCGTGGGGTAAACATACGGTAGATACGGGTGGGTTAAAGCAAGAACAACAATCTTCTTGAGGAGTAGTTTCATAAGCCTTGCTTACATCAATGAGATTTTTATGATACCACTTAACCATTGAAACCGGAAAGATAGGTTTAAAGGTGTGATTCACGTGACCTACAAAACATAAGCGCGAATCGGTTAAAAAAAAAACAACAATCGTTATGTACTAAACCGTCAGTAGTATGCTCCTAGAAATAGCTTTACATACAATCTTACCTGTTGGTCTTTCGCAGGGGGTCACCACAAACAATCCGGAATGCCACATTGTTTGAGTCACAACATCCATCATCCCCGGTTCATGCGTCAAGAAAGGATGTTTCGTGCACATGATAGAAAATACATCCAAGGGTGATAATCCATCTTGTCCCATCGCTTGACAAATTAAGTGCAGCGTGCTTTGAGGAGGTTTGAGAAATACATCATACTTAGTTACGGTCCCCCACTTGCGTTTGATTATTCTGTAAGATTGACCAGACGTGCTATACAGAGGGCCCATCATTGTTATCCCAAACTCTTGTTCCATTAAGTTGTAAACATCCTGGAAAGACAAAATCCCCCGATTATAATCCGTAACTTGTTCAGTTTGTAAATGGTTCACTTCTCTAGTCGGGAAATAAATAAAATTAGACATCGTGCTTGCTGTGCAAGGCAAAAATAAAGCAAGAACTAAACAGATTTTCTCATATAACTTTTTATTCAAATAAAGGAGGATGTACAATTATAACACATGGGCGCGTCAGTATTCACTTCTAATTGGTCAAAAAATTCTTGCTCAACCACTATGCGTACTCCAACCTTTTTTCCATTATTCAAAACAACTTTCTTAAATAGACCTAAGGCGAGTAAGGAGGAATGTTCATTAATCTGGTTGAACCTATCCCTGGGAACTTTCTTGTTTCCGCATGTCAATGGGTTAACATTTGTGGAAAGGTAGAGTGTGCCTGAGGGAGAAAAGGCTATTGCTCCACACCCAAGCATACAAAGAATGTTCTGAAGAGCAAACACAGTTGAAGCAGTATCATATTTCGACACAGCAGCTGCTGCTAATAATTTAAACACTCTGGGGCCCACTCCTACAGTTTCTAGGTAGAGTGTTTTTAATATTTTAAACAATTGTTCTGTGTTTTGCCTGTCTCCAGTCAAGTTAAATGTGTCAGCGTCCAAGTGATGCACAAAATAACACACATATGCGGGGTAAGCCATAGAAATCGAGGGGTTTGGGGCACCGAGAGGTGAATCAAAGGTATGGGTAACGTGTGCAGATGGATAGAGAAATTCAGAAAGCTGCGACACGTTGGTGTTTACATGACCGCCGTAAAGTGCAGCTCGTGTGTTTTGCTCTTCTACATCACATCTTCTCTCTGCAGCGTCCAACCAATAACGGGGGTTTACAGTGTAGAGGTGATCTTGATGTTTAATGCTGCAGCCGGTAATGTGCTCTCTCTCTCTATTGACCAATTTATCATATAAAATCTCTCCCAAGTAAACTCTGAGCAGTGCTAAAAGTGTGTACGGCCCCACAGAAACAGGTAAAGCCGCGTGAAGAGCCAGTCCGTGTTCATCCATGGCTCCGGGACGAGTATTACTGTAGAGCATAGACACGGTGTGTCTGTAAATAAAATTTTCCAGCCCCCCGTTGCAACATAAAGCCGCAATAAGCTCTTCTTCCGTATTTTTAAAAGACGTGAGGGAAACCATTTCATCAAGCTCATCACGGCATTCCCATATTATTCTTAAAATTGTTAGTCTGTGGTGCGAGTTTTTGAGATCTATCCAGTCTTTAAAAGAAGAAAATTCTTGCGGTTGCAATTTTCTTGCTATAAGGTCTTTAAGAACTTCTTGTCTTTCATTTAAAGTGTAAACGTTGAGTTGTCCCGTCATTAGTTTTATGGTAGTATAACCCTCCAATCTTTTTCCATAATAAGCAGCGACATTTCCTTCATCCAGATCTTGCGATTTGTGTAGTATTCCAAACATTGCGCCTTACCTTGTTTTATCCCGATACACGTCCATTAGTATGTGGTTTTGCTGAGGCCATGTATCTTGAGATGTAAAGTAAAGGCCAGACAAATGTGGGATTAAAGCTTGTGGTACAGCCATTAGATTAAATTTAAACCACGCGTGGCAGGGATGTATTTTAAATGCTTCTGCGTAGGCCATTTTTCCAGCCTTGCTCATACGTGTGTAGAGGGCTTTGGTTTTAGCGCAAGCGTACCATTCTTTTCGGTTAATGACAACGCTGCGAAGCTCAACCCTATAATTTTGTAAGAATCCTAGTGCTGAACAAATAGCTTTACCGAGGACAGGAGAGGTGAAGTGTCTTTGCGTTAATTCAACGGTATACGCCCAAATGCAAGCTTCAATAAATTCACCATTTTCCTCTTTAGCTAGCGCAATTAAGTAACACAGGCTCGATAACATAACGCCAGAATTCTCCTTAGGGTAAAACTTTGTCATTAGATCAGAGGGTGGTTCGTTCAGAGAATATAGGATGTAAGACGGGATGGCCTTGTGAAGGACGTCTATTGTGGTACTTTTAAAAATGTAGCAATACGCAAAAAAGGGCATATCAAGGACGAAAACGTTCTCAATTGAGTACTTGGTCCGAATTCTACATGCCGTGATTTGTCTTGGCGTGGAGTACGTTTTCATGTAGTCCATCATATTTTTCACCGTGTTAAATCCAACCAACAAAGTTATTATACGGAGAAGAAGGTGCAAGTCGTTTATTGAAGGCAGAGCGAGTGTGTATATAAATTCTAGAGGGTTGGAAGGTTGAGGTAATTCGTAATTATGTAGAGGGGAATAAATCATATCCATGATGAAATCCCGACCGTCGATTGTGGCTGCATCCTCGTCCTCTTTGCTCACAGAGTGCCTTCTTAACGCGGTGTGTAACAGCTCATCCGAGTAAGGCGAATCGTGCTTCCAGGAATTAGTTGCCCCGTTTAATTTAGATGCGTTGACCCACAAAGAAGCCATAAATATCTCCAACGCTCTATTCGGTTCTGCCAAATTATTACCGGTGAGCAAAGGTCGAGCGTGCTCAGCGTCAATGAGATTCGCACTCAGTTTATCGTAGGGGGTCCGGTCTCTGGCCGTAACCCTTGAGGTATAAAATTCTGCGATCTCCGATAATTTTCGTGCGCACATGGCTTGAATTGTCGTTTGCTGTTCAACTCAAACAATTGTCGTTTTCTTAAATCGACTTTATTTACAAGCGAAGCGTTGACCCGTTGAATGGCCGATGGCTCTGCAGACACATGCTTTTTTCTCTGTATATTTTTGGTTTTGTGTACCTTCCGATGATAGTTTTTCACGAGGTATAAATTGGCTAGTTGCGAACTTTCGTGTAGCTGGAAATAAAATTGGGGTCGCGCTAAAGTTAATACGAAAGACGGTGCGCCCAGCGAGCATTGCAAAGAATTTAAAACCTTCAACCCCCTGCTGTATTTTGGTGCAATAAGTAATGGAATCAATTTTTCAGTTGATTTTGTCACTTTATTCCACGGTGTATTTTTAACCTTTTTACAAAAGCTCCAGTTAAATCTCGCCTCTATGCAACAATACGATTCCATCATGGAGTATACCATGTCTTCTTGAGTCGTTGGTTTGAGGTTAAGGAATTCGATTAGGTGAAAAAGTGCAACCGTGTCCAGCTTACTGAGTTTTGCTCGAATTACATCCAAAAGAAACCTCCGCCCCATATACGGTTTCTCTAAGGGGTTAAAGCCATCGTTGGTGTAGTACTTCTCATCTTTTAAGAGAGCGTTCGTGGAAGCGGTACCCAACAGATTGGCTAGTATCCAGCAGAAAGAATGAACGTTGATCGATGAAGGAGGCGCCAACAGCCGCATGTCCTGTTTTCCGACCCACGCAGCGCTCCAGCTGTGCCTGTGCTTAAAATATGTATTGTTCAATTTACCTTCCGATTCAAGATCGAGTCCCGGATAAAACAGTTGTTTGGATAGATCGTGTTCATGGTGCCAGGCATAATATAATACGGCTACTGATCTAGGTGCGGGTGGCGCGCATTCTCCCACCGTTTTAACAAATGTCGCAAAGACTTCAAAATTCTCGAGTGTGCGAAATTCTTCTTTGACCTGCTGTTTCAACATACCCGTAGAAAAGGTGGATAAATAACTGCTGCGCATGATGACCTCCATAATTGTGTCAGAAATAAATTTTATTCAGTTTAATATAAAAGTTATACGCTTAGGTGATGTGTTACAGTTTGTACTTTTCAATCAGAGTGGTACCACGCGCAGCTATAACAATAGGCTGCGAGAGGTAGAATCTTAGCGTTGGCAAATAATATCGTACCAAAGCATTGACTATCATAGGGGAATCAGTTGCGCATAACCTTATAACGCGGTGAATCATCCACAAGATTCCGCGCTTCTCAGTGTCTTGGAACATTCCAAAAAAATGAGAGCTTAGCATGTGAGAGAAGATTGTTACTGCTACCTCAGAAGAATACTCGGTTGTGTAAGTGGCTAGGCTTTCAACCAGAACCTGTTCGAACGCAGGTGACGCGTATGTTCTAAATACACTTCCGGTAAGTAGCCCCGGGCGCTCATGAAAACCCAATCCAAAGGTTAATAGTTCATTAAATGTGTTTATATCATCCGGTGAACTGTCTACCCGATACCATGCGTAATTCTTGTCACATAGCCAAAATTTATCCTTTGAAGTTGAAGAAAGCGAAAGTACTTCAGAGCATGCATTTTTAGTGTGAAGTCGCAGCTCGTCTAACAACTTAACATACTGTGGTATGACGTTTCCGGGCGTCTTAGGTAACGTGTAATTTGTTTCGTTTGTGTTGAACCCAAATTCATCCAGAGGTCGCGCTTCACGGGTTTGTATAGGCGCGTCAAAAAACAAACCTAGTTTAAGATGATCGATGTAATAATTTATGGAATCTACGGTGGAGTTTAGTATAGGTTCACCAGTAACGGAAACTTGTTTGCCGTCTCCATCCAGCCTCGCAATCAACAGCCTAATTAAGACATTTGGGAGAAACGGCAACACGTCCCTCGGTATCTTTTGGCTCTCAAAAACAGAATTCACGCAAAAAGCTCTATCCTGAAATAGCGTTGCGGTAAAACCTGTGGTTAAAATAGCTAATAAAGGGTTTTTTGCGTACAGCTTACAGAATTTCTCACGTTGTTTGCTATTTTTAAAGCCTTTCATTGTAAGGCCGCGGAAAAGTAAATTACCGTTCCCGTCAATGCTCAATTCCCCTCTCCGTACAGCTTCATTGTATAAAACGAGTCCATCCGTCGTACGATCGGCGCACAAAAGATTTGCTACTGTATTATAGCTTTGGTATAATGCCCGATGGTTGGACTTAAAATTTGGCAAACATGTGTTTAGATAATAAGCGTAGCAATCCAACAGCTTACATTTAAAATCATCGGGCGCGTACATAGGATGTGGTAACATCCCGGATAATTCAATGTAAGGCGGCATAGTTAAACATTTCGGAACATACTCCCCATTTTGGTCTATTACTTTCGCATAATTAAATAGATTCATGACGTTTGAAGGAGGATCGGAGAACAATGTTCTCACGGCTTTTAAAACATCGACTCCCGAAAACTGGTTTAGAAACAGTTTTAAAAGTTTGGCCTTCGGTTTTTTAAAATAGATATTCGCGGCCTTATTTCGATGGGCCTCTCTTTCAATTGATCGGGCGTACGTATGATCGCCGCCGGACGTTGAACAACTCGTATAAGATGTAATCTCAAAAGCGTTCGTGACTCCAGTATCGGTCGCCATGCCAATTAGATACCCAATCACTAATCTGTCGATCCTCAAATCATTGTTTGGTAATGATACGACCACTCGTCTGTCGTCAAGTCGACGGTAAGCTAAATTTTCCAAAATGTATGCCTCTCTTTCCATCATGCGATATGCCAGTTTGTAGCCAAATATCTTCGCGTAAAAAAATGGTACTGCCACGCTTATTTGATCACGCCTACAAAACGGTAACGACAAAGTCTGAAGAAAAACTGACGGGCCCCGAGTTTCATACTCTTGTCGCAAGTTGGGCATTTTCATCATTAGCGCAACATTAAGATAGATAAAACACAAATCGATTGCGTGTGACCCGTGCGGTAGGATTGCATTTCGCCACCGTTTTATTACGCTCATAAAGGATGGTGAGGGTAAACGTATGTTTAAATTGGCAAGTTCCATACATTCCTGCAAATTGTACCACCCGTCAACGTATTTGAATCGGTTTTGATCAAAATATCCAACGTACATAAGAATGGACTGACTCCACGAATCGGAGGTCACAAAATATCGCCACAGAAGTTTAATAATCACCGCAACGTTAGCTGCGTCCGCATACCATTCTTCAATTGTTTCGTAACACGGGGATAAGGGTTTCCAGAGCCAGGCACCGACTGCGATTTCATCTTCCAAATTAAACTCAATATCTTTCTTATAATGGTCGGGTAGTACACTAAGCTCCTTTGTATAATACTTATAAAACGTTCTGTTATTGGGTATCATATTAGTCCTTATTTTAGTTCTGGACTCTTACCAGTAGCCAATTTACATGTTCATTAAGTTCAGGAAAACATATCCGGTGTAAACATCGGTGACTTTGTCTACACGTTCCACCGCTAACCTCACATTAAGACTTAAAGCGACTGGAAAACAAAGACTGTGTTCCTAGTAAAAATGTTTTGGCACAAATGAATCAAAAGAACACATCGCACGTCTTTTTATAATTTTAGAATCTTAATGAAATGAGTACGTACGTAAGCTGCTCGTTTACCTAAGTGGGCAGGTATCTATTACATCCGCCTGTCTTCTACGAACCGCATTATTATCTTGATGTCTGAGTACACCGACGTATTCGTTCGCGCTTGTAAACAATACGGCCATCGCGATACAGGGTCTACAATAATTGGGATTTCATAAAGTACTTTTGTTAACGCGTCATCTTTAAGCAAAAGCTTTGCAAATGGTTCATCATTTATGCACGCATACTTCCCAACAAACATATTTCAATACGTTTTATTCGGTACCAACCAAAGCATGCGGTTAACGTTGTTGTAACTATGAGAAAACCAAAGGCTTGTCGCAGTGCTTTGAACCTGCGTAATCTTTTTACATGAAATCATGGACATCAAAAGGGTATATTCCATTTAGTTTTAATAATATGTTTTTAAATCATATTGCGCATCTTCACACAGTTCAAAGCATTATAGTTGTCGCACAGAATTTCCGTAATCGTTATATTCATGTTCGTCCACCCATCACGGTACCGCCTTACACCTCATAACTTGCTACATTAATATTCAACCGCGTGAATTGATTTAATCGATTTCTAAACGAGAAATGTTGTCAATGGGCATATAGCCGGCGAGAACCGCATCATAATCTATAGTCATAGTATCGACAATATCACTAGCGCCTTCTTTGCGTGCACATCCCTCAAGTAGAACCAGGACGTCGTTTTTCTGCACATTTTTAAAATCGTATATTGCAAACTCGACGGGTTTTTTATAGCGGTAGGTTTCGTCTTCTTTAGTGATCATTTCTAGCTCCAAGTCCAACATGACAGTTTTTGGGGCAGCACAAGATCTTGTAAGCGCGTAAGTCATGTAATCCTCTTCGAGGAATTCCGCTCTTGCAGCCTTGAGGTTTCCCCACGGTAGATGAACGTATGCCGCTCGTTTGCATTTATACGCAGGACCCTCTTTGATACGTTTTGTGTTAACAAACCATTTCAATTCTTTAATCATATTCTCGTTGTGCACGTTTACCGTCCAAAGCACGTAATGTTCATTAGGATGGAGGTAAAGGCAAAAGTCAATAACGTGAGCTGAATAAAAATCTTGAATGACAAAGTTAAGGGGTTGTGGCACAGGGTGCAAAGAAATTAAATCTTTGCCTTTACTGAATTTCAGGGTCAAAACTCTCTTCTTTTTTAAGTTGTCGTGCGTCACTCGCGTGACTATGGGCGTTCCACGTATAACCTCGGTTCCCAAATCGATCGGATTACCATCAAGAAACCATGTCGCTATGATACTTTGTGTTCCCAAGTAGTCCAATATCGACGTACAGCACGAAAATATATCATGGGCCGATAAGGTAGTACTCGCATCAGCGGGGTTTTTCGAAGTTCTCACTATTTCGTCCGAATGATCACACCACGCACCATCTATATATTCGCACGGTTTCTCCACTATACAGAAAAGATTCTGTGGTGGAGTAGGAAATAAGAAATAAAATTTAGAAATCATCTCTAAGCGAACACGATTCGGAAGTTTGCTGTTGTAACCCCGTTCGTAATCACGAAACCACAACCCTTCTTCATGGTGCTCCATTCTAATAGCCTTATCAAAAAATTAAATTGAAACAGCTGGAACCCTATATAAACACACATAAAAAAGGTACCAGCTTAAATGAATTTGGAACGAGGTAATGCACGACTGGATGCCATATCGTTGCTTTTTGGGCTGGGGCCATTGGTCAGTTCGTCTAGTTGTAACGCAGCATATAACTGATGTGACACCGAATGCGTTATCAAAAAAAATGACATAATTCTCTTTTAGTTTTAAACATTTAATGTAACGGATAACGTCTACATGTGAACCGCTCCATGAAACTACAATGCGTTGTATCTGGTTTGGTTTTTGAAAGGTAAGTCAAAATAAACCTCTGGGACGCGCAAACGATCATCGTAACGGCAGAAACTTTGCTCACAAGTGCACAACCAATTGCATTTACATTTATTGATGGACTCTTGCTCTTCCCCTTCAGGCACGGTTACGGTCTTGGGACATTTTTCACAATCACACAATAACATGAACAAATCCCGCTCACAGGTATTGTTTGGTTGACAAGCTGCAGCGTTTCTTTTTAAGTAATCTGATGCAACGAACAAACTCGTATGAATGTAACGATAAACTCGGTTATCACGAGCGATAACATCCAGCTTTAGTTCCAACTCGAAAGAAGGTCTAATCTGATCCAACATGGACCATTTAGCTGTTCCCTCAGTGTTGTACGAACCACACCCACGCAATTGATCGTGCGACGGCTCATCATACCAAGGTAAATGTAAATATACGGCGGGGTCTGCCTTGTAAGTCTCGCCTGCATTCATCTCTATCCCGTTCACGAACCATTTCAGTTCTTTTACATTTTGTTCATTGTTTATCAATACGGACCATATGGCATATCTTCCGCTTTCAGTCGATGTGATTGAGAACTTTGTGACTTGAGGCACCGTAAGATCGCGTAAAATGTAATCGACAACTTTTGTCTCCTTTTTAATCGTCAATTCTAATCGCAACGCATCTTCGGTTTTGATTTCAAACTGGGGGATAAGAAGCTGCACAACATCGATAGACTTATTAGATGGTTGATACATATATTGGTTAATGTTCATATCATTTAAAAACCAATCAGTAGTAACTTTCTTCTTCGCTGTTTTTTTTGCAAGTTTATACGAAAACAGTATGCGAGGCGGACATTTATTATCGTGTAAAACATGCGTTTCGAGAACACGTTCAGAAGACACGATGGTTTTACCCCGTATGAATTCTTGCGGGGTAATCAGTGTTTTCGTCCATAAGTTTCCAGCTCTAATGTCCCCCTTGAGTGCTTTATCGTGAAACTCGCCCATTAGGGTGCTCGTGTGCATAGAGCGTGCCATAGCCAATACATTTAAAATTAACGCTGTGGCTAGTGGTATTTTATCGTATAACCTAAAAGGTAAATACTACTTATGAATAAATGAGACTGGTTTTTCAGTACAGAACATCGTACCACTATATATATGGGTAATTGCAAAGCGTGATTTCTAAAGCATTCAAATAAATAAACGGCAATCGGTATTTGAAAATAAGCTATTTATTAAGGTAACAAACACAATACATCAAATTAATGGCGAAGCACAATTGTTGCCGCAATATCTCGTCTTTCGAAATATATCGGTTTCACACGTGAAATGGTGGTTTCGCTGCATAAATTCACTCGCTTTCACATCCACGTTCAATTTAAATCGGTGCACTTTAGAATCCAGAGCCACGATTTCCAAATATAATTCAAGGGCAATTTCATCTAGCATTGCGCCGGGTTGCGCGTCACATGCGGATAACCCCCCTTCGTATTCCTGATAAACATGGTCGCACGCGTTGCGCCAAGGTATATGGATGATCACTAGTTCTCCCTCCTCGTGCCAATTTTCTTGTTTTACTTTGCAACCGTTCACAAACCATCTTAGCTCTTCAACATTGCGCTGGTTTTCGATAAACGTTTCCCACGTCAAATATCTTCCATTTAAAGTAGCGCCAACAATAAAATTTTTAGCGTAGGGTACGGTGAGGTCCTGTACGATGTGGTCAAAGACACCTGTCACAATTCCACCTATTTCCGTTATCAATCTCAGGTGATCCTTTACTTTGAGATATTCCTCTGAGATCACCAAGCCACACCACCGCTGAGACGGATTAATTTTATGAATTCTTTCAACCTTGAACTCATTGATAAGCATGTCGTTTAAATGCCATTTCGATTCGATCTCTCGGTTGTTGTGCCCATCCGTAATAAACTGGCGGTAGCATACGAACAAAACGAATGCGGGACATCGCTCGTCGTCATGCTGAACGTGAGGCCATATTTCGTGTGTAGTGCCGATCCAGTTTTCATTGATTTTTTCCTTGGCGGGCTCGGAAGTTATCATAAACCACCCTTTATCAAGCACTTCTTTCTGAAACGATCTATTGCCGTCGGCACCGAGGCAGTCCGGCACCACATGTTTAGCGGACGCGATAGAAACTAATGCCATTTCTTTTAGACATACAAGCGTACACTATAAATAGATTGAACGTACATTTGGCTTTTATTTCACTTTCCCCCGTGTACGATTTACAAAAGAAAGGCAAAAAATACACATAACATTAAACCTTACAATTTTTCAATTGCATTGACATTCGTGGCGTGCGGTATTAGCATAAAGTATGATTTGGGTTGACGAGGCTGGGTGTAGGACGAGAAATTATTTTGAACGTGATGTTCTTCCACGTTCTTTTCCTCCTGTGCTTTGACTGCATTTTGCCAGTGCCGGGAAATAGTGTAACGATCGACCAATGTTTGAGGGTCGTATAATTTCCGCGCTTCTTCTTCAGACGCAAATGAATTCCTGAATACCCAATGGTTTCCTCGCATCTTATATGACCGCCCCTCATGATCTTCAACCTCTACTATTAGCTCAAAGGCGTTCCTTTTGCCTTTCCTTCCCACGTAACCGCCGAAATCATCAGGGTTTATATATTCTGGCTCACCTTGAGCGTTAGTCATGGGGGCCCAGGGTAAATGGAAATACACGGCGCGCATTCCCGCAATAGGTTGACCCTCTCGAATCCTAACACCGTCTATACTCCACTTGATCTCTTTGATCAATTCTTCGTTGGCAAAATGTACGGCAAAAATAATATAACTGGCGCTTAATGATTCGAATACATAGTACTCGGCAACGTAGGGCTTTGTTTCATCTCTTACGACGAATTCTACAATTTCGCTGGTCTTGCAACAGGTGTCTGCTTGAAGCGCCATTGCGAAGGTTATAACGTCGTTCCCCTTCAGGGCTTCCTGGGGAAAAGTTATTTTAAATGTCTCGTCTCCGGTGTCTTTCAGACATTTCTCCAGTAGTGAATCATTAAGGTAAACCTCAACTACAACAGGTTCCGTGTGATTAATGACGTCGCTCACTTTTAGGCAAAATGTTATGCCAGTCGTTCCTATTGCATCTAACTTACTAATTTCAGATTCTATTATGGAAGAATTAAAAAGCCAACGTCCGTTAATAAACTCATAAGGTTGGTCGTAGTGGCACCTTTTTAGATTTGGGTCAGTCGGGAAAAAGCGCACGATTGTTTTTGAATCGAAAAGCTCTAGATTTCTGGTGCTCGTGTCCATTTTTATATGGGAGCTTACACAAACCGGTAATGAACGATTTCACCAAAACTTAAGCTTTTTATAATTTATTTGAAATAATGAACAGAATACCTTAATATTCACGTTTTGTTATTAGTAAGCAAATAAGACATATCGACTTCAACGAAAGCTTTCCAGTGCATTGTTGTATCGCCGCAAGAATAAACGATAATTTCAAGCTCCAAAACTTTCATGTTGGGATTTATCCTGGCGGACTCCACACATTTTTTATAATCAAACAAATCAAAAAACTTTTCTTCAAGCGGTAGTGTCTCATTGGAAACGTCAAAACCGTGCTCAGTATAATAACGGGTCCCATAACCCTCCCCTTCTAGAATTGAATTATGGTGGCAGGTTTTCCCGTTGATTAAAAAAGTTATCGCGTGTACATTAGACTGCCAGCCTTTTATGTCAGCCGCCAATATTACCAAAGGCAAACACGTGTGTTTATAAATATGAAAATGAGACGCATACGGCATGGTGCATTGCTCAATTCTAAACGTTGATGCGATGTCCCCATTCAGCCGCGTGACTTCCAAACGTATAAGACTGAGCGGTTTCACGTAATATGTGTCTTTCCATATTGACATAACAATCGTGTCCTTCAATGAACGATCGGTCAAATGACTTACGTCTTCGTGATCAACCAGCCACTTAACGTTCGCAATATCGTCAGGTTCCACGTTCAGATCTTTTAGGCTGCAATAGTATTGAGTGTATCTGTCGTCTTTATAGTCGGCAATCGTGTGTGGATCTATCAGCCATTCGCCAAGACAGAGTTGTCGTGGAACGATAGTTTGATCAATGGTGTAATTATCAAGGCTAGGACCACGGTTAGATGTGACGTCCAATTCCTTTCCGTTGGAAAGACCCATGTTAAATCAACCCTTTAGCGCAATCAACGCGGCTTTTATCGACGAAGTGGAATACTTCGTGTTACAACGAAACCAGACTTCGTGAGGAGCTGTACATGCAACGTGTGATTCCCTTTCGTGTTATGCAAGGCGCACTTATACGTTCGGCTGCTTGTAATGGGGCTTTCTAGCACGACAACATGGTCCACTATCCATCTTACTGCCCTTGCGTTTCCATTTACGTCTTGAATGGTACAAGCTACGTTAATCTGACCATCGAGTTGAAATTGTGGCTCCAGCGACAAAATCTGAGGTTCTTGAATGAATGGTATAGACTCAGTAAGATTGACGCGGTAGTTGCACACGTGTGAATATAACCATCCGACGCAAGTCAGCACGCTGTTGGGCGCGACGTTTTTAATTGGTAACACCAGGGTATTTATGTTCTGCCGAAAACAGACATAACGCGCTACATCAGACCCGTTCACAAGCCACCTTAAATCTGCTTTTACTGGGTCCATCCGTAAGGTACTCACTAGATGAAAATAATGACTGTGCAAATCACTGGCGTGTTTCATGAAAAGTTGGAAGGGTTTTAATTCGTTCATCAGTATATGAGCTTCTTGGTGAAAAGCAAACCTGATCGCGTCCGCGTCTGAACCTTCACGGTGCTTTTGGGGCCAGCAGTAGGAAAGTGAACATCTCTGATTGTGTCTCCAGGGTTTACATACTGCGTCGCAACAATTCTGTCGTCCAATAACCAGGTGACGCTGCGGACGTTCTCTACAACACCTCCGTAAAGACACGAAGCTCCTTCGTTTAAGATGCGACCCAAATGCCTAAGCGCGACTATATAGGGCTCGTTCGGAAGTATGACCACGAGCCTCTTGTCTAACACAAAGTTGTTTTCGCAAGCACCTTCACCGTACATCGTTAAGTTGTCCATCGGGGCCACGGCACCACATGGAAGTGTCAAGCGCCAAGTTTTTAAATCCTGGCTAACAACAACGCTCGATGTCACGTCCTGATTTTTATATCTCCAGAGTAGCGAAGCGCGCCTGACGGTAACGTCGGCTGGTAATTTAAGTTCAAATATATGATGAAACGCCGTATGCTCTTGAGTAAGTTCAGAAGCCCAGTCGAGGTATATTGTGTCCGTTGCCATGTCAGATTTTGTATATTATTGTAAGCTTTAAGAATAGAGCGTTGTCAAATATATCATGCCTTCATTATGTATGGTTCAGCGTGTTATGAAGGTATTAGAGGTAACGCTGCGAGCAAAGACACATTAGACAATAATTCTCTTTAAAACCCACAGTTAACGTACCTCGGTAGCAAAACGAGTGAATTTTTTTACTGCGCTCCAGCTATCGCATTTCACCCTATGCGCTTAATATCATTAGGTTATCTGGCGTAGCTCTTTACACCGTTGTTGTAGTTAGCGCGGATCTAAGATAACTCTTTGTGTTATATTGGGGGTTTAGGCAAAGACTTTCAGCGCACCGCTTGCCGATCCTTGTGTTTTGTTTTTGACAAAGACGTGCTTAATATATCTGCTCTTTAATATTGGAGGGGTTGGCCGGCACGAGTACGTATGTCTTAGCAGTAAACCAGAAACATTACATCGCCACGCCCCCTATACATTACAACACGTATATATGAAGCCGCGCCCGTAACAAACATCGTCCTTCATCTAGCAACACCTTTTTAACACTGTCATGATTGAACCTATGTTTCATTATTTATGCTTTTATTTTCCACCCATTGGGTATATTACAAAGCCCGCGTCGGTTCAGGCCAAACTTCGGAACAAACAACAATTTACCTTTCGGGAGTCTTACTCAAGTTCTTTTAATCTACTTTACGCAGTTTAAGCAGCGACGTCATCAATATAAATGACCTTTATCAAGAAACACGCAGCGTCTATATAATTTAGCTTTTAGAAGGGATAAAGACATTTACCTTTTAAAATACCGCGATAACAGCGTGCAATTTTATACGACGTATCTACATTTAAGCGTTTAGGAATGACGGAAGGCACGATCTGGTACGAAGGCGTTGCATTTCCAAAACACTATCACACCACTTACTCTATAAAATCTGCGACGGAATTTGTTTTTAGAAATAGTGATATAGTAATTGCATCCTACCCTAGATCCGCCGCTAAATGGGTCGCTACTGTTATAGCGGCCTTTCTCTACCCTTCTTCGAAACTAAGATGGTTGCAAGCTCCTTTTCTTGAATATGTATACTTTGATCATGAAATGAACAATCAGCGTGAAGTCCCACGCCGAATTATCATGACACACATGCTACCGACTCGACTTAAAAAGGCGATTTTAAAATCGAAGTGTGTTATATTTTATGTGCAGCGCAAAGCTGACGAAGTTTTTCTGTCTTACTACAACTGCCATTTAAATACGAGCTATCTCCCGTCTTTATCGTTCACAGAGTTCGAAAGGCGTTTTTTTTCCGGTGAACTATGTTACGGACATTATTATACTCATCGTTTTGAGTGGGGTTTGGCGATGAAAGAATTTAATGGACACGGGCGAATGATCAGCCCTAAAACTATTCACCAAATCGTTGAGGTAATGGGGGGCGATGAATTAGCTTTGGATGAAGCGTTAAGAACATATCCCTTTGCTAATCACACGGTTGGTACCATTAATTCTTTAAACCCCGAAATTTTAAAAAGGCTCTACGACTGCGAAGTCTCTCTTGTCACGGAACAATTTCGCGAACTCTGCATTAACTGCAGCGATGACATCATTACCCCTTACCAACGCTCTATACTGTGCCGTAACGCTAGAGAGCTGTCGATTAGACTCGCAAAATATGCAAGTCAGCTTGAGCATCTATTGATAACGAGAAGCGTTTTGTCGTCCGAGCAATGTCTGGCTGCACGCTTCAACGCAAAACCAATTAATCGTGTTTTTGTTTTGTTAGAAGCCTTGAAAAACTGTAAAGGCGAAAACGTTATAAAGGGTGCGGAAGAATGTATTAAATGTCTGATACCGGAGGTTGTACAAGAAATGAAGGTATTAGAAAACCCGGGATGTAAACGCATATATAAATAAGGCCTCTATTCTCTATTCTTTAATAATGTTTGATAAATCACAAGCCTATAAATATCTTACCTTGCTGTGTATAAATGTTGCGCTTGCGGGTCTTGTAACGTACATGACTGTTATTTATCTTATACTATAAACTGAGTATCTAAGCACCTTTCTAAGGATGTCACTTAGAAGTACAAGGGTCGATGAGTGCAACGCTGTTGCGACTGAGTTTTTTGACTTACTCTCGGTACGTACAAAGTTCACGGAAAAATCGTTTTTAGATTATATGAACGGTTCTGATGCACCCAGCTACAAAACTAAAGAACAAGTGGTGCAAAACGCGGATCGTATACTTGCGATAGCAAAAGGCTTGTGGGCACATAAAGTATGGGACGGAGAATTTGTTCTTTGCCATTACGCCGACGTACAATCTAAATTAAATGAAGTTTTGGAGTTTTGCGAGGAGAACGCATTTTGCTTGCGTCATTCGGTATCGCGGCTGCACACCGTTGAAGGTGCTTTAAACCATCAAAACTCCCCACATAGTTACTTGATAGGTGAAATTGCGTTACCGCTTTCCCCGTCTTCGGGTCTTAACGCAAACACGACAGTTGCGAGTCTGGTCAAGCTTTTCGGTCCGGAATTGGTCTGTAAAGTATTGGACGCCGAATTATCATTCTTCGTCGATAACAAAACTGATCGGCTACCAAGAGTTTCATTAGCTAACGCACTTCAGTCTGCCCCCAGCCATATGAAGATAGCGAGCGGACACATCAATCACCTTCCTCTTTATTTATACCCCGTGGCGAAACACCCGATGTTGAAAACGGAGGCACTTACTGGACTTCTGCAACCTTCGTATGCACACTTCTTGGGCCTAAGTGAAATTGACAAAAATTACAGCGAGGACGATAAGTCTGCCGCGCAATTGATAGCCTCACTAGGTGGCATAAAGGGTGTTGGACCGTTCGTCATGAAGACAATTCTACAAGAAGTAAGATCGGTAGCGTGTAAAGCGGGTTTTGAAGCCGCATTAACTACGCTGACTGGGTTATTACCTCTGTTGGAAAACAAGTCCGTGGTAATATTGAAACGGGGCATAATGTGTACATCTTTAGAAGCTGGACCAATTTCGACGGATTATATACGGAAGTACGAAATAAGTCCTCTATTCGCAATAGCGTGTCACGGAAAGGTCATGAAAACGGATGCCAGGGTTGTGGTATACGTTGGGTCTCACTTCTTCGCTAAATTAGTTACACTCCACGTTGGCCAGGATTGCGATATGCATTTTTCGGACTGCGTGGAACCTTTTTTTAATTTCGTAACTTGTACACTTTGCGAAGAAGATCAAAAATGCTACGTATGCGTATAAAAGCTATCCTGTACCAACTAGAATAAACACATAAATATCACACTCTTCCTCATATATTGTTTATTTGCGATAGTAAAATGGCTGCAATTGTGGCATATAAACCGTTTATGATAGTAACCGGAACGCCATGTCTAGGGAAAACCTTTAATATCAACAAACTGATGTCGCTGTTTCCAACCGCAATATTGATAGAGGAGCAAATCGATAAACTGCAGGAATACGTGCCTGTGCACCAAGATGATATGCCCACATTGCTGGGCAGTAAATTTGGACAACTGATGTGGATGGCGTTAAGATCCTCGGAAATCATGAAGGTCTTGTTCAGCGACAACGCTCGGAACAACATTGTTATAGCTGATAGGTTCATTACTTGTGGATTGCTCTTCACCATGGCGCATCAATTCACTAACCATCATGAACATGTGACGAAAATGAAGGCAGTTGTGGAAGTAAGCTACGAGCTTTTAAAAACGATGAGTGAGCAAAAACCGATCGAATTACACGTGGCAGTAATGGATTCCGCTTTCCGTAACATTAAAACCGAATGCTTGCTGAAACGAATCGAGGCTCGAGGGGGGTTTGACAAAAATATGTACAATAAAAACGCCATAAAAAATGTGGACTCTGTCTTCGTTGAATGGTATGAAAAGCTTACGCTTAAAATGTTGGAAACACCAATACGTAATTGTAGTTTATTTATTCATCGTGTGGGTGAATTTAATCCTTTGCTCATATCGGCACCAGATGTTCAGTAACCACAACAACAAACTATCCAAAATAAAGGGTTGCAAATAGTACGTTTGATTGCGTCATGTTTTAATAAGCCTCTAGCGTGCATTACCAGATCACGATAATCAATGAAGGGCGGTGCGCGCTGCTCTAGATATGATTTGCGAAATAAATCTTCTGTTCCACCCGCGAAACTTACATCTTCGGATTTTTCTGAAAAAAAGTCTTTAAGATCAGACCCACCATTTGTGGACAAAGTGGCATAATATAAGGGATTTAAAAATTTTGCAAGAGTGTGTTTGTTGGGGTACAAAAATGTTATCTCTGGTAAAATAGCATTTTGCGGTACAATTATTCCCGCACTTAACAATAATTCATTAGATTCTTTCATTCTGGCTTTAACGTTTTGAAATATATATGGAATGCCTTGTGGTTCCAAATTAAAATTAATTTTTAATTTCGATTTTCCTATTGTATCCATTAAATGGTGTGTGGCTTCCGCGATCATATTCTTTAATATCGGCTTGAACGAAGAGTCGTTTTCATTAAGCAAACAATTTGCTGCCAAATATCTACAGCTATTGATTTCAAAATTTGGTATTTCTATTAAATCCTCATTTCCGGAAACCAGAGCATGTAATGTGTTTAATACTTGTGGAGGTTTAACCACAAGGTTTTTTATTACATTTATTGCGAAAACGCACGCTTTTCTGTCCATTTCATCCCAACCTCCACGTATTATTATATTATAAACACATAAATGTTCTACGCGTAGTATTAAGTCTGCTGCAAAACTATCAACGTAAATAATTTGCGGTCCGTTGTCAAAAGTTAACCAAAAGGCAGCACACTCTTGATTTTGCGCACAATTCAATCTATTTTTTAAACCCTGCATAAAACTCATTAGCATAGAAGCTTCAAATAGAAGCTGATAATCCTCTGCGCATATATCATCAAAGTGAGGTATTCCGAAAGAACTTGCTGCTTGAAAATTTAATTTTACCGGTAAACAACTAAAGGGGGAAATGGATCCCATGTCAGCTTATTTTCAAAACCAAATAAATGTGAAAAACTTAGAATTAAAGCGTCAAAAAGCAGCAGAAGAATTATCGGATTTACGGGACAACGAATTGCTCAAAGCACTCACGCTATTAAAAGAAGGAGAAAATTATTATAACGCAAAAATAATACAATTAGAGGAAGAAGCCAATTTGGTGGTTAATTCTACAGATTGGGCTTACGTTAGAATGGAAACTATGATAAAAAGTATTTTCAATTTACTGAAAGATTACGGAGACTTTTATTTGGAAATCTTTCAACGAGAAATCATCAGAGCGTTTGTTTTGGGGGTAGCCACCAGACAATTGGGTAATCAAATTCATCGATACAAACACAAATTACTTTCGCAGCTTCTATTCGATGATCCCGATATCCTTACTTACGACCCACAAGCACCTTCTCAAGAAACTACAGAAAAAATTAACAAATTGTTTAAAATATACGAATCACGTTATACAGCTGCCATAGTGCCGAGGAGATGCGGAAAAAGCACGATACTAGAAATACTTTTGGCAACTGCAATTATTTATTTGGAAATAGATATTTTAGTACAGGCTCATAGAAACAATACATGCTCTGGAATGTACGATAAGGTCATCGCTTGCATTGCGCGCGTCGAAAATTCTCCATGGTTTGACCAAAGATTCAAAATACAGGACAGAGTGGGAGATAAAGAAAATCAGAAATTCGAAAGTCTGCCCTCAGTGAAGAGCAAAGCCGCTGTAGTTCATTTTATGCCCTCGGGACCACATGTAAGTTATTACGGTATTTTATCACAATTTTGTAGTAATGCCCGTTTTATGCAAAATCCTATGCACAATGCCACGAATGGAGGTGTGGAAGCACCAATACATTTGTACACTTCGTTCACGTTTGAACCCTTGACTGACACGCAATCTGGTAAGGTTTGAGCTCTGGCCGCTTCTCTAACGGTGTAAACCCTTGGTTTGTTGGGATGTATGAAGCGTCCATTAGATGAACTTAGGGCAGGAGCTTCAACCATTTCGTCAAAATGACCTTCCCAGTTCAGGTAGCCAAAAGAACCTTCATATTCAGAAAATCGCATCACATCCGCTAAGTGAGGGAGGTAAGCGGGTATAAGCGTCAGAAATCCAGTTCGCATTCCTTTATTAGTTCTCTGCGCACGCGCACCATAACGTTTTAGGAAATCACAATGCTTATCCACTATAAAATGACAGTTGCAGATTCGACCCGATTCGTTATAAGGCAACGGTGTAAAAAATAAACCCTTTACCCACCCCCCCAAATTAGGGAGATCTCGCCAATCTGCGCCGGCTTTTGCGGGTATCTGTGATAAACGAGCGGCCTGCAACTGAAACATTCGGGTAGTTAATTCTGTGTCTTTAATCGGTTCGTCACTTTGAAGAAGACGAGTAAACCACGTGCTGAATCCAGGGTAGGTTAAATCTCCAATCGCTTCTTTCACTGTGATGGTTCTGAAATAAGGTGCTCTGTCGCATTGCTTACTTGGTCGCGGAAAGTCAAAAAGGGCTGGAGGTAAGATTGGTACTTCGGGTATGGATGAATCCACGGCAATGTAACACGGTATATCTCTGTCCTGTGGACAACCAAAGGCTCCAGCTTGTAGAACGCTCAAACTAACGCTATAACCCATTTCAAGAAAGGCCTCTAATATAAAACTTGAGGAATCTGCATTCAAATTCCTCTGCTTAAGTCTGGTGTTTTGATTGAGTATTACCACTTTTGGAGTGTAAAATTGTACCATTTGCAAGAACGCAAAAACATCGGGGTTTCTCATAATTTCACGTTCTTGTGAGTGATTTTGTTTTATTCTGCTGTAACCTTTACACAAGGGAGAACCCACTATACAGTCCACAAGTTTTGGTTCGGGCCAACCACGAGGAGCGAGGCCCGTCGTGGCAACGTTTCGCGCTATTAGAGCCAAATCACACTCGTAAAAAGTTGCGTTGGAATGCATATTCTTACACGCATTTTTTTCCATACCTGATTTGTCTGCGCTCCAAATGACCTTAAAAATATCTGTGGTTTCTAAACCGATGCCGAGACCGCCACAATTCGAAAAAATTTCCATAGTGCGTAAATATATATGGTTGGTACACACAGATGGAACGTCACCCTTTTTGATATTATAACAATAAAATTGAGGCATTCCCCAATCATCAAGATACGGTACCCATTCGTTTCTTACTGCTATTTTACACTGAACGTCAGCTTTCTTAATAGAAACACGGGTTAATGTTAGTTCAAGTTCATTGATGTCTCTGTTGATGACGTCTGGAAAGTCCTCCGCCCTTTTTACACGTAACGCTTGAAAACACCCATTCGCTTGCACAGGCGATATAGCATAAACTATTATCCCTGGACCTTCGCACGTGTTGTTCGAGCCTTTGTATTCTGGGTCATTTCTGTCCTTTCGCCAAACTTCCGTGTGTAAATCATCCTGTGGTGCATAATAGCGTTCTTCTTGGGGAGGGTAAACGCCAACACCGTATCGTGCACGTAACATGTAAAATGCATCGACGACGATATCGAGTGTTGCCGGATAGTTTGATTGCATGCAAGGACATAGTATTCGAGAAGGTTCTAGAAAGCGGTTAGTTTCTTCGTCGTACCAGGCCATCATTTTCCCATCAGTTTCTATGCAAAATGTGGATAAAACGTCACATAAGGCATTTGCGTCTGCAACGTACCAATTAGCTCGATTAATAGACTCGGAATATGTAGTTATTGGTTTTACGAGAACTCCACGATCATTGTGCGTTTTATAATACACGGTTTTGTTTAATTGCATTAGCCCCATTGTCTCTGCACGATCCCGCTTGCTTCTAATAAGTGTTGGTGATTTTAGGCGTTTATAAGTGCTCGCTTGACACTGTAGCCAAACATCAAAGCGACGAGCGGAGGTACAGAAGTAGCGATCATTAAATACATTTGTTCTAAACTTCCGCTCACTTCTAGGTCGTCACTAAATGTTTGCGCACGTGCATATTCCCGAACTGATATAACACGATCTGACGTAGGATGAATCATAGGTCCATGTAAGGCTGAGGGTAACGGTTCATCTATTATTGTCTCAAAGTGTCCGTTCCAGTTTAATCTCCCGTAGCAACCACTGTACTGATTTGCAACATGAGCGTCGTGGGCCAACTGCCACGGTATAATGCTTTTCCGGAAGCCATTTTGAAACGATTGTTTAACTGGGCACTTAGCGATTGTCATTATATGGCAGTTACATATGTAACCGTCCGACCGGTACGGCAGTTGTTTTAAAAAATTTTTAGATACGCATCCGCCTCGATTCGGCAAATCTCTCCAGTCCGCCCCAGGAGCTTTAGGGATTAATCCAACACGTAATTTATCCAAAGCGGATAATCTCAGGCTTAATATTGAAGTCGGTCTCTTGCGCCTCAGCAATCTAGCGTACCATGTGCTGAAACCCGGTCGCGCAATATCACCAATGGCTTCTAGAACAGTAATTGTGCGGAAATATGGCGTTTCTTCGCAGTACGGAAAATCAAACATAGGAAACGGCCCATCTGGGACATTACGCATCGTTTGGTCGACCGCAATAAAGTAAACACTTGTTCGATTTTGAGGTGCTCCAAACATACCAGATTGTACAGATTTTGCAATGACGCTATAACCCATCACAATGAGACTCGATATAATGGAGCCAGCAGCGCCATCGTGTAACACGTTAGCCATTCGGTCAAACGCTTGAATGATGACACATTTCGGCAAGTAATATGATACTATATTCAAAAAGGCGTACATGTGCGAGTCCTTTTGTAAAGTCTCATTCGTTTCACATTCCACTATATTTAATACGTCTGTAGACGGAGGTGAGCCAACGATGCATTCAATTTCTTGTTTTTCGGGCCAATTGATAGGAACGTTGTGAGAGCGTAAAGCCCACGCAACTTCTTTGATATCGCCCTCAAAAGTCACCGTGTCTTGGTGATTTTTTTTGTATATTTCGGCTGCCTTTTTCCAAGGGTCCATGGCCCACTTCACGTCAAACGCACCAGTGGATTTTAAACCTGCGGTCATTGAGCCACACCCGCAATATAGATTCAGGGTTTTCAATGGGTGAAGAACTGACTTTAGTTGAGGCTCGAAAGTTTCTGGTAATCCGAGGCAATAAAATTGCGGCAAACCGTGCTCGTCAATAAAATTCACCCGTTTATCTTTAACTTTTAGTTTAATGTTGACAAGACTAACTTCAACAATTACATCGATCATTGTCAGAGTGAGCTCGTTGACGTCGTGTGTCGCGCAATCTTCGCGTTCTTCCGCTCTCAATACCTTACGAGCATCAAAGGTTCCGTCTACTGGTGCCCGTAACGCATAAACCACGAAACCGGGTCCGTTACATTCGTTATTGGAGCCACGATAATGTGGATCATCAAACTGTTTCCTCCAAGCATTAGGGTGTAATTTATCACAAGGTGAAAAATGTCTCGCTTCCGCGCTAGGATACACGCCCTTGCCTAATCTGCTATTCAACAAATAAAAGTTAAAGGGTTCAATATTAAGTCGCGGTGTATTCGGTACGGTGCAGGAACAAAATAATCTATCTCGCGTTATATAGCTACCGGATGTTTCACAATACCAGCCTTTAAATTCACCCGGAAATGGTACAGCATCTGGAGGTATTGGTTGACAAGGTATGTCCGATAAGCCAAAAAACCAATCTTCGTGGGCGAGTGGAAATTGAAGAAGTGGCCCAGAGACCACATTGACACCCATGCCGTCATGGGTCGGCTGATAAAGTATAAAATCATGACACAACAGCATTTCGGTTGAAGGACACAACGAATAATAATGCGATTTCCCCCAACAGCACTTTATGTATAATTCGCTAATGTACGAGGAACGAAACACATCCTTCAATCTATGTCGTATTAAGCGACCGAAACATAGTGATTACCTATTCTGTGAGACATAATAAAATTCCATTTAAATCGTGACCGTATGCCATAATACCTTTGAAGACGCAAACACGATGAGTAAAACGATTTGTGAAGGTTTCCGCGTCATACACGTGAGCGACGCGGCAACGCCGCAAGCACTTTACGGTATATTTTGGGGCGCAGACAAGTATAGATTTATCGCACGAGTAATATGGAGAGAGCCGGCTGCAGTGGACACCATACTAATCCCCGGTGTTCATTTTGACGCTATCGACCCCATCGGCCCACTCACTGACCTAATGCCTTACGAACGGGTGAACTATTACGGTCGCATTTGCAGCAGCAGACGAGCGGGGCAACTTATTGAAACAATATTTGCTGCTAATCCCCGTCGCATGGAGTCCTTCCGGGAAGCCGAATGTTTAAATGAAAATATATTAAACAGGTGCCTGGAAGAAAACGTTCCGATTTGTTACCACTTTAGCATCTTTCGAATGATTTACGAAGGGCGTTCTTTCGAAGAAGCTTTAGCGCATAAAAACAGCTGTGCCGGCTTCTCGTTTAATCAACCCGTTCCTTACACAGCTCCCAGTTTGGGTAGCCCGTTGGAAACATTTCAGAGTGTCGTGAAAAAAAAAGTTAACGATAAAACGCCTATTATGGCCGCAATTAACAGTTCCGAACACATTAGTCGTAATCAATGGGGTTACACGCCAGGCTTTTTTAAACGTGTCTCCATGCAAACATTTGTAGATTTTAACAAAACTAATAAAATGGCCGATGGTAGGGGTGCAGCATTCTCAATTCTTTTGGATTATGCTAACGGTAAAATTCAAGACGATGATGAGCGCACTGCGCTATTGGGCCTCCCAGAGCCCCCATTTGACAGCAAAAACCTTAGTCTTCTGTCGGAGGATGGAATCGATAAGCGGCCGACTCATTACATTCTGTGCGATCGGGTGGGCTTAACAAAAGAATGGAAGCGAAGATCGGAGGTGGGCGAAGAGTGTTGCTTCAACGAAATCTACGTCCCAGACCGACCCACAACATTATTGGTTTTGGATATTGACCTACAGTCGAAGGCTGCATTTACCGCCCTTTCTGCGCCTTTTGCTGAGAAAGCACTCCGTTGCGCCTCCGTCGGTTTTGCAAACGCCTTAAACTCACTGTCATATACCCGTGGGCTAACTTTCCGTGATGTAGGTGCTATACATCTTTTTCATCGACCAGATCCCAATAAGCTATCGGCTCGTATTGTTTGGATGTTACCTTTGGAGTTGTGTGGAGAATTGAGGTTGGGGGCATCGGTTGTAAACGAATTTGCGCGAAGGCTGAAGACGACAAGTTGCCCCCTTTCGCAAGTTGTAATCAGATCCGACAAGCTGTTGGGATACCTTGACCCAATATCCAGCGTTTGGGAATGGTTCGGTGGAGACCGAAATGGCACTCAATCTATAGAATGTGGGTTGGATATCGCAACACTTCATTATAAGAAAAGTGTCCGTCTACCACTGTGCGATAAACCGGGATGTGGCCGCATAATTTATATCTCTTCTATTAATAGCAAGACTTTGAAGGATCCCACTCCTTGTATGTTTATCTCTAATTTGTTTATAGACAGAGAGCGTGTCTCTCTACAATCAAAGCTTCACATACTACAGGGTCCGGAACCTCTAAAAGAACATTCATATGAGCCGATTTGCGACCCAGATTTAAAAATTGTGAAGGAAAGATTAGCCCTCACCTTCAACGTTCCTGAATCCACGCTACATTTTAGAGGTTACTTCATCAGATGTACCGAAAGATTAATGTGTCACATTCACAATAGAGTTCACAAAAACGCTACGCAATTTTTTACTTTTAACAGACCTATTACCCCCGACACTGTAAATCAAAAATGCTTTCACCACAATTTCAAGACTGCGTTCGCACGGCTGACGTGGAAAAACGGATCCTATCAACCCTCCGATTAAGATGGGATAGCTGGCAAGCTGAAAAACCCAGTCTAATCATTCCGTTTCGATATAAACCTTTGGCGCACGGTCCGCATGAACTCCTTTTAAGCATATTGGAGAGTGCACTTGCAACTCCTTTAAGTGATTTAGAGGAATGCGTGAGCGATGGCTGTTCGCTCTTGGATTACGATCAGAGTTATGCTGGTGCGATGGGAAATTATTGGTTGGGTCCTGTAGACAAGTATATTAATAAAATGATAAAAATTATAACTTACATAACGCGTTTTCCTTACCTTCCGAACCACACACTGGACTTGAGAGTGTGCTTTCATTGTTTAGTTGATAACGAAGGGGTAAAACGATTAGACGGTTTTGTAAAAGGTTTGCTCAGCAATAAATGTTCACATTATTTTGCAACCGTAGACTCTACATCCGAAACTAAAAGCTGCGGCACCACTCTAAGTCACGGTGTAAATTTCCCCACAATGAAAGAAGATCGCTGTATTGCAAATTGGCAAGAGAGTGGCGACACGTCATCGCTAACCAAACGAGTAGATGAAGACGAAGAAAGGCGCAAGAGGTTGCAAATTAAGGACGATGTTCTAACGTATAAAACGGAAGAAAGGTCAAACATAAAAGAACTTATTAAAAGCGTTCAAAGGAAAACACTCGCTTTGAGACTGAAACGCCGCCGCCTTACAGCGGTAGATGTTTTACACTCTCTTGAGGCTTTTTTGGTTTGGAACGAAGCGCCAAAATACCTTCATGTGCACGCATTTCATCGCTTACACTTACTTATCAAACACAATGAAATTCGCAACCAAAACGCGAGCTTGCCGTTTGAAATTCCACCCAGAGTCGAAACAACGAGTAACATCCAAGCTCTTTTGGAATCTGCGGATTTGAAGAATGCGGTCAGTAAGATAACAAACGCTTTTTACAAATTTTTGTTACCGCCCTATTTCGTGTACCTACCCTCCACCAACACCATCAACCCACGATACAATGTTCGAGGACTGTATTTTGCACTTGGCGTACCTCTCGACAGGTTTATGCTTTTTAAAGCGCAACTGACAGTTGATTTGGTCGATAGGTGTAAGGGTAAACCTTATATAGGAGGTGACGATGACCTACATAGGCTATTTTGGACGGTTACCAACCTGTACGCTTTTTTTGTCAAAACCGGCGGTCAATTCCTATGGGGAAGATTCGATGACAAAAAGTTCGATTGTGCCCTACCCAGAGGTTTTTATCACGTGGGAGGAAACGAATGGCGAGCGGTCTGGTTTAAATATGAAACAGGATCTAGAGTTGTTTATAAGGTCACAAGCGAAACACTTTTGGAGGTTTTACAGATCTTCACAGAAAAATGAGATAATGAGCGATTCTGAGGTGCGTCGCATATTTGCGCATCCACTCTATATCAACTTTGATAAGGAGCCCACCGTACTCAGAACACCGCCTTCCGCATTTAGTGAGGCCACAACAGACGATGTTCTTGTTCAACTTGCGACATTGACGGCCCACGATAGGTTTAACAGGTATATTAACGTGACGCGTAGAGCTACATTGTGCTACGTGAATCGTCTCGCGCAAAGGAGCAAGGCACCTGGAAGTCAACTAGACAAACCAAATATAAGCTTACCGCTAACGCCTTCTCCTTCAGAACTTGTGCCAAAGCCGACCAAGTACACGTATAGTGATTCTGATAGCAAACCTTTGACTGATCTGACCATGCCCGCTAAACGCAAATCATGTCAAGATGGCTCGGTACCAAAGGCCAAACGAAGCCGACAGGGTGCAAGTGGTTCCACGGGGTTGCAAACATTTGAACTTTCTGATTTCGACGGGATAAACTTCGACACGGACGTTAAAACAATGAAGGACGTTGAGACATCCTTGCGAACTTATATTGCAAAAAAGCTTTTCCAGCGAAGCATTTCTGAAAAAACCGCGGAGTTGGCGGCTTATATTTTTTTGTTCCGAAAACTACCCTGCATACGTCAAATGTATCTCGATGATTTTTGTGGTCAAATCAGATATTTGCTGCAAGAGAATAGAACATCTTATACACGCTCCGTCTATATGCTGAACACCGATAAATATAATCCTTTTTTTTTGCTATGCTCTTTTAACGATTTAACTCAAAATGAAGGTATACGCGTCGTGAAGTTACCGATCGATGAGTCTGGGCTTCGGCCAGATAATGACGAGGGACAACAGAATAGTGTGTTCCTTCCTTGCTTTATGACCAACAACCCAAAAGAATTGAAAAGTGCGCTGGCTCTTTTGAATCACTCTACGCAAGTGCACGTTTATGACGCAAACAATAAAGATAATGTCAAAATTACATTCGGTAAGAAACAAAACACTTTGCAAATGGAAAACCTAAACACGCTTAAGACCGCAACGGTTAAAACGTCTGTACCCATAGTGCCGCTGTTCACGGAAAGCTCACATAGCTCGTTGATCGCAACCCTCTGCATGCCATTATCAATGACAACCAGCGAAAAATACCCTAAATTATCGCTAACCAACCAAACTGCCCACGACCGAATTTATCACTTTATGACCGCTAATAACCCGACTCTTGAAATAGACGCACCCAGTAAGTATAAAGATATTGCGTGGGCGTTTATCGCAGACAAAGCAGCCGATCGTTTATGCGTGGGCGCAACAGGGAATACCATAACGGTAAAGATTGGGGAAGAGTTGCTAAAATCAGTGGTGGAAGACGTCGACAATTGTCAATATAAAGACTTATTGGAATGCTTGGGCCTGCTTCACGTTCATAAGCCACATAATATGCTTTATGCTCATTTTGGTTGTACCGCAACACGTTTACTGTCTGAAGAAAAACAAACCGAATTAGCAAGAGCTGTTTTCAGACAACAGAATCCACTATTGGAAATTTTAGCTGCCAGCAATCCACCCAAATCAAAAAAACAAAAAGACATTAATGATTGCATTCAAACGGAGGATAATGTGGAACCCACAGAAAATATTGAGACTCAAGATGAGGGTGAAAACGTTTATTCAAAACCGCACGTTCAATATACAACACCATTTAATTGCGATGAAGACGGATCCGAGGATGAGAATTGTTACTGATGCAATTGTGTGTGTGTTCAATAAAAGTATAAATATTACATTCTGGGTCAGTTGTGTTATAGAGCTGTATAGCTTCTGAACAGGCGTTACAATATAATACAATAATTCCACCGGTATGAAACCCGCCATGCACCGAATTTGTGTGGCGATATAAATCACGTCCCGATGAAAGAGTGACGCAGCACTGCGAGCACATTACTCTTCGCATGGTTTTTCCGGACAATCCACGTGTACCACGTTTTGGAGGCATAGTGTGTCAGGGAATGTTTCTCTGATTATAGGGCTTTGATTGTTAGGATTGTAAAACCGAGTAATAATTACACCGTTTGACCTTTTACTTTCTTCTATAATCGATAGAGAGTCTTGGTTAGCATACCGATGAACTCTGCGTTGCTCTAACAGTTCTATATTTTTAACGAGGGCGCACAAAGTGTGTGGTACTCCATAGATACCGCTGAACGAAAGTCTAGCGCATGCGTCTTTAAACTCGATTTTAGCCAAAACATTTGCATGATCTGCTAGGTCCTGAATCTTAAACCTTAATTCAGTCATAGCTTCAACAACCTCATCTGATGTACATTGTAAGATTAAAGGTTCCACCGGCCCATACACAACATCAATACAGAGATCTGGGGCAAATGTACCATATAAGGTGTACCATTGGTGATCATCTTTAGAGAAGTTAAAACAATCAGAAAGAACATTGGGCGTTATTTCCATTGTTGCTCCATGCGTGAATTCTATGATAATTGAGCGATTTGAAGTCGGCATATTTAAAGTATCGACGGGTATATAAAATGTATCTTCGTTGGGTGGAAAATAATTTAGCATTTCGTTAGAGCGCTTACGAAGAGGATAGAAACTTCTGATGCGCCACCCAATTGGGGTGTAATCGCATTCGGAGTGCTTCATAACAAACATGGCCGTTTGGACGAGTTCGCCTAGCGTTAATGCAAGCGAAAGGCTTTCACAAAAACTTAAAGACGCTAAACAAGAAATAGATTTGCTGACCAGTAAAATATCTATACTTGAGGCAAGTAATCGAGAACTTGTATTGCAAAATAAATTTTACACGACGTTAACAGCAAAGAACCAAGACGTGCAAAAAACAGCGCGCGAGTTTCTCAGTAAAAGCCAGCAAGTGCGAGATTTGCAACAAAAGATTACAGCATTGGAGAAAAAACTCAGCGCGAAAGAGGCTGAATGTGGTCGTTTACTAGAGAAAAACAAAATTTATACAGACCATTTGAGCGGTAATGGCGGTGGAGTTTCTATCCAAACTGCTTTAAAAACCGTACAGACACCGACCTTTAAAGAGGTATTGGAAGAATTATTTGATATTTTTACAAGTTTAGCAGCTACGACATTGAGTAAGCGCATGCCGTTTACTGATCACTTTATACACAACGGAACGCTTAAGGAGTCATTTGAGACTCTCGTTATAAGAGCTTTACAGATGTTAGACGACGAGTGGCGTAAGGAAATACTAGAAAAGGATTACGTGGTGGGGAGCATTCAACGGCACGAAGCAAACCTACTTGAAATTAAGAAATACGAAAGTTTAGCCACCTTCGCTAATTTAATGGTGGTTTCCGTTAATCTTTTACAGGTGGTTAGCAAAACTCACTTAATTGTACGCCAGTTGGCGCTTAACACTGATGTCTTGCGTATCGCATGTCTTGATTTTTACGAGCAGTTTATTATAAATAAGAGCTACGTGAACGGCCTGATGGCAGCCTCACCATGAACTTAGAAGAATATAGTACGGCTCGCCAAAGAGCCTGGGCGTACGATGTGGTGGAACTCTTGATTTCGGAACCGGTCGATAAACATCACATATTACTACTGGCAGGCGACGCTGGCTCTGGAAAGTCAAAAACCCTATGCCTTTTGCGCGACCTACTAACTCAATTAGGCTCAGGAGACGCAATTTGTGTGACTGCAACTACGCACGCTGCAGTCGCAAGCAGTGAAGCCTGTCAACACACAGTGTATTCTGCGTTGGGCATCAACACCAATACATTACTTAGTCATGTTTGTATAACCGAGGAAGAACAGCAACGATTTACGTTCATCTACAAAAAAAGACACGCTGAATTGTTAAATCGCTTGTCGATTTTGAAATTAGAAGAACGGAAAGCACTGGAGACCTCAGCACGATATGTGGAGCCGCACGATTGTACCACTCTTTCTAACAAGTGCTGTATATGTCGGCACATAGTAAAAACCGCAACTTCAGGCTGTGGACCTCCAGCACTAAACAAGCCCGTCTTGGTGGTGGACGAATATGGAATTCTTTCGGCCTCCGACATCAATAAAATAATAATCGCTGCAGACCTTTTAAACATGGGTAAAATAATTATTATCTTGGTGGGTTCTGTGAGTCAGCTTTGCAAACCAAAAGAAACGCCTATATGGCAATCCAATTTGTTCAACGAACATTATCTGCACTCTGCTTACCTGTCTCATAATTACAGACAGTCGGGAGATAGCACATTGTCTGACTGCCTATCCGCACTTCAACACAATGTTATTTCGAAAGAGTGCGTCGAGTTGATAAACTCGAGATGCATAGTAAATAAAAGCGATGCATTAAATCCTGCCTTTATGCCCAACGCTTTGCGAATATTCAACGACAATGTGTCTCGTAATAAATACAACACCGCCATGAGTGAAGCCGCGGTGGCAAAGGGTATGGTTTTAACGGAATTACCGAGTCATCATTTGAGCGGAACAGAGGAGTATCAAACAGAAATCAAGACTCGGTACAATTTAGTGTTTAGCAGTAATAAACAACAAGTCATTTTTATCGGTGCACCAGTCTTTCTACTTAAGTACGGCGACAAGTGTGGGCGTGGTACTGTAACCGGAATATTAAAACACAAAACAACTGTACATTCCATAACCATTCGACTTGAAACCGGAGAGCCGGTGGACGTCTGTCGGTTGAATCTAAATGATCCCGGTAGAGGAAAAGCTTGCTTTTTCCCGCTGGTGACCGCAGCTGCCATTAACACATTTTCCGCTCAAGGTGCCACCTATGATTGTGAGGTTCTGTATTCTCCACCAACACAAAATTACAACGCAAGTTCGATTAAAGCCTCGGCCTATGTTGCATGCTCAAGAGTGAGGCATTCGTCTTCGCTTTTTATTTCCTGCAACTCATTTGCGAAGAATATTACAACGGAGGCATGTTTCTTCACGCCCGATCGACTGAAATTCAAGCATCTTTACGAGATGGGATACAACAGCATTTAAACGTGTGGCAAAAAGTGAATGTAGCCTCGCCACTCCTGCCCGTACCAAGTTATTTAGCAGGTGTTCGGCTCTATGAAAGCATTTATGAAGACAAATGCCCAGATTCAAGCACAGACGTAATTGTGCATTTGGAATGGTATATCGCGAAATTTGGAAACAAAGGTGTGCGCGCGAAAGCACTGCGGAAATTTGTTGCGAACACGCTTGGTTCTCCCCTCGTTCCCTACGTTCTTGCCAGATTTACGATCGATCCCCACACGCCTGGTAACATAGCGGAATCACCACTCAAACATCAACTTTCTGCCCTATTGCATCCTTTCAATGGCTTATCTGTCGGGGTTTAACGTAATATGCTGCCAATTGTCGAAAGAGTATAAGCTTCAACAATGTTCCAGACCGGGTAATTTTAAGGCCAAACCTCTCGTTTCCATACCTACCAGGCTTACCAACGGGATTTTCGTAAAACTTGCTCCGGTTAATTGCGGCTCGGAGTATCAACTCATATATCCTTCGGTTCACGGCGAACACATTAGCTTGAACGATAAAAGAGGGGACAGACTTGCAATCGTCGTGACACCAGGCAACGTGGAAGAACAAATTGAAGTGTCAACGGCCCCACAATGCAGCTACGAGCTAATCAACACCGGCAAGTTTCCGCTAATGACGAACGATGTTTTTGCTGTACACGAACCCGATAAGTTGGATCAAGAAGCACAGATGAAATGCCTGCAACAAAACGAACACGCTCAGGCGTCTCTATGCCCAAATGCTCGCGGACAATCCATGGTGAAGCTGTTGGGAGGGCTTTACGCCACAACGAGAATAAGTCCTGATTATACCACTGAGTTGAGAGAAAGGCTAAAACGAGACTTGGACATTGCATTAACGTACGAAGGCGTGCAAAACGCACCCGCACCATTGCCGTTGGACGATATACCAATGCGTACTCTTCAAACAGCGATGAATTACGTTGCTAACGCGTACGCTTTAAACGCTGCGTTACCCCGAAACAATCCTGCTATTATGGCAGTTGTCGCAGATCACTGTAATTTTTTGCGGAACGAAGCTAATGCAGTACCTGCAACAGTGGCGCAAATGAGGGATCTATTCAACATACCTGCGGTGAGAACTGCTTTTGCGATAGCAGGAGAACATCAGCTGGACATGCATCCATATCTTACATCTGACACCACTGGCATCGTTTTACAATCGATCGTCGCAAACCCAACCCCTCTTAGTCCAAATGTACCAGTTTATCATTCAAGACAAGGCACAAATTTAACCGGCAGTAGATTTTATGCTTACATGACAAAATTTAACGGCTTTTAAGAATAAATCATTTTAAAACACTATCTAAACATTTTTTGCATATGCTTCTGAAACCCTCCTGTTTCATTATCAATTTATTCCTTTGTGGGGGTAAAACTCTTTTTGTACTTATTTCGCCGGTTAAAAGCGACAACGTTAAAACATACATTGAGGAGGGAGGTGAATTGGGGTATGTTAGGGCGTACATATACCAGCTCATTTGTGCTTGATGTGTGTTATTCCGCGCAGTCCATTCGGTGGGTTTTGATCTTTGCGTGGTTTTTATCTCGAGAAGTATAACTTTCCCATCATGGGTGAGAACCAAATCTAATTCTGTTGCGCGTTGAAGATCTGAAGCGTAGCATTTTTTTAAGAGCGTGCATTTGTCACACTGGTTTAATTTTTTTTGGCAGGTGGTGACGTTTACGCTCTCGGCCGCCGCCTTCCAGCCTTTCCGTTCGAGAAATTTCACGATATTATTGGTCATCGCGTGTTTGTGTTTGTAGCCGGGTATAGTTGTTTTGCGTTTGATATCGGCGTCGATCATTGAACCCATGTGTGTGGGAATTTGGTGCCTAGAGTACATCTCTTGAAACCGTTGACGGGTCTGTATCATTCCCGAGTCTGCATCTGCTTTAAAACTCGCTAAAAGACGTAGCATTTTTTCCGGCGAGACCGGATAGCGGTGACATAATAAGCTTATACCGTTGTTTACAAAATTTTGACTGTTTTCACGATAAAGGCTCCTTAGCATACGGTATATTTCAGAGGCAACGCTTTTACCGGAAATTCGCAGTACATAGTTATTTTTCGTGTATTTAGGCGTTCTCGATTTGAGTGGAAGAGCTTTAGTGAGTCCAGCTGTTTTAACGTTGTTAACTAAAAACCCTCCATAAGCGCCAGACCGTGTTACGTGAACAGCTGGTTTTCCGGCGAGAGTTTCAAGTCCTAAAGTCGCCATGGGTGAAACAGAGCAGAAGGAATATATGAGCAAAGCAATCGGGAAACTGTTTCCGATCAATTCGAAACTCAGTTTGTTTCAAGTCGCACAACACTGTGATGTCCTAGTGAGCAACGCAGCTGTTACTAGGTTTAAATTTTACTGCATGCTCTCGTACATGTTTGGATGTTTTGTTCTGTTTGTCGGTACAGATAGCATAATTTCGTTTATCGACGCTGATAAAAAGACAGATACGGCGGCTAAAGACGAGGCCATGTATGGATATTTCGCTTTCACGGCCGCTTTTGTAGCGGTTACCACTTTTGCATTTTTCTGTGTTTTAGTGTATAGTTTCTTTTACTTGAGGAGAATGCAATCAAGACACGGCAAAAAAACGCACAACATGTTTCACATTACAATGAAGTTCCACACTCTGTATTTGATTTGCTGGGTTTTTTATTTAATGTGCGGGCTCAGAGCAATTACGGTCACTGACTGCTCGAGATCAAACCCGATTAACACAGAGTGCGCCGGTCTCCAAGCTCTAAGTGGCACTATAGGACTAATTTTTGTCGCCAGTTTTTTGCTTATCATGGTTAGTCTCAGTATCTGGGCCAAACTTTGTATACACTCCAGAGTGAACCCGACGCAGAATGATAATGCGCAAGCCCACTGGACCGTAAGCGATGAAATGCACCTGCCCAGTATGCCCGTCACAAACCTTCTTCCCGGAACTACGCGACCAAGCATGAATTTTTATAATATGAATTAAAAAAACCCAAGCATGATTTGTGAATAATATGAAAGGGAAACGCAGATGCTCACGGCGGTGGTTATCGCTAATAAAGCTTGTATAATTAATAAACTACGCAAGGTTTGGGCTGGTTTCTTTTCCGATAATTCCTTTACCGGGTAAGCCGCTTCGTGAAATTTCAACATCCTCACAATCTTCTTCAGTCACGTATTCCCCTCCGCCTTCTTCATCGTTAATTAAGGGTTTGTAGAGCTCTCCAGAGACTTCTTTGCCGCCGTAATTTCCCTCCGCCCCATATTGTAGCAGGCAGGTGAAAAGCATTATTAGCAAACACACGATCCCAAAAGAGTTCAAAACGCTAAGCACCCCAAACGTAATAGGGATATACCAACACAAGTTGGAGAGATGATACGAGACGAGCCCATCCACCACGAGTCGGTGAAAGGAAGCGGTGTGATAAGCCGATACAACGGCGCTCACCAAACCCAAGAAAATCCAAGTTAAAGATTTAACTGCACGAGAGTTTTTGTTGCGCTTGCTCCTTTGCGTTCTTTCGTCCCTATCTTTTGGGCGTCCTCTTTTTCGGAAAGTCTTTGAAACCAATTCGGCAGCCACACTCGCATGCGCATACATAATACGCACCGCCAAACATCGACCCAAGGACACAACTACACACATTATAATAAACCAGCCGGTATTTCTATAAGTGCTCTTGCTTTCAGTTAAAACAATTTCCGAAAAGTTGCCGCAGGCGAAATCATCCAAAACACCCCCACTCAATGTGACAAAAAATACCCCCAGAAGCACTAAAACGCCGTAACACAATAGCGTACAGCACAACCCCATTGTTACGACTAGACAATGATTCGATATTAATGTAGCATAGTGTCAAATCCCACCATCGTATTACGGTAATTCTTGAGCATAAGTGTCACAATTGTACTTAGGCAAAAAATACCTAAATGACACGCGATAAAATAAAATAAAAGTGGTGTACAGTACATTGGTTGAACTATTCTAGACGGATCCCAAGGTTCGACCAAAATAGTAAAATTTGTATTGATTTCAAAATTATATACTACGCCCTTGGGCACCGCAAACAAAAACACCACCGCGAATGTGATCATGAAAACCAGATTGATGGCCAGTACACCATTATGAATTTTATTGGATGCGTTTCGAGCCCGGCTCTTGAGCACCATTATATGTTCATAAACTACAAAAACGGCGCTGAGGGCCGGAGTGAGCGCGGCTAAGAACGCTAAATAACATAGATTATTTCCCCCATCCGAACACTTAAAAGTCTCGTCCCCCATTAAAAAACACTTGCCGTACATACAAAGCGAGACCAAATAAAATGCGCCGGCACACACGGCCATGCAATAAAACCATATTAAGCGCAACCGGCGTGCATGTGCCACAATCTTAGACGCAACCATTAACTCAAAGGGTTCGGTTAGAGTGTCTTGAGGGGAGGGAAGCTTTGAAAAGGAGAGTACGCCCAATATACCGTAAACATTAAGCAAGCTCCAAAACAGAAAGTTATTCTTTTTCTGGCCATTGATTCGCAGCGCGCTCACTGAAACTTCTTTCTTGGTGTCGCCTAAAGCTTCCATATAACGTTCGATGACGTTTGAGGAGCTATACGCCGCACATTTTTCTTTATGTCGTGCGAAGAGTACACTAGCGGCACCACACGTGCAAAGATGCTTACGGACACCATGGGTAACGGAACTGGCCGGTGCTGTACTTGTACTCGAAACAGAATTATCCATTTTAAAGCGAGTAATCACGGATCACGAACCGTACGAGGACTGGCTACAATGGTCTGAAACGAAGGGATTTAAGTTAGACACCATGCACTCTGGATGGTTCTCCTTACTGGAAGAAGACTACATGTTAACCGAACAAATACACAGAGCTCGGCTTAAACTTGTTGGACCATTCAAACCTGCTTTAGTACCATGTTTGAGTAGCACTGGAACTACGAGCTACTACCAGAGCTCTCAATTATTTTTTGACCCCATAAAGGGCTATTTGAAAGTGGACGTTAAAGATGCCCATATACTGCTCCCGCCCGGCTATTCAGATATGGCGGGTGAAACCCCATTCACACCAGTGGAAGGCATTTATTGTTGGAAAGTAATTTATTAATAAGGTTTATAACGATAGTAAGGTTTAACGCGCAAATGCGCCCTTTTATCAATTGTTTTCACCGCCAGCAACGCGTTGTATTTGGTATCGAGATTCTCAATAGTTGATACATCTTGAATGTCTGTAGGTAGCCACTCGTAATGTAGGTTATAAGTCCATTCACCCTTGAGCGTAAACAATAGTCCACAGTCCATCCCTAAAGGCTGTATTGCGGTTCGATATCCACGAGGTGGGTTTTTCCCCCCCAACCAATGTTGAATTGCAGAGTTTTTGTACGCCCACACAAGCGCCAAGCGAGGAAGGCGATGACCGGCTCTACTAATCTCCGAAGGATAAACAACTAAATTGATGATTGCGTGTTTTTCTGCACCGTATAACTTTATATCATCCTTATTATTAAATCTGTTTGGAACCGTAATGCAACTCATTCGGGTAAGCGCAAGTGTATTCAACCCTTTAACGGGGTCATTGTCAATCTCCATAGAATAACCCCTGTATTTGAATAAATTGCTAACAATGAATGCGTCTTCACACAGGGCTGCGATTAAACCCCAATAACCAATCACGTCGATTTCTCCGTTTTCTTTGCGCGCGCTTGCGTCTATTATGTTAACGGCCTTCTGTATATAATCTGATTGGGTCGGGTTTACTTGTGTAGTTGCCATAACCTGGTTCTCGAGGTAGGTCACGGCTCTGTTCCACGTCTTCATGATCGAAGTAATGCTGTGAACAACTCCCGTACCATTCTCGGGTATACCGTACATGGTCGAAGAGGCACTCATCGAAAATCTTTTCAAAAGTGTCATAGCACGTTGCGCAATCGGATTGACTGGCGACAGGGCATCCAAGTCTATATTATAATAAAAATCCTGGTGATTCTTGTGATTTTCTAGCTTCAAAAGCTTTGTGTTAAAGTTAATATATTGTTGGCAAAAAGGTGTACGACCGTAACGCGTCATTGTGAAAATGGGTATTCACAAGAATTTAGTTCAAGGTATGATCATGCACTCACTTATCAATCCAGAAAATGGTGCGTTTGAATTGCTCGACCAAACTGTGAACGATTACAGCGTTCTCGTTTTCGACCACACCCTAATGATGCATAAAGCGCTATGTGCGTGCGACGCGGATGTGAATTCGGTCGAAGAGCTTCGCAGCAAGTGTCTTACGTATCTTTGTCAGATGTATGGCAAATATGGGTTAAAACGCACATCAACCATCATCTTAACCGTTGATTCAATGAAATTTCCTTTGAAAGTAACTGCTCACACAAACCGTAAAAAAAACAAACTCAGCGACAGAATACACAGCGTAATAGCTCAAAAGAACTCGCTTACGGTTGAATTAATAAATACTCTACACGAAAAATTTGGGTCCGCGTTTATAGCGATCGAGGGTGTAACTACCCTAACCCCACGCTACACATATGAATGCGTTCCAGAAAACCACCCAATCGCTAATTATGTTGTGCGGAAAATCGGCACAGAAGTCGAAGCAGATCTTATACAAGTGTTTTGCGCTGTGGATATTGCAGAGAAGTTTCCGAACGAGAGCGTAGCTATGGTAGCGTTTGATAGTGATATACCTATCATTATGTCGGCGGTTTATTGTAAACAACTTGGTCATATACCATCAAATTGTCACGTAATTTTCGGCTGTCCTAAATTAGCCGTGAACATGGCGGATCACGTAAGTGGTTTGATGATAAAGATGTCGTACTTGAAGAGTTATCCGCGAGAGCGATTGCCTGGTATTCACGCCTTTAATCGACTTCTGGACGTTTTCAGCATCAAGTTTTTACCTATGCCTTACTACAAAGCCGTATCTATTTTATTCGATCAGTACGCGAAAGATGAAACGACGTTACGTAATTTCACCAAAGCGTTCGAAAAGGTTGGTTTTCGAGGGCCGGCCTTTATGTACTGCTTAACAGCCTATATGGGGGAAAACGATGCATTTATGGGTAATGTAAATTGCGTTGCTGCCTTCCAACATGCTGCTGAACAGGGAGAACTTCCACAGGATTTTGTGACTAAGCTTTCGCACAAAAAGGGCTGTCGATTATTTATGGACCTTTATCGCAATGGCATGCTTCCCTTCGGTACCCACCAGTTATACCTTAAGGCGTATTTGCGATCATACTTTGTCTTGAAACCTTGCGCTTCGTTGTCACGTGCCTCTTTCGCCGTTGTTGCTGCTGTTGTGGGGGGTTGTGATTATTCCATTCCCCTGCATAACTGCGGCACGTCTCAACTTTTAAAAATACTGTGCACGGGTGACAGACCCGATGTGAATTACGTAGCAGAGCCAAATTTGTTTACTGAAGAAGCGTTAAATAGAATATTTGTCCAACCGTCGGTTACTTTAATTGGTAAAAGCGTGGATTTTGTACCACTCTGGACCGCAATGACAAAAATTGTGCAACACGTATTGAGAGGGTGGGTAGAACCCGGATACTTTATGTCGCTCAGCAAAAGAGTTTTTGCGGGGGAAAACGATTGTTATATCCTACGAAACTATCAAATGGATTTCACGCTTACTAATGATTACTTATCGGATGTTAAGAAACGCATAAAGCGCTGTTACAATGCAAACTGTCAAAAAAAAAATAAGCGTTTGCGGCCTTACGACACAGCACGCATCCTCAAACACACATTATAACATTTATACCGGCTCCTTCAGCTTGCGGAACGTTGTCCAGCAACCGTCGGTGTGTAAAATCAACGCGGTGCACGTGAAAGTACATGTGTCGGACCCCGGTAATGAGCCCTTTGCCGTAAATGGGTTTGGATACTTAGCGAAAGAAGACAAACCTGTGACTGGTCCAACAGTTTACATCGCCAATCAAAAAGACATCACGATACCGGCAGCGTTATGTTACAGCACGGGGGGTGGAGATCCACAGTTTACTGCCGGTGACAACCAGCACAGGATCGCCGCACAATATCTCATTGGGAAGGAATCTGAATTGGTGGTTTCAGATATTCTTCTCTACAACGCAATAAACCTTAAACTGTCGTGTTTAGACACGTTGCTATTACCCGCTTTGCACGAGTTGGAACAATGCGTAAACGGAACAAAAACACTTACTACTACATGCACGTGTGGACCATGCAACGAAACCAATGTGCCCGTCGCGTGTAGTTCAGATTTTATCGCATTGCCGCTTTTCCACCCCGTCAGCTCTACTTTCTTTCAAGACAACGATTTATTCACCAGGAAGGATTATGTACAAACGGACTCCGCATTACTTAATCTATGCAGAGCGCTTTACTCGAGTGCGTTTTTGAACATAGACGAAAGCACAAAGCGCAGTAATACTGGTCATCATTTGCTCGTTCAATCATTAATCGATGTCACCATGGCTGAAGCAAAAGAAAAAAGCAGCTCCATCGATACATTCAGAGGAAGAAATCATATGCAGTTTTACCGCATTACGCAATCTGAAAAGGAAACACCTTCAATTTTTTTAATCAAAAATCAGAACACCTCTCAAGCTATAGATTTTTTGTACAACACTCAGCAAATGATTAAAACAGACCATCCGCAAGAAAAAGCAATGTGGGTGCTTTCTACGCGAGGCCTCAAAGATTTTATAAATTCACTCATTGTTTTGCGATCTAAATTAGATTTGGTGTTGATGTGTGACGATATCCCGCTGCAGTTGATATTTTGCAGCCGTACACTTGCCAAAACCCTATACTATGACTTAAGTTTAGAAATCGAATTCTTCCCAGGCGTAACAAAAGTCGATAATATGCTACCCACTCTTTATAACGCAAGTATATCACAGCAACAAGTTAACGGGTACGCTAGTCTGAGTAACACAATAATAACTTTCCCGATGGTTTATTGAAATAAAGTTGAATTAAACAATTTTTGTAGTTGAGCTTCGCTTTCTGATGTTGCGACGGGAGGGGGCGTCAATGGTTGATATTGTGCACGCTTTCGTTTGTTATTGATGCACGGTGTTTTGCGTTTCGTGAACGCAGAAATATGAATCGACTTAACAACATGTTGATAGTCAAAATGAATGGTACAATTACCTGCATTTTCCCTCTTATCAAAGCGATATCGGTCTTTAAGTTTTCGCGCGGTAAGTATGAGGAGTTCGTCGCTGGGGTTCTCTAAGCCTTTTGTGAAAGCCAAATATTCTCGAGCCGCTAAAATGTATTCGTAATCCCTTTTCAAGACCACCAAATTGGGTTTGGTGATATCGACGGAGTTTGTAGTTAAGTTTAACATCGCCAAACTGTTAACGGTTTGGTTTTTAGGTAATTGCACGTGGGGCATAAAAGGCCTTTCGTTCTCGTTTAGCTTATGACATTGTATTTCTTCGTCTAGCGACAACAAAAATTGATCCGATGAAAACTCTTTGGCGTAAATGTGCACCGCGTTTGTATCCTTGGTAAGCACGGTGTACGTAGCCACGGGCTTTGTCAATAACGACACGTCTGGACGATTACACCCGTCAAAAAACCTTTTAGGAGCGCCATAAACATATTCTTCTTTAGGACTTGAGGCGTCGGTACCCAGGTCAATAGTTTGATCTAATCGGTATGCGCATAAGCGAATACCAGAATATCTACCACATTGGACTCGATTTGACGTAGGCTCAAAGTTGACACCCAATCGTGGACACATTGTTAATAACTTCAAGATCGCGCGGTCTAGAGCGTTTAGCGGGGGTAAAGAAACTACGCAAGCCAGTTCTTTTATCTGGTCTGTTTCTATGGCAGATTTTGCAATTAGCTGTAAGATGTTTTCTAGCGCTTGTGGAAACGTAGCCAAAAGCACAGATAAAAAGGGTTCAACGGCAAAAGTTAAAGTGTGGGTGTAAGTTTTGTTCGTGCCTTGTGAAGCCAATATTTTTGATTCCATTAACAGCTTTTCCCACGGCTTCTCATTAATACCGTAGACGGTCCGAGGTATTTGTATGTGACTCAATTCATTGATGAGTTGTTTGCTCCTTTCGTTGACGAGGCTAGTCTCAATGCTAGAATAACGATCGTTGACTTCAAACGAGACACTGTTTCTATTTCCGATCAAAACACCCATTTCGACCGCCTGTTTGATTAAGCCGGTCACAAGTTTTAATGGCGCTGAGATCTCCTTTCCTAAAAGCGTGGGCATAACTTCTACGATACATCCCGGCAACAGAAGATGGTAAACGGCGGCACACTCAGCCATGAGTTCTGGCCACCCCATCTGGCTAATCGCTTGCTCTCGATCACCGTCCTTTGTCCACGGAGGAACCCAGAGATCAAACACAAAGGCAGTTGCTAAAAAACTGGCGCGATCTGTTGCCATATCTAGAATACCGGTGAAGGTTCTCGTTTTGCTAGATTGTTTCTTGTCTGCGCTGGCGTACGACGCGTATTTTTTAAAGAAGAGATATTGAGCTGCGGCAATAACAATGTCGTGCTGGGGCCTTGTGGTAAACGTTTCTTGCCTCACTAAATTTACCAGTGTACAAAACAAGTGTGTTCTAAATGTGCATCTAGTGGTCATCTCCTTCAACCCTCTCGATTCACATTCCGTCCCCATTGTTCGATCTGTATTGGTAAAATAATCTACTTTGATAGCGGGCGTCTTATTCTCAACCGACACATCGGAAACAAACACGATAGCACGATCAAGCATTGCGTCACTAAAAACACTGAAGCTGTTGCAATTCCATATCAGACCAACATTTTGAACCGCTACATTGGTTTGACAGAAGAAGGCGCTCTCTTTGTTGAATTCTGTGCGTTGAGTTGTCTCGGATATTACGATTGATTTGTCTAAAATATTTTTCACGAGACCCGGTATCGTGCTGTTTTCGTTTTTCGCCAATTTCAACATATCGGACCCCATGGCGACATCGTCAAGTACCTGCGTGTACATCAATTGTGGTTCACGCTGATATTGAAATGACCTTGCACTGAAACTTCCAATGTTGTGAACGAGATCCAGCTCACCAAACAACTCTTTTAAGATTTCTGTAGAGAATGATTTAGCGTGTCCAGGCTGCGAACAATTTATAATGGTTTGTCTGCTTATTCTCCATCTCAACGCAGTGTTAGAGATTATATAATGAAACATAACAACGGTTGCTTTTAGACGCGTCATTGCGAAGCTTTCAACGAACAGCCTTCTAATGAGAGCAGCATAGTGTCCTTTTAGGCTAACACACAACGAACTTAATGCTAGTGCTTTGACAGCACAGAAGTCGTTCAATTCAAACTGTTTACGCATACGTCCATAGAAGCGGTCAACGGTTGGATTTTCTGTCTTTATACCACTTGCGTCTAATAGCAACGTAAAGATCAATGTGTATGTTGCGGGGGAGTTGGGCGCCAAAGACTTGTCCGCGCGCAGCAACTCATTTATGTTGCTCAAATGTGGAAATATTAAGCGGAAATTGTGCTTGTTTTTGTCATCACCCGAAAGATTTTGTGTTTCGTAAGCTGTTTTATTTCGTACCAATAGCTCCGAAGCCCAAACTCTAATGCTAGCGCTCTCAATATTTTGCATGGGTGGGTAATGGTGTAGCACCAAATCTTTGTAAAGGCACGGCTTATTGATTTGTATTAAATCGCCCAGCTGATACTCAAAGGCAATGTGACGATCACCGAACGGTATGCTAGGTACCCCCAAAGGTGGTTGACGCGCTAATGCCGTCAACAGTTGGACGGCGGGTGCATGCGGATGGTTATTTGACACCAAAGAAAATATTGGGCAATTGACAATATTAGTAATCTGGAAGTGCCAAAGGGATGCCATTATGAAATTGTTACTCGCGTCGGAACCATCGTATCCACTCACGCATTCGGCTATGTCTTCAGTGGACTCATAAAAGTATTTGCTTGTTAAGTTATGGAGTTCTTTAACGCTCAAACCTTTGCTTAAAAATTCCGAAACCGCGTCTTTGCCTTGCCTGGTACTGGTCGCACCCACCAGGCCTCCGTAATGTTTAATGAGCGTCAGCTCAACCGTGGGTAGAGGAGAAGCCGTTATAAAGTTGACGTGTTTGAACATATCGGTAAGAAAACAGTCATCCGCAATCTTGTACCATAAGCCATAAAATCCAACCAATCCCATTTTCAGACAAATAATTTTTTTCACATAACTGCATATCTTTGAACGAATGTCTTTATCATTAGACGTTAAAACTTCGTTTAGGGCGGTTTGCAAATCGTTGGGGGATTCAGCTGGAAACCCACCCTCTGCTTCTTCCGACGTCGGGAACACGAACAACATAACTAGGCCATCGCACAGCGCGTTGCGTATAAATGGTTGGCATTTCACGTGTTGATCAGTCAGAACGTCAGGCTCAAGATATATGGTCAAGACCCGCCCGTTCAACGCGTGTGTCAGAAACAGCAAAATCTCTAATAGTTGCTGCTTATGTTCAGGGATATTACGGAATATTGGCAATGTGCCCGTTTTACCTTGTGTTTCCCCTCTGCTTAAAGACAGAAAGAAAATAACACTAGGTTGTCCAAACCTCACCTCGTCGAATAAAAACGAATCGGGGTTTAAGGATGGAAGGTTCATATTGGAGTTTTGTAAAAGCGGCTCTGCCGCAACAGCGCTCTATAGGCGCCGATGAGTTACTAATCATGGTGTCAAGCGTGCGGCTTCTTAAAGGTGAACAATTCTTACTGCGCGTAAGTGATACCTTGCATCCGCAAGCTTGCAAACTTTGCTATGTCCGAAATTTGAACTTCCCGGTTTTCGTGGATGTGTCGAGTTCCTATGAAGACGTTTGGGCACGCACGAACGCCGTTAATAGAATAGTGAATAAAAACGGTGGGGATTACGTGGCTGAACTCTCAATGTTCAATAGCGACACAAAAGAAATGAAACCCTACGCTATGTATATATTTAAAAATTACGATAGCGCTCAAATCGCTGCAAATAAATTAACGTTTGAACAAGGGCTGGATGTGGGTCGTTTCCAGCAAAGGTCGGATTATGACGGTAGCGTTCAGGCTCTCATGAATGGAATTCGAATCGGCTGCTATGGCATTAATCGACAATTATTTGAAACCCAAAACGTACTTTTCATAAGCCCAGCCGATTTGATTTACGATGTACACGCCGACGAACAATTTATCATGCGATCCACCGGGCTTAACGCATCGGCCAAATTACCTTTCGTAACAGCAGCCTTTGATATAGAAACTATGGTAGATAAAAGTAAGGGTGCCACCCCGACTATCACAAGTGATTTATTCAATGACGTAGGCATTTTAAAATCTGAGTATGTCCGACTCAATAATGTAATCGTGGGGAAAAACGAAAGGGGCGATCCCGTTCCAAAACCATTTGTCACAAGGGTCTCCCTACCGAAATTAGAACTAAGACCTCTGGATCACGGGGACATTAACTCAATCGCATTAGTGGTGAAGGACGCCAAGCCAAAATCAAGATATGTTTTTTACAATGGCGGATTGACCAACTGTGAGCCGGAAGCCTTTTCTGGACGATTTATTGTACCACAGACATATACCTTTATAAAATGCGAAAACGAATATGAAATGTTGAGAGCCTTTTTAAATCGGCTAATGACGGTAGACGTATTATATGTGTACAACGCAGAATTCGACGTACAGGTGGTGCAAAACAGAATAAAACACTGGGACAAACAAAATGGCGACAAAGTTCTATCGAATCTTTGGCGAGATTTTCTTTCAAAGGGTTCTTCCGTTGAACCTAAAGTAGAGCTGTTTAACAACGTTTTAATTGGTCACTATGTTAAATTACTGAAGGCCACGCATGAAGCGATCGACGAAAAAGATAAGGATGCGTTTGAATCGGCTTGCAAACTGTTTCGCAAAAACCAGACGTTTGCGCAATCTTTTCGCGTGCTTGGATTTGGAACGCACATTATTGACATCTTTAGACTCATCTACACGGAAAAGATTAAGAAAAGTTGTAAAGGACTTTCTTTGAACGCGGTTGCGTCCAGTATAATTCGACAACACAAGCCTAACAAAAACCCGTTAAAATATCAAAAGGTCGAAGACGTGTCATACTCGGTGATGGACGATTATTTCGTTGGATCGAACCCTAATAAGCTCTTTCACTACCTGATCTATAATTTAGCCGACGCGGAATTATTAATGCGGATGGAAAAAGTTCTTCAGCCAGTTGAAAAAATGATCATAAAAACACGTGCCACCATGAACATCGATTCGTTGCATTTTGGTCGTGTAAAGACTTATTTTGATAATTTTATCCAAAGTACACGCGCGGTGGAAGTACCGAAGCTCAAAGCTAGAATTGATTTAAACAGAATATGCGCCGTCAACCCCGTTAACGTCAACTGCACACTTCCCTCTCGGTATAAGACTTGGACCAGGGCAACAGACGACGAAACAGATAAATTAAAAGGAGGGTATGTTATTGCCCCAGCGATGGGATTGTCTTTTGCGGGTCAAACGCAATCTGTGGAAATTACGATGGATTTTACATCACTGTATCCATCTAACATGATTGATGTTAATGTAAGTACAGACGCCATGATAGAATATGTGGACTTTAAAAATTTTCAAAATTGGGTGGTGTATGATTGCTCGGACCTTTTAGGAGACGCAGAGTGTTATACGCTTTTGATTCAACCAAACGGATTGAAATTTCAAACCGACACAAACACCTCGGTCGGCAATTATTTGAAGCACAGAAAACACTACAAGAAATTAATGGCACAGGCCGTGAGTTCCGAAGATCGAGCATATTACAACACCATGCAGAGCGAAATGAAGATTTGTTGTAATTCGGCATATGGTGTGGCACCTTTGATTTCTCAAAAAATCATTACTGCTTTGGGACGAGAAAAATTGGAAACGGTATCGAAGGCAGCTCAAATCAGAAAAAAATTCGTGAAATACGGTGACACAGATTCTATCATGTACGTAGAATATAAGTATGAACCATTGGAGCAACCGCGAGGCGTCTCCTCAAGAGAATTATGTGCTTGGTTGACAGCAAACGTAAGCTACATGCGCAAAATTATCGAACGCGATTTAAAACAATCGGAAGATTTTAATAATTCAACAAACGAACTTTTAATGGACGCGCTAGTAAGAAAAATGCTGGTTCTGGAGAACGGAACTCAAAAACCTCTGTTGGGTCACGCTAGAGAGCAAGCGGTTAGAAAAGAGCTTCAAAACCATTCTATCACCGAGCTCTGTTTGGAGAATTACGCATCTGTGGTTTTGCGGGTTAAAAAGAAGCGGTACATGTGTCTTTATCATGAACCGGACGATGACGTAATAGGTAAATCCGATGTTAAAGTGCGAGGCACTTTAGGTAGCAAATCCTGTGCACTTGGTCCAGCAGCCAGAATAGAATCGGACACGCGTAAGATCATTATGATGGGGTACGCGGTCAGATTAAAATGTGACGACTTTGACTTTTACGAGGCTACACCGCAGGACACAATTCAAGCGGGCGATGTTATCCTGGCAGGATCGGGAGAATGGCGAACAGTGTCAACAGTACAACACGCAAACTACGGGCGCTATACCGCAGTAAAATTAATGTACGCAAACGGTTGTTCCGATTGCTACGTTTTAAAGAAAGACATAAACCTAACACATTTGATTTCTTTGGACGATCAAGAAGCGCGCCGCGTAAAGTATATGACCTGTTGTAAATTTATTAATTTTATATATTCCTCATGTTTCAACAAAGATTGGTGGTCTCTAATTGAATATAAATCTAGTGGCCAGATGTCTAAGGCTTTTACGGACCAGCGTTCGCGACTGAAATTGCCACCGACAAAATCTGGAAAAATTCCTATGATCATTTTGGATAAATCATCCCACGGTCAAAGGGTGTACAATTCAATGCAAATGAGGAAAATCGACAATTGGTTTCAACAAGATCCTATCGCAACCTTCTTCAACCGATACTTATTTTCAACAAAATCGGAGATATTGGAAAGAGACATTTTCACTTCAAGCCACTGTAGTGATATTGTGCGAACCGCTGAAAAACTATTGCAAACGTGGCAAGATACACGTCCGTGGGAAGATGAAGACAGCATTCACAGAGACGTGGTAAAAACAGTCTTATTACAAACTATTGCAGTTGACACTGGTGAAAACTTTTTAGGACTTGTTATGTTAGATTCCATCGTTCCGCAGCGTGTCACAAAGATCAATTTCAAAAAAGTTGCTTTAGATGTAGCAGCTCAAGCCGGTACATGGGTCCGTTTAATGGAAGACATGAGAACTGCAGGCAAAGCCGCTCACATCCGTGTGTATAACCAAATTCCACCAAACCTTTTACTTTACGAGCTGAAACGTAAGAGCACATCGCGTTACGATGGCGATCTTTTCCCAATCTCAAGATACATTCCAAATCAAGTGGATCTTGAAAAAGCACTCGATAAGACATGTTCTGAAGCATTCGGCGACGTGTCCAACATATTGGTTGAAATTGAAGAAGAGCGCAACGAAACAATTATTTTACACTACAAGGACAAAATGTATAAAATGTTGGGATCTGAAACCGACAGTAAACCATTAATTGCCTGCGCAAGAGCCTCTTATCTTTACACTTTATTGAAGGGAAACAAAGAGCAAGATCACACGCACTCTAAACCACCAAAGAAACAACGAATAACTTTCTAAACTTTAATTAAACTGTTTACATCGTTAAACCTTTTAACATAAATGAAAGGTACCTTTAAAGCAGATACATCATATTGTTGTGCCAATTTGTTTTCCCAATGATTATTCTTCTTGGTGCGATTTTGTTTAAATGGGTGGGATGTTCCAACTTGGAAACGGGTGCCATAATACGGTTACATTGTAAAATCTTTTCCGCAGTAATGCTTTTACCGGTTAATTTGGCTATTAGTGGAAGTATTGGAATAAATCGAAGCGAACCCGAAACCTTATGTACCGCTTTTGATGTTGCAATTATATCGGAACCATATGTGAGTTTGGCGTGTTTGAGTAACGACTGTTCATCTCTCCGCGCTTTAAAAGAAATTTCCAGCCTGCCAGGAAAAACTGCGTATATCCATTTACGATTATGACCGTCGGAAGTAACATATACATAGATTGGTTTTATTACGTGTTCGTGACCCCCTAAATATATTTTGTCTTTGGGCAAAGAGTTATAGTCAACACCTCGTTGCATTTGCGCACGCACACACCAGCAGTGATCAGATAGACGCGCACTGTTATGAGCCCAAACGTTCCAGTCGTCGTTTAGCAAAATCGCTCTATCCTCACATTTTACGGTGGAAGGCATATATTCCTGAATGCTTTCCGACACATGTTTTGCGTATTCGAAAATGGAAGGCGACGTTGTGCATGGGGTGGAGGAATTAATACAGAGCGTTGGCGTAAAATGTTGATCGTTCAGTGAAAATTCTAAATTTGGTATAGAAGGTAAATTAGCCCCACCAATCTTTGCGTTGGGAAAACATATGTTTAATCTTTCTAACAGCAAATGTGCGGAAGGTCTATTTTCGTTTAATATCATCATGTCATAAAATACAGAGATGAAGGGTTCGAAAGCTCGAGCACAAATTGTTTTGAGGGAATTGGGGTTTTGTGTAAAAACTGTGATGTCTTCAAGAAATCGTTTAATTGTTTGTTTATTGCCGTTACACCGGTGAGCGAATAGATTTTTACCCAAAATAAGTTCAATTAAGCTTACTGCGAGCGGCCAAACATCCAGGTTACTTTTAACGTAATGGTGCCCAGAGTGGTTGTAAATGAGATGACTTAGTATTTCTGGGGGTATCAAACCTGGTGTACCCGCGTACAGTTGGTCATCCCACGTGGCATGAAGAGAAAGTGCTAAATTAAGGTCACACAACATTACACGTTCTCCACTCACAAGAATGTTTTCAAGTTTAATATCTCCATGGATCACGTTAAGTTCCCTGTTCAGATAGTCAAGGCCAGTCAAAGTTTGGTAAAGCGTGCTCGCAACAAAGGAAGACGTTACTGATTTTTTTAACCCATAATCCGCTAAACACATTTCTGCTTTCTCCAGGATCGTGAAGGTACTGACTGTGTTGAGCGATAAACAAATGTAAGTGCCAAAAGATTGCACGACGTTGGGACACGTTGCAGATAGCAAGAGTTGAGCCTCGATTATATTTTGCTGTATATAATCTTTTTGAGAAAGGGCGGATTGGCAAAGTTTTACAACCCTTCCCTTGTCCTTTGTAAGACAGACTTTGCTGTTCCATTTATTTTCCGTTCTCTCGTAGAAAGCGTTTAATTCGTATTTTTCAGGCGAAACATCCGATTCTGCCCTAGACAAAATCAAAGAACGGGCCTTTCGAGGCACGTACAGTTTAAGGATGTTTGATGGAGGATAGTACCGCGTTAAATCGTATTCAATTCTACGCATTTTAGAAGAGCTTTGCTTGCATACATGCTTTCGCTTCATTGTTGCGATAACAAATGATAAAAAGGTACTGTGTCGGTACTTTTATTTTTCAATGGGCGTATCATATCATTTACCGGGTTTTGAATAAATAACTTCATCTTCTTCGTGCAGAGTTTCCAAAAGATGGGTGGCAAACTCTTCATCCTCGTTAATGGTGGGATCCCACGGCAACACCTGATATTTACGCGCACAGCATTTCTTTTGCTTGGTAGTAATATAGACAACAATAGCTATTAGTGTGCCGAATGCCAACCCTATTGCCGTAAAAAGCATAAATATTTCATTGGCGTGTAAGCTAGAGAGGTAATCACTTATAACGCTCATGGTTTGACAGTAACCGTTGTGGGCGATCTCGTGGGTAATGTAAACTGAGGCGGAGAACCGAGTGTTCGCTTTGGTTTGCAAAACTTCTGCTTTGGGATGGAATCTGCAATATTTGCGCCAAACCCTAAAGTTCTGGTATAAAAAGAAATGGGCTCTGTGAAGCCATAAATTGCAGTAACGGGTATAACGTATCCGTTACAGTTGTCGTTATTAAGTAAGAAGTCTCTTAATTTGCTGCTTGAAAGACAACCCAAGCCGTCGTCGACTGCTTCTGCGCAACTATAGATAGTGGCGTTAATGAGATCAAGCCTGGTGCAAACCTTGTTCGTATAAAGCCAATCCGAAATGGTAAATGCGGGCGGTTTCAGATCAAGCAGCGTTTTTAAAGCAGTTACGTCTACAGAAGGGGCTCGATTTTTTAAAACATCTCGTATGATTTTTTCGTTTGCGCAAACCTCGAAAAGTCGGTTTATTACCTTTGCTGTCATACATGGTGCGTCGTCGGAAACGAGTGATAAGCAATTTGCGCTGTCGGTGCAATACATATTATCAGTAAACCACTTGTTTAAAGCAAACAAATACGAATTACCCACAGAGTCGCTCGTTTGAAAGCCCACATAGGCCAAAATAATTTTTTGAAATCCTTCCATGTGGTTTGAACACGGTGCTTCGCACGGTTTTATTTGCGCCATTGTATAACCCACCAATTTCCACCGTTCTATTCCAGCGTTAATATCAGCCCTCGTTAAAGTTATACACGGACTGGTTGTTATCTGATCATTCGTTAAGGTTACTCTAACCAGAAGACTGTCGCACATCCCAAAAACTGCAAGTCCAAAGTCCAATTGCCAGTTGGCTGCATTTACTTCCGCTTTAGCATGCCGGTAATTCACGATATATGGTGGCCACTCTTCTATATTCTTTGTAACGGACTGGAAAAAATCGTCAATCAAAGCTTTATTTACCAATTTATTAATAAATGTACTCGTGGTAGAAGACATTCCATATACAGTATAATCGTGCACCAGAGGGTCGTTGATATAAGACATGATATAAGTCCAAATTAAAACCTGGCCTAAAACACACGGGGAATATATACCGCATTTATTTTGAACTTGCATGTGACACAAATTATCCGGTGATAAATAAGGGTAGCGATTTGAAGTATACGACGTTGGCGTAGCTTGTGGTGTAGGGTCGATATAAGAAGCGCAAAGTGGGTCACAATTAGCCCAAAACTTAACACAGACAAATGGACAGGTAGATTGAAGACAGCTTGGCGGACTGGTGAGTTTATAGGTGTCGTCCGTGTAAGCCATGGATACGGCTTCGCAGGGGTACAATCCGGTGTATCGCGTGAAGTTGAATAAAGACGCCATAGCTTTAAAATTAGACCGTCAGCACAATGTTAAGAGGTAAATGTTTGTGGTTTCAACAAATTGTAAAGCACTAGCTCTGACCCACCCAACAATAGACTTCCTCCGTGCATTTGCTTAACAAAAGCAAAATACACGGGATGCAACGCAAGGTTCAAAATGAGAATATAGGAAGGCACCGTTAAGATGCGTGGTGCGTAGTTGTCTTTAAGAGGGTAATTAATAATCTTGTGTTGCCCTTGTGGTCCCTTGAACATGTTCGCTATAGTTGAGAAGGGCCTAGTGAATATCTCACTTAATACCCTTTCCTTCATATCAAATCCGTAGATATATGGATAAATCAGACTACCGTACGCCAAAAAATTACTTCCGAACGAATCAGAGATGAGGGCTTTGTAATAAATGAGAGCGGTCACCAGGCGGTCAGGTGATGGCCCGCTATACGACGTTGCGCCTTCCACGCAAATCAACCGATTATATTTAATTTCCACATTAATGCCGTTCATCCACTGTGTTTCCTTTTCCACAATATATTTCCCTGCGGTTGAGCCGTAGAGTTTAAAGTAAAAATATGGAACCAAGTGAATGTCAGAAGGTGCGACATATGGCAACGTTAAAGTGTGAAATAGCTCGAGATCCCGATTCTGGCCTTCCCGAATACGCTTCTTCACATAACAGAGACCTTCGTTTGATAACATAACGTAATTGGTGAATGAAACGGCAGGATCGAGCCCGTGGGATCGCGAACACATGTAGCTGTAAGCGTTTACCCACTTTTCGATCGCGCTCACATCCTTACAGTTATCGCTAGAGCTGTTCAAACACCATTCCTCGTAACAAGTCTTCAAAGTCGTCAGGCATTCATTCCACAAACGTTTGTGCACTGCCAGAATGTGAGTGGCTTTGTCCAAAAGTTTAGAGGGTTCATAATCCGGAACATTCTTTAAAGTCATAAACTCGCGAAACTCATAATTGGGCTCGTATAAAACATCATACTGGCCAGCAGCATACAAGTCCCCCAGTTCCGTATAAGCACTACGGATGCGTTGGGATGGTGAAATAATTGCTGAAGACATAAGGGTTTGTTATTCGTAGCACGTTCAAACACGTTAAGCTAATTACGTTTAAAGACGATTCAAATGCGGGAACGTATTTGGAAGGTGCTAATGTTGTATGATACCATTCGGAAGAAGTTAGCCTAATGAGCGTTCGAACGAATCGTTCTGTGGTCGAAGAGCAAATGGACAGATGTGGATCCGGTAGCCCTCTATAGGTTCCGTTGAAATACTTCATGTATGTCTCGGCAAAGTATTTACGAATATGACCTTTTACACGCGTATCCAGACTACCCGCAGGCTGATTAACTGTACAAACGGGAAACGTTTCTCTGACAGTTTTCCGTGCATGTTTGTTGTACGCTGACACGGTTTCTCTGTCGTAAAGACACGATTCTTCTTCCGGAATAGAAGATACATTACTGCTGCTCGTAGTAGACGTGGAAGTATTTAATGAAACACCGTGATTGACGATTGACGCAGTGGAAGGTGTTTTAGCTGGAGTTGACGTGAGTGGCTCTCTTTGAGAGTTGTGCGGAACATCAAAAAATATGGGTTCGTCCTCGTATGTAAAATCGTCAAAAACAATTTGTTCTTCCAATATTTCAGACGGCTCTTCCGACGTTTCGGAAAACTCATCATCGCGGTCAGAATCATCACCCTCGGACGAGGAAAGAACTATGTCACTGTTATTGTCGTCGTCTGGGTTCATCGGGTCCTCTGCGTCGGAAGGTAAATCGGAATGCCACGCAGGCGCTTCGTATTGAACCCCAAAATCTAATGATTCGTCTTCGGATTCGTCCAGAAAGGAACGTTCATCCGCTCTAAAACCGTCAACGGTAACACGGTCTGGTGCTAAACTCTGTCGCCAACGCTGCGGCCCATCCGGTTTTAGTCTGATGTCGACAATGATACCCTTCTCCAATCTTGGATCTAGAATTGCGGCATCTGTGGTCGTCAAAGGAACTATTGGTTGCTCTAATGTACTTACTGGCATTTCATAATCTTGATCGGACCGCACTATTATTTGGTCCCTTTGCAACGTCACGAAAATATTGCTTTCGAACATAGCTATTAACGGATGGACGTTCAAATAGAGGTTTTTAAACCTCTCTCTAACAACGGTGCTACGAAAGCCTCCTTTAGGAAAATAATTGCGCGCATTATTTCGATTTACCACTAAGTGCCCAGTGGTTGTTAACCTAGCCACCCGTCCCAATTCGGCTTTACGCAGTAGTGTTATTAAGTGCATCGCGCGGTCACGGTTTGTCACTGCGGACACATCTTTTATTATCTTGTAATAAACGTTAAATAATTCGGGAGTTTCAGGGAAAGCATGAAGTAGCTCACCTATGAATTTCGTGGGTATCTGATGCTCCAAAAGGGAGAGTCCTAAAGCCAGTTGATATGACGGGGCTGTTACAATACGCGGAACGTATCTTCTACCCTCATCGTTAACTAACATTATTTCGCCCTTTTCACCTTTAAAAAGTTTATCTATGCATATGGGTGGTCGTGCGAAAAGATTGGCCAAAACCGTTTCCCTGTAACAATTTTGACTCCAATCCCTTTTCCCAAAAAGCGTACTACAAAACCTATTGGACGGATTCTGTCCCTGTGATATAGCGTTTATCATGCCACTAACAATTAGCCTGTCGGGCCTCACAGATTGTGCAACCGAAGGGTAACTGACAGTAAACTGTCCGTTCGTAGCCGTGACCGTCGTTTCATTCATCCAACGTAATTCCATTTGGATAATTCGCAAACCCAACGTTCTCCCAAAAACTTTAATATAAAAGTAGGGCACCAAGTGTATTGCGCTTGCGTGAACGTACGGAAAGGTTAAGCTTTCAAACAATAGCTTTGTTTTTTGCTCCTTATGGCTTTGCAGTAGTTGCAATTTTATTGTATCTCTAACACCCTTGAGCTCCATGCAAAAATTTCGGAATTGGGCGTCAGGTAGCGGATCCATTCTTTTCAATCTTTTGTAGGCACCTACCCATTTTTGAACCAAGAGGTCAGGTTCGCCTTCAGACGCTAATTTCCCCTTTCTTATGATCATGCATGCAATGCGCCATCTTTCAAAGCAGTTTTCTAGAAATGAAGAAGGCGCCGTAACGGTTGCACCGTATTCTTTACAGCTCCATATAATTTTTAAAATAGCTAATGCACCTTTAGGATCCTCTAATAGTTGTTCGGTACTTGAGTAATTGGGGTAAAATGGATCTTCCAATACTTTAACGATAACTTCTTCTTCGTCTAACAAAACAGCCTGATTACTCGGTCCGTTTACCCATCGAAAGTCACATAACGCCTCACTGTAAAACTGTTTAAGTTCTGAGAATTGTTCACGCTCGAATAACCTAAATTGGAGCGGGTTATCATAAAAGAGAGTCTTATACATCCTGACACATTAACATACCACAAACAAATAAATAGTGTTGTATTTTATGAACTTTATTTCTTTTAAAAGCTATTCAGAAGACTTTATAGATCAGTGTCACCTTGGGCTTCCATATACTTGCTCGACACCTGCCTGAACATGGGTTCTGTTTTGGTTGCGGGCAAAGGGATGTTAGATTTCAATTCTTCCAACGGGGCAGCGGAACGTGTAAGGTCTGCATTCGCATGTGTGAGGGGAGGTATGCCTTTTGGTGTGGGATTATTGGACCCTTTAAACTCGTTTTGAATGGCCGCGTCCATTTCACTTAAAATTCTGACCTTAGGATTGTGGGGATAGATGTTATTTTGTGAATTTAATTCTGCTTCAGGTCCCATGCCAGCGCGCCCGGTGGCGTCACTAAAATAGCACATTAAAATATTCATCGCTTCTTTAACGTGTTGCGGATTTTGAGGCGCATTACTGGGATGCATAACCTGTTGAATGGCAACCGCTTTACTTTTTTCGAGTTCTATCGAGGCGGACAAAGTTGTCATTTCATCGCGCATTTTTTCCATTTCGCTTTTATATTCGGTATTTGCCCTTTTGAGGTACGCTATGGTCTCGTGTAGTTCTTCTTCCGCTTTCCGCTTACGTTGGTCGTTGCTCAGCCTCTCAAAGGATGCAGACACTGACTGGGCGATCTTTGCGTCTAGGTCTTCAAAACTTGGCGGGGCAACAGCGGGTCCATGACTCGGGAACACAGCTGGCTGTGCGATTGGTGGTTGTTGAAATTGTTGCGGGTGAAAGTAAAACATAGGCAGTTGTTGTGCAGGGGCTGATATTGCGGGTGCCGCTTGCACTTGTGAATTAGTGGCGCTCATGGTTTGTGGTTGTGCGATAACGTTGTACGCGTCATGACCATTTATACTGCTAAAATTCTCAATGGCTTTCTGCTCGTGACACTCGATTGCTGTGTTGCCCTTATGTTTATACATAATTTTTGTTAAAGCGAATTTTTTATTGACACTTGCTTGATAATCTTCGAGAAATTGTTTCATCTCGTCTACTGTTTCAAACGGTATCAATTTTGGAAGTGATTCGTCTGGCTGGTCTCCAGAGCTTCTGTTGATCAGTTTCTTAAGGATTGGGTTATAAGGTTCGGTGTGATCTACCATATCTGCTGAGGAGGCGAGCATGACGAGTGCTTCAGCTTGTTGATCTGGCCAATAACCCATTAATTTGAGATAGTGCTCCTTATCCTTTCCCACAAAAGGAACAGAAAAACAGCCCGCACGCGCGGGCGTGACAACTGTGCTCAACTCCACTACGACATCGCTCCAGTTTAATTTATGCATCATGGTGAAACTGAAGCATCGATTTAAATCACTCGCAAAGCGAAAAAAATGGGACGCGCGACCCGTTTGACCGATCAAACACAGAGCGTTTATGCCACATTGATTACTATTATGAACGTGCCAATACAACTCAGCGGTACCCACCGGCTCACCACCATGTTCCCACAAAAGTAAAGCGGGTTTAGGGTGTGCCATATAGGACACGTCCTTAAGTTCCAAATTATATTTCCCTATTTCAGCTGCGTTCATGTCTCCTACGATTGTTGAAGAAGGATAGCTGGAAGCGTCATACGTTGAACCATTGTGTTCGTAAATGGCTGCAGTGCCCGTGTAACACATTGTGTCTGCCGTTATGTTTAGTGCGTTTAAAGCGTTGTTGTAATCGTCAATCGTATGTCCGAAACAACGCGAGCACAGCACGGGAACAAACCCGTCTTCTGACGCTTCTGGTGGAATCTCCTTAACGACCACACAAGTTGGTGAATCCCCTAGTTTGTAATCCAATATTTCCCCCCGGTTAATGTAAACGTGAAGATTTCCGTTCAGGGTCAGTCTCCGAGGCTTCGAAGTCGTCGCATTTTCTTTTCCGGCCATCATGTGATGCAATGGCAACAGATTTGAAAACAACGTGAAGCGCCGTATCTTTCCACAATAATGAATGTGCGGGTAAATACCCGAGTTCATCTAATAGTTTACCCGGTATATGATTGGCGTTTGAAAAGAGAAAACCAGTTTCTAATATCTTTGGATAGAAGTTATTGAAATTAGTTTTTTGTCTCAACTTACAAGCGTAACCCTGGAGAATTTTACACGTTTTAACAAACCTTTGCTCGTGTAAAAGACCCTTATGCGTTGCGTGTTGAAGTAGGTTAATCGGTCCACGAGACTCGGACACGCACACTGTGCAATCAACACTTTTTTTCATTTTAACCTCATGTACATCGGTCTTAAGAAAGCAAAGCTCGGATTGTTTTTCGTCTGCGCTTAAAAGGTTTTTAAAAGAAAGAGGGTAAACTACAGAGCCGGAGAGCTCGAGTCGCATATCCCCCATGTCTAAACGGGGGAAAAGAAATAACTATATGCCACCACCCCCACTTACGATGGACGAACTCCCCGAACGATTACCCGCTGAGCTTTTTGACGATTTATGTACGGAGCCCGAACCCAAAAAAAGGCGCGAAGAGGCCGGGAAACGTTCAATCTATGAGAGATGCGGAGATTTGTTTTTACAAAAAATTATTACAAACGACTATTCAATATCAGTCGATTCCTTGTCAAATAGCGAGACGTGCAGCATTTGTAAAATGTGCGTCGATGACCCTGTTAATTGGCAAAAGTATAACAAAGCGATACATAAATTACCCGACGACCAAGCGGTGGAACTCCTTAGGGGCTTTGGTGTGGTGTTGGAGAAAGGGGATTTAAAGGAACATCGAGCGCACTACAGTACTGATGTCTCAGATCTCTTAGATAAAATGCTGAAAACGGAATACGAAAATTATAGAAAATTACAAACACACACCTCTTTTACAATAGAAAGCGATGATGGGGGAGAGCCCGTGACCGTGCCCAATTTTTGCGCATTAAGTGCGTGTAACGGTCTCTCCGCCAGCATTAGGCATTTTATTAAACTCAAGACCGATCTTCAGACTCCAAAGGGTTATAGGCACAAGTAGGACAGGTTACTATTTCATTTGCACATTCGCGCGTTTCCACCACGCAAAGATCACCACATCTACAAAGGCCGTATTTATGTTTTGTTACTGTGTAAACCATTAAATTTACGCATTCGCGCTCAAGTGGAACACATATCATGGGAGATTCACAACAGCTTGATAGATAGCGTCGGTCATCTATGCAGTAGAGGTAGCCTATGTATTTTCGTTTGCTTTTATTGCATCGGGGGGTAATTGTCTTGAAGCAAGCCCGGCATCTTAGATCGGGGTCGACTGCTTTCATGGTTCGACAAAGTCCAGGACTCACGATCATTTGGCCCCAATTAAATTGAACCCAATTCAGATAAGCGTTCAAAATGTGGTACATAACACAAAATAGCTCTTCTACCGAGTCCTCAGGTGTGTGAGCCGTGAGATTTCTAATCAACCAGACCGTTTTTTCTTCTCGGTTTTGACCGCTGCACCACACCTGTTGAGTTATTAATTTAATGAGATTAAGAAATGGGTTTTTGAATTTAGGGGAAACCAAGGGCACAAGGCACAGTGGTTGCGTCATTTGCCTGCTTTTGATAATCGACTGGGCGATCATAATTTGACCGTTGTATTTTGTCACGGCTGTGTGGTCAGCGTACTGTTTCGTGTATTGGAAAAGCTGATTGTGGAACCTGTAGGATTCGCTGCTACAATATGATTTAGGTAGCAGCATTTTGATCGGTTCAATGTCGCATTCTCTTTTGATAGCCTCGTCCAACCGTTGAAAAGTTGATGCGGTGACGTCCCTGCAGAAACCCACTAGGTTATAACGTAAAAGAAAGTAATGAAACTGCTTAATGACGAGATATCGCAGCAAGAGAGGAGATCTTTTACTTATTTCACGGCCCTCGTGAGTCCAAAGTTCATCGCACTCTAAAAGATATGGATGTGCAGATGGTGTTTTTTTATCGCTCGTCAGGCTCAGCGAGATAGCTTCGCAAAGGCCGTGGTTGCGGTTAGGTGGTTTGGATATTGCTATAAGGGCAGCGGCGCATTTGACTTTAGCCAGATGAGGATTTAACCGTTGAGTGATAAACCACATATAAACCTCTGTCAATATTCCGTCGAAACACTGATCATGGAAAATATAGCCCATAACGTTAGCGATCTCAAAGAGCGACTCGGCAAATTCGGATATCGACAGAACGATGTAATACCGTGTCTCGCTCCTAACCCAAAGCTTCTCTTTTATACCCTGAACAAATCCGAAAAGACGTATTCACCGGTGTACGTGAAAACCCTTCCGTATCTTGGCGTCGAAGAATCTTTAGAGTCTGTAGAAGAGCTATTAAAACAACTATATGGTAGAATAGACGCCCTGCAACGTTCTGAAGAGTCTGACTACAAACCCGTGTGCCTATCAAAATCGCCCAATGTTCCTAAAGGCGATTTTAAAAATATTCTAGAAGAAGCCATAGCATCCATCTTCAAAAGCGCGGAACGCGTGTCATCACTGCAAGAAATATTAATAACGGTCAAAGGTGTTAATGATGAATTGGTGACGGGACTTCAAAGGGGCGAATTGTTTACAGTATATGAATTGTTGGATGAAGCCATCACCGCAATAGTGCATTTGATGAGGTTATGTCCCTGGGTAGATTTGCCGTGGAACTTGTTCAAAGCTGCGTGGGCGGGACTACAATTACCTGGTCTGAGCCGTAAAATCAACGACGGGTTGTACAAGCCTTTGGCCGCAGCTGTTTATAACGTGAATACACTTTATGACAACGGAAAGAAAACCACGCGGCACATGTTACGGATTGCTCTATTCCGTGGACATAAGGTTCAATTTGGAACGTCTTTTGCAATAGGTAGTACCTTTTTGAATCCTTCTTCCCATTCTTTCATTAATCAATTTACAACAATGGATGCGCCGCGATGTAGCACAATTGAAGCTATTTCTCACGTCACCACCGGTCCATATGCCACCAAAGAGCTACGTGAGAAGCTAGCGTACATATTGTCGAGCTCTACTCACTTTGCGGCCACATTTCAATATCTTATCGACCAAATCCCGTTCCACACTTATCCCTTGGACCAACATTTGGTTGGTGCTCTCACAACAGAAGAGGAAACGTTGAAGGCGCTTGAAAAGGTGTTTAAAACTAGAACTGCGGCCGATGTCGCTATGGTATGTAACAGAAATGGTTCGAAATTTGCCATGCCTGCCCCCCTAGTGCACATGGTGGAATTAAAATTTAGTGACAGAGAACCAACTGAATTTGGACACGTACCTAGTTTATCTGTAAATCCTCCACAAACTTGCATCGCTTTAAACTTTCGCGTGTGTGGCAACCCAACAAAATATACGGAGACGTTTGAACAAGCCGAAAGTATAAGACAGGTGATCGCTGCAGAAAAAGTGCGTCAAACGCAAGATCAATTGATTTTTACGGGCCTCTGGTCGTTTTTTAACCAAATAGAGTATACAGAGAGCGGTAACGTGTGTCACAACATCAGTAACAAATTGACACAACACATGGAGAAGACGTTCATCGGCACTGTTTTTAATGATAAACCTGGTGCTAAATCAACGGTAAAAACACAATTGGGTGGGCACGGTGCATTTGCCATGATAAATGCATGCAAAATTGCTCTTCTGTTGACGTATGGAAACGCTCTTTTAGCAGCTGCAAGGAAGGGCCTGAGAGAAAGTCTAGTTGAAACCGATTGTGATGAGCTTTATACAAGCGGGATTAACGGAAAATTATTTTGGTCTGTCGCAGATGAATTTTTGTGCCGGGTTGCGAACAATGATTTGTTTGTACAGTCAATGCTCAAAGATCAACTTAAAAAGAACGAACAGGTTTTCAGTCACGAAGACCTGATGACCAGACCAAACAATGTGCGCGCACCCATGATTTTAAGAAAATGGGACGCCGCACCCCAATTTAACGAAAAAAACTACAATTGGCTAACTCAAAAACATTTGTCCAATTGTCCGGAAAATATGAGCCGTTTTGCAAAAGAAGTGCTAAGCCATTCAACCATTAGGGCCGATATTGTGAACTTTATGAAAACAACTCCCGGATTTATTTATTTACGGCCTCTGTATTACAACATCTTCAATACGGAAATACAACAGCTCGACATGTCTCAACACTGTTACAGGAACGCGCCATTATCGTGTAATGTGAAATGTAGTTATTTTATTGGTGCACAAGGAGACGTTTGCAAGTTACAATGTGCTATACATTTCAGTACGACCGTGCGGAAAATACCGAACTATATCATTCAGATTGAGTCGTTGGGGTACATTTACAAATTGGCCGCTTATTCACAGAATAGTACCAGCACACTACAACCGTGCGATAACGAACGCGTTGGTAAATTTATAAAAGTCATATCGGATACCAGACTGGGATGTCCAGTGCCCATAAGTCTTTTAAATGATAATAATTTTACAAAAAAAGCCTTTGATATGTGTACGGCAAAGCTAGAAGAACTTGGCTTTGAAATTGAGCATGATCAAAGCCCTCAATATTATGAAAATGACGATGTGGAAGACTGTTTGGAAAAGGTGGACGAAGGTGAAAGCCTAATCACAGAAAAAGCTCAATCATCTTCTATAAAGAAGCGTTTACAAGGCGTTTACGACTTACCCCAAGAAAAACGATTCAGAAACGATGAAGAGTTAGGTGTTGAAAAAACATGGTTTTAATGAAACGTAACATAATAATGCGCACGCAACGTAATTTACTAGTGTGCTGTGATTTGAATTAACACTATAGGTTTGTTCGCTTGCTGTAATCGATGATTTAATAGCGAATGAGTTTCTTTGAAGATAAACCGATATGACGTGATGTCTTTGGTGAAGGTTTTTAGAAATCACCAATCTATATAATTGAAGCAATTGTTCTGCGTGGTTTAATAAAATTTGTGATAAATAATTAGTTGAAGTGTTTTCATTTACTGTAACAAAGGAACATTTTAAAGCATTATCCAACCAATGATGATGTAATTCGGAAACACTGTACCAATTGCAGACGGTGGGAACACCATTTGAAAGATCAAGAAGTTGTTGACACAAAGCTTCTTCTTTTAATTGCTTTAAATTTAGAAAGGGAGAAATGAAGCAGTCTGGCGCAAATAATTGTAATAAACGTGATGTGTGGGCTTTGTTTGCAGCTGCTTCTGCACCCTCTGTCAATCCATTACTCCTCATCCAGTTTTCTAATCTTAACCAAGCGTCGCAGTCTTTGATCGAGAGACTTTCCGCATACGTTGCCTTCGATTTACATTGCTTGAGCTTCAGCTGAATAAGTGCTGCCGGAACGATTTTTAGTGTTATAACGTTGTTTCCTACGATGACGGCGAAGGCATCGTCGGACAAAACCTGAAATTCTTTCATGACTTTAAGCGTGTATGTTCCAGTCACGCCTTTGTGTATTAATTTGGCCTTTATCTTACCGTTTGGGACCTTCCAAGGATTAGTGGGCAGAAACGTTTTATAGTGCGCAACCAAAGTGTCAAGGTGATCTAGAATCATGGCGCGTCCGTTAAATTCCAGATATTGGTTACAGATGTGGAAGGGCGTTAAAGAGGAAGACTACGTGAACCGCTTTTTTGTTGCGGTAACAGCAACAAATTCTCTTTTGGCGGACCAAGAAAGACAAATCGTTACGGATTGGACAAATTTAGTATTTAAAAAGCCCGATTGTGCCAAATATGCGTGTCTCGCGCTGGAAAATTACTTAGTTTCGGGAGTTTTCATAGACGTTTCTAATTTTTTGAACGGATTACCAGGCGCACCCGCTCAGAATGACGTTTACTCTAGGGGGTTGCTAGAATGTGTGAGCTATAACGCTAATGAAATAAGCAGGTTACTAGGCGTACTGGCTGGGGTGCACGTTACAAAGAGTAGAGGGTTAGTGGCATACCTAATGTTAAATAACAACAAGGACATCACTCTTATGACGGAGGCCGAAGTGAGAGATTACACCCGACGTATGAGAACGTGCGCAGAGGATCTGGTTTCGTGCATGATAGACGCCGAAATTCCTCTGTTACGTAAACTATGTCGATTCATAGGTAGTGTTTTCCCCGAATGGCAAAGTATTGGCGATCAACTGCTAAGGTCCCAAACGTCCGGTTTGAGGAACACTGGAGACGTTCGTGCACTCTTAGGCGTTGCTATCGAAGTGGAACGTAAACTCGATGGGGTGCTGCAAGCTTTTGACGATTGCTTTACTGATTTACCGAAAGCGAAACTACCGATTACCTATGACACGAACTCGGTATCTCTCATTGATTGCCTACCCATTTGGTTCGAGCGCTTGAAAACAAACACTTCGTTTGTGGGCCAGTTCAAAGACTTTATTAGGGATCGCTATGAAGAATTGGAATGCCAGAGACTAGTGACCGAAATTCAATTCAGCGGCGGTCAAGCTAGGGCAGGGCTAGTTAGTACATTGAAAGGAATTTTGAAAATTAGATGCGTGGATGGTGATTACAACGACGCATACAAATGCATTCCCGACTGGCTGCGGGAAGAATTACGACAAAGCACCACCGTTAATTTGCCACAGGGACGCCATTACGAGGAAGTGGAGCGTGTGGTAGCTATGCTGGAATACATTACTGCGCAACCTACGGTCAGGCAAGACTCGTTTAACACCTACCTTTCACGGAGGGTTATTCCTCAGTACGATTCGCTGCGACCATTACAAGTCACGCATCCCACACCTCAGTATCTAGGGGTGATACCAAATAACGGCTATATGATGCAGGGTAGGTTGGAAAGGCCCGTAGAGCGTTTCAATACAAGAATTCTGGAAAAAACCATTACCGACGATCCAGTTGTTCAAGCGGAGAACAAACGGTTAACGGACAAAAGCAAACAAGACGATTTAACACTTCAACAGCAGTCTGTCGAAATAACAAACTTACAAAACGACCAACGCATTTTACGAGATAGGATCAAAACCCTAACGCAGGACCAAACACAACTTAATGCTCTGAACAGTGTCTTGCGTAATACGTCTACCGTTGACCCAAATGAAATGGCCTTAGCCATACAAAGTCAGTATCAAACGAATGATGTAATCGAGCTCGTCAACAAATTGTCGACCAGTTGGATGACTCCATTCTTCGTACCCGACCATATGAAACGCAACGTGCGTTGGATAGTGGATCAAATTAGAAAAGTGTGCGCTAAGGCCGAGGAATTACAAATCGCCGCGGAGCTAAATGGTGTTCAAACGAACAACGTTGCAGATATCGTAACTTTTCACAATACTACATACGCACCAGACTTCAACAAAAAACTGATCAAAGAATTCATCGATAACTCAAATGAGCAATTTCACAGCAAATTTACATCTACCGATGAAGCGGGCAAGCACATTATCGGCGAATATCCTTCCCCCGATGATTACACTAACGTAATTAAATCAATATTGATAGCGGGACAAAATACCGACCACGACAAACTGGCGGTTGCATTGAAGGATGCTTTAGCAAACCACATTCCCAGTCTCATAAATAAGTTGGCAGACCAAGATGTTGCAAGCACAATAGCAAGAATGGAAACGGAAATTGATGAGCACAAAGAAACTGTTGAGGCGCACGTTAGTGACCTAGTGACTGAACGTGCGGAAATAAAAAAATTGAAAGAGGAAATCATATCTTTAAAATTAGACCTAGAAAAAGAACGCCAGAATGGTACTGAGTTAGATAATTCACTAAGGGCTGAACGATTATCTAACGTGACAGCTCAAGTGGAAATACAAAAAATTACCGGTAAATTTCAAGAAACGGAAAGAACGCTTAACGAGCACATTACCGGCATCAACGTTGTGGAAAACTATACAGCTGCCTTAATTGGATTGGTAGACGAGGAGGCAGACGCAATCAGCCAAATGAGCTCGGCCCTGTCAATTTCTCTTACCGACAACCTATTTAAATTGAGAAAATGTATCGCAAACCTCCATGATAAATACGCGAAAGCTGAAGAACACAAAATTAAGAAAGCTTTACAAGACAATGGACAGTCCTTACCAGTCAACTCACAAGTTGAATTATTGAAAAAATGGCTTGAAGCAGCCAAAAACCTTAACAACGATTCCGAAAGTCTTAAAACTTCCCAACGTGTTTTAGCAGGCACAATGAAAACCCTTGAAGAAGATCTCACGAAAGACGCTGACATGAATGTGGTTGTCGGTACAATTAAGACAACCTTAGCCAATTACGGTGCGCGTACAGCAACTGAAAAAATTAACGAAGAATTCACTGCATTTTTGCAGTATATTAAAAATGTGCAGAAATATAAGCAGTCGGCCACTAGAAAGGTGAGGACTGAAATCGAAGACTACGGCAATGCTTTAGTCTCTAAGCCTAGCGTAATAGGATCCTGCGTTAAGGAGATAGATGAAATTATCGAAACTCAACCAAGGGTTGAACTGAGCGTAGGTACCATAACCCAATTTATAGAAGAATACACTGCGTCCCTACTGGACGAAGACGACGTTGGAAAAACTGTCGCTAAAACAAAAACCGAAAGTGTTCTCAAAGAGAGCGTGGAAGGCATTAAGTTTATTAGCGCTATCAATCAATTAGAAAATGCTCGCGCGACTGAAGTTAGCACTCTTACGAACAAAATGATTACTTTACGAGAGAAGTTTTCCAACCTTATGAGTAGGGACATAATAGATGAGTTGATATCTTATGCGAGAAGCCTCACCGAACTCAAAATGGCAACGATCGAAGGTAAACCAATTGAGGATCTTGACACTAAGTTGAACACGGCCTCTAAGGCATTGAGTGTAAAACTTGGAGCGCAGAACGAGCTGCTCGAAGTCATGAGCGGAATGCTTGTTGCTTTGGCAAACCCCACCGTCCATCTCAATTTAGCTTCAGATTTAGTAAGGGCGAGAATAAGAAAATTAGACCTCAATATTTCATCCGACGATCAGGAGGAAATACATTCATACGAGCAAGAATTACGGGGTTTAGCGCCCAACACCACACTTTTTACCCAACTTGATGAAGTGTTCAAGCTAATAACAGACAAGACAGACGAGGTAACAAAAATACAAGATCGATTAACTGAAACAATCAACAAAACCGACCACACGCTAAAGGGTCTGAAAACGAAAATGGAGAACGAAAATCGAAACGCCCACCAACGACGTGCCGATCTCGAAATCACACACAGCCAAGAAATTAACCAACTTAAAGCACAATACTTGGCAATAATAGACGAGCTAAATGGAAAAATCGCTTTGCAAAACCAGCAAGAAGGCATTAGCTCGGCACAGGCAAAAGTGGTAGAATTATTAAACATCTATAAGGCAACAGAATGTGCCGAGTGGGATAATATCCGTAACGATACGCTCAAGAATCTGAAAGTTGATATTGGGGAGGCGTACGTTGATGAACTGTTAAAGATAATAAATGAAATCGCAGAATGTAATATCAGAGACGTTTCTGTAACGAAAATAGAGTGTGTGGATTATCTAAGAGCTTATTTAGATCATTTGAAAGATCCGTTGGATGAAGAGAAGAATAAGGGCTTTGAAACTGCTCGGTTACCCTTCCAGGATGTGAATGGGAAGCGGTTTGAGAATTCAGTGGACGCTTTGACAATGTACTTTCGGAAAGAACCTCAAACGATTGATTTGATATCAAATCTGACATCGTATTGTACTGCGTACGTGAATCTAATCCAATCGCGGAGTCACGAAACAGAAAAAATTTTAAGCCACGAAGAAAACAAATTAAAAACGCTCAAAGACGGTAAAATCATAACAGAAATGATTACAAAGCTTGCACAAGCAATTAAAAGGCACACACCTGCCTCTGAACGCTCAATGTCACCCAGCAATATATTTCCTCCCTCAAATGGCGAACCACGCGTAAATGAACAAACCGACTTATGTGTGAGATACGTCGATGATTTAATTGCGTACATCCAAAATCTGGATACCGACCGCTTTGTCGAAACGGGTCAAACGATGTCTTCTGTTAGGGGTTTGCTTACTCAGTCTGAGTGGGGTGTTAGCTACTATAATAAAATAACGGAATTGAAAATAGTCATAGAAACCACGCAAACTCGATTGCTAGAAGAATATCTCAATAGCATGCACGATCTTCTTATGAATCGGGGTTTAGCGTCAAAACACACAGAAATATGCGACAAACTACAGCTTTCACTTTCTGGGGAACGGTTAATTAGTTTAGCAAACTCAATCCATGAAATAGCTTCGAATCGAGCATCGGAACCCATAATTGCTAATTTAATTAAATACATGCAATTAATTATTGCCGCAAAAACAGATGCTATAGCGTCCGCTGACTTTGAATATATCAAAAATAGCATTGAGCAAACAAAAAAGGGGAAGACATTAACACAAATGATTTCTCGGTTACTTGTGGTGGGTGGATTTCAGAGCACAACGCCTGAGCTTATTCAACCTTTGCCTGCAATGCAGCAGCTTGAAGACCGATGGCAACAACTGCTAAAACCCAATTTTGAAGAAATCTATAACATGAAACCACGCAAAGGCTCGAGTATCGATCAAAATAACGATCTCTTAGCGGATTACATTGCGGTGCGAGACGGATATACTGAAACGGTCCATGAGGAGGCGCGTAAAAAATTATGCTTAGCCCTATCAGACATTGGAATGCTTGAAGACACCCATACCGATCAATCATTATTGGGGCTAGCTGATTCAATCGTAACTATTTTCAAAAATTTCAAAAGTATTTTGGAACAGCTCGTGAAGAACGAAATAAGAGAAGATGGAACACAAAAGATCACTATCACTTACTTGACAGACATGTGGTTCAGCAACGCACGAAATGTTTTCCAACTGGCCTTAAAATCGTATAAAGAGACCCAGGATGCAAAAACGGAAGTTGCTTTGCTACAATGTGTTTTACATAAACACATGATTACTTCTGAAACCCTCCCTAACCCCACACAGCCTCGGCTGAGGGACACGGAACTCTGCAACTACAACGCTTTGCTCCAAGATAGAATTGTGGTTTTACAAAAAGCCTTTAAAGACATGATATCGCTTAACACAAAAATGTGGGAACTTAAACCTAATGAAGCGAATGTAACAACCATGTATAATCTCGAAAGAGAAAACATAGTTCTCAGGGATCGCATTCATTCACTAGTTAATCAGATGGACAAAAATAATCTTGCGCTAGAACCCGGTGATTTGGTTGAGCGTCTGTGTTCTGCGTTGCGCTTTTATCAGGAATTAAGTGAGAAGAGCCCGCAAATGATTAGCGATAGCAACGATATATTTGACGAGTGCAGTGGAAGTATAGCCGCCTTTCGCGACGCTTCCCTTATGTACCAAACCCAGAAAACTGTACTCGCTACTCTAATGAACGGTTTCACGAATGACCCTTCAACGGCATCGACAGTTGCGTCTTTGCGGCGAGAGATTGGAAACGTCCAACAATTCTATAAAGCCTGCTTTAGTCTGTACCCTGATGTTGCAAAACAGTGTTCCTATTTGAAAGAACTTCATCAGCAGCAAATAACGTTGGACGACGAATCGTTTTTTGCTACTCAAGCAAAAATCTTGACTGACACGACAGAGTCCTTTACATATAATTTAAATGAAATAAAGACCGTAATGGACGAATATAAATCAAAAATGACGGACCCAGCTGATACTCAGGCGTTTATTGCCTTGCAAGGACACTGCGACACACTCTTCAACGATTATTCAAATATCAAACAGTTTTTAAAATCAGCATTAATGAGCACAAATCATCTAACTATACTTTTGCACGATATACGTGCGGAAATGACCAACTTCAATTTAGCCGACGAAAATTTTACCGAGTACGCGAAAATTTTGTTAATGCAGGATGGCACACCGTCCAAAAATTACGGTTACGAAACTCTCTTTACAGACATGGATTTTGATAAATTTAATACCGTACAAGATTCCAATAAAGTACGTCTCCAGACACTGAATGATTTTCTTGAGCAAGAAGGTGGAAGCGAAAATGAAAAGGCCGCACTTAATGAACTTCAACGGTCAATGTCGGGCACCGCTGGTCGCTTCCAACGCCAATACAAAAGTATTATAGGTAAAACCATAGAATGTCAACGACACGGCATGCGAAGTCGTCTGTACAGCGTAGGATACGAAATGCTACGGATGGCACTAGAAAAATCGAAGCATGAGCAAACATGTTTAAAGGACACCATTTTAATACTGAGACACCGATTGGCAAATGTCGAGCAATATAATCGGTCCTCTCTAGAAGAAATTTATCAACTGAAAAAACGTTTGATAACGGCAGATCCACAATTCTCGTGTCCCGAGCACGTTTATAAATATGTAAAAGTTAACGTTGATGACTTAATTGAAAAGGTAAAGGCAAATGACGCAGAAGGAATCGCAAACGTTCATTCCCTTTTGAAAACATTTGATCTCTCGCTAAGTGATTCAGACGATATAGCACAAGAGCGTTTAAACCTACTAGAAGAAAAGCTTTCGTTGACGTCCAAGGTGCACACGTTAAATCAAAATGTTTCTGACCTAAACGAAAAGCTATCACTTGAAGAATCTCGTAATAGAAATGAAATTAAAGCGTTCAAGGAGGACCTGACGTCTTTACTCGCTATAACAAAAACGTGTATGTTTGTTATATCCGGTTTTGTTCCTCAAATAACGGCTCTGAAACACGAGTTGGAAGCTACAAACGATTCACGTTTTGAAAGTTATTTTAATAACCTGGCGAATTTTAATTTTTCGGACGCTTTAATATACGATCATATAATAGCAGATATTAATGTACCGGTATTTACAAATACGGATTACGTTACTTTGTGTTCTAGCGTCGGTCCTCTTATCGCAAGTCTTTCTGAAACTATTTTACTAACAAACGGAGGCCACACAGAAATTGTGGTGCGTCAATCACCCATCGTGAACACTGATTATTATAAGGTGTTGACTAGCAGACTCTCTACAGAAAACAATTTATTACGGTCATTGCTTTTTGGTTTACACTCGTACGTCGATAATATATTTAACGATTACAAAGAGGCACTTGAACGGCTGGCCCTAACTGAGGCGTTGGATGTGAACTATCAGCGCCTGCTCTCAAAAGCACTGTCGATCGTGCAAGCCTTCGGAAAAACCGGGGATCGAAGCTTGGGAGAGCTCAATGTAGTGCCCGAAACGGTCATAGAAAATATAGTGGCTTCTGCACACGTTTGTATAAAGCCCCCATTGTGTTGGCCGTCGATTGATCGAATTAACGAAATTCGAAATAAAATCGCAAACGCGTTGCGATCTGATGTACCCAGTAATTTAAAATTTAAACTGATGAAATCGCTTCAAGACTCCTGGATGCCTCCCATTCCCGCCCTACTAACTCCATCTCAACCCCAGTCTGAACCGTCAAGCCCCAATATTGATTTTCGCACGAATGAATTTTTCTACGATAGAGAATTTAATCAACCCGATCTTTACACTAAAACGCCTCTTTATAACCGCACTACGCAAGGTTTGGCCTTCGAAACCCCATTATATGCCAACTTAAGCAATAATCTTGCCTGGAACGTTAGCGGAATTGATAATGACGTTGAGCAATATGATCGACAAATAGATGACGCTGGTCTTGAGTTTAGTGATTTCAACTTAAATAAAAATAGCCTTTCATACCAAAAACCAACTTATGGCACCCAAGAAAAGATAAGAGAAACATTGTCTTCGTTTTTTAATCCCCGCGAAAACGAGAACGTGGACCAGGAAACCATTATGAGGCTTCCTGTGGAAGAAGTTTTAAATCAAGCCGAAATAGTAATCGGCAAATACCAAAACTCAAAAGACGGCATACTAGGCAAGCTTACCGAGGGTAAGCAAAGGAGTGGGGATACCGTGGTAAGGAAGCCACGTGGCTCTTCCTTAGATTCTTCACTTCAGAACACCAATTTTGAAAGCGATGTGTTCTCCAAAAGGAGCCAAACCTCTTTTGCAAGGGACGACGTTTGGTTAAACAGTTACGGAAAGGCTTCCAATTTTAAACCTTCATCCCCTAGAAGTACGCCACACCCGTTGTCTGTATTAAAAAACTTGAAAACAACCGAGGATTTAAAGACAAAAACAAAACATACAACACGAACAAATAAACGCAAAGCAAGAAAGATGAAAGCACAGCTCATTGAAAATATAGATCGCATAAGCGATTATGCTGTTAAACTAAAAACACCCGAGAAACCAAACTATGCCACGGCTTTTACTAAAACTTCAAGCGCTGTAAGGCCTTTAGTGTCAGCTAAAGGCTTTAAATCAACCAGTATAACCTCCGTGGACAACGGAAAAACATCAGAAGATAAAGTAGCGGATTACTCTTTGGACACCGAGTTATTAGTGGCGGAAGAAGAGCAAACAGAAAGCGATGTGCCCGCGGTAGAAGAAGCATCAGAAAGCGAAGAAAACGCGGTAGAAGTACAGCAAACCGAAAGCGAAGAAAACGCGGTAGAAGAAGAATCAGAAAGCCAAGCAATAGTGTCATCAGATGAGGACACAGAAACTGACGAAAGCTCTTCCGATGAAGAAAGCGACGCAAACGATGACAACGATTCTGATGGTGATGATGATGACGACCAAGATAATAAACCATCCGGGCAGGATTCATTAGAACCCTCTCAACCGGACAGTCCAAGCGATCCACCACGTCCACTAACTGGAGATGGGCACACACCGCATACACAATCACCACAAAACGATGCAGCTGAGCCACCTACTGACCAGCCGGCTCAAGATGCTCTTGCCCTTTCACCCTCGAATGTGCAAAACAATGAAGAGTATATCTCTCCCACACACTCTATTGAAAAAGAATTGCCAGCCACCATTATTGACTGTACTCTGGAAACTAAAGACCAAAACGTAAGCACCATCCGAAGCACAAAGAAAAGTAAGCATAACCGTAAAAAAGGAAATCGAACACGATCTGTTGAGAACACCTTTTCCTTACCGGGTGATGGCGTGGAATTGCAGACAGAAAGCGACACAAGTAATGACGTCAAATCGTTGGGTTTTAAACAACAAGTAACGCTTGAGACGGAAACGTATAATACTACAATCGCTGGTAATGTAGCCAGTGAAACCGTTATAACCATGATGAATGATAAGCAAACTATAAACGTTAAAACCGTCGTTTTAGCCGACGCGGTAAAAGACAGCTCATTAGAAGATTTGCTTCAAGATTGTTCCCTAAATGAAGTGTTAGAAGATAATGAAATAGAACCTGAAGCATTCGGGGACACGAAATCCATATTAGATGTCACAACAGATATTGTGAGAAACGCATCGAAAGATTCGGTTGAAGGTCTTACTCGATTAGAAACTAGTCCCGCTCTAGACCTGTGTGCTTTGATCCAAACCGGTACCACCAATGCTTTTTTTAATACCCCACCCATGTCCCCACCGTCCGTACGAATTACTAGGGATGAGGAACACAATACTAAATACGTTAAATTAATTTCTACCGCTAGCGGTTCACATACCGAACCTTACGAAAATGAACTCTCTGAAAGTTTCTCGAATGCAAATGTATCGCAGGATGATATTTTCGCAGACCTTCTTAACAAGTATCAGGTTGAAATAGACTCGCCACTAGACGTCAGACGGATTGGTAATGCTGTGCATGCTCTAGCAACTATTGTGAGGGATGGCCAGGCTGCCTACAATGGTCTCGACCAAAAAACCGATAAAACATTTTACCGTGCCATCGAATTGATTTGCGCAGATATTTCATATTACGCGGCCGTAATGTATAAAATGTACGTGTACCTGAACAAAATAATCAAAGAGAGAACAACCCAAAAAGCGGTGGCAGAACACACCCCTAAAATCGTATTCGCGATCATTTATCTTGATATGGGGCTGAGTCCCCATTGGGACGCGTTTTATACTTTCATTCAATACGTACACAGCGAGTTATGCCAAAATAAAACCGACCACCCAGATCACTTACGTAAAGAAGCCGTGGTTGCTAAAGATGAAACCAAACTCTTAATGGGTGATCTAAAAGAAAAAGCTTCAACATTCTATAAGAAGCTTAAAAGGATAAGTGATCTTATAGGTATCGATAGAGACTTTTGTCAAGTTTACCGCGCTCAATCTGGTTTGGCTTATAAACCCTCGTATTTTGAAAGTTTGTATTTTAAAGAGACGGACAGGCCCTTAATTCCACAAAGCGTTCCAATGAAAACAATAGAAAAGGATGAAGAGGTGGTCGTGGTACGTAGGAAGGTTAGAGACATTCAGCAAATGCCGTCCGATCAATACGAGGATACCACACTAAAAACGTATGGTCGTACACTTCTCAACGGCCTACTCAGACTGCAAAAACTGAGAATGCTAGGTAATCCGGTATTAAAAAAGACAATGGAAGAAACATCCTCGCTTATACATGAGCCTGGCGATGAACACCATATGCAATTGTACGATTCAGAGTCCAGCGGTGAAAACACCGTCGTCACGATGGATAGGTTGAACAGGTCCATTCAATCAATCGGGGTAACATTATTGACGGTCTCGGAATTAAGCAACAAACAAGTTCAAGTTGCCAATCTAGTGAAGCATGTTGGATTGCTTCATGTCTTGGTCAATTTGATACTGAGCAACGATTACGACAGTGATTTACGCTTAAAAGAAAAGTTAGATGACCTCTTCGCCGATCTTGAGGAATGGAACGATACCTATGATGGTGTAATAAACGAATATTTTGAGTGCATGGGCGATAGTCTGCATAACCCCCCAGATGTTAGTGTTTATTATTTAACCGCGTGCTATGTGCAACAGGTGACAGTTCTTCATAAAGCCATCCGTCGCTATACTGCCGCCATGATATTATTTAACGGGAAAGTTCAAAAACCACAAAAGATTCGATACTTTCCTTTTATGGGTAAAGCCTTTGACCAATTGTTTGTCTATATGTCGACATGGAACCCTACAACTGTCACTCAGAAATCAGGCCAAATTAACCTAATGCAGCAAAATGCCGACGACGAAGCAGACGTGTTTATTATGAATGGCAAGGAAACATTTATTCGTATAGAGGCGCCCAGTGGAAAAAGTGAAAAAATCTATTGCCACACAAAACCCGATGAAGCCTTAAAGAGTAAAAGTAGTCTAATGACGCTCTGCCAAGAATTAAACACATTAGCTTGTAATTTTATGAACATATATGAAAGTGTGCGGGCGATGGAGGCTGCTGCTTGTGTGCTTCTTAAAAAAATGATTCGCGCAAAGGACGATGAGGTTTTATTGAATAACACCCACGTCGAGATCTTAAAACTTTTATACGTTTTTGAAAATCTACAACCAAGGACACGTTCGTATTTTACTTTCGCGCTGAAATTTGAAAATGTTAGTACACAAATAGAAAAGGTCATTAAAAAGCAAAAAATCCAGTTTGAATCTGACGATGAAGAGGATTCCGATGAGGAAGACGATTACGAACCTGTTGATCAACAGTTTTTTAACCCCATTTTGTTGGGGGTTCAAACCACAAAATTTAAAGCTGCTTGCGCAGTTGCAAATGCCGCTAACTCCGGTCGTTTACACCTCATAATGTCTTATTTGTTCAAAAATTTGCCCCACAATATGAAATCACAGTTAACTGTCGTGGGGGCAGCGACGGAAGGTTTACAAAACGCTAAACACGACAAAAGGCTACTCAAAGTACTATCCGACGGTATTACACATAGTTACACCCAACCAGCCTCCCCCTTAAATTCAACAGACGCCATCAACAAACAAAAATGGGCACGTTTACGAAATAATGCCTCAGCATACGCGCGAATGAAAGGTATTAGGTGCACGAGCGGCATGAGTGCTGACGATACTCCTTACAACAGCTCAAAAGTGCGTTGCTTATGTGAATCGAAGAGAACATTTTACGCTAAATTAAATATTTTCAACTCAGCTGAAAAAATGATCATGTTACCATGTACTGTGGAAATCATGTCATTCCTGTATACTATGGTGGAAAGCATTTTAGGTTTTAGAGGGAGGAATTATTTTACTGATAAAAAAATTAAGAAAAAGCTAGCATTCTTCAATGACTTTATGGTGCCTCTAAACGCAGATCAAATGGAATCGTATAACCCAACTATATTTTTTTACGCTTGCGAAGCACCGAGCCAGAGCGCGAGTGAAACACGTAGAGATAAGATTAGCAACGAGAAAAAGTTAGCGAAACATTTGGATAGACGACGAATGTATGCAGGTCGCATCATAGAATTAGAAATTAGTAAAAAGGGAATTACATCTCCAGAAACTATACACTATGACGTTGACGGGATTGTCCGCATTGCGTGCAACGAGGACGCAGTCAGCCAAGAAAAGGCGCTCCTGTACGGTGTAATTCTAATGCATATTAACAAAGACTGGTTACCATATTTTTTGTTCCGTGACAATAATGGCGTTGCGGAAGCGATATTTAATGACTCATGGTTCAGTACCCCAGAGACAGCTCCCGCCGGCGAGGAAGCGAGTAAGCTGGTTGAAGAAGTCGTGCTTAAAAACGCGATATATGGACCGGATTATATTAATCATCCGGAAATAGCAAACACGCTTTACCTTTACAAAAACAAGGCTAATATGTATTATAGACGGAATCAACTGGCTAATTTCAAAGATTTGTTAAAAGCCTTGTCGTCGGACGATAAACAATTTGGAAAGATAATGAACAGACAGACAAAATACAGCATGCTCACAAATTATCACACGCCACCCTCCGAAACACAAAGTAATGCCGAAAGTGTTTGCGTAGAGTTAGCCCAATCGCAACTGTCAGATTTATCGAACCCCGATTTGACCATTTCCTACAGCGACAATAAAGACTTATTAAGCGACGACGATAGGGAAGGTAATAAACACAATTCGGAAGACGAGGAGGAGAGTAAGCTAACCCAGTTGAACAGTTTCGCCAAGGAAAGATTTAAGCCAAACAAAACACTTATATCCAAAGCTATACCAACAGAAATGTTGAAGCTCAAAAAACCAAAAGATAAAACCACCAAAAGACCACTCACATTAGAATCGACTCAGTCGCGCAAGAAACCTCGAAAAAGCCAACCCAAGATTAAATTTCTTTATGGCTTTGATGAAAATACGAATGGTGAAGAAGAATCCACCCAAACTTCCTCGGTTGACTTAGAACGCATAAACACTGAAAATGTTGCCATAGCTTCTACCGATGAAAGAGAAGCCTTCATGCTATTGGACGCGTTTAAAACCCACAGCACAATGCAAAATAAGGATTATCAAGAAACGGACGAAATCGAAGTTACAAAAACTCCAAGTCTAGAAGTTTATGACCCACAATATAAAGAAATCGACGAAGATGACGTTGAAAATATATCTGAATTTGACTTTATTCGTAAAACACAATAAAACATTATAAAGGGATTTGTTCTTTTCTGATTTGTTTTTTGTTTGTCTGAGTAGATTCCGAATCGGCCTTTGCAATCCTCTGGGTCAGCATGTTTGAAACATCGTAAGGAGAAGCAGTTCCAGGAGTTAAAGCGGAGTAATCAAAATCATTGTTAATGTAATCTGTGATTTTTGAGAACGTTCCGAATTCCTCCTTCATATTGCTGGTTTTTTCCAAGAGTTTGGCTTGCCTATTTAGAAAGGTGTTGAGTTGCTGTACTGTTTGACCGACTCTTAATTGGGATTGTGAAAGAAGTGTGATTTGAGTGTGCACGTGGTTTTCGAAACGTTGCTTGTTAACTTCTAAATTGTTATGGATTTTTATATGCTCCACGATATCGTTAAACATTCGTTTGGCTTTAAGTTCTTTTAATAGATATAAAGTGGCCTCTCGAACGTGTTTATCGTGAGTGGCGGCGTCTGGCTTATTATTTATGTGTTTAACGCAAATATCAACCTTTTTTTGAGCATCAAAAGCTTCTAGATTAATTTTCTCGCACGTTTCAAGTATAGAATAATATTCGGGTCCCGCCATATTTTGGTTTACGGCCCTCAATTCATTGACGGACTGATTTAACGTCGTGAGAATTTTTGCGTGATGCGTTTCTTCGGATGCCATTAATCTGTAGATTTGGTAATCTGGATGTTCGAAAAGCCACGAAAATAACAATGACCCACCCAAAGCCAGAGACTCTAGACCCCTTTCGACAAACTTCATCATTTTTCACCTTTCTGTGCGAGCGCTCCACTGTCGACCGCACTTCGCACGTTCACTAGATCTCTAGAGATAAACGGTAAGCAAGACATTTTTCCTAGATTTCTAAGGAAGGGTTCATTGCTTGTTGGATGGAAAAGATAGGTTGGGCTTATTCCCTCTCCCACAACTCTCGGGTTCAGTTCAAATTGTTGATTATCGTAATTGTTATTTTGAATTTTAATTAAATAAAGTCCACCCCCCTTCCCAATGACGTAAGAATCAGCAAACATCATGCCCAGCCGATTCGTAAAGGGTGTTTCTACCGACGAGTTAGTAGCAAGGGCTCGTTGAAACAGAGTGTTTAGCAGTTCTTGTCCGTTTTGCGGCATGAATTGGAATCGCCCAAATGTGAGATCGGCCATTGTTTCCGCAATATTATTATAAGACGCGGCGCTTAAGAAACTGGACGCGGGATTACTCGTGTACATGAGATTCGACAGATAAGAACTTGTTTCAGCGATCGAAAGTGCTGTATCGGAATGGTTGAGCAAAGTCGGAGATTCGCAATATCGTCCACTCATCGGATCTTTTTCGCTGAAGATATTAGTGTTTGGATCAGCACCCATGTACATTTGGGTGTATCGTCCATTTAAAGGCATGATACTTTCGCAGGTTTTACTGCTGCCAGACATAGTTTCTGGCACCATACCGTTAAACCAGTCTAAAACCAGGGTAAAGTTCTCAACGTCGCTGGTGATCGATTTTCGATATAGTGTTCCCTCGAGGGCGGAATTGTTCATTGGTGGTAATTTTTTAGGATTTAAAAAAAAACTGTTCACGCCTTCTATGTCGGAAATAAATACGTTAGGGACCACACACCCATGCGTTCCCATCTGATCGGGTATAATTGCCATGTCGATCTGAGAACTAACAAAGCGCGCTTCGTCACCAGGATTGTGATCTTTGATTGCTTTCATGCCGTGCACCTGAAGTGCTTTTTTTCGAGGCATTGCAACGGCACTGTGGCCAATATAACGCATTGTCCGCACACAAGCATAAGCCCAGCCCGAATAATATTTTTTATCGAATTTTTGGGTGACGTTTTGATAATTGATACCGGAGTAATAGTGTAAACCCATTAAAAACATGTTAAATGGTAGCCCACCCATTTCATTTTGGAGCAGATGACGTCTAGCAACAAAAGTCGGGCTTAATATACCGTTCCAAGGATTATCGGAACACGCTCTGAACTGTTTTGGCCCACTACATGAGTGAAATTGAAGTGGGTTATTATTGTTAACGTCTCTGTTCCATACATCGTAATAGTATTTAAATGTCTCGTGTATGTTCTCAGGTGTCATATTCAAGCGGAAGTTTGAAACGTTAAATAAATAAACGTTATCGTGTTGTCCAGCAAGAGCGCTGGCGGAATGAAATGGGAATAAGATTGCAGTAGGCGTTCTAGTACCTGTGGCTGCCGCGCATGTAAAATTTTCAACGTGCCTTGCCGCGCCCTCAACAACCTCGCGTAGCTTTAACGCATTTGGCATTCTATAGAGCATTTCGTTTACGCGTTCTGCGATGGATGTTGAAGCTCTACAATAAAAGCTATCGGTGTAAGATTCCACCACTGCCGAATAAGTATTGTTCAATTGCCTTGCTTTACACTGCCCATCAACCGTTGAAAAATCATATGCTTTACTCCCGTCTTTATAAATGCTTCCAAATGTTCTCGTCAACACATTTGTGCTTGGGCGCATGACGCCGCACGCGTCTGACTTGAACACCGCATTGTTGTCGCTTGTCCGCAAAGCATATTCCTGATTACAGCAAACGGCGGCGAACATGTTTTGATAATAGGAGGTGTACTTTTTATTGAAGTCGTAGGTCTTGTGGATGTAGCTGGGGATTGTATGTGGCAATAACAGCATGTTGAGTGGGTCCACCATGGTACTTTCCACCGCCCGCATAAAAGCCAGCTGACCTTGCGTGATTAAATCCGCAATCGCTATGGCTTTATCTAATTTGTTTTTAAAGTCAAAATAGGAACAAATGATTGGTGAATCTAACATACTTAAATTTTCACGAAGCAAACCCAGTACTGTACAGTACACCACTTGGCAGTAAGCGTCTGACACCAAGAGCGTTTTACCGTTTGTTTCAACAACGTGATCTACCATCTGTAAAATATATTTTAGTAATTGAGTACATTTATCTTCATCCGGGGTAACGGTTTGCACCAACCTATCATCGTACAAGAATGCGCCAGCTGCAGGTACAGCAGGGGTAATGGGCACTGTACCAGTTGCATAGCTAGTGTTAAAAATTTGCCCTTGTAATTTGTTTTCGTTTATCAAAAGTAATTGAGCGTCCCGTTTGAAGCCATTCCCCGCTTGGTCGATTAATCGGTTCATGTCAGGAGCTGTCATTCCGATAAATGAAATTGCCTTTGCGACCACCAGGTTGAATACGCTGTTTGTGCTTACGTTTCCGAAACCCGCGTAACACATTTCCAGAAACTTGATTAAATCTGCATCCTCTCCAACAGAACATTTTATACTAGAAAGAACACCAACGTATTCTGCGTGCTGTGCTGACATTAGGGGGTAGTTCCACATACAGAACCTAGGTTTGATAACGCTATGTGTCTGAGCGTGGTTGTGTGGAAACGGACGAATGGGGAACATCATGTTCCTTGGACTACTTTCCAATACGCAATACGGGTGCTCAAGTTTAAGCGCTGAATCTGGTTCGTGATATAAAATTAAAGCATTCTTAATGTACGATACTTCGTCGGTGTGGTTCCCCCCGAGGTTTTTCATAAAATCGTCGTCAAATATCCGCCGCATTCGTGTTTCGAAGTCTGAAACCAAAAAAAGCCGCTCAGTGTTTGCGGACTTGTGAAGCATGGAAAGCGTGACTTCTTTTGGCGTTCCCTTTTCATCGTAGTTAACGATGAATGTTGAACTTGGGCATTTACTTGCGACGTCACTGTATTTCAACACGCTATTGTTCGAGTAAAAGGATTTGTTTTTGTACTGCGTGTAAGAGTTGGGAACTGCACCCACTGTGTAAAAGAGGCGTTTTGTGCAATTTCTCATGAGGGGTTGGGCCATACACGGACCGTTTTTCATGAGTGGTACGTTGTCAAGTAAAATCATTGGAATTGGTTCTGTGTATCCGGTTCGAATGGCTGGCATTCGCATGAATGTTTCTCCATTTTCTTGCAAAAGCGTGGCGTATAGGCGATCGTCAAGGGCAGGCTGTGATGGTGCTGGTTCAATTTTATTGATGCGTGGGTCCTTCATTGCGTTGGCTACAACTTCCGTCGACCAATCAACGTCCATTACCATGTCGTTTGAATCGGCGCCGGCCGTTGAATAATTATAAACTTTTTCCTCGTACGGAATGTTGGTTATGATCAAACCACCGGCTTCGGGAGGAACTATTCTTTTCGGGCAAACAATAATGTGGTCGTTGCCTTGCTCGTGAATCATGTGACAGGCGGCAAGCATGACGGGTGAAATATTGGACGGGTCCTTATTGATACAGCCTTCAATGGTATTCTCTAAGTGGATAAGTTCCATAAGACACCCGAGTCGGCCCCTCTCTGTGAAATTCCTACGGTTGTTCGCCAAATAGAGCTCGCTAAACTTTGGTTGGCCGGCACAATACTCATAATGTAATTTGGCGATACAAGCTTTCCAACCCTCACTGAAGTTAACCATTTCTGCTTCCAACGCCATCATTGCTTGTTCTCTGCTTATTTTCGCAAAGATTGAGGAATCCGGAACGGCAATACCATTGGTGTATGATTTTAGCGCAACGGTCATTTCTGTGTTTGTGACGCTGCTGCGGTCTGGTATTTCTCTTAACGTACCGGCGTGAGCGGGTCGGATTTCTCTTTTTGAAGCCGTGTACTTGAAGACCGGTCTTGGGCCGGGTGTTTTCCTGGGCAACAAAAGATTAGACAGCAGAAAACATGCGTTGTAATTGCTCTGCATGGCCGCCGTCATGACGGCCAGAGAACGCACCATCATCATCGGAACGACCACATCTGTTTGAAAATCGTTTATGTTCAAACCGTCGGGTCGGACCATCCTCAGTACATTTCTATTGTCTACATAATTGTCCCCACGTCTGTTGGGTCCGGCAAAGTAGTCGTAGAAATCGGATGTGGAAAGTCGGTTCACGGCCACGATATTGCGAAACTGATCAAGAAAGGTTGCATCGTTTAAAACGTTCCAGTCTATATTCCTACCCGGAGGGTTGGTATTTTGTAACCCACGCGTGTCCACCTTCCTACCCCTAGAATTACTATACATGAAAACGTTAGTCATGATTTACGACTGGTTTTGGGCTGGCGACGCGTAGAACTTGTGCCGGAACGTTAGGTAAGCACTCTGCGAGGTCACAAGATTCCAACTCGTGATTGAAGTTTTCCAGAGTCGTAGCGGCTTGGCCTTCCAAGCTCTCGTCAATTAAATCCCTCACCCCTGTTAATAGTGCGTCGGCGTTATGCTCAAGAAGCGCTTGTTTCTTTTCAAGCTTGGCTATTGCCTTTTGGTATCCCTCAACGTCGTTACGTTTAATACCGCTAACATCGTAAATGGTTTTCATTTGAGCGATGTGATTGAGGTTAGAATGAAGCATCATATATTGATCTGACACAAGATCCTTATTTACCAAATGGCCCAAGGTTGTTTTATACAGCATAGTGGATGAACCGAGGCGTGCCCTCGCCAGTTTGATCAAGCGTTGATGCTCGAGATTGGCTGGGTCTAGCATTGCGAGCGCTCGGTTGTGATTGTCCACCCTGAGAGCCGCGTGTGCAGCCAGCCATTCGCTTTTACCGTAAGCGAGCCGGTGAAGCTCTCGCTGATCTTTTTCAACTTGTGGCAAGTGGTGTTTAATGGTGTAATAAGCGGGTAAAACATTTTTCCGACAACTCAAGAGCATGACCAAAGCACGTGACAAAACCGCCTGTGCATTACCCATCCTTCTCAACACCGATTGGAAAACAACTACTACTCTAGATTATGTGCTCGTCCAAGCGTGTACCTATTTAACGAATAAACGGGAAACCACGGCGCAGTCGCGCAAAACCCTCGCTATGGAACGCTCAATCGTACCCTCGTATTTGGGTAGCCCGCAAATAGCCGTGTCGGTTGGATCTCTTTTCCCAATGAGTGCACCTCTTATATGCTTAACCAGAGATAATTTTTACAACGAAATGCGCTCTATATTTACAGACGACATAATGTTTCAAAAACAAGTCAGTAATGTAGTGTCTGAACGTAACATGAAACGAGCCATCACGAGCGCGTGCGTGCGCGCCACAGATAATTTAGTACCGCCGTTGGTGGTTCAGGCATTAGAAGAGGAATATGGACCCGCTCTTAATTGCTACGTTTTTGAATTGTACAAAAATTACCTGCTTTGGTATTTGCTCATGGGTTGCGTGCCTTATATATATACGCACATATCCACAGTGTACGACCACAGGGAACAGTATCATCTTATTCCCTTGCAAGAATCGAGTTCATTTTACGATTCTCAAAAATTGGCACACGTCATTGAAAGAGACGACATACTAAAATGTAAAATATTTCGAAGACTATCAAAGGCCAAAAACGGGCATTCCTTACTCAAAGATACGGACTTTTATGTTAAAATGGGTATGAAAAACTCGTTGGCTTGCGTTTTTGCCCATCATTTCATGGAGCACCCTACAGATCTCAATCACAATCAGATATTTGATTTTATAGTGCTGCTTAGGTCGTTGAATAAAGGATTCGTGCCTTACATTCCATCCTTTGTTAACAAAACAGACATGATATACGATCCCACTACAGGAAACGCCGTGGCTTCGGACCACACACTATTGCTTTATGAAGTTATGGTCTGTACTGAAGTTCCTCCCGAAAGCCCTCCTGCCAGCATGGGAGCCATGAATAATGTGCATTCCAAAGCCTTTCGCTCAAATTACACGTCGCTTATGAGTTCAGCCCAACTCTCTGGTGAAAGGGTGGCCGTTGTCGCAAACCAAGGTATAGATATGCTTACGCAAGTCAAAATTCAGGAAAAGTTGAGTTCCATCGATAAAAATGCCACAGCGGCACCATTAAATCTCAGAGCAAATACGGCTCCAACCGCAAATCCTGCAATGGCTCAAGCAGCAGCAGTAGCTGCTGTAGCAGCACCCGCACCCGCAGCTGCCAATCTTAGCGTTAGCAACACATCCTCCATAATGAATTTAAGTGTACCGAATCAGTTGTATTACACTGCACGATCGACGGTTCACCCACTACATGTAGTCACTGCAAATACCACACTGGGGCGGGTTTTTCAGAAAGAAGATGAAAAAATCATTCACAACTATATCGATGGGCTGACACAAGAGGCCACCTTGAAGAATCGCATGCTAGAACTTATACATGCGGTTATTTACAATAAGCCGGTTGATGCAATGATATTAGATATCATGCCGAATGAAGTAAAATACGCTTTAAATTTACTTTACGATTCGCTACACAATAAAGAGCTGCCCAGCGAACCTTCTGTTCATTTAGTTGAATCAAAACCGAATACAAAAATTCTTTGTCAATTTGATCGTTTGAATCCCTGGAATGGTCTGACTAGCTGTTTTTATCTGTGGTCCGTATTTTGGAAAAGTATTATAACGGGGGCGGTGGATTTTAAATCAAAAAACACAATAGAATACAACAATGCCAGTAGGTCTGGAGTATCTAGCGTCGATACAACGCCAACATATAACATTATTGTTCTTTGGGAAAAACTTCTACACAGATGCGGTTTTATGTTTGGCATAGCAAGTGACACCGGCGTTTATTTACCCACAAACGAGTGTTTTATGGTTGCAAAAGTTTTACACGAAAGAGATAGATCTGTTTACTTAGCAAAACAACTAAAGGTAGATCCACAATGTATAAATCCCAAAAGTTCAGTATTGATGGAAGATAGCAGGGGTCGTAGGCCCGAAGATAGCTTTTATCGCGACTGCAACCTAACGAAGAAACGTAAACGAGAAGACGGCGTGACGGTCGATCCGGAAACCAAATCTTCGCGTGATAAAAAAATTAATCTAACCAGAACAAACCAGCTAGCAGCAGCACGCAAAGAAAACCGCTGATTATCGCTCTTTTAATATGTGGTGTGGAACCCTCCTTGTAATATTCAAATTGTTTCGACTCCTCGTTAGGAACGGTTATAGAAATTTGTAAAGCGTTGTATTCGTATTTTGATACTAATCCGTCCATATGTGATATGCCGCTTAATAATAAAACACCCGATTTGTAAAAAATCACATTGTATATAATTTTAGTACAATCCCTAAATTGTCGTCTGGTACTTGAAACAACATTATCTTTACAATCCTTCAGAATTGCATCAAACTCCTTTATATTCATCCTCTTTTCGTGGCAATCGCTGATTTTGGCGGATAATTCAATGCCGTTGTCTGAATCCTCATTAAAATGTACCTGAACATTTTGACTCAAGTGGCACTCAGACATGCTTGAAGTTGCCATATTTTCTTTTTTACTTCCCTTTCAAAGACGTCGGTTGAAAAATAATTTGGGAAGGAGGTCAACAGACCGTGTGATTGCAGCGTTGCTAGTTCTTTTCTGGCGTATTGCTTTTGGGGGTTATGGAAAAAGCTCAAGTTTAGCTTTCCGTTTTGGTATTTAATGCGCTGACCCGACAAATATGTGTTATCGGGAATAACAACTTCGTCGTTTTCGTACGGTAAGAACACAGTTTGGTTACCAGTTGTTTGGAAGAACCTCCAATTTTTTCGGAACCGATCCACCGTTTGTTCGTACAAGCTATTTACCCTGTGCTCGTTTAGAGGGGTGTGCGAGTCTACCTTTTGTTCTTCACCGTACCCAGTGTCGTTAATCTGTCGATCTAATTTGGCGATTTCTTGCAATTGTCTGGAAATCAAATCTGAGAGCTGCCGCTTTTGCATTTCTCTTCTAGAGAGCCGGCTCTGGTAAAGAGAACAGAATGTTCCTGACGAAGAGACATATCTCCTTTCGCAAAAACGTGACGGTTCTAGCATCTACACTATGTGCCTTTGCGGTTTTAAATTCAATCAACCGACCTCTCACAAAAAGTTTTCCGTGCGTATAAGAAAGTCCCGGACGAGCGTGTGGGTTGAGTTGCTCCACCGTGGTTTCTACGATTATATGTAATTCGTGAAGCGATTCTTTTTGTACTCTGGAGGCATAGGATTTAATTAAACTAGGTATGTACGCAAATGCGTTCTTGAACCACAGTTCGTAAATAAATCTAGGTATTAAGTGACTAAATGTAACGTTTTTATGTTTGTTGTCGTATTGATTGGTAAGACTGCCCCACTGCCACGGAATATCGTTACTATACTTTTCAAAATAGGTATTCATAAACGTAGTGTAATTATTGGCTTTGGACACGTAAAAAAGCTCGTTTAAGAGAATGAGCAGGATTTTGTTAGCGGTGTTTAAAAATGTACATCGTTTCAAGGAAAGTTCGCAGCAGTATTTATTAAATGGTTCGTCAATCTCCAACAAGCCGGCAAACCTATTAATGTACAAACCCAATTCGTGAGCTTCTGCTGGTTTGACCTTCTGGGTGTTGATGTACATCGACGCAAATATTTGATGCCGTTTTAGAGAACTACAGGCGTTAATGTGAGAGGGGAACAGCAAGGGCTTGGTGTATGCTTCCTCAACTTCATTTTGGCACACCCAAGCCGAAAACGGGTTGGTGACACCATAAAGCACCGAGGTATAGTTTGTGTTGTTTATAGCGTATGGTTTAAGGTGCGTGATCTTTTCGCCTTGCACCAAACAGAGCATGTCAAAAAACTGTTCAAAAATGTTGTGGTAAACGCAAGGTGCGTTGCTTGTATAATTAGCAGACCGGTATTCGTCGTTGGTAAATTCTATCCGCGTTGTTTTAATCCCGTCTATTGTGTAACATTTTTTCTTGTCTCGCACAAACCTATTGACGTTAGCCTTTATAGTACTACTCTGAAGGGACTTGCGTTTAAACGCCAAATCATTAATAACAACAATGCGCTGACGCTGATTAAGCACAGCATTGACCTGCTGACTGACTAGAAAATACTGTGAACCGTGGAGTAGCGATTTAAAGAATCCGCTCATAAAATGATTCTTTCGTTCACCCAGCTTAGTCCCGGTAGATACTCTGTGATTTGACCCGAGTTTTGCATGGCGGCCACCCAGATCCACCGATTTGCGCGAGTTTCCCACTGTGTCAGCCTGCTTTGATCTGCCTCCGAGACCACGACTTCCAATGACACCATGTCGCTGCATTTTTTCTCTATCTTCTCCGTCACCAACGCCGTGTAAGGTACAAATGAACACGCTTTGCGTTTCAGGGTTGTTTTATGAGCAAGCAACGGCGGTAGTCCCAGCCCCGTTCTTATTAGACAAATCACATTGTAGGATTGCACACAAGGCACAATTAGGGGTCTCATCCACAGTCTCCAACATAAAACGTGCAACGTGTAAGGGTCATCCGTGTAGAGGACTTTGAGACCGCTATAGAAGACTACTAGATGGTTGGTCCATATAATTTTATCGGAGCATGATTGTAGTACTAAAGGAAGCCAATTGAAGCACGCTACAGTGCGATATCTGTGCGCGGCCTGCAGCAGCCTGTCTTGTTGGTCGTCCTCTTTACTAGGTTTGGGAGGATAATAATCCACGGGCAAGGCAATAGATAGACGGGTTATCATGGCAGACCGTTCAAGTTCGTTGCACGATGAGAACCCCCGCATCAATGTGTTGAGGGATTTCTTCGTTTCCCAATGCGCGCTTACATTATGGCGGGGATCACCGCCTTCTTGGCTTGTTTCTGCTTGCACAGACATAGAAAGCGTATTGTCTAGGGAATTAATAGAACCGATGGAGGACTCCACGCTGATGTGGTTGGAAGAGCGTACCTCAGTTGCCGGCAGGACAGCTTTTATGAACGCAGCAACGCTCTGCAGATGTTTTTATGGTGACGATGTCAGCTTGCCCGAAACCTCATTGGGGCGTATTTGTTTTGTGACGGGTGACGCATATAGAACGGTACCGGTTGTCATGCAATTTGATCCTCACCTTTACGCAATGTCTTGTGTCAAACCGGAAGAAACTAAACCTCATCCTGCACTGCTTTTAAAAACCATCCGGAATTATTATGACTCTCCCACCAGAGTGGATAAACCCGAGCCATCCTCGGTTGAGTTTTTTAAAGCATTTGCTGAACCCCACATTCTTTATGTGAGTTCGGAGCTTAGAGACACATTAATCGCACTTTCTCAACTAAATTTAGCGTTACATGATCTGAAATGGTACTTAACGTCCTTGTAGCCTTCGTCAGTATCGGGTTCCTGCACACTAAAGCGCAGATTGTGTGCATGCCTGACTTGCCAGGTACCGCATTAGACAGTACCACCGAACCAAATTCCGAAATGTCTTATCAATACGGCCCAGTTGCCCTACGATACCGATACGCAGCGTTGAACACCAGCGTTTGTACTCACATTCCCACATATCCTTCCGTTTTAACACAATTGGTAAAAATAGCTTCTCGCGATTCACACGGTATAGTGATCGGAGACGTAATGGGCGACACAGTGGGTGCTCACAAAACCGCAATCCTACAAGGGCTAGTTCATCAGTATGAGTTACGGGAAACTTCACTTTGTAACGGAACCGTGAAACCTATTCGCATTAACCCTTTTTATGTCTTTGATTCCAATATTACAATCAAGGCGTCGTATAGCTTACCCCTTGTAAAGAATCGTTACGTTTCATTTTCTCCAGATTTTGACTGTACGATAGGATCTCCTGGTGATCTGTCGGTTTGCGCCACTCAAGGCAGCGCAGTACCAGTGCCCGAAACTATATATTACGTGGATAATCTAAACATGTGCTATTTTACTTTACAAACTACCTCCGTCACCACTGCTTTACAAACTACCTCCTTCACCACTCCTTTACAAACTACCTCCGTCACCACTGCTTTACAAACTACCTCCTTCACCACTCCTTTACAAACTACCTCCTTCACCACTCCTTTACAAACTACCTCCGTTACCACAACTTCAGTGGTAACCGAAACATTGATCTTACCCGAGTCCCCAACCAGCACCCTATTAGATTTCACCCAATCAACCAGCTTAACTATTGACTCGGTTTCCGTCGATATTGTAACATCATATACACCGGAGGATTTATCTTATACGTCCGAAGACATGTACCTAACCACAAGCGATAACGAAGTCACAGATGTATTAACCGTGGAACCCCCTTTGGCAAAAGCTACAAGAAACCTTCCGGTCTACGTCGGGATTTGTGTTCAGATTATACTTTTATTGATTTCAAATTAAAGTACAGCGTTTACTCTTCTATTAACAAGTTTCACAAGGGGTGTGTTCTTTTTCGCTCCACAAAAATGTATTTGATCGCTAAATCTGAGATATCCAAATAGGCACGCTATTGTAACACTGAAAAGAACGGTTAACACAATTGATGCGACGGCTGTTTTGTTTGCGTTCGTTGCTGCATTGTGATCGTAGGTGTTTGCTCTTATAGAATCCAGTAATTGTGCTGCGGCGGCCAGATCACTTAAAGCGGCGTTCGCGGTTGCCATCGCAACGTTTATTTGATCGATCGTTTCGTGAGCTAGTTGCTGACCCGCGCTTATTGATTGATTTATGCTATCCGGTAGGTAATGTGAAAGAGAGTCGTTGAGTGTTGCGTAAATTTCTTCCGTGCTAAAATTGTTTATATAAGACGATAAACTTTGATTGTTAGCATTTATATAAGCTAGCATGTTGGTTTGTGAATTGGTGAGCATCTGCAGGGAGTCACTTATATTCCCCAGATTCGTACTGCTGCTTATATTTTGATAGACGAATTGTTGTATGAGGGGGTGTGTAATTTTGGAAGTGTCAGTAAACGTGAATGTGTAATAAGGAGTAGTTGGCATGCTAAACGTACCGTTGTACATAGTAATTTTGTTAACGTCTGAGCAGTCCATCATAGAACACGCGCGAATATTGCAATACTTTTGGATGCTGGAAAAATCAGCAGCTGTTAAATATTGTATGCACGTTGCAAAATTGATATCTTTTACTAGAGGAGCGCAATAATTTTCGTCACAAGATGGTCGTTTATAATAGTTGTTATCGGCGCCTAAAACAGTGTCGGAAGCATCTATAGTGTATAGATTTTGCCCCACTACGAAACCTTTCACGATCACAACGTATAAAGCCATAGGTGTAACGCTGGATGGCACCCTATACATAACGCTCATCACGCCATCTTTAAAAACCGCTCCCTCAACTGAGCGGGTGAGCAAGTAATCCGGGTACCGCGACAAGAAATCGTTGTCTAACGGACAGCCGTATAACCTACGATTGAAGATACTTTGTAGACATGTGGCGTACATTTGCGATTGCATTATTAGTTTTTCTGTGGCAGAGTGGAGCTGGTTGTTAAAAATCATCAATTGCTGATAATACATGAACGCACTTTGTAGATAAGAAAGCCCCGTTGCTGTGCCGCTGGTTACCGTGTTAATGAACGTCGTGATTGCGCTGAACCTGGCGTTCACAGACTCTTGTAGATCTGATATCCTACTGTTTGTTTTATCGATGTTTTTTTGTAAGCTCGAGCTTACGATATATAATTGGTCCCCTAACACCGTAACCGCTGATTCCAAGCTGTTCAGTCGTCCATCCAAAATATTAATTGTATTTGCTAAAACGTCAACTTTGTTTGTCAACTGTGTTAAAGCCACAGATGTTCGGTTGGCCAAGGCGTATGCGTCACCAGCAATGTTTAACGACATGTTTGCTAATAGCACAGCCGACTTTGAAGCGTTTAAAGCGTCCATTGAAACGTGAACCGCGGTCTCGGCTGCTGCCAGCGCTATAGCAGACGTAGCTTCTGCTCGTTCAGCTAATGCATAAGCTTGTTCGGCACGTGCTAGCCCAGCAGCGGCTACACCTAACGCTATCCATTCTACAAACCTCCTATTGCGGACGTTGTTATTTTGTTGCCAATTGGCCTTGATAGACGTTATTTTTGTGTATAGGGCTTGAGCTTCGGTAAACCGTGCTAACACCGAGAGGACAGAATCGCGCATACTGGCATCCATGACACACACGTTATTTGCGTTATTAGACCGACACGTGGCGTCCGCGCCGCAAACCGCAGTCATACAATCTGGTACGGTCATTAGACTTGGGGTGTTGCACATTACGTCGATAGGGAACATTTCAACTGTATAATCGTAGCCGTCGACTATTTTATAGAATCCATACAGCCCGACCTTGTAAGGACCACGGTCGTCCAAAGCGCTGATTATTCTATTGTTTATCATGAAATATTGGGAGCTCAGAGATGTTCCAGCGGCTTTAAAATTACACAGCTGCGCACTCGTGCTGTTTACGTAGATAAAACATTTGTTTGGCACGTTGAAGATGACGTCGTTTGGTTGAGCGGAAGAGGTAAGTAGCGTCGTTAAAGATATCCCCTGTGTAACTGCACTGGAACATGTCACAGCTGGTGTGGGCGAACCTTGAGAGCATGTAAAACTTTGATTTGTCGTAATGTATGTGGACGTGAACGGTATCGATGTGGTTTGCGACAGAGGTTGATAAGAAATAACCGCACCCGAAACGTATTTTACAATGGATGGACAATAGGTCATAATTCCCCCGCCTATATAATAATAAAAGTTCGTCCTCTGGGACTGAACTGTGCTCACAGCAGAAACATAGTCGTTTTCCTTTATGATATTCGACGTCAGGGCTAAAGTGCTAAGCATAACGCTTGGTGAAAAGGACGATATCGCTACGTCTGCGTGCTGCACTAAACTCCACTGCGCTCTAATGCATGTTTCGTCCACACACAAATGTGATCCTCTAAAAGCACCTCTCACCCCCGATACTTTATTTGCAAGACCGCTATAAGTCGATTGGTCTAATGTAGATTTTCCGTCTATAATTAAATATCGCACGGGGGAATATTCTTCCTTCAGTAAAATAGCTTCTGCGGTTTTAACGTCACTTTCGGACGTAAACAGGAATTTTACATCTATTCCATATACACCGGCCACTAATTGAGCATTCGCGGTTATAACTTGGGCTGCGTGGAGACTCTTTCCATCGTTTTTATCCACCAACTCCAAAAAGGTATTGCGTGGTTGGTTGAAAAGCCAAGTGGCTAAACTCGATATGGTGGTCACGTCGTATGTATTGGCGGCCACTGAGTAAGTAACGAGGTTACAGACTTCTCTTAAATTCACGCCGGCTACAAAGCCGGGAATCACCCAAGACGATCCCGATGGTGCCAAAGATTCCACTACGCATTCATCGCAGGCTTTCAGTACCGAATAATCCGATAATGCTTGCGATATGCGGCATCTTAGTTTGCTTTTAACATCTTTTGGATACGTAGGGAGATTGGGTGGGTTATTTGTTAAACCCATATTTACTCCGTCGTTATTAATGCAGTAAACTCCAAAACACATTGATCCGATAGCTGCGTAACAGTATCCGACCGAAGGAGGTGTCTTCAAACCCACGTAGGATGCCAAACAATTTCTCGTTTCAAGACTCAAGGCGGAAGATGAAACACCGACTTGAATTGCGGACGACATTGTACCTAGTGCAAATGCGGTCCAAAATCCCTGAAGTGCTGACACAACACTAACAGCTGTCGGTGGCGTTAAAAGCGGCCCATAGCACATATCCTTTGATGTCAGGTCTCCGGTTTTACTCAAAACGTGCGTACAATAATGCGTGCATGCTGTGCAAGCACTGATTGACACGGGGGTCAAGGAGCATGTTAAACTTGAACCGTCATATCGAAAGCTCATTACTGTGTCGTCAGGACAAACACCATCACACGTGTCCGAACCCAGTGTGTTTTGGTAACTAGTCACTCCTCCTCGCAAACCACCTATTTTTGTGAAATACGTTGTGCCTTTTACCGGGGATTTTACCAAAGTGGTTAAGGCCGAGGAACTGAACATTTGTTCCACGCTAAAACAATTAAACATGGTAGCACCCATCACGCTAGTGAATAAGACTAGCGACGTAACTAGTATCAGTAAGAATGATTTCATCCTCCGTGGTTATGTAGAGTAGCGTGGGCTTGGGCGTATTAATTGTATATGAACTTAACTTCGCCATAATTGCCGTAGAGGTAGCGTTGTAATGGTGTAAAATTTGTCTATCGTAAGTGCCAGTGTCCGGAGCTTGGGTGAGGAGATAGAGTGCATCCATGTGTGGGTGCACATTAAATCGCGCGTCCAATGTTAAATTCAAACGCTTTAACGCTATTTTCAAAGGAGCGAAGAGCGGTAACAGATTGTTCGCGACTTCCAATTGAATGCCTGCTGCACCTAAAAATTGTGCCGCGTTTGCTATGTCAGAGGATGCCTGAGAAACGTCATATTTCGTCGCGGTGTACATTTTACCGAATTCGCCACCAATGGCCAAAAACACAGGACCGGGGCAATTATTCAAAACATCCATCATTGGCTTTTGATAAGGAGTGCCATAATACGCTACGTAACCCCTTTCGATTCTCAGATAATCAATCACACATTCCGTACATCCGTAAGATAAAACGTTGGGATCTACAATATCGCTCCAAACTTTCACCCGACATTGAACTACGTTCGTACTTCTTATCTTGACTGTTCTGTGAGGAACCGTCGTACCCATGCTAGCTACGCAGGATGGGTCTGGTTTGATTCGTAAATCGTAACCCGAAAAATAAGCGAGACATGCGTCCGAATCTAATAGGGTCCGTATAGCGTTATCAACAACAAGGGTTCCGCCCACATTAATGACCGACCACAATTGATAGAGAGGTGAGAGCGTGTTTTTTAAGAGGCATGCATCTACCGATGTTCTGTTTCTACCTGAACTCGGACGGTGTGCGCAGAGGTGATTACAAGCTAAGCATTTTTGAAGGATAACCGACGGATCCCCCGTGGATGAAAAACTACAGACGATGTTGTGGCCCGTGTAAGTCACTAAATATATAATCTCCGATAAGCACAGATAATCGCACACTTTTGTTTTAGGCAGGGTCGAAACACTTACTCCCTCTGCGCCGAATGAAAGATAAACCCTATAAGTGTTACCAACCACGAGATTCGTTATTTGAACTGGTTTATTGGTGGCCGGGTCGTACCATAAATCTATCTGGGCGCACCTATCCGTATAAAAATAAGCGTGCGTAAACGGAACCAGTCCTAAAATCATCCAAATCATGGCGACGGATGACGAGTGCTACGCTCTTTTGAAGCAATACAAAAGCACAGAAGATCGTAAAGACACCGGCGTTTGTTCGTCACCTTTGCTGTTTGCGTTGTGTTTGGCGGCCGGGTGCGAGATACAACGCGTTACAAAAACATACGTTTTTCACTTTTGCAGCAGACACGCGACAAGTCACACGTGCGGCAACTCGAATGATATGTTTCCGTGCATCGCACTAGCCTTTGCATTGAATCCTTACGTGCCGGTTCCAGTGTCTAGATGTCCTTGCATGGAAAAAGACGAAGATGAAGAGTGTTCGAACGTACGTGGAATGCTTGAAAGCGATCGAGTGTACAATCCAAAACTAACTGCTTTTCACAGCAAGCTCGTCATAAGATTTAATCAAACCCGAGCCCTCCTCATTCATTTAGCACCTACGATAGTATCCTTTTTCAACACAATCTCAGAACCAGAATTTGACGTCCAATACGCGCATATAGAAACTATGCGAAATAACAAATTGCACAAAAAACAGCATCAAATGAGACACGGCCGAAATGCACTCGTGGGAGACCTATTAGAATCTCAACCGGACACCAGTAGGTTAAAAGACTGCAATCAAAATCTACAAGACTTACAAAATTCGTGGTTCAACACTATTAAGCCTTGTAAAAAAGATATAATTGCTCCGGTAAAGAAAATGCTTAGCATCGCTATAGCGTTTCTCTTTTCAAAAGAGGGTAGCACGGTGGTAGAGCAATTGGCATTAAATCAAACCGGAGTCAGCGTGGCGTCAAAGACGCTAATCATAATAATGGTTTTATTCCCCTCTTTGCGGTTTAAGCATTTTGCGTCTTGTATATTAAATTCAATGTTGTTGCATAAAAATGTTCACACTCCGCAAAAAGTGGCTGTGGGAATGAATTTATATACAGCTGTACAAAACGCTTACATCAATTTTAGAGAAAATAAACCACTAGAAAGTCCCCCCGTAGAAGAATATGTTTATATAGAAGATTTCCAACCTTATATGAATTTATGGACAGAAAACGATGAATAAACCTAAAACTAAATTAAGTGTTTTTGTTTTATTTTCAGACAAGTCGCGGTCAAAACCCAGACTTAGTAATCGTTGACGAAGCTGCATTCATTTGTACACCCGCACTTTTAAGCTTAATACCCCTCATGGCCATTACCGGTACGAAACAAATCCACACCACATCACCCGTGGATTCCAATGTATGGATAGCGCGTCTGCAGGAATTGAACGATCCGGATAACGACAAAATTGTTGTACACACCATAAACCATCAATTTAAATGTGAGAGGCATGCGGAAGACCCAGGGGTTAGCTGCCCTTGCTTAGATATTTACGTTCCTGATCATATGACGGTGGACGAAGCACTCAAATCGATATTGAACGTCATACAACCGGGTTCATTCGATTCCGAGTTAACAGGTTGCGTTTCAGCGCTCTCAACCGGCGTTTTGGCTAGACAGCCCTTTCCCAAACCCGTCATCAACATGTTCCAATGTAACGAGATGAAATCGCTCTCGGACACAGACGTTGAACTTTTTATTATAGCGGTGGATCCCACATTTGCGAGCGGTTCAAAATCTTCCATTGCCTGTGTTTCCCTCATCAAAACATTCGACTCCAAATTGGTGGTGAGTATGTTGGTGAGCGCATATATTCCAGCAATATTGTAGTTTGACACTTTGGGCAATCTTTTTAGCATTTTATGTAGATAACTGAAGGGTTTGACGCCGCATATCGCGCCTATGGTGTGTAAAGGGTCTAAACCACAAGTGTTTACTAAATGTTCGTCTCCGGCTAGAACGCGATATATAATATATAAGCAACAACCACTGGCGCAACAGCTTGCTAAGGACTCGTTGGCGGTAAAATCTGCGGTGAAACTATATAGTTTTGTGAAAACAGAAAAATCCTCGAGATCCGCTTCATCTATTGAAAGGAGAGGTGCAATCACCTGCCGGGTGTACCAGGCAGACACCAAACAAGATATTGAATCCGCTCTGTAAAACACGCTTAATACCTGCTCTATATTTAATAGACCGTAAAGGAGCGAATGTGCTGTGCGGGGTGCATCCGATGGGCACACTGCGAGAATCCCCGCGATCGCCATAGCGTCATGTCTCATTACATTGTTCAGTCTCTGTATATTCTTTTTGAAATTAAGACTTATGAAAAACATTGAGTAATAATCAAATGTAACCGCGCAACACTTGCTAATGAAAGAGCGTGCGTCCGCTTGATAATCGGCTGGACCAAGTGTTAGGTAATTCGTAATTTTGTTAAACTCTAATTCATGGTTACACATTTTGCAGGTTTTTGGTTTGGATCAGATGCCTTGTGGAGATCTCGCACATGTGATTCACATGGCTCACTCTCACCTCGCTTATAAACACGCGGCTGCGCTGCAATCTTTTTTTCCTACCGCCTTTGAAAACCGCGCCTTATTATTTGTGCCCGAGGGCAATACCTTCGACGCTGACGTCAACACTCTGATGATTAATTTCAGCAACACTTGTAATACGTTACTGAACAAACGACCTTCGCTTTACTGCAATAAGTACTCACGTTACGGATTTATTACGACAGCGGAAACGAAAGTGGCTGCGGCTTCTATTCTTGCCGGGCGTATCAAAATTGATACTCTACTTAAATTTAACACGATACTTTCGTTTTCCGAGGAACTGAGAGCTGCATTCGCAGATCGGGATAGGTCGTTAGACCGTGAAATCATACAGATAAAAAGCAGAGACGAATGGGGAGCAGATAATGACCCTCTCAACTACCTAGCGAACCCCAGTGGCGTACACGAGATTGATGAACTACCTGCTGTTGACCGAGTCAGATTCTTCAAAGTGTACGGAGGTATATCGTTACCCTTGGGAGTGTGCAATGGCAATATTACACAAGGCGCTACGATGTTCGAAGAGTTATGCGATCAAATGTCTCGGGTGGTCCTCGACGACACAACAAAAATCCCCCACATACGGACAGGTGGTAAACAGTACGTCAAGGGCACATATACCCGTGACGACCTCTATTCAGCTCTATCAATTGCTGCGTTGCTTGGAGAATCGCACATGTACGGCAAGTGCTCTTGGGTTACTATTTAAACTTTTACATGGCTTCACCTCTTAGACGAAGCAAAAGAACAATGAATCCGGAAAACCTCTATAAGGGATACATGGCGGGTACTATAAAGGCCAATGATCGTCGTTTGATAAGTGGTTTGGATCTGCATTCGGTCACGGAGGCGTGGACGCAAGTTAGACAGATCTCCTCTTTACTACTGAGTGCGTGTCGATTGTCTGATCTAAGAATACAGCTTACTAAACACTACGATGCCTTCACCACGGAAGTCGCAAATGCCGCAGCACTATGGAAGATAACTAAAGGCTCCTGTGAAATGACGGGTGTAGCAAAATCGTTAAAAACATTCCGAACGCTCATTTACGATGTGCCCGCACAGTCTTCCGAAAGTGTTAAGGCTGGCGTCATACTAAAATTGGCTTTACTCTTGGAATCCAACGAAATAAACGCTTGTGACTTAAATGATGTATCGATCACAAAATTAAAATTTGAGCGGGGAAAATATGACAGAGTTACATGGGGTATAGTGAATGACACTTTGGCCCGCGTTGCACTACTCACTCCGGCTTCTATCAAAAAGATAAATGACAAGAAAGGGAGTTGTGGACTGGGAACCTTATTAATACATCCCCTTTCCCCCCCGTCTTCAGATTTAACAGATGCCTTTTCTGAGCTTTCAATAGACCAATTAGGCTCCTACCCCTGCGGGGAGAGCGCATGCGAGGCTTGTAGAGTAATGTCACCATGTTTTAAAATTAAGTCGCATTCAAATGGCAAAATTATTAAACTTAAGCAAAGAATAACTTGCGGGGATAGAAACGTAATCTACGTCTGTGCGTGTGCCGCTTGTGGAATGCAATATGTTGGTAAAACCACGCAAACTGCACGTCGGCGAATCGGGCAGCACATCAGAAATCTAAAGCGAAAACATAACGGTGGAATTCCAAAGCACATGAACGAAACACACGATGCTATGCAACCGATTTTGTTTACGCTCGTTCAATCCTCAGACAACCCAGACGAATTGAATAGTTTGGAAGCGAAATGGATAGACTTGATGGGAACTATGCGTCCCAAAGGCATGAATATGTTGTGTGCTTCTCAATCCTAATCAAGGTCAGCTAAATAAATACGACGCGTACACAATATTTCAATGGGTTATATTAATTATTTTAATGATTGAACTATTACATAAAATGTGGAGAATGCAAGGAAATACTGATACATGTATCGTATAAAGGAAATCGATTCATCTAAAACCGATCCTAATGCGTACAATGGGGTTACAAAGTAAACCGGATTAACTATTCGCGCTATCCTGTGCCTTTCGCAGGACGTGGGTGTATAGTTCGCAAGCAAACGTTGAATGTCCCATCGATGAGTTGTGTTCACACATTGTGCCATTCCCAGTTCTATTTCTTTCACTAAGTACAACCACTTCCAAATAACAGATACAGGTACGCAATATGAAGCAAAGTGAAGAAGAAATGGACCTGGCGATCCGTTCGTTTTATAGTAGGCAAAAGATGCCGTGCTCCAGAGCGTTACTGCGCCAGAGACGCGCGCCGAAGTGTAATTGGACGTAGCCACACAACACGGAATAGCACACACTAACGCAATTAAGACCCATGTCATCCTTACCCTTTTAATAACTTCTGTTTGTAAATAGCACCTTATAAACGCATCCCCTGTACGCACTTTAGCCATGAGTTACGAACAACTGCCGATGACCACGCAGGACGATTATCACGTTCAAGATCCTATATACGTCCGGGATGCACCCACCCAGACCGCTCCAAATAAAGTCAGGACCTACGGCTTTTATTTTTTCATCTTTTACAGTATTGCGGTTACTATTGCTTTGGCCATAGTCGTAGGGCAACAAAAAAGCTTAGTGGGCTGTATAGCTGGTGTCATAATATAACGGGGTGACTGAAGACAACCTCGTGTCCTTTTGGGAATGCGCTCAAACTCTTTTAAAGAGCGCTGTGATCTAGGGATTAAAGTAAATATGGTCACCTTATGCCTATAGTGGTTTTCTTGCTAGCGTTGTATCTGACTGCCGCGGCCAGCCAAATGTTCGATCTTTATGAAAACGCACCTTACTTGGAATTAGGTGTGACATACGGGGTTCCACAATGAAATGGCGTGGGCCCTCGTAACATTGCATGCGTGGAGTACTGGTTTTTGCAAGGAGATTGGAAGTCGCTTTGGCCAAAATGGGTGTGATCATTTAAATCCCGTTTCCGACGGGGGTAATTTGGCGGCCCCTGTTTTTTTGCAAAAAAAATTTCTCTCGCATACCTTTAAACAAGCGCAACGCACGATCTAAATTATTACCTTTTTGTTAAAATAAAAACTTGAACGTTACCTTAAATTGTCGTGTATTTAATATTGTAAACTGTGATTTTTTTGTTACTTTGCAAAAATCGAAAAATGTATGGGGGCACGTATGAAATTCCGGTGGGCAACCGAAGCTTACAGAGGGAAAAAACATGTCTCGCCATCGGATGTGTGAGTGTATTGATCCTGTCTTCGGTGGTGGCAATCGCCGCTATGATTGTGCTGGTCTCTCACCTTGTGCCGCACAATGTGCCTCCAACCGCTGATGATAGAGTCGCTGGCCTCATAACTTTGACTACGCTTCAAACATCCACGGACATTAAATCTTACGGTTTTTCTGGATCTGGCAAAAAAGAAGTGCCCACAATTGCGATTGCGCTCGACGGCTATAAAAATGTGTGTCCACTTCCGTGGCTATCGCTAACGGGGGGGAAGTGCCTATATTTCAACAACGAAAAAACTGGTTATTGTGAAGCGCACAACGGCTGTATTTTTACGATTGGTGTTTTAATGGGAGAAGACGATCTATATTTACTAAATGGATTTGAATGGATCAACGGTAAATCCTTTTGGCTCAAACCGTTGGTAGAAAACAAGTGTCGGCAGGTGGCCATTCAAGAAACTGGCACACACTCAATTAAAACGATGTCGTGCACCGATCTAGCTTACAGAGTGTGTATTTCCGATCCCGAAACGATAATTCGGCACAGGCGAGCGGAATACATGAATTGCACAAATCACGCAGCGGTATCTAAGACGGAAAATCCCGTAATATATCAGGAATGTCCTTTAGGATGGCAAGAAATAGAGACCAAGGACAAGAAACAGGCCTGTTTTTACTTCGGTGACACACCCGTTTCCTTTCATACCGCGCAAACTGAATGCGTTGACATGAACGGTGAATTGTTTCCTGGAAATTCTTTTAAAGACCCTTTCCTGATGCCTGTGTATCATTTTGACGTGGAAAGAACTTTGATCGGTCACTGGGTGAACTCCGTGGGTTCTAGCTGTCGTGTATTCAACTACGCCAGAGGCCACTATCACTTACCTTTGGCCTGCAATGAAAATGCACCCTACGTGTGTATGAAGAAACTTGATAATGCTTTATCTGGTCGTGCTAAGAGAATTCAAATAACTACTAAATCTGTAGAAGAGGCAATATATTATAATTCCGATCAAACAACAGACACAAGCCATAGAATTTATGAAAAAATAGGCATTTATGTGCATTCGTCCAAAGGCCAACCGTTGAGTTCTCGAACAAACGTTAAAACCATTAGTCCGAAAGAACAGAACGCCGCATACAATACCGAAGGAAATTACAAATCGTCAACACTTACTACACCTCAAGCAACGGCTATATTTACTGCGGGTGACATACCATCACCAAGCTTAGAACTGCCTGGGGACAGTAGAATACATATGCTACCCTGCCGCCCTATTCAGATCGGATCCGTTCGAGCGTGTTTAATTGTGGTATTGGAGCACCCCGTCACTTTTTCAACGGCCGCACGCAAGTGTTCCGGCATGGGAGGTAGATTATTCCCACCTTACGATATTTCGAAAGTCCTAAACTATTCACATTTTAAAGGCGTAATGACGGACCAAGAACTCACCAAACTGTTTTGGTTTTCAAGAACAGAAAACAAATGCGAAATTTTAACCAAAGGTTTAAATTCCTTAGAGACTCGTATAGTACCTTGCACGAGTAGAAGCTTTTATATGTGCGATCAAACTGATACACGAGAAAGGATCGATGTGGCGGGGTCTGCAAATAAAATAGGACCATCTAACAAGATACAATCTAATCTATCTGCCTGCCCACCCAACTGGATATCTATTGAAGATGGGGTGGGGTGCCTACAGTTCCACGATCACCGTCCATTGAACTTTGAAATGGCAGACCGCGCTTGCATTTCAATGGGCGCTATTTTATATAAGCGCAATATAACATTTACTCGGTTATCCAAGTGGATAGACGGAAATAACGTAAATAAGCTCCTATTCCAGAGACCGTTTTGGGCCGGAAAATCCGAACACGATTGTATTAAAGTAATGTATACCGAAGCAGAAGATTACTATTTTAAAGAACCATGTGACGCGCTAGGTCATTACATATGTTACAGGAGAATGACTGTGCTCAGCGCTTCACAACCAACGAAGCACAACTGCGCTGAACCCAGTAATGACTTTAAGGTACCGTGTACATTCATACCTGAAATCGAACTAACGTTCCACGAATGCGAGCGAAGGTGTGGGCAAGATCAGGCCCTTCTATACGAGTACACTGGAATTTTACCAATAGGTACACGTGGGAACTTTTGGATCAAAGAGCACAGATTTGCTGGAAACTGTGTCGCCCTTCAAGATGGTTCCATCATCCCGCGGCCTTGCACAGACAGAAGGCGGTGTGTCTGTGTTCGATCTAGCGTGTAGCTCATATTTCTTAATATATATATGAGTAAGCGTCTCAGTGAAACTTGTGTAGTACAGACAACATGACTAAGCTCGAAGTATCTTCAGCCCTTATCAAAACGGATGAACGTCCTACAGAGGAATACCGATTGGATGTATCAAGAGAGACTAAGATTAAGCGGTTTGCCTTTTGTGTAAAACCCATTATCTTCACTATCATTGACAGCCTTTTTACCATATCTGCAAGTGTCTACTTTGGCTATGCCCTCTATGTTTTATTGACGGCACGAGGAGCCAACATCGTTTGTCCCAAGCCTACATGCCCTCTGCCTGTTTGCCCGCAACCTTTTTGTCCGCAGCCTATTTGCTCAGCATCTCCTGCACCACCCAAGAATTTGCAAGGTAACACCTGTTTCTGCCCCGACGGCTGGTTTACATCTGAAAATCAATGCCTCAGACTGATCGATGAAAAACTGACGTACGCTGAAGCGAAAAATAAATGTGATGCCCTCAATATGCAAATGATCACACGGAACGCACACTTGGGTGGAAATCAGTTAGCTACTACGCAGTTTACAGTCCCGATCATTATTTGGACCGAAACAGAAGACAAAGTTTGTCAAACCATAAACACGGTTCACAAAACCCAACAAGATACTCACTGCGATGAAAAACACCCCTATGTGTGTAAAACCAATATTCGTTTCTGTGTATAGCGTATCTTTAAATTGAGCGCATATAAATCTTTGTCCCGTAACATATCTTCTTTATTCTCTCACTTGATTCTCAAAAACATCTCTAAACAAAATAATGACTAACTACGTCTCAGCCCCAAGGATGGAGATCGTGGATCCCATACAAAAACCCACACGATTACAAGACTTTATCACATGGGTCTTGCATGGAGAAATATCCTTAAAGGTGTTTATACCTGTTGTTGTGGCCATTTACAGCGTATTTTTCATTTTATTGGCCGTCAGCCTATCAAGTGTTAACAACGGTCCGATGCCACTCGAAGAACCGCGAGTGCCTTCTTTACACGTAAATGGAACCACCGGATACATACGCGATGGCGTTGTGATGTGCGCTGCTGGATGGTATATGAACGCAACAACCTGCTACGGCATGTTTCCGGACGCTACATCTGCCGGTCTTGGCACCAAAGAATGTGAACGCGCGAAAGCCTTTTTATTACCCGTGGACAAACGCGAGAAGCTTAACACCTTTTTGCCGATGTCCCAAAACCGTTATTGGGTCGATTATGCTAACCAGGAAAACTGCACTTATGTTACTAAAGAGGGACTCTTTGGAGAAGACGATTGTAATGTAAACTATCCCTTCATTTGTGCGCGAGGGCTCTTGTAACTTTTCTTCCTCTAATAAAACAGTTCAACCACATACAGTTCACATTATTGATTTATATGGAGTGCCAACTACGTGAATTGTTTTTGTATTTATAAACCGCTTTGAAATCATTGCGGTCAATTATGATCCGCTTAATTTCACATCTTTTGGGGTGGTTAATTTTAATCTGTTCGCTTATTTCTATAAGTATATTTTTAATAATACTGAAACCCACACTTGAAAATAAATCTGGATGGTTGAATATTTCTTACAGTGGTGGGAAAGCTATAATATTGGAAACGAACGAAAAAGACGCCAAAGAATTTTGCGCAGCACACGGATCTTTATTTTCCCCTCTAGCCGATGGAGTAAACCCACACGGATTCGTGCACAAAGTCGCATTTTGGTACTTGAACTGTACAGAATCGTGTACATACACGGGCTATCGATGCCACGACGCACTTTCCTGGTTAAAAAACGAGGATGGAGTGTGGCTAGCCTTTGGTTCCATACCCTTAAACCGATCTAAAGCTCGTGATTTATGCACAAGAAATGAGGCTGTTCTTGCAGACCGCCAATATGTGTTCAATGCTACTTCAAAAGATCAATTTTGGATGGGAGAATGTACGACAGAGGATGGTTTTTACACACCTTTCTGCGAGGTTGCTAAACCTGTATGTGTGAAAAACGAAACACGGGCACTTGAAGGTCTGCTTAACAATGGACGATGCTACAATGATTACATCATAGACTTAAATATTTTCGATTGTTGGTTTAAGGTATTATTTGACAACCCTATTGAAAATGTAGAAGAAAGACGATTGAAACAGCGCTATGTGTGTGAATCTAGAGGTGCCTCTTTGGCCTATAGGTTTTCTGCAGGAGCTTATTGCTTTACCGACAAACTACCCAATAATTTACTCTTGAGATACCGATCGTGCAAACTTGGATTCGCTCTCATAGGTGACCGGTGTTACGCTATATATATCCTGTCAATTTACGTAATGTCATCAGATAGAAATCAAAGCGTTATAGCTTGTGACCGTATTAATGCACACATCGTACAGTTTAACGACTTTAGGCATTTGGAGTTCGTAAAAGCCTTGTCGAAATTTAACGTGGGCAATCAATATAGTGAAGGCTTTTGGAACGGGCTTGAAGACGATCCCAACGTCTTTCAGATTTACAATAGATCCCACCGTTATCTCACGGAGAACGGTAAAGCGAGACATTTTGCGTGTTGGTTCGAGTATAGATCTGAAAACTTAAAGGACGCAAACGACGGTATTATTGAGATAGATTAATTTAACTGGTCTGACTTAAAGCATTATTTATGTGTGTGTTGTATTGAGAATAAATTTGAACACTGTTCAACAATGAAGTGTTTGAAATGGTTTTTTATTGTCGGGGCGTTTGCGCTTCTATTGTCGTTTTCATTGATCTTGGTTAGCACCCGGAGACTTACTCATAGCGTTTACAAATTTTCGGAAAAAGGTGTCTCGATTGCGGTACATTGGAAAACAGTAAATCGTACCTCGGCCGAAATACTTTGTGCGGCCTCTAATGCAACGTTGGCCGGTCAGCGATACAATTTGAAAATACCACATGTTTTACGCAATAGATTTTTTTGGATGGGAAGCTGTACAACATTAGTTGAGCCCTACGTATTAGGTTGCGAAAAAGCATACCCGGTCTGCGTTAAACAAAAGGAACGGATTAAAAGTCATATTAATGACTCGGCGAGCGTTCTCAACCCACAGCCCCGCTCAATAAAGTGGGTAAACGATATCTATGGGGCCAAATTTTACGTGGGGAAGTTTGAAGTGACCAGATTTGAAGCAGAAAAGTTTTGCGCCGCGATAAATGCCGAGCTTGCTAGATATCAATATAACATATTAACTAAGGCTAGTGCAAATTTTTGGTTAAACCGATGCACTTCTAACACCGGTCAGTTCATTAACTGCACGCTTGCGCATCCGGTATGCGTGAAAAATGAAAAGAGGCTTTGGAAACCCAGTGCCTCTTGGTATGGGGATTGCTATAGAAACGAAACTTACGGCGACCGGGGAGTCTGCAGACGCGTAATTTGGTTTAAAGATCCCACCTCGACATCAGTCGATCAATCGGATCAATGTCGAGCGATTGGAGCCAGTCTAAGTCAAACTAATATTGGGCCAGATGTAAATGGAATAGAATATACTTTTGGGGTAACGTGTGAACGCACTCCCATAGTGAATAACATTATGTTGCGGTACGATGAGTGCGCTGATGGGTTCGTGCTCATCATGAAAATCTGTTATTCGTTTCAAATGAAATCCATAGAGCAAAACAAAATCGGAAACGCTTGCTCTACTCTTAACGCTAGTGTGGTGGGAGATATTGAGGATAAGCACGCAGACCTGATAACAGCGCTTCAATATTTTGATTATGAATTTATGTTTTGGAACGGAGAGCAAAATGGCGATTATGTGTTTATTTCTGGCAGATCAAGACCTTCATACGGCCACGTTTACGATAGAAATAGGTTCAGCATGCCCTACATATGTAACCGTGGTTTTTAAGGTACCGGATAAAGCAGCAGTTATTTCTAACAACTTCTCACTAAGATATGAGGATTGTGGTCAAGGGTGTGTCTATATCGGGAAAGGCGTTACAACTTCTTTCTTAACCCACGGCTACTTGGACACGTTGGCATGCTAGCACCACATTGGTACTTTACGACGAAAGCCAGTCTTCATTCATGGAAGCTCTTCAGAAATTCAATTATAGATTTGAAATTTGGGAAACGGGAGAGCATGTAATAATCCAAGGTTCCAAACCCCCAGTTTTTGTCAAAACGAGTTATCTTGATGAAGATGAACAGGGTTACGCATGTTTCGACTAAGTGTTCTCACCCAACATGAAGGTAATTCTTGTCTTTTATAAACCGTCGTAAATATCGCTCAGCTTTTTGTGAATTTCAAAACGCAACCATGAGGGCATTGGTCGCAGTGCCCGGTCTGTTGCTAAATCTGGTCCTACTGGCAGTTATATTAAGTCTCGTACACAATCGTGAACATTTGTTTGTGGCCGAATATCATAATTCACCTTGGGTGAAAGACGTTTTCCGAGGAGTGGACGTCGCCATAAGTTGGGAGCGGATGCATAGATCGGCGGCTATCGAATTATGTCGTCGGTACGGAGCAAAAATTGACGAAGTTAGAGCCTGGGTATTGCTAAATGCTAAAATTAAGGACGTCTTGCTTAATTACCGATGTTATAAGCCTAGCATTTCTAGCTACTACGATTGTGAAGTTGGTGTGCCCATTTGCGTAAGACCTGCGAACACGATCATAAGGGACGTAGTAACGAGCTATAATTCCAACAACGTTGAGATTGTATTATCGTTCCTCAAAACTAAAAGATCCAAAGCCGAACAAATGTGCATGTCTTACAATTTTAAGCCAGCAGAATACACCTATATTTTACAACCGTCTGAAAAATATAGAAACAAATTGTATTGGATTGGTAATAAATGTTGGAACATTTCAAACCATTCGTTCACAAATTGCTCCGAGGCAGGGCCTTATTGTGTTTTAGATAAAAAGGTCAATGGAGGTTCCATATGGACATCAAAGGTGTTTAAAAAGCAAAATTTAAATATTGACCTGTTTTATGGGTACCCTGCCGTTGAAAGAGAAGCTGCAGAAGTTGCGTGCAAAAAGCATACGGGTTTTACACTCGCTAGCTACCTTTACGATCCCGATGAGGCCACTCGTTTTATGAAGCGATTGGGGTTCGAAAATATCCGATTTTGGATGTCGGGCTGTACGAACGAGGACGGGTTTTTGACACCGGATTGCAAAACCGCCTTTCCCGTGTGCGTTAAGAACGAGAAACGAAGCCCAAATACCGGTGCTAGCATATACCTCGGATCTTGCTACAAGAATTATAATATGACGGAATCTTATGATTGTGTTTTTTCAAGATCCGTGTTTTTGCATCCTAATCAATTTAGAAACACAGGATCATATAAATGTAATGTGGCTGGAGCTGAACTGCTTAATGTTGATGAAGATGGATTTACAGTCAATTGCATTCTTCCCTCGCTAGTAAATAATTTCCTAATGCGGAACCTTATCTGCGGAAATGGGCGTGCGCTCATTGACTATAAGTGTTATGCCCTTTTCCTCGCCAAGCGCGAACAAAGTAGGGCACAAATTGTCTGCGAGAGTATCAAGATGTCTATTGTTCAATTCGATTCTCAACAGCATGAAGGATTATTAATCGCTTTAAAACAACTCAAAAGCCCGTTGCAATTATTTAATGGCATGCGCAATAATTATTTAACGATCAACGATTTGGGTATCAACTACAATGTTTTTGATAATATGACCCAGCACTTTTCATTTTCCTGTTTTAGCACCGTACCTTTATGACCTTTACCTTGTACGTATAATTTCATATAAAACATCTTGTTAAGTACAATAAACTCATTCTGAAAAGCTCAACGCTATGGCGTTCACAAAAATAACCCTGCTCTGTCTTGTTTGTTCGTTGATGATTATAACGTATTTTAAATCAATTTCGGACGTGAACCACATAACCACGGTCCTAGAACCAGAAATCGGTTGTAATCTCATGACAAAAAAGGAGGCCGAAATGTATTGTGCATTACGCGGTAAAAGTCTGGCAGAAGAACAATACGACCTAGAGAACACGCATTCCCCGCACGACGTTTACTGGATGGGTGGTTGCACAGACAGAAGGGGGTTCTACGTTCGGCCGTGTAAACGCGCTATACCAGTTTGTGTTTTCGAAAAACAAACCCGGCCTGTAATTGGCCATCAAGTGTTCGGCTGGTGCTTTGAAAACTACACCTACAACGAAAAGGACAAAGCATGTACATTTCCCGTTGAACTGACGAACTTTAAAAACCAGAATGACACCGCTTTAACATTCTGGTCTGACCTGGTATGTGGAGCTTTGGGTGGAGACGTACGCATGATCACCTATTCAAAGGATTCACCTGTTGAAGTACACTGTGAATTTCACGAATTCACCAACAATATATTATTGCGACACCAGTCTTGTACCAGGGGTTTGGCATATATTAACGGTTTTTGCTATGCTTTTCACATGCTGCCTCAGAATGAGAAAAGAACGCGATTGATATGTCAAGCTGTAAACGCTGATGTTGTTGATTTTATGGACGAGAAACACGTGGTTTTGCTCTACGCGATGCTACAGTTTAAATATAATGTTGGCTTTAGAAGTGGTGGTGGAGCTAACACTTTCAATTTGGAAAACGGAAAATGGTCGTACGGCAGATCTGAAAAGCAAGAGAAACCCTTCGTGTGTTGGCGTCCCATTAATTCGGTTATAAGAATGTAATAAAATATCAAACATTATATAAATGTGTTAACTTATATTTAATGCGTTAAATTAGGGCGTTGTACAAAGTGCGTGTTTTATACGCTAACCGTCCTTATCGCTCTAAGGGACCCGAAAAGCTATTCTAAGCCACATCACAGCTCACCTTTTACCTTCTCTTGAATTACATTTCTTTTTTAAAAGTGCCGAGTATAATGTTTAAGAACATATCAAATTGTTTTTTGGGTACTTATGGCCTAAACCCATCACCATCCGATTATGTAACGCAATCCAATCCTTATCAGCACTAGTCAAAAAATTTAACTCTTTATGATTATATGGGTTATGAAGCAATTCAATTCATAACCACAGAACGAAAACATAAGCCAAGCGTCTTGCGTATTTCAATTATGCGTTGCGTAAACCCTTTTTCCGAACAATGTTTATTAACTATTCGAAGTGTAACTATTTCGTTTGATTAATCGACTACCGTACCTAAAACTTATATCCCTAGCCACATTACTCCTCAACTAGCTTGTTATAAATATTTTTTAATCCTTCGCGCTAAGGTATAACACAAAAGACTTAAAACGTATAGCATGATGCTGTGCGTAAAAGAATATAACGATAAGGGACACTACCACGTCCCAACAATAACCTTCAAAGTTGTTATGATATCGGCTTCCGGTGTGCTTGTGACTTTGATTATGGCGATTGTCATTCTTTTGGGACCAAAAAAAGACTATGTACCGAAAAACGAATATCCTTGCCCCCCACAATGGCAACTTGGCTACAACGATTGTTATTATGTGAGCCCAATACGGTTACCCTGGCAGGAAGCCAATGAGGCATGTCAGCAGGTTGGCGGTCATATGATGTCGGACAGTAACAGATTACCTTATTGTCTAGCCTCGCGTACTGAACCTGTTTGGCTTGGCGTGTACGTCAAAAACGGAACATTTTACACATACGGAGGACAGAAATGTTCTTCGTGCAGCGGTGGATTTATCAACCAGTGCAAATCCGGCAGAGGTCAAGTTTATGGATTTTCACCTCAATTATTTAACACCGTGTGGGGATTTGATGAGGGTTTCATGAGTTGGGTTTTTATATGCTCGAAACCACTAATATAATACAGAAGTAAACAACGAAGCATGCTCCTGACATTCAAACTATTATATAAAGGGTTCTATTATTATCGTCTCAATATCTGCCATGACCACGGGGGGGTCAGGAGTTGCTCTTTGGAAAGTGGGTCTAATATGCTCAGTGATTGGCGTTGCAGTTGGTGTTTGTTTTTTCTATTTAAATTATCGCGAGGGATACACAAGCTTTTGCTGTAACGCTGGCTGGCTCAGTTTCAATAAACGTTGCTATATCGTTTCCTCGTTCTTGGTAGATTGGACCGGATGTGTGCTTTTTTGCCGCCATCACAACGCAGATCTATTGAATGATTTGAGCGATTGGAAGATACTACATTTTCTGGCCGACTTTTACCCGGTGTGGTATACAAAACTCTACGAAGAATATCGATACGTGGAACAAAGTGAAGACCCCGGTCCCGTTGAAATTGCATACACAGAAGACGAAGGCACAAAACGAACGTGCGTTTGCCTGAGACGATACTTTAAGTGTTAGTACAATGAAATACCAGGTGTCAAATGTTTGCGCAACAATGCTTATTATAACGGTCCTCTTGGTGTCAGGATTTGGCTTGGGATATCAATTGTACAAGGGACTGTCCACCTTTTTATGCCCCATTGACTGGATCGGATTTGATTCGTCTTGCTATCTACCGTCAACGGAATTGAGCGATTGGAACAACGCTAAAAAGAAATGTGAGGAGAAGGGATCCTCTCTATTACGCGACGCCCCCAATGTCGTTTTGCGAGATTTCGCGTGGAGGGGTGTTTGGATAGACGGACCATTGATGCGGGAAGGTCGTCCGTTCATTAAATATGTATACGGTGTACAAAATAAAAGTAACGATACGGTCATAAAAGGCTTTTCCCTCGGGGCTTTGCGATATATATGCGTGCGAGCTATGAAATTATCTTTGCACCCAAACTATAAAACGCTCAATAAACTCGGTTTTTAAACTTAATTATGTCTCTTCGTGTGTTGAACGCGGTGGTGTGTCTCAGTTTAACGCTCACTATATGTTCGCTTTCACTTTTTATCCTTCAGCGGGATACCAAACACTATGCGTGGACGAGTGGTGAATACGGTGGATTCATCGCGGTGGGGAACGCAAACGAAGGATTTGTTTCTTGCTCGTCATACGGGGCAAAATATGCGTCAATGGCCGACGTCATGTACAACATACCGACTCTAGCATTACGCCCAGGTAGATATCGGGCTGGTATGTTTTTCGTTGTATCGAATAACTTCACGATCGTTAAAACTTGCGAAAGCTGCAGCCCAATTTGCGTATATGGGAAAAGTAGGGAAGTAACGATGAAAAACAGGGCGCACTTTTTCGCAATGGACGGGAACGACCCAAGGTGCGAACAGTCGGGTGGTGCTTTGATAAACGGTGGTTGCGTGTGGACTACAAGCCCCTACTCGTGCCAGACCGGGTGGATGACATCGCACGATATGGGTATTTGCTACAAACAGTTCGACATGGTGTTGAAACGGGAAACGGACCTACTCTGTTACAGAAACGGGGCAGTTGTGACCACCTTAAAAGAAACATTAAGATTTACGCAAGATATTTCCAGCGTGGGATTGTGGTACCAGAGTTCTACATTCGAACAATTCGTGGACAGATTTGGAATCGAGAGAGTGAACACAGTACGCAGCAGGAAAACAGTAGTTTGTGTACGCCCGTTTGAGTACGATCGTTTGGTGGGTGACTCTAGGGGTTGTGATCCGGGCTGGGTAACTTACAATGGGTCCTGTCATCTTTATCTGAGACGAGCAGTCCCTAATCATGACGCTGCTATGATTTGTGGATTAGTTTTTGCAAAGGTCGCAACACAAGAACTTACTGAGCTTGTTTATATCAGATACCAAATCAAAACCTGGCACGAAAACGAAGTAGGTAGCTCTACAGATTCGTGTAACCTCGTATGTGAGACAAAAGATATTCTGTGCAGCAAAAAACCACTCATTATATAAAGGCTTGTGGTATAAAATACAGTTGTCATTTTTAAGAATGAGGGTGGTTGTGGCGTTTGCTCTTATTGTGGTTGCGCCCTTGTCTTTTCTAGCCATGACTTTGATTTTCCCAAACCCAGAACCAGCCGTCGGGTGGTTGGAAGTAAAAAACGGCGCTCAGTTTGCCGTATCGTGGATTGGTAACGTGTGCCCATTAGAATCGAGACCACCCACCGTGGGTGAAATCGCACCTTTTCTGCATGAACTCCGCCTCGTGCCCGGGAACTATGACGTCGGACGGTGCCTATCCACTTATTTGTGTCCTGTACAGTTTTATGACTTGTGTAGAAGCAACAGAACGGTATGCGTTCGTTGGCCGGGAGGCAAACCACCAGTCGTGAAAGTTAAAAAGATTAGATGTTATGAATACGTAGAGGATGAAGTTAAGAAACACGGTCGGAATCGTATTTATTCGAAAACTCTATCGCAACCCAAAGACACACCGTCAAGTGTTACAACATATTGTAAGTGTGGGTGGAAAAGATCCCACGATTTTTGCTATGAAACAGTTGACGTACCCGTGAAGGCCGAAACGTGTCTTGAAAGTGGGGGCTTTTTCCCAACCTATAATCATACCAATATGCTTGGTTTAAGCAACGTATACGTTTATCAGTCGACAGAAGAGTACGCAACATTGCTACCCCCTTCAAAGGTTTTCGGGCCGTCTGATAACGAGAGTGCAACGCATGTCTGCTTTAAGATGGAAAAATACGACATGTCCAACAACGACGACCGGTGCTTTAAGGGATGGGCATATAGAAACAATACGTGTTTCATTTTAATGCCTATCAATCAAACGTATGAAACAGCAGAAAGAATGTGTCAAATGGTTGGAAGTAGTTTAGTCGACATCTTTAAAATCAACAATTATATCCTGAAAAGGTTCCACAATATTGTTTTATGGGGCACCAAAACAGAAAACGAATGTGAAATATACGGTTCCGAAAGCACTGGAACCATTCACCAAACCGTCGCGAGCTGTAACCAAAAATATTATTTTGTATGTCATCTACAAAAACAATCTCATGAAACGAGCAGTTATGCAGTGACGCTATCTACCACTTCTAATCTAATTTTAACATATAGCGGTACTGCGACTCATAAAATATGTAGAAACGGTTGGAACGCCCGTGAATCATTATGTTATAAATTGTTTGATTCGCAAACTCCAAACGTATGCTTGATGCACGCTAGTGTACACGCACCCGAATGGCTCGCCGATTCTCTAAACCTTACTAATACAATCGTGGCTTCCGGTCAAGCTTATAAAGTGTTCAAACGGCGGAACCGTACTCCTGCGACTTTGTGTGCCAGATTAAAACAATATGACTTTAGCATCGTTGATTCTAATTGTAGAGATGGTTGGTTTTTGTACAATGAATCATGCTATGCACTCATACCCGCTAAAGTACCATATAATCACGCTAAGGAAAGTTGCCAGTATATATCCTCAAGTATTCCAACGCCCAATAAACATTTTAAGGATTTTATAACTGCTCATCTAAATAATACCCGCTTATGGTTGTCACGAGATTATTGTATTACCTACATAAGTGAAATACAAGATTTTAAACTTAATGCATGTGAAGACGATAACTTTTTTGTGTGTAAATATTAAAGGGGTGCAAATAAATGATTTTAATATAACACATTTTATTTCATGCGTTTTAAATATTATTGCATAACAAAACAAAACACAAAACACTTAATAGAATAAATGAGTAACGTGAGTTTTTGTTTGCTTCATTGGAAGTTTTGGTTGTGGATATAATAGACTTTAAAGTGGAAATTGTTGATTTAAGTGTAGTAGTGCTTTGTGTAATTGAAGAACTGGTGGTATTTAGCGTTGTTGTGGGCTTTGGGGTAGTGAATACAATCTCGTTTTCAAAAATTTGCTTAAAACAATTATCGTTGCATACATCTGAATTAAAATCCCAGCAATCTTTTGTAAAAATGTTAGGTGTTAAAACGTAAACACCGTTACTTGATATATTACTGGTCCGCCATCGTGCGTACATACTTTGTACATTTTCTATTGCATCAACGAATCGCAAACTCAAATTACCACGTATATCGTCTGATGTTTTTGAAATCAAAGCTGTTTGTGTCTGATTTGTACTACTTAATGCAAAAGGTATGAATTCTAAACCCGATGATTTTCCAATCGATTTAATAACGGATGCTATGGTGAGGTTTGTCGCAATAACCGCATGTGTGAACATTGCTGTATTGGATAGTTTAATATTATTTTCTCCCGTTTGTAGCACATTGATGACTTTATAACCAGTTTCTACGGCACCTAACAGCAATACATTCTGTGTGTACAAATCTGAATTCGATATATTAATGAAAGTCGCATTAGAGTAATTCATGATCATTGATTTTTTCCCAAAAACCGATCTTTCATTTGGATATTCTATCGTTATAGGTGCAATGACGGGGCATTTACCTATTGAGGGAGTAGCATAATTGCTGGAACTTACGCTTGAACCTTGAAAGGAACCACCCGAAAATGTGCACGTGGTGTTAGGTTGTAATAAACCCTCAAATCTTCTACGCATTTCCAAGTCCCCATTTACGCCATCCGGGGCCGTGGCGACGTATGCGCTTTTTTTCTTATGATAAATACACTTCGGGTTAGCTTTGCAGGCTAACTCTAGGTCGTCATTCAGAAGGTCGAGGGTTGCATTTACACTCTGAACTACGTGAATATGAGAAGCCTCTCCTCCTCCAAAACAATAGCTTCTAGAAGGCGCCATTACTCGGTATCCATTACTGAGTGCATAATAATTTCCTGGTTTTAAAAGAATAGGGTTACATACTATCATAGGTTGGGCAGCGTTACTAAAGGGTGTACCTTGTCTGTAATCAATGATTGGTACTGATATGTTAGTACCGTTACTATAGGTGTAATATTGATAATAACCTCCGCAGTCAATACTATAGCTAAAAGATGCAGGCAAGGTCCAATAACACAGCTCAACCAAATGCTCGTCACACGTCTGCCCGTTGCTAGTACTGGGTAAGGTAAATAGAGTTTTACGATGGTTATCATTGATAGAACCGCAGACGCTATAGTAAGCCAAAGTTATGTTTACATAATAAAGTGGGTTCTGTAGCCAAGTGCCGCTACAGTTGTCGGAAGCCATCTTAAAGTTTCCAGTTCCAGCGTATCCACCAGTTGGAAATTGAACCTTATAATCTTTGTCGTATGCGACAGTGACGTTTGCTAAAGATAAGCACCTATACTTTGATGCCGCGGCATAGAACAAATTGTAAAACGCTTTCCGCACGGTCGCCCAACTGACAAAGTTGCAGCTTTCTCCTGTGTTTATAGAAGACGCACCCTCATAAAAAATCTTCTCTGCTCCACACCCCTGGTATACATAGTCCGTTTTATTTGGAAATCCAAACATTGAGTAAATGAGGGAGGACCCGCGAACACCAACGAATTTGGAAGCTGCTTCCAAGGGAATATCTCGAACGGCGGGCCAATTTGAATCGTTAGAATTTGTTCTCCCGTCTCCAAAGCCGATCCAGTCATTCGTTATGTTTGCAATAAGATCGTTGGGGTCATCTGCAACTAAACCGAGTGTTTGCCGTGGACCCACAATCACATTATTATTACTGGTGTTCTTTATTAAGTCGGTTGTAGAGGCAAGCGGAGAAATGCAAATTTCTTCTGGGTTGCTCTGTACTTTGGCAAATAAGATCGCGCTTATAGTGAACGTAAGGAACATTGTGTAACCTTACAGGTATCGTGCACCCTAGGTAAATATATAACAAAGCTTCATTAATTACGCTCTATTGGTAAATGATTGATCACGCCTCAAAATCACTTTAAATACTGCGTGTTTATTAAATAATATCACTCCATCATGTACGCCTTAATCGGTTTGGTCATGCTACTGCACATTCTTTATCTTTATTGGTATTTCTTCAAGGGTAGAGACCGTCGGGCCCATGAGCCTCCCGTTGTGAAGGGATATATACCGTTTGTTGGATGTGTTATGAGTTTCGTACACAACCCGCTGCAGTTTTTAACCAGAATGCGTGCAAAACACGGCGCTGTTGTGACGGTGGCCATGGGCAACGGCCACGTTACTTTTATCTTGGAGCCTTCACTATTTCCAATCCTTTTGAATGGGAAAACGCCGTTTGGCAACGATATTCGGGGTTTGCTTATGGACCGGGTGTTTGGCCCTCTTAAGTTACTTAAGTATAACGCAGCAATGTATGCGTTGGATAAAAATCAAATATTCGGCATTGTAAATTCAGCCGATGTATCTTTAAAAATGATGCTTAAAAAGCCATTAAAGGACGGATCGTACCAAATGGCTTGGTTTTGCGAACAATACATGTTTACGGCCGTGTACCATGCCATATTCGGACACACGTCCGATTATGTAGACGAAGGAGTGCTTAAAGCTTTCCGTGACCTGCGGAAGTATTTTTACGTGCTCGCAATGGGTGTTTCGCCAAACCTATGCCCAGTCGTGCGCGACGCTCTTCAAGTTCTTATCAAGTATATGGATTTGTGTTCTATATCAAAGCGTAAAAAGGTTTCATGTCTCGTTAACCGCAGAATTAATTTTGGTAAAAAAATTGGAATGTCGAAAACGGAAATTGAAAAGGATTTGTTGTCGCTGATGTGGGAAACGCACTCCGACGTAGTCGCCTCTGCATTTTGGTGTTTATACCACATTCTAAATCTTGACCAAAGCGAGCAAGGGGCGGTTATCAAAGAGGCAAGAGTGGATAATTGCCTAGGCCTCGGTGAGCAACCATTGATCATGGGTATCGTTAACGAGTCTTTGAGGTTGCACGCTTCCTCGTTGATCTTAAGAAAGGTTTGCGAGCCAATTTCCATCGAATGCAAAGGCGGTGTCGATAAACGTTATGATCTACGTGTTGGTGACACGGTTGGTTTTTACACCCCTCTGGCCCATAATCATGGTACTGTTTTTAAACAACCCAAAGTGTTTCTACATAAGAGACCAATCGGGACATCTAAACATATGTATATGCCGTTTGGGATTGGTACCGTAAAGTGTCCGGGAAGCAGCCTGGCTACAGGAATACTTCAATTTTTTTTGACGCGAATATTAAGCGCTTATTCTTTAAAGCTGGAAAGCAAAGCCAACGGTAAACACCTTTCGATCACGTCCAAAGTGGAGGAACCGGATTATACCGTGTACCTAAGTTTAAACCAGATATAGAGTGCGAAACACACGACCGCAATATGCCATTAATGGCGTCCAACAAAAACGTTCAAATTTATAAAGAAATATCGTATCCCGCTTTACTTCACACGTTTGAATCAATCGAATACGCAATTAGCTTTCCCTTCAGAGCTACGGACATCATCATCGTGTCGTTTCCGCGGTCAGGTACTACCTGGTTACAGCAAATTGTCTGTCAATTAACGGGGCAGGATGCAGACCAAACACCACTTTATGTACGAGCCCCTTGGATTGAACGTGTTTCGTTTAAGGAACATATTAAACATCAGGCTTACAGGCGAAGGCGAATAATGACTACTTACTTGCCAGCCTCCGTCATATGTCACGTACTCAAAAAAGCTGGTTGCACCGTTTTGTTAATGATCAGAAACCCTGTTGAAACTTTAGAATCCTTTTTTAATTTCCACAACGAGGTAACTTATCTCAAAAGTTATTCTTCAAGATCAGAATTCATGAATGACTATGTAACGGGCAATCTTACGTATGGAGTATGGCACGTTCATTACAACGACTGGTATCGTGCTATTCAAGCAATACCCATTAATTATTTTGCCCTTCAGCGAAGCCTTAAGAAAACTATAATATTCATTGACGTGTGCTTGTTAAACCACGTGCTCAAACCAAAAGCGATGTACAATAAGATAATGTCGCGATGTACATTTACCGCTATGAGAATAATCCCCGCCTGTGTGCACTGCGAAGACAACTCGAGGATTTTTTTGCGCCAGTTGGAATATACTACGAAATCCCTTTTTTGTGCTTCTTCCACTAGAACGCAATTACTTTATTATAATGACTTGTTGAAAACAATAAGCGATAATATTAAAAGCTCTTGAACGTTCATAAACAGTTTCGCGCTTTACTGTTAACGCTACCTCGTTTATATCATTATATAAGTTAAGGCGATTTAAAACTCTGACTAATCATGCTGACTGCTCCGGTGTATTGCTCGCCCGAAGAAGCTTTAAAGCTTAAACGGCCTCGTGGTGTTTTGGAAACGCTAAAATTTTACTTGTGGTCGGAGAATGTACCAACCATACTAATGTGGTCGGTGGTGATATGCTCTGCGTCTTTCATTACGCTCACCATTTCGCTGAGAGGTTTTTTCTTTTATGTTTGTGAAAAATGTCCACCGGTTCCTGTCATAGTACCCCCGCCATGTCCTAAGCTTGAATGTCCAGAATGTGGGCAACTGCCTTGCACCGTTCAAGAAGAATGCCCACCCGGTTGGCTCTATCAGAACGGACTTTGTGGGTACGTTTCCCCCGACGAAAGAACCTACAGGGACGCAGAAATTGCATGCACAGAAAATGGTGCTATATTGAGTAATACGAATACTATACACGTTTTCGTACCTAATCGATATGCCGGCATATACATTTGGTCAAAACCCCGTTCATTAAACCGATTGGAAACCAGTAAATATTGTCAATTGGGAAGAGTTAATTTTCCTGTAGAACGGACCGAAGTACCGTGTGACGAATTCCATCCTTTCATTTGTGTTAAATCGCCACGATTACCGTCCAAGTGTCCAAACGGTTGGCGAATCGACGTTGCGACAAACAGGTGTTATTTCATTAGTTTAACGGCCGTTAGCCAAAGGAAAGCCGTTGACACTTGCAGCTCGCTAAATGCGCAACTCACGCACCCAGGAGACGAACACGTCCACGAGTTTTGCGGAGATCGCAAGGAGGCTGTGTGGACATCAACTTGTCGTAAACAGAATACAAACCACACAGAATGGTATACTGCAGACGGGATAATTTTACGTGGCCCGCCCGTAAACTTTGAAGATGTAGCGTTTGGTAACACCTCGTGCTTGGTTTATAATTGTCTTTCAAAACGTTACGAGACAAGCACTAACCAACATTATTATCTTTGTTTTAAAATTATGGGGTAACCTTTATATTTTAAACCTTTGCTAATAAATTACGTGAATCACGCTTATTTGTATCATTGTATATTCCCTTCGCGTTAAAATAAAAATGGAACAATATTCGAGAACGTTTGATTTAAGCCTCGTTGATCAACTGACCACTTCTGAAAGGCGGGATTCTGGGGAAGAACATGTAGTTTATACAATTTATGTGGATGAAATCTCACCGGCCGAAAACCCATTTCGTAAATGTTTGAAGCGGTGGACTTGTAAATCACTACGCTTCATGCTTTTGGCCACCACCATATTTGTCATCGTGGCACTCGCTTTAGCACTTATGACTAAGAATCGCAGCGTTCGGCACGAGCTGTGTGCATCCGGCTGGACATATTGGCGAACCAGGTGCTACAAAGCTTTTCATGGCCCTCATTCTGCTTGGAAACCAACATGCATCGCTGAAAACGGTTACATGGTTGAAAATTCAATCGAGTTATACAGTGTAACAAAATTTATGACGGAAACTATGTTTTGGACGGTTTATTGTCCCACTTCGACCGAATGTTACACTACTGGAACAAACTTTAACAAAACAATGAATTCTAGAAATGTATTAAACGCAACAAACTTCCTTTGCGGTAAATCTTCTTACCATATTATTCAAAACGGTTCATTTTGTAGAGCAGGTTGGACGTATTACGACGGCTCGTGTTATCATTTGGGGTTGAACGATACCGTCTACAATTTAAAAAGACTTGCTCGGAAACACAACGGTGTTGTTTTACTTCGCGACGACAAGTATCTAAAACAACACTGTGAAGAACATTGTGAGGATAGTATTTTCGTCAACGCAATGTGGAACGCAACAGAACAACGTGTTACCGATTTGAATCATTTCGAAATACCAAATGATTTTTTTATTAAAACTTCTTTTTCTAACAGTGGTACTTTTGCATACAATTGTGTTTCTAAACAATTCAACGTTGTAAGCGTTGAAAAAGTTTCTCGTGTTATATTTAAAACTGACGCATTACAGTAAAATAATAAAATTACTTATATATCAAAAACCATGTTTTTGTTAAATTTTTATCTAAGAATAATTAATATTAAAAACTTGGTGATTAAAGCTTAAATATTTTTATTATAAATGCAACAAACACCAATATTTTAAACGTTGCGCAAAAAACTCAGAATTTAAATTCTTTAAATATTTATAATAAAATATTATAAATGTATTTTTTTAAACTTTTTACAATATATAATATTAATTAATAGAATACTGACCACATGTTCAAAAGATTATTAATTATATAGCATTATTACTTTATATTAAAAAATATAGTTGGGAAAATCATTCCACAAAGTATTATTTTAAATAAAGAATTTGTGCTTTTTTGCTTTACCTATAACGCTGTGTATTTTGTATGCTTAATAAGAATCGCATAAAATTAATCAATAGGAATAAAGTGGTTATATTGCTAATATTGTTTAATGGTTTAGAAATATTGTATTAAAGAATATCAACATTTAATTTCTATATGGAGGTAAAATGCTCCAAACTGTTCGAATTATTAGTGGCAATATCAGTAATTTCAATATAATCTGCATTGCTAGTAGAGCCTTGCTCGGATAATGCTCCACGTCGCTCCCTACGCATTTCCTTTAATGGTATAAGGCGTAACCGTTCCTCTACTATTCCATCCGCATGATCTAATTTACTTTCTAAAAACGGGCTTGAATTCAAACCCGAAATAGGCTCGCCTTCGGTGGAAATAGAGTTTTCTTCTGAATTAATATTCGTGAGCGATTTATTTGCGTTTGTGTCGATTACACTTTCAGCACTAGGTTTATCGTAATACTTTATTGTAGCCCCCTCATTATGTTCGGCCTCACAAACTTTTGCTAGTTTGAAACCCTTGGCGGTTTCGCGTTCGTGTATTTGCTCTAGCTGTTTCCAGTATACCATGCTTTCATACACAGTGCAACACCATTGTTTCAAAAAATGCGAAACTTGTAAATACGATGTTGTTATTTCTGTCATGGTTCTGTTTATAATGGCTATAAATTCATATTCTTCCAAGCCCCACGATTTACGGCCTTGTAGAGCGTGCAGCGCCATCAATAAATCTTGGTACATGATTTGCTGGGTTAAATGAATTACTGCGTAGTCCATATCTTCCATGAATTTAATAACCCAATCTGGACTATTTTCCGTAAGTGGTAGACCAAAATCCACGATTTGAAATGGCGTGTCTCCTTTAATTAGGCACCAAGCTTCATCGGGTATAGTGAGCCAGATCCTCCACATGCCGACCTGCTCGTCCAATCGACTCAGCATGTCTATATAGTGCTCACAACTAGGCGTGCTACCAAATTTCGCCAAAAATGTTTCACCCGCTAATGCACTCCATTTAATTCCACCGACCTCGTATTTGCGCTGCACGTCCAGGAAGGCCTTTTTGATAGTCTCCATAATGACAGTTAGTTAATGGTATCGGGTTGTTAGCATGGCCTCTTTTAAAGCTTAATGGAATAGGTACAAAGTGTCTCAAAATAATGCTTTAAGATACCTGTTTTCGCACAACGCTCAATCCAATCACTTCACCCTTTCAACTATGGAAGACGTCAAATCAGTAGATAGAGAAAGTTCGCTAAATGAATCTGGAAATGACCCAATGGAATTCGACTCTATCAGTAGCATTTACTACAGGGGAGAAGAACGGCTAGATATGTGGTCATCTGATGAGGACGTTGATATCCCTCCAGACTGCCAAACAAGGCCACCCACTCCATGCCCTTATGACACGTACCCATCGCGTAATATGAGCATACGGGATCGCATCTATTTCAATTGGAGATACGCGAAGGATTTCGCCACCGAAGGATATGTTGCTACGCGGTACCTTATATTCACATTTTCCGTAATGTTGTTACTTTTGATTGTGAGTCTATGTGTGGCGATAAATGTGCGATGCGTTTCTGTTGCTATGTGCCCAAAGGGTTGGATGAAAGACGGCGACCTGTGTTTCCAGGTGCAAGACTATATGGCGAACTATACAGAGGCCGTGGATTTGTGTTCGCGCGAAAAGGCCGAGCTCATGAACCATCAGACACATTTTGCGGTTGTGCAAAAGGTATGCGAATCGTGGAACGGCCTAAGGTACAACGAGACGCAGAAAAAATACACGTTTAAAGACAACACCGCAATAAAATACCCCACAACATTTACCCCTATAGCTAAATCCAATACGCTTACTTGGACCCTAGTTCAAAAACACACAGATGGATCTTCATTAAAACCCGTTCTCTGTTTTAAGAATCTTTTATAAATAAGGTAGGACATATATCTTCTTTGGGCCGTTTATACATATATAAACCAACGTCTTATTCGAAGCCCACCACAAAAATCTCAAAATGGACAACCAGCAATACATAGACGCTCTCTTTGGTTTTAAGGATTATCACATGCCTTTGCCTGGGTCAAACAACCAAATAACAGCTGAGGATGTGCGCACAAAGCAAGTGTTGTTACTATCCGATGTTGATACTACCGCAGACCACACGCCTTTCATCTTACCGTCCATCATGATCAAATCAACCACGGCTGCAGACTTTCTCCATCAAACTACAACATTCGAAACCAATACCCTGTTGGAAACGATCAATAACATGGTTTTGAGTACGCTAGACTACAGTCGGGAACCCCTCTGGACCACGAAAACATACGTTTCAACATTTCGTCAAATAATGTTGACTCTGAGAGGTAACGGAGTTCCCTATCCATTACCTGAATCGTCTTGTCTTTGGATGTACAAGCAGCTGTGGCGCACCGACGTTCAGGAAATGCTTTTGTCTAACTGCGTGGTTTATGAAATGAAAGACAGAATGGCCGCCTTGAGCCAATTGCTTCAGTTTGATATACTTCAACATTCCCAAAATTCATATATGCTTTGGCGGTTTTGCACATCTGGTCTTTGCTCAACACAAGGTCAAAACAGTTTTGTGCAGGAATGCAGCAATTTAGACATTACAGAAAGAATGCGTATCATATTAAATTGTAATCCCGTTCCTTTAGCTATGTTGGAGAAAAACCCAGTGGGCGTACTTTTCTTTTTTATTCAGCTTTATGGTAACGCATTTTTGAACGTTATCGCACAAGATTATGTCAGATGGAACGGAAAAGCACCGGCTCGGTTAACTGAGCGCATGACCTTTGTTCGAGAATTTAAAAGCACCTATTCGCTGTACCTCAGATATTATTCTACTACCGGAATGACTAGCCCCATGCCTGCTTTTGAAGAATTTCTATTTTCAGAATTTACCGCCCCCAGTATGGACCCTTACGGCTATTTGTTCAGCTCAATAAAGAGTTGCACGATGGAAAAAACGCTTATCCGACCATACAGCGAAAAATTTCACAAGCGTATGATGGAACCGGATTATAAACAATACCATACAAAATCTGTACGGACTTTGAAACCCTCAGAATCATGGCTTTCTTTAATGCAAAACTTGGTGCGATCAGTTCAATCACAGGAAGCTGCTTATAGGATAGCGATGGAAATTATTCAAGCGTTAACATCTACGCATCTTCCGGGTTACTTCACCGAAACTACGCTGTGCTCCCACTTGAGGAAGATCATTGAGTTTATAATAAAAGGTGCATTCGTGGTATCTCACGATGGAGAATGCTATTGGCGCGATTCCCACAAAGCCCTGCCTACGTCTGAAGCGATACGCTTTAACCAACTTTTCCTTTACCATCCTTTTGCTGCATGGTGTATGTACGACGTTGTTTCTGGAGTTTCCTCCGCAACCAATCGTAAAGCGCCCGAATCTTACATCGCTTTTTAAATAAACGCCTTTCCTAACCAATATATATATATAGTCTGTGTTTTCTCTTTGTGTGCTCAGAATGTTAATAGATGAAATATGCCAAATCTTGTCTTGGATTCAAGGGAAACCTCTTTAAAACTTTCCATCGTTCGAACCCGCAATAGGTATAATTGGAAATATGAAGCTTTCAAAATGATTTGTGCAGTATTGTTGGTTTTGGCATGTACAGGAATAGGTCTATTTTTTTTTACCTTGAAGACATCCACGTGTCCGGATAAATGGATAATGTATGACAAGTGTTATTTCTTGGGAGAAGAAAAACTCAGATGGAACGCTGCAAGTAGAGCCTGCATCGCTTTGGGCGCCGTTCAAATAAAACCTTCTGGGAAACTTTTAGCTAAGCTAAGTGGAAAATATTGGCTGGACGTGTGTTGGAACGAAGGTTGGAGGTACACCAATGGACAGAAATTCGAGTATAATGGCACTGCAAATCAACATAGTTGTTTGGTGTCGTCCGATGGTGAAACCTCCTATAAATCTAAAACAGATTTTGTGCGATATGCTTGTGAGCTACCTATTCCGTACCAATACTAAACTCGTATAAAAAGCTATTCATTCTACATAGGTTACAGTTACGATATGGCGGCGTGTGAGGTGGGTCAAGAAGCCGTTGATGATTTATATGAAAGTGTGTTTTTGGATGAATATAGGGACCAACCCCCAAGATTTAAACCTTCAAAACCTCCGCAGTTTAGAGTAACAAAAGTTATGATCTGGTGTTTGTTTGTAGCGTGTTTTATCTTAACGGCACTCGTCGCCTTACTACTGGTTTTTTGGCCACACGAATGCCCCACAGACTGGCTACATATAAACCAGCAATGCTACTTACACAGTGCTAGATCCGACAATTTTGAAAGCGCCTTTAATGATTGCCATCAAAGAAATGCTAACGTTTCAATCACATGTCCGATATATGGATGTTTAAGTACTTGGACTCCTTACCAAACAGATGGTGCTACTTGGTATTACACAAATTTCCCAGTGGAACTTCGGGTGGAAGATTTACCTACCGAAGGCGACTGTGCACTACGCGACTTTGAAAATAAGCTCAGGCGCACGTTCAAAAACGAACGTTTGTTTTGGTGTTGTGAAAAACATGACGAGTCGTTCTTCGCATCTCTAATCAATAAATGGTTTTTAATGTAATATAACATGTAGGTCGTTCGTTTCTAAAGTCGTGCAATAGCTTGAATTTCCCTTTATAAAAGATGTGGCACCATCGGTGGTCTTTAACATCATGTTGAGAGAAGAGGCGAACGTTGTAATAAGGCAGCCTAAAAACTACGATAAACAAGACACCGTAGACAATCAATTTTTGTGTTCCCAATATCTACTACTTGTTTTTCTTTCGGTGTCACTGTTGTTTTGGGTGATCTGTTCATACCTTAAATATGTTGCCTGAATCTGAAGATCGCTGCGTAATGGTAACAGCTCACATATTACCAACGCCCCCATCAAAAACTAAATATGGTTATTCAAAGGCCTGGGTATGGCCTGGATTCCGCTATGAGCTGCGGTACCCTAACGCGTGGATGATTGTTTTGGTGATCCTTGGATTTATTGTGATTTTGGTGTCCGGTCTTGCTTTTCTGCCCAGCCGGCGGTGCACCAACCATTGGTTCGAGAACAAGGGATACTGCTATCGTGTTTTTGAAAATTTAACTTACGCTGACGCAACGGAAACGTGTAAAGTACATTACTCGTCTTTAACGAAGACCTTTCATCCAATGCCCGTGGATAAATACTGGTTGGATTATTGCGCCATCGGAAACAAAATTGAATGGAATATAACGCTCTTTAATTTCACGTACAGTAACGAATCAGAGCGTACTTGCATCGTCGTTACATTTGGCAAAATGCGTAATGTTAAAACACAAATTAGGGCAGACGCGGTGTGCGTTAGACCTTGGACGCAAAGCTTTATATAGCACAACAAGTCTATTGCGGGCACACATAAATGGAGACTTTGATCTGTCGAACACCAGGACTCGCCATTCCGGCAAGCATGAAACATAAAATTTGGACCAATGGAAAAGTACGACTTAAAGTGTACTTCTATATGGTGTTTTTAATTTGCACGATAACTGCGCTTCTGTTTATCGTGACACTGCGCCTGACTGCTGCTCTTAGCTTACGTAAATCTGGTGATGGTACAATGCTCACGTCTAAACTTTTGCCCGTCGTAAAAGATATTGCGCTTTCCAGAAATGGACTCAATTGTCCAGCGGGTTGGATTAAACACAAAAATCGTTGCCATCATTTTAGTGACCGGTCCATGACCTATTTCGACGTGCCATTATATTGTTCCGAAATGATGGCAACGCCGTTCATTATAGACCACCCGGTTGACGTTGAAGTCTTGCAGCGGCGTGTTAAGAGCGCGATCTGGGTAGGTTTAACGTTGGACTATGGTGTGTGGTCTTGGTTTGGTGGTTCATCTGTCGAAATTTATAAAGACATAATGCGTGGATGGATTTGGCACGAACACGATCTCAGCACCACAATTACGAACTACGGTAGAGGAAGCAATATGATTTTACACCCAAAGACTGGATTGGTGGTAAGCGAGGCAGACCGGTCCACCAACGCCGCTTGCTCTGTAACAGTGTGTCCCCCTACTTGGGTACTTTTGGGCGAAAACTGTTTCGGTGCGATCGACCGCCCAGTGAGTTACAATGAAGCTGTTGCGATTTGTGATGACATGAATGCTACGTTAGCCAATCCCTTCAGTGCTAATGTTGCGAATAAAATTGTTCGTAAAAATGCCTTTTATTGGTTCGTACCTTGTCTGAAGGATCATGTGTGGAACACAGAAGATGGCCTGGAACCAATTTGGTGGATAATAGAAACACCCCCGATAGAGGACGGTGAAACATATTGTATGCTTTACAGTGCTGAATTTGGAGCCATCCTAAGGGCGTCTAATGATCCGTTTTTTTTTATGTGTGCCATGCATCTTTAAATAAAATGTGTTTAAACATACCTCAATGTTTTAAAATTACTTAAACCGGTTTGCAAATTTCTAAACATTCATTCTATTATGGCTCCAAAATCGATATTCGTAAGAGCGAAACAATCAATACCGTTTCTCGTTTTTTGTTTTTTATACTGCACGATTATTATATTTTCCGCCCTCAATCAAAAAAATATTGTGCTCAAAAGACCGTATGATACAGTGGAAGTGAAATGGGGGGTAATACCTAAGAAACATTCAGCGTGTATGGATAATTGGGTCAGATATAAAAACAGATGTTATGGCGTTACTTCAAGCATGGTTACATACGAGCATATGTTGCTGTGGTGTGGGCACATGAAAGCGGATCCTGTGGTTTTGCAGTCCCCGGAGGACGCAGGATTTCTCAACGCGCTTTCAAGGCACCAACCGCTATGGGTTCGATTCACGGTAAAAAACCCAACGAAAGATTTCCGAGACGGACATTGGCACATGCGAATGGAAAACACGCTTCCTCAAGAAACCATGTACTTGGCTAATGAGTCACGAATTGTGCAGTCAAACCACTTAGCGCTGCAGGCTTGCAGCAGGTTACTTTGCCCGGTTGGATGGTCAATCGAAGGAAACTTTTGTTTTTATCTGTATCGCGATAAACCGCGTAATAATTCTGCAGCTGCGGGGTTATGTCGATTGACCACGAACGCCACCCCATTTAATTCATTGTCGCTGGCTGTGAACGTATTAAGTCGATACGATCAAAATATTGGTGTATGGTCGGGTGTTTGTCACCAAAGTAATGCGAACAGACTGCTAGGTCTCTACCGCCCCGAGGACGGGGAATATGGCGAACAGAAAAACTGCACGGTTAATTTTAGAGATGGAAATATATCGGTCTCTGACAAGGAAAAACATTTTACACTCTGTACTATTCCAATAATTTCAGAACCACACTCAATCGAAACTTTTGGAAACGGCTGGCAAGTTTATAAAACCCGTCTGTATTTCATTGGAGATAAAAGGGTAACATTTAGACTCAACGCACAGCTCTGTGAGGAGATGATGGCAGATATGGTGCTATTTGATTCTCCAAACGATATAGCTGGTGCCAAATTCATGGCGAACGTTTGGCTGGGATTGGAAGAGCGCACGTTTGGAAAATGGATTTGGAGCAATGGGCTGGTTGCGCACGTTGAAAATGCCACCTGGTACTGGTTGGGTAGTAAGGTGGCTATTGAGGGCTACAAACCACAACAAGCTGTGGCGTTACATAGTTCACCTAAAGCCCGATTGGTCTCACACGATCCTTTGGAACGTTTGTGGTTTGCTTGTAGCAAGCCTCGACCCTTATAAAGCTGGACGGGCTGTTCGTAAGCTAATTTACAATTATAAAAATAAAATACAATAAAATGAATGTTTTGTTGATTAAAAAGTTAGACTGAACCTAAGCTCGTTTTGCCTATATTTAAAACGATTTGCTTTAACGATTTTTATTGACGGTATGGCCGGAGAAGTAAGCACCGTTCGGAACAAAAACAATAGCTGTCTTAACATAAAGGCGCTCAATGTGATATTTTTGATTTTTATATGGCATGCCTTTCTTTGCGTAAATCTGTGGTTCCTCTTTCAAGGAACAGGCAAAATGTCTGATTCTAAAAATGAATCGAAACAGTCTAAAGAGCCCATCGTATTGTGTGAGACGAAAACCGAAGAGGACAAATATATTTCGAGCGAAGCAGGCTTTACGTGTCCACCAAATTATATGGGTGCGGGTCGAAAATGTTATGTATTTTACCGCAGAAAATGTAATTACGAGGAAACTGTAATCAATTGTGCGAAAAACTACGCGCGCCCCTTGGACATGGAAGATTTTGAGACTGGGATACTATTGAAAAAATTTCACGCTGACGCTTGGCTGTCACCCAAATTAGATTCTCAAAAATGGTTCTGGTATAAGACTCGTGTCAAATTAAGTGGAGAGTATGCAAGCGGCTACGTTTGGAAGGTGGGAGACCACGAACTCCGATTAAATATTAGTGATCACTCCCAAAATATTGCGCTTAAAAACGGCGTTTTGATTACCAAGTATCCAAACGAAACTTTCCCATTAGCGTGCACTTTGAATGCGTGTCCGCCAAACTACTATCGAAGTTTTGGAATGTGCTACAGAACATCTTGGCCAAAAAAATACAATTTCCACGAAGCGGTAATTGAATGTGCGTTAGACGGTACACGATTGTATTCTGCACACACAGATCCATTCGGAAATTTCGACGTGACAGACACCTGGAACCCCATATGCTGGAAAGGTAACAAATTGCTGACTTTGAACGGCCAAGAAGTAAACGGACTATCGATAAATAATACTTCGTTGGAAACATGCTTAGTGTCAACCGGTTACAAAACGTATGAACTTGTTAACATTCAAGCTTATCGCTACATTGTATGTGTCGTTTAATTAATAAATACACGTATCTTATGACTTCCCGCTTTAGTGTGACTTTAGATTGTGACCCAATAAGACCTCACAATGTCTTTCGTGAATCTATCTGCCAAAGTCATTTTTTTGTTTGTAATGATGTGCGCTATCTTGGCCTTCATAGCGTTCATTAAACCGAACCGTTTTTATGTGGAACCCGTGCATCTGTGCCCCAAAGGTTGGACGCATGTTCGTTCGAGTTGCTACAGAATGTATATGAACTCGACTTACGACGAAGGTCTATCAAAATGTAAACCTGGATTACCATTCATGCCTAAATCTTTGGACGAGGCAAAAAATATTTTACAAGCTTTTGACGGTGTATTGAATCGCGTGTGGGTCGGCTTGTGTAAAGACGATGGAGGGGACTGGATGTGGGCCGACGGTCGATTGTACATAGAAAACACTCTAGACCTGAAACCGTTTGGTGGTGGTTGTGCGATGTACATTGGTGGGTACAGAACATTTGCCGTGCACAGGCGCGTGCTTTCAGATGTCTTGTGTCAGTAAAATGAACTTATTCTTGAACATAAAAGGGATAGTTCTTATGAGTGATTTCACAATTTAAAATGCTGTCAAGAATCGAGGATGAATTTCATAAAACGCTGTCTCGCGTTTATTCGGGGTCATATTTCCGAATTTTTTTAGTAATGGTTGCAATTTATTTGCTTCTTACAAGCGGAGTTATAATGGTTTTGCTTCTCTTGCAAGTGTTTAAACGAACGCAGCTGGCCCGTATAGCTCCGATTCCCACACTTCCTCAAATTGGTATATCGAGTGCGCTTCCCAGAGTCGCTTATTCTTACTACGAACAATGTCCGGAAGACTTTTCATTGCACCACGATATGTGCTATTATATCACCGATAAAAAGGTTTCGTATGCGGAAAATTTAGCCTTTTGCTATTTTGAAAAACAAATCACCTCCATAATTTTGAAGCATCCATCTGATCTGGTTTATTTTAGGAATCGAAATCTATCGGTGTGGCTATCGTTGATTAAATATAGTGATGGATGGGAATGGGAAGATGGCACTAAACCTATTATCGTGTTTAGGGAAGTTTATTTTTGGCAAAATGCTGAAAATATGTCGGTTTTCGACATCCCAATTTTAAATTATAGAAACGGAAACGTGATTGGATTTGATCCCCAAACTGGTCTTAAAGGAATGGATGGAACAGAAAAAATGTTACAATCATGCAACACACCTGCTTGCGATAAGGGTTGGAAAAGAATTCATGACCGATGTCTCTTAGCTTTACAAAATCGTGAGAATTGCGATCAAATGCATGGAAGAATCGTCAACGACAAGGATTTGCTAAAGAAAATTCAATTATCCCCAAACTCGTATTGGATTGGTGATTGTAGGCCTACGTTTAACACTAATCTTACCTTGCTTCATCGAAGCAGCATGAACATACGTAAGAACGTAAATGATCGCGCAGAACAGATTCTAAAGAGCCCCGTGTGTCTTTATAGCGGTAACATAGATTCAAGAATACGTCGAGGAGGGTGGCCCGAGAGCAAAGCTGTGTGTCATTTGGAGCTAATTGGGCTAAAAACCTATAAAAACGCCGAAACAACGTGCAAAAAATTAAAAGGTTTTGTTGTAATGAGCGGACATCAAAATGAGTGGGTCGGGTTGTGTAACGTAGATGGTGTGTGGAAATGGTCAAACAAGGAGCTCTATAATATTTCTTTTAACGAACCACCCTTTAATACATCTGCGGGCGGTTGTGTCGTTTGGAACGGTGCTTATGAGGTAAAGGATTTAAGCCATAAAGCTAGAGTCACTTGCGCACGTACGTTTTGATTCTCTAAGACCATCAAAAGATGTTGTCATTTTTCCTTAAGCTATTCTGCATCACTTACAAAGACGACCAAGACGATGGTAAAAATGACATGGAGTTTAAGAATAACACCCCTATAATTGCCAAAGAAACGTTCTGCAAACTTTAACACATGTAACAAAATTAAGAAAGGTATATATAATGAAATAACAAAATGTGTTTATTTAATTAAATCGCTTACATCTAAAACACCGTTTACGTATTGTAATTTACTTAAGAGTTCCCAGTATGAAAAATGTAGCGTAGGTTTAAACATTCCTGTACAACCAATCAATCCTACAGATCTATTGAGAATGTTTATGGGGGATAAGTTTACATTTTCCGCAAAAGTAACGTGGATATACCATTTTGGATCCACGTATACGTTTTCGTCTACCATCATTTTTGAGATTAAGATACTTTGACGCAAGAGTGCGCAGATCATACAGCAATCTAACGTGGAAGGCGTAAAGGTGACAGATTCTACGTGTCCCGGAGGATATAGAACCGGTAAACGACGAGTTGCACCCTTTATATGTTCCGAAAAACAAATGGGGGATTGACAAACGGCACGGTCATTAATTAGTGCTTCTTTAACGTTAAAAGCGTCGTAATGGAAGGAAAAAAGCCGAGATGCTTCCGAGCGACCCGGAATAGGCAAATTTAATATACAATCCTCGTTTGAGACGTCTAGTAAATGTTTGGTACGTTCTATCTCTGAAGAAGAAAGAAAACACGGTACTTCAATGGATTTGGTTTTAATGTTGGCTGGTGATGTGAGAGGCTTTCTAACCTTTGTCCACACCAAACGTTTGGAATTGTCACAGCCCGTAATGAAACAAATGGTGGAACGATACCAGTCGGTCGTACAAGTAGTGCACAGGGACGTTGAGCAACATGCCGTCACAAACATCGCCTCTTCTACGCCTTGCGAAGTTTTACATCTATGGCAAAACGTATGTTTGTTAAAACATGGGTGGTTTTTTTGTAGCTCTTGAGCACATTCTACACAACATTTAATTTTACAACACGTGAGGGTATATTTCATGGTCACACCCGTCAAAAGACATATTCCGCATTTAGCCTTCGAAGCGTTAGGACGGATCTGCTTCTTGTCCGTCACTTCGCCTTTTACCGAATCGCTGTATGTGGTCGTGCAAATTCGCCTAAAGTACTTTGTGCATTTTTCTATAACCTGGTTACCGGCGAGTATAGTGCCAACCTTTGGATCTCTTTCCAGGTTAAAGTACTGCAGTAGCTCGGTTATCGCCTCGTCCTCCATGTCTCGATTCCCGTGCTGTCGACTATTGAGTGTGGCTTGTCTGGCCGATCCACCCGTATATGAAACTAACAACGGGGTAATAATGGTGTTTACCTCAGAGGGTTTTTGCACGATCGATAAAGAAGAGCGATTTAAATGTCCGATACACGCTGGTGCGCGTTGGAACTCTGTATTTAATAGAAAACCACGACCCTTTCTCAACGGATCGGTCGATTTGTCAAAACTGACACAATTAAAACCACAATGTGATCTTAGGAACGCACACGTTTTGTTTCGTACCGCATTACACTGGCGGCAAGCCCTACGACATAATCTTACGCCTTCCAGTACGGGTCATTCCGTTGTAATTATTTTCAAAACCATACAGTCGGATTACACGTACCCGGCATGGCCACCCGGTGTTTATCTCTGTACGAGTGATGGATCAGTTGTTGGATGCAAGCTTGTAGGGGACGACCAACAGGAAAACGAAATCAATTTCATCATGCCCGTATTTTCAAGCTCAGAATATTATCACGCCGTGTGCACCGTAGAGCTGTCACAATACGACACGAATTTTGCCAAACTGGAAAATTTCGTGGATGACGAATTATATTTTATGCTGTTGGAACATAAAATTCCGATTCACGAAACTTTAGCACAAGGACGCCGTAAAAGACGTTCACCGAAACATGAATTAGCGAGCTCAGATTTAAAAGCAAAGATTAATAATTATGGTGTCTACCTTTACCTTTACGTCGATAAACAAACCCTACAAATACCCGACAAATATTCCCAGCTTATAGTTTGGCCTGTGGACAATCGAGCGTTTGAAAAATGCCTTTTCAATTATATTTTCAACGACGAATGTCCGTGCGACCAAAATGTTTTAAGGGAAATGGCGACATTGGACCCCTGTATTTCACTGACTCTCAAGCCCGAACATATCTTCGATTAAATCTATTTACGTACTGTGCGCTCGAAAGACACAAAGAGACGCAATGTCGGACAACGAATCTTGGATTTCTAGCGATGAAGATACAGACAGCGACCCAGACTGGTTGCCACCCGTGAAAAAAAATAAAGTCTATGAACATTACGAATACCATTCCGAGAGCTCAGAAAGCGAAACAAGCGAAGACGGAGAACAAGGGGAGGAGTCAAATGAGGAATAGATACACCGTACGTACAATTATAAACCCTCTTAACTTACTCGGGTAATAATAACATCAGTTCTTCATGACACTCAATGAGAGATCATGTCTACAAACTGTCATGAACCCAAGAATCTACTAGACTGTGGTAATCGAAATGTGAAAGCCGTGACGGACCAACTGCTCTGTAAAACAGATCTAAGAAACGTACGGTCTAGCTTTACAATAAAACCCCCGCTTGAAACGAGTTTTGAATTTTTTGACTACATAGATCACGTAAAACCAGATTATCAAAATTTGGACGAGTGGTGGAACGACGATTGTAGACACGCGGCATTAATAGTTGCATCTTATAAATTTTGCCATCATGTCTGTAGGTGCGGAAATTGTAAATTTGAGACGGAGCTCTTTCCCGATTATTACGAAGGCTGCGTAAGCCCCATCAGTCGATACACGGTGAGACAACGGTTTGAAGACCCTCTGAGTAACCTTCCGGCCTCGCTCTACATTTTTACTATGAGCGCCCCACAATGTCCGCTTTTGAGACCCGTATTTTTAAAGTGTTTGATGGGGGAAAAAATCTTATATGATTATATTACGGAAATGAAAAAACACGTACTTCCAAGACACATTGAGTTTGGGTACGATCTTTATCCGAGCCCGGCGTCCGATTGTTACCTCAAATGTATGTATTTTACACCGGGTTCATCGGATCCCTGGGCCAATACAATCACGACGTATTCCTACTACCTTTGTCGCAAATACTTCAAATTGCTCCTAATGACAGCCCGTCAGTATTTAGGCGAACACGCCTTTGACGAAACCTTACAGAGCACGATCGGGCTGAACATAAAGGACATGGCGTGTCGGCCTCAAACACCCGGTGTTTTTCACCCGATAATTGACACCGAAAAATGGACAGATGGCAAAATGTTGAATGCTTTATGCGCTTTACGCCAAAATAAATCACTTTACGTTAAACCCACGGATCTCATTTATTACGGGTCTGAAGAGGGACGTGTAGCACTTATGAACATACTACAAACATTTTTGTTACGTGGAACGTGGCAAAGACGTGGACTTGTATACGGTGATCCGTGTGGTACAGCGCCAGAAATGTATTTACAGCCTTTATCGATATGGAACATGTATCGTTTTAGAAGATCTCAATTGTTGAAACATGGTTGTGTTTTCTAACATTAAAGGTTAATTAAATAAATATTTTATCTACATTTAAGGAATGCGTGTATATTTAATACTCTGCTCTATAATTTTAGCCTTAATCGCGTCGTTGTGTAATCTATACACTATATGTGATGTTGAATTTACGTACGAAGACGGGGTTTGTGTTAAGAAACACCTCAAAGTATTAACATATCTAGATGCTCGGGGTTTGTGTGAATCGTACAACGCTTGCATTTGGCCAGGTGTTAGACCCAACATTGATAGTACCTGGTTAGGATTGAAACAAGAAACACCAGGAAACCTATGGGTCGTAGATTGCAAAACGTACAATCTAACATTTACTTATAAACACGGGCTCCACACTAAAACCACAGTGGGTCATTTAGCGTTCAATCAAGAGGTCGGTACCCTAATGGTTTACAAACCCGATCAAGCCGCGCTTACTCTTTGCTTCAAGACACCATTAGGCGTCATAGCTAACCGTACGCCTTTTATTATTATTTAACACACTCGAACAAAATGAACGCAGCGGTAGACTTAATTAATTTGCGGGGCGTGTATCCTATACAAGCTACGTGCCTGCAACCCCTGTACTACACCCATTATCTATCCGCTTATAACAGCACATCCTTTTACTCCTATACGCCTCTAACCACGTCCTGTCCCATCAAGCTACAAATTGGTTGCAAAGAATACGGGGCTTGTTACGATCCTTCCCTGCTCGGTACTTTGTCTACGGACTACGCGACGTGTAAAGACGTTACGACCCTGGCAAGTCATGCACCGATCGTCGGAATATATATGAATGAACTTACGCTCGCAATCGAGAAAGACGTTGATCTGGGATACGATCCCGTTCGTTCGGATACATTCATTAATAATATTCAAGGAACCGTACTTGGCGCTCACTGCATTAGACTGATGTTGGGTTTGGGGCGTGTTCTAGATATGGTGGACTGCATGGCCTATTTTCTCTTTGTGTCTTACTTTTATGGTCTTTGTGACCATCAGTTGTTGAGGGATCAACAAAACTATTACTATTCCGGTTCGGCCGACTGTCCACAATTTGCTACTACCGGGTTACACTCCAGAAGCACATTTTATTTCATAACGCCAAGGGGCGATTCTAGCAGGCCTTATTATCGTGTTCGAACGTCAACGGGATACGAGGGTTCAGTCTATGAAGGACGGTGGCTTGACATAGGTGTACCAACACCCGCCACTTGTTCGTCTGGCTTTATAGACTATACCAAATCCAGTCATGCTCATCAATGTCCTTTTATTACAGATTCGCAGCGCGTTAATTATATCGTCGCTCGTATCCTGGGTGCAAAAATTTCCTCCACGTGCCCATTTCCCTGCGCAGATATGGATAATATTTTTGTAGGGATTCTAACACACCAAACAACTGATTGGGTGAACAATTATATGGTCGCGCGCGGCTATTGCTCCTCGGGTGGCACTTTGAACAATACGTGTAGTATAACTACTCCGCCTTTTGTGTGCATGACCACGGGTATCGCAAGACATATTTTGGGTTGTTCCGCATTGGATGCCACCGTAATGATAAATGTAATGAACCCCGCAATATCAACTTCTAGTATTGAGGATCGCTTAAACAATTTGCCCTCTACTATGCTGTTCAATGTTTGGGCCGTTCAAAATGCGCTATGTCAGTTTACCAATCTTATGGAACCAAGCATAGGCAAGTGTGTGGCGGGAACGGTCGATGCGTTCAAATGTTTAAGCGCAAACAAGTTCTTTTTACTGCTCGCCAATGAAGAATGCAACGGGTTTATGGGTACCTACATAGAACGATTCCAACTGCCCTACACAATTGACGATATTTATAGAGCATCACTAAATGCGGTTGGTTTTCTAAACCTCTTTCCGGCCGGACTCTATTGTTTGGAAAAACCAAATGTTGACGCTCCAATCGTTCCATTTCCTTCCGCAGTAACACCCACCAAGTCTACGGTGACGGCTGGACCTATAGTGCGACCTCAAACATCACCCGCAACCTCTAAGACTGCGAAACCTTTATTAACCTTGCCGCCATTGAAATCCACCACCGCTGACCCGCGGTTGTACCCACAAGCTAATGGTCCTTTTTCTGAAGACCAATTCTGTTATGTAAACAGATATAACCCTGAATATCCTTCCTCAACCATAACGACACCCGCTTATATTCATCACGAAACTCAGCTCTACAGACAACCCTATCGCGAATGCGCGATAAATTACCAAGTAACCGCATTCTCACAATACCAGCCCTGTTTTAACCCGTCGATCATGAGAGTATTACCAGACAATGATTACGTGTGCGCAAAATCACTAGCGGACCGTTCATGGGACGAAAGCTTTAGAACCGCGCTAATGGAATTTACCGATGCCTACCGACTTGATTTTAGAAATGGGAACATTTACGAAATTGGTCCTTTAACACAACTCCACCAATCTCACAATATCTTCCATACAACTTTAGGCAAAAGATTTACGTCGGTCGTGAGAAGCTTTACAATGCCCATGATTGGGGAAGATAGATACTACACTGTAATGAATTGTGTACAATACGTTTATTTTATGGCACACGTGTACGGAGCGTGTGATCCCTTAGCCTTACCCTTTGCGCAAGATGAACTTTTGACCGAATCCGAAAAAACATGTTTCAAAAAAAAAAGTTACGGACTTTGGTACTCGTCAAAAACTTACGATAGACCAAATCTTTACAACGTGCCAGAAATAGATTCACAATATTACTTTTTTACATACCAATTATACGGCTATTCCGAATTCCAAACCGATACATCCGAACACACAGAGTTTTTAGCACAGTACCCGTATTTAGCCTCATTTCTTACTTATCCCCGAAGCACAGTATCTTGGGACTATATTAGTAAGGCGGGAGAATTTAACCAACAGATAGCCAACACCGCGGTTATTTATCTACACGAATATGATTACAATAGGTATGGTACGACAAGACATGGTGGGTACCCAAAATCCCTAATTTCTCTAATTACCAAAGAACAATATAAAGCTTACATCGCGTCAACGTTTTGGAAGGAACTGCAGCCTTGCACATACCCCTGCGATGAGTATGACAAAGCTTGGGCATTTCTTTATTTGCCCTTTCAATTAGACTACGTAAACAATAGATTAGCAAACCTTGGATTATCGAGATGCTAATCGTTATTAACGTACTACTGCGCAAAGAACGTATAAAGGATGGAATTTAAGGAAATACCTTTAACGGGCGGTCAAGATTTTAAGTGCATTATACCACCGCCGTATTGGTCTTCCGAAGGAGACCGTCAAGACGTAGCGCGATTAACCCATAAAACGTCATTGTTTAATCGCATAGCCCTTACCACATTGATCTTACTAACAATCGTGGTGCTTTTAGAAATAACCATCGTGGTGTTCACTTTCACAGCCTTCAAAACCGTTTTTGCTGTGAAAACAGCCAACAGTCTATTTACGGGCAAGTCATAGGAATCATAATCATTACTGCGCTTTTCATCGCGGCGTTTAATATGTGGTTGTTATTAATCATACCCGTTGTTTCGGCGACACAAATGTGTGTAATGAGAACGGTGCCTGCAGGGATATCTAGCAATCGTGTGGGACCTTATACCGTTTATGGAGCGTCTACACCACCACTCATCAACAGTCAAAGCTCCGTAGATTTGATTGCAAATCTTACAAACGACTGGGTAGGGTTTGGAGATTCAAGAACAGACAAAACCTTACCCAGTGGCTATTGGGATGCACCAGCAGCAGTTGTGGCACGGTTTTCCAGTCTATCGGGTAATGCACTAATGGTCTCAAACTTCGTGCCGGCTGCTAACAGTGAGTTTGCGTACCAGGGTTGCGGAGTGGAAAAGATTTTTTATGAGGGCGTCAATTGGATGCCGGGCAGATACACGTGTTTAATGAACGATTGGACGCAAATTAAATACGATTTCTATAAAGCCATATACGGTGCTGCAGCAACACATCGCTGTTTATCGTATAATACTGTCGTTCCTTCGGAAACTACCCAAACGGAACTATATAGTGGTATCAAGTATTGTAATAGCGGTACTTACTGGTTCACAAACCCTCAGATAAGAAAATTTGATTTCACGTCTTCAAATTGCGGAACACCTAGATCGACGTATTTTACGTTGCCCGTTACTTCCGGAAATTACACTTGCAGCGAGCATGTGGTTTCTTTGTGTTGGTTCACGTATTATGCTCAAGACCCAAATGATTGCTCACCTTATTTTCAAATATATCAGCATCCAAACGGCACTAACATCACAGACGCCGGTATTGATTATAAAACTGACGCATATTCTTCGTCAGCAGCGTTTCAGTGCAAAACTGTGAGGCTACCCCCAGGCAAATATAGGTCCTTTTCCTCAGCTAGAATACAACTTGTTCCAACGCGATCCTATTGTTTTGGGGGAGGTGACGCAACACACGTAAGTCATGTTGAAAGTATCTGGCAACCAACCACCAGCCTTATAAATGACAACTCCTGCGAGAGAGCTTGCAAAGATACTCCAAAGTGCATATTTTACAAAAGGAATCTACCTTACGCCGGAACTAATGATGCGCAACACGGTGATCTGGAACTTCGGCGCCGGTTTATGGGGTTATTAACAAGTAATACAACGTGTGTGTTTTCGGGAGGTTCATTTCAAGGTGCTGTCTTGGCCGCTAATAAATACGCGCTTCCATCAGCAGGCAAATGTCCCCTGGCCGTTAACACAACCCTGCCCAGTTTTCCGACAGGTGAGCAATTTGTCATGACTGAAAGCCCATTTACTTATTCCGTTTACAATAATACGCTCAATAAATTGGCGGTTGGTAGCACTAGTGTCGTTGAACTAATAGGTGCACCTGACCACAAATGGTTATCTTTGGGTACGGGTTTGATGCCAAATATAACAGTACCGGCGTTTCCACCGATGCGATATACTGAAAAATCCGCAAGCGATCTCACCGCCGATATATTAGCGGGAATCAACACTAGGGTACTAACAGCCGATGTTAACCAAAGTGTGGCCGATTACGAAATCATAAAATATCTCAACAACTCCGCTATCACAAAATGGTCCAGCGTGGCTGACAGATTGCACGCGGAAAGGACTACGCTGTATACATTTTTAGCTACGTATGTCGAGTCTGGGCTTATCGAGTTTAATGGGTCGGATTGTTGGACCGTTGCTAAACATTGCGACGATGTTTGTGTGAATGCTATCTTTTATTCTATGTTGGATTACGTTTATACAACCGAAGCCACAACTTATCCAACTACAGCTATACAAACGCTACCAATGTCGAGCGACACTACAACCCCTGACGATCAGACCATTATACGTAACGTGTCAACGATACATCACACTCGCCCCGGAAAACATCCAGTGATAAACGTGTACTGGTGCCCTTACTATTGGTCGTGTAGAAATTCTGGCGTTCCTCACCACAAAGCTCTTTCCCATGTTGGAATATTAATTGTATTGGCAAGTTCAATCTTTTTAAATTTTTAGTAGCACGGTATGTAGCATAGAGAGCTGTTCTCAGACGGTTTATTTATGCGCTACCTTCAGAATTAAATTTTATAAAAAGCTGGTCATTTTTAAAATTCGTGGCAAAGATGGAAGCAACAATTAGAGGACTGTGCATCGGCGTTCAAAGTCGGTCTCTTATTCACTATGAAGCGTTGACAAACAAGAAATGCGTGCCGTTGGAATATACGAAAAGCGAATTAATGTTTTTGCAACAAAGGCCCTTCTCTAGCCTTGGGAAAGAATATAAATCAGAAGGCGTTGTGCCTTTTAGTATCAGATTGCTCATAAATGAAACGGATGTGCGGTGTATGGCTATGATTAATTTGTCGACGGTGTTGCATAATGTTGAGGGTGGAGTCTTAAACACTGTAGATGAAAACACTCCCTCTTGGTTTAGTGAGATTGTCTCAGCAGATGCCGAGGTGAAAGGATCGTGGCAACAATTTAAGTGGCTGCGTAGACAGCTTTTGGAAAGAGTCGTGACTATAAAGAGTTTTGAAGATAAAGAAGACTTTCTTGTGGTCTCCCAGATCGTGGACAGACTTCACGTGTTTGCTCACAGCGTTGGAGTTGCGCTCCACATATATCTAAATGGCGGAAGGCGGGGAAGCTCCGGATCTGTATAACGCGCCGCCGGAAGACAAACCTGAGGTGGATTGGCAAGCGCTTGAAAAATGGTTTCTCGTAAACACAGATCAGGGACGAGCGCCAACGCGTGATTATTTCGAGAGAATGCTAAATATACCGAAGAAACTCAAAAGAAAGCTACAACCACATTTAGGTTATGGAATAGAACCTTGGCGTGTGGGTGCGCCACCGCCACTCTGGTTTGAATCAATGCTCGAAGAAGATCCTATGGCTAGCCACTTATACAAACAGTTACAAGAAAAGATGTTATCTCCCATGAGAGCGCTTGGAAGCTTCGAACAAGTTGGAAATGTGGAAACTCCTGAGGAAACGGCCATGATATGTGCTGCTAACATGCATTTGCGGATTTTTGCGTTTGTGGAGAAAAGAATGAAATGATAGCGAGTAAAATCTTTATCGTTTCTCGCCAGAGAATAACGATCTTTGCTAAAAGCAGCAGACTATTACCGCTGTACAAAAAGCTCCTTATGTTCTGCCTAGAAATGCGCAAGATTTTGACCGCTTTTGTTTACCCTGAAATGTTGTTCTCACTAAAGTTAAACTCATTTAATTATTTTAGAAAATAAAAAAATTGCTAATAATAAACATGTAGAGCGGTTTTTGTGTTATATCACGGTTTTTGAATCGTGTAATCCAGACCTCGATGGGGTTTTAGCTAAAGCTAAAACAATTAGGGATAGATGGGTAGATGTGTTAATCTTTCCAACTGGTTTTCTCGCTATCTGGAATTATTCAAATTTATATTATTTTCACATACCGCATTTATATTTCAAAACAAAAACGTGCGTGAACTGCGCAATAATGAGGAACAAGTTTTTGTTAAATCAATATTTTGTGCACTTTTTAGAACGAAAGTTTTTGCCGCAGGTTAAATATAAAGACGCGATGCTACGTGTTACAAACTATTAAACACACATATAACGTAATTGCAATGTGTCGAGAATTTAGAAACTGTGACGATGGGTTGGTACGGTAATTTAATCGATTATCCTTGGTACAGACCGGACACACGGTCGTACGATTATTATTATAATTTATATGCGCAAGGCAACCGTGAAAATTTACATTGTAACAACCAAGAGTACGAACAACACTTAAAAAACTTTGGGCACCTCTTAATACGAATTGAAGCATTAATCCAAAGGGTCTTAAAAGAAAGCTACGATATGTGGGGTACAAAATACGATCTTAATACAGAGTGGGTTCGTGAGCTGACGAAGAACTTTAGTGGGTTGAATTCTTTATTCCGAGAGTATCAACTATTGAGATCGGTGGTTTCGATCATGTTTGAAAAATTAAAAATTTCAGATTTAGGTAATTGGGACGACAGCGCTCGAATCAATACCGCCTCGCAACACATACAGCTTTTTAAATTGGCTTCGTGTGCAGCTGACATAGCTACTACTTTAGAAAGTTACGCGGGACGCCGTGAACGATATAGAATACGTCACGCCGATTTATTAGAAATGCTACTTAAAGACAACGGTTATGCAACGACTTCAGTTTAACAAGATGGATCCCGTAGAGCCTCAAGATTATTATTTTGGTCGTTGGAAACACGCGAGTTTAAGAGCATGGATGGAAAGTACTTGCACGATTATGGCGGAATGTCAGTCCGTGGTGAATGGATGGTTTGCCCAAGCATATCTAAAATACAGCAACGTTTGCACACCGCAAGAGTGGCCTTACTTACTTTCGATTTCCGTGGTAGGTCTTTTAGCTTTCATGCAATGGTTTGATGATCTCAAAACGGACTTATTTCACGATCTTCAAGGCCTTTTGAATTTTGATCAACGTGTTCCGTATTGTGATTGGAATCTGATAATGAGTCGAAAGGTTCAAAAAATCCCATCTAAAATTGAGGAGCTCACAAAGGTGGCCGCGGATATATCCGCTCGGATATCATATTACTTGGACCCAACTCAAGATTTTGCTGACTTATATAATACCTTAAAGAGCCAGTTATAAAAAATAAAACGCTAAGCTCCAGCTTTTCAGAATAATGACAAGTCACGCCTTTGACCAGAAACCCACACTTTCGCTAATATCGGACAAAGCAAATATTGTTATTGAGAGATGTGACCTGCTCCACGAATTATCATCTCTAAAACTTTCCTGCATACCGCGTTGTGACGGACCACCCTTTCAATTGATATATTATTGGCGTAAGCAAATTACATCTGCCAAACAACGTTTAATTCACCATTTGAACAAATTACCGTTCGTACCAAACATCTGTGTACCTTGTTATTCCTCAAAACTGCATCAAGCAATATGCCGTCTAGCGGAAGCAGCGGCACGGTACGCGGCCTTCGTGTTAAAAGTCCTATACAACGCAAACGTAGGTTGCGCAACGTCAAACATTTATTCGCAACTACTGTACTGAAAGAAACCTGTTACAATGAACTGACCTTGTTTGGTGAAGGTTTTAAAAGAGTTGCGTGCCTTTTCGCCGTACGCATGAGTAACATGGGCCCCGTCACAGGTGGCGCTTTGAAGCATTTAATTGATATCACACCTTTATTGCGTACCACGTACGATGCTTTAAAGGTTTCGACTATGATAATCCTGTCTAGTTTTGCAAATATTTGCAATTTAAGAACACGAAGCCAAACGCAAACGTGGGTCAAAGAAATGAAATTGGGATTTATAACATGTTTTGTCCTCTGTCTTTCCATTGAAAGAATACTGCTGGACAGCCATCCTATATTCGACCTTGAAAATAGTCTATAAAAATCAAACGCGGCAAAGCCAAAGACCACAGTGACGGGCACAATGGACGGTTATTCTGCGCTGTGTACATTTAAAGTGTCCTTCAAGGACTTACACAATCGGTACGAATGGATCGATATCTTTCATCCTCTTTGGCTAAAAAATCTTCAGCTTACAGACTCAGTTTATCGTGAATTCGGATTTCCCCATCGCGGAGATTTTTGGAATGTGTTTGATGCGCGTGAAACACCGTTTTGGGTGCGGCACATGGCAGAAGAAACCGACGATATTGCTGCAGAAAGCATAGATATAATTAGGTGTGATTTCAAAGCCTTGTACGATGCTGTAATAAAGGATCAAAAGTATAACGCAGCGGTCGCGTTTGTTAACGTGTGTGCCAACATTTCTAGATTGGAGTGCATAATACTTTCCTGGATACGTAATCGCAGGCTTTTCAAAATAAATGAATGGCCAATGCAGCCGATTTACATTGACGTACTTTGTACCCCTCCTTAAGCAGCAGATATATATATACAGACGAGCATTGCAAATGGATAAATAATGGAATATCTAGAAACCGGAGAAGAAAATATAAAGGATGGTAATTTAAGTCTTCTTTACCCAGGCATATCCCCCGCTTTGGATCAACTTATAACCGCTGACCCCGACTACTATGATTCACGAGAATGTTACAAGACTCAACTCTTTATAAATCCCTCCACTTGTGACAGCCTAGGGTTGGATTTTAGAAGGGGTCATTGGGATCCCTTATCGAAAGGCTGGCCACATTGGGCTACACAATTACTAGAATTTGATGACGAGGTTATAATTATTATTAACAGTTTAAGAACCGATTATAATCGACTTATAACATCTCCCACCTTAAGAATTCGGTATGTTTGGAAGCGCATCAAACAACTCGGTCAGCTTATTAGAAGATGGGTTGCCTTCCAACTCGCGACTCCAATACGACGAGTTTAATAAGCTTTTTCATTACCCGTCACAAGTGTTCTGTTTTCCTGACTCGTCACAGAATATTTTTGATGTCTTTTTGGGGGGTTGCCTGGCCGAGCAATATCCTAATGCGCCTTATCTTAAGACGTTGCGAAAATTTTCTTTTTGGTGGAGAAAAATGATTAGTGTTCCCAAGGTAATATACGAGCTTTATTACAAAGAACCTTATCGGCCTTGGAGTCCTCTTGATAAATTACCGCTTGGAATGTTCCGAACAATGGCCGACCAAGAATGGTTGAAAGACCTATGTAAATACTACCCCGGAGTATCCGAAATCTCATTTATTATACGTGTGGAGTATATAAAAGCAATCAAAATGCTAAACGAGAACGAATTTCACGACGCGTACATGCATCTAATAGTTGTTGACTCCTTAATTAGGGTATTACATCGTATGATCGATAGATATTACTTTAAAAGATATTATGCTTAATAAAAACGCTTAAGAAAAGGTTCAATTTCTTCACTTACTTTGTAACTCCGTATGATAAACATAAAAGCAAAGGATTTTGAAAATGAATTCAATTCAATTATTTGTTGGCTTAAAGCAATGGAATCTCAAAGTCTAAACCCGCAAAAACAAACCGATGATACAGTCGCAGTATCTGCGCCCCCCACAAAACCTGCCAACCGCGCCGAGAAACTATCCAGGGATGATTTCCTTCGAGCTTTTAGCTATACATTCGATTATAAAAAGCCGGAATACTATGCGCCCTCTGCCAGATATTGCGGTGTGTTTAGAGATGGAAAATCATTGGCGGAGTTTTTTCCGAAAACTCCATTGGCATTAAACACCTTACTGGACACCGTTTCAACTTTGTGGCAAAATCTTTTACACGTACCTAGTGTAATTTACGCTCAATTTTACAAAAGTCGCACGTACATTCCTTGGGATCCCATTGACACGTTAAACGCATACCGACCGGCCTGGATTAACGATATGCTGTCGCAACATCCAGATCTGCTAATAATGGAAGAGATGACTAGCTTTCATTTCACGCGATTGATTTGCCAATTGCAATCTGAAAACTTTTTGGATGCACGTACCTCCATCGAATGCATAACCTCTACCGTCTCAATTATGAATCGAATAATGTGTGATTATTTCTACAGCCGTTATCATAATAAGAACGCGGATGCCCTTTTAATGTAAAAGCTACCTGACAATAAATTCATATATCTTTAAAGAATTTTGTCTTTACAATCATTAGTTATTTTGTGCTCGAAATGGCGCGTTTGCATAGAGGGCATTTAGCCGTCAGGCAGTGGAGTGTGTTCGATGGAGTGAGTTTGTTTTCGACCCGATACCATAACAGTGCTGCCTTCATGTCTCATTTGGAGTGGTTAGATGGAGAAGCCAAACGCTGGAACTACATGATGAGGCTACCAATGTGTGTGCGCACCGCTAAATCATACGACCCCGTAAACGAGGTAAAGCCGGAATGGATGACAGAAGAACCTGGGCGATGGCACCGTGTTGTAGGAGACTTTAGAGTTTGTTATTATTACCTTTTATTTTTGGTGTCTCAAGAGAACGCTTTGTCAATTTTAGCTGCCTACAACGTACGCGCAGCAATAATTGGACTACATATTATAATGTGCGAGTTTATTGGGCAGCGAACTCCTTGCTACGACACGTGGATAGAAAGTGTGGACGTCAAATGCTACAATGCACCGTTACCGGTCCACAAGTTTCCCATGTCTTCCTTTTTAGAACTCTTCCCCGTCTTGCATCCCTCTGACAATTACCTTAAGGTAATTGAAGAAGCCGACGCTGCTCTCGTTGTTTGGAAACAGAACATTTCGTTTTCGTCTACGTGGCGTAACGAATCTGGGGGTATCGTAATAGCGCCCGATCTTGTTCTGTATAGCTCAGCGGTTGGTCGTTTGATTCAGAATTTTATGAATGCTTATAAGAATTTGATATTTGTATTCTATTGCATGATGGATGCAGACGCCGCCGGCCAACAGTGGTGTTGGCTACAACCAAGAAGAACAATTCAAGACGTTACCACTTTTGCTTACTATTTTAATGACTTTGTGGTGGATTGGGTCGCACACAAAGAACGTTTACGCGTTTTGGAATGGACCACGGACGTTTAAAAGAGACCGCCACTGTATCTATCGCGTTTCATTGTAAGAAAGATGTTTGGGAAGTGTTCGAACGCAAAAGCCCCTTTTTTTATCACACGTACCGGTCTGAATCTGATGGGTTTTTTAATTTGCTGCTAAATTGGTTAGATGAACAAGTATTGACGTGGAGACGTCTTATAACCATTCCTCAGGATGCAACGAGCGATACATTTGAGCACTTGTTAAAATCTTTGAAAACAACAAGTAAATTCAAAATCTTCGATATAATACAACAAGATTGCACTAAACGCTATCTAGGGCTCTTGAAATTATTGGAAGTGCGAAATTCATCACTAAATAAAGAAATCACTGTTGCTGCAAAAAATGTAAATGCCTGTTTATTAAGCCTTCACATTTTTCTTTCGCACCTTGTGCCCGATAATGACACTAATCGGACGTCGATTGAAAGCCTAGATTTTCCGTACGAACCATTTGTGTGCGGGTTCAGCGGTTTCAAATGTTATACGTTCAAAGAAACATACACCGTACTACTGCCGTCCTTAAAGTTTCGAGAATTAATACGCACGGCAGATCGTGCTGCCGGCAAGTGGAAAGTCGCACTGTATATTACTAGGTCCGATTTTGAGCTTTTGGACTTAGGTTTCTCATTTGTCAGATGGGATCCTCTTGAGAACGCGCCCAAGTGGGTTGACGCGCTGTGCGAGTACAATCCTATGGTGTGTAGGTACGCTCTTAATTTGGTTAGACTGCTTCGACGGTTTTGCAATCAATTACAAACCACCGCAAAGGCGCAAGAGCAAGGATCCCTGTGCGAATATTTAGAATTAGAGGTACTCATTAAACAGATTACTACGTTTTGCCACCACATTGCAGAGTACATCAAGGACTGGATCATGGATAAAAGGCGAGCGTTTTCCACAAACTATATTATTTGAATTTGCATCCAATTCAAGCTCAAGAAATATGTCCGAGTCCAAGCCAATACTGGATCCGTTTTGTCTTGTGGACGACCAACGATTCAATCCCGGACCCCAATGGCTTCAACATTTTGGAAATACTTTTGTCAATATATACGCCCACACACCGCACAATCAACTTGATGAACCCTTTTTTAATAATAATCAATACTTCAAAACCCTTCAGAAATTGGACCGATCCGCCGCATGGTGGGAAAAAGCGATCAATTTACCGAAAGGGTACGTTTTACCCGGCTACCAAAAAGAAGGTATTTACGACCCAAATTCAAAAGAGCGACCCCCCCAATGGGTTTGTGACGCCATAGCGGCTAACGAAACACTGTCGAATATAGTGATAGAGGGATATCGATATACATATGCAAAATTACTGAAAATTCTCACTCAATACGCTATGTTGGATTATGACAGAGATGAGGACAAGTGGATGCAAAAGCACGAATCGATGGAATTATTAATCGAATCACTCGCCAATGAAATGGATCAACGTGCCTATTCCATAAATCGTTTTTTCGGAAACTTTGCTATTCAAATTTTAATAAAAGACTCTTTGAAATAATAAAAGTATTTGTTTACCTTATTTATGATATATAAATGCTCTGTGATAAGTGCCAAAATGTTTTACATTGTACTCTTTGTTTTTCCTTTTTGCAGCGCAGCCTTTAATGGCACCCAGGATTCAATTGTGTTGTCTGGTATTTGGACATTGGGAGATACGATCAACGGTAGTGAGGGAGAACAAATGTTTACAATACCTAACGTGAGCGATTCCAATCCCATTACAGAAGCCCTCATAACCCTCACACTTGTTATACCTAATGACTCGTATTGTTTTGACTGTGTAAACGCTAGATTTGGAATAGCTTTAAGCAATCGCGCAAATACTGTTCGGTGGTACGCATTTATTGGTAATGGAACGGCTGCCAATCTGGTAGGTCCCCACGTGGGTTCCCAAATATTTAACAATCGGTTCGATCATCCAGACGTTTATTCTAACGTTATATTGCCGTCTTTTGGTAAAGGAGTTCCATTGCGCTTAGAATACCACTATCAAAATCATAAGCAATTTATTCGCGTGTGGAAAGCGAATGAAACACGACCAACTTTGCCTACGCTTGTGTCCGCCATGTTTAGTAATTCAATATCGCCCCTTTCCGCGATCACACTGGGAGTTACAGGGTATAACTACCTTACAATGTATGATTTATCGGTTGAATACATAAAGACGGCTAACCAAACCATTAAATACGCTTGCCAAACAAATGAATCCGCGGTCGACGCTAACAACTATGCCGCCAACGCTCCAAGTATTATACTTGACGACGACGCAAAGTTTGTGGAGGTTTACAAGAAAGCGTGGCTCATATTACAAAACAATATAGTTGAACCCAAGAAGGGACGCTTTGTTAAGCCTTACATTGGTTTAGCAAATGAAATAAATGCTGTTAATTTATTAGCGATCGCAAGATCCGCTATTTATAATCGTGCGCTCCATGCACCTAGCATGCTCGATAATTTATATTGTGGGCAATATAGTAACGGATATATATCCGGCTCCCCAAGTAGTGAAGCTGCTGTTCCGGAGGAAACAGTCGGTTCAGTTAGCGGTTTGTTTACTTACTCAACTCTTGAAAGAAAATTCTATGAAATGACAAATGATCTGGAAAGAGTTATTAAGATATTACCAATCGTTGAAAATGCTTTGAATTTTGCGCTTGCTAGGCAGTTTGTCGTAACTTCAACTTACGCATGGCCATTGCCCACCAGTGGTAACGTGACTGGTCCCGTATACGATTCGCAAACGCAATGTCCGGGCCAAGAAATGTACTGTCGTGAGTGCATCTACGTTGACTCTATAGTTCAAACCGCGATTGCTTATGAAGATCTCGCATTTCTTTTACGGTTGGTAGAACCCGCTTCTTTCAAACCACAGTACTATAATGGTTTAGCGAAAGGACTGTGGGGTGCTTTGTCCAATCACTGGAATCACTCTCAAAACCGGTACGTTAATTACGATTGCAACGGCTTAGTTACCAACGAGGATCTTTCGCAATATGCCGCTTTGCCCTTAGCTGAACATAATCAGGCTTTGATTTCCAGATTACAGGCGGTGTTTGATGGAGACGTGCCTCTCTCCCATAGGGGTCTCAACGACACCCATTTCTCACCCCAAGGATATACCCACAACGGTGGTGTTTTTGATTGGGAGTTTTACTCTCTTGTTAAGACATTGATCAGATCTAATTACACTGACCTCGCTATACGATTTACAAAAAAATACACAAGCGCTCTTACAGGCGTCTACGAGTATACCGGCTCACTTTTTCGCTGTTTGGCTCCCATGAAAATGTCGTCTGTTGCATTGAAGCCCCTGAAAAAAAATCTCACAGACGGTTTCTATTACGCACCGTGTGTTGTTGGAACGCAATCTAACGGCACAGCAATATTTACCGAGCCAGAATACCTCGGAATGGGACCCATCGCATTAGCCATCGAGGTAATGCTTGGTATCCAAATTGACGGCAATCAAATCCTCTGGAACACAACAAGAAAAGATAGGCACGGCATTTTAAATTTACCCGTTCTAAACGGCACGGTTTCTTTAATCCTGTCCGCCAGAAACCAATCCTACACAACACTTTGCGTTAACACTACGGTCATTTTTAAACTCACGCTTCTAATAGATAACTATTTAGATATCATAAACGCGGGCTCATCATTCTGCACACTGGTTGGATCACCCTTTCCCATAACAAAACCTTCAACCGTCGTACCGTCTACCAAAACGCTACTAACGCTTGTTACGGCTTCAGCGATTAACACAACCATAAGCGCAACAATTGCTACTACAAAGGCCAATGTAATTACTAACTCAACCGCCACAATAATCGCTACTACAAAAGCCAATGTAACGAATAACGCAACCGCCACAATAATTGCTACTACAAAGGCCAATGTAACGACCAACGCAACCGCCACACAGATTGTAACCACTACCACAAAGGCTCCTATTCCGACCGTAACCATCACTACCGTGAAAACTGCAGTTCCCACTATAACAACTACGCTAACTAGTCTGTCATCCACCGCAAAAGACATCTTTGATTTAGCGGACTACCCTGATTTAAACATAAAATGTCTGACCATGATTCGACCCGGCCTAAATGGTCGACGCAAAACGTACTGGATTTGTTCAAATCCGATCGAATAGGGCTAGACTTAGTCAAAATCTATCCCGACGACTTTTCGTGTTTTCAAGAAAGTTATTTCGACACCTTTAGGTATTATCATCCGGTTACGTACCATTATCGTTTACAAAACCTAGACAGTGTAGCCGCTCAGTGGCGATTACTGCTCAATGGGCCCAAACCATTGCAAAGTCAGTTGGGTTCTCAACCTTTTGACCCCTGCGCCACAGAACTACCACCCTGGGTCGAAGATTTATATAGAGTTAGACCTTCTTTAGCGTTAATCGCCCACGATATTGTCGATCAGAATTATATATTGGCTAGACAATTAAGGAGAACTTGGTCCTTAGAAACTGAATACATCTATCGCCACGTAAAAGACACAATGTTGATTTTGCTCCAGCACTGGCACAGGACAATGGCAGCTTGGATGGTCGGACGTACGGCGTACGAATTATACGCGTAGGCATAAATCTTGATCGCGCAAACATCCCACACATTCAAGACTTGACCTCAATCATGAAGGGACATTACTGGACAGACAAAGACATCTTTAGCCAATATCAACCCACCGTTGAAGTTTTTGCCAACCGATATGTGGAGCCTGACGAAGTCCACACTGCTCTAGTCGAACAACTTATCAAAGGATGCTCAAGTTATCCCTACAAACTAATAGGGTACGTGCACGATTCTCTGCTCTTAAGCGGATTCACGACCGTGTTCGTATTTGAAGGAGAAGATCAATGTGTCTACGAACTCAATCCGCTAACGTCTTACTTGCATAAGAGAGCGGGTAACACCAAAAGCTATTTCAACGGGGAATGGAGCATAGATCTCGCACCCGTCTTCATTGATTTTCCACTTTCAACGGAAAAAATACACAGCAACATGATAAAGCACATCGGTAAAAAAGACCACACCCTACAAATTTGTACAAAGTCTTATACACAGAGCAATGTGTCCGGTCCATTGCAAGGGGACGATACAACGTACCTAATGTATTACCCAAAGGGTTTATGCGCCAACATAATGGTAAAATTGATTAACGATTTTGCGCAAAATAAAATATCGCAAAATCTAACCTTTGTTGCCATTGCAGCTGAACAATTCATAGAAGATGGGTTTGAAAGGTATAACATAGTATTCTTTGATCAATTCACACAAAAAACGTGTATCCTAGACCTAACGACCAAAAACTTTTACGTCGTTGGCACGACATTTAAAACATACCCGCCCAACTGGAGGAGTAGACCGCTTTGGAATTTTGCTTGCAAGGTTCCCGCTCTAAATAATGTCGTTTGTGAAACTGCTCGTTCCTTTGTTGAACTCTATAAACTTACGAACCGGCAATTTACTAAACCACGCAATAATACCAATATGAAGAATATTTTGTTCATGATGGAAGGAAACAATATCAACGTTTCTCGCAAAATGGTTCAAGATTTTGAAGGACAATACGTGCACATGTACCCCAAAGGAACATTTGTGTTCTTAGACGGAAAACACAAAAAACTGGAACACCTTGTAAAAAATGTTAAAGAATATGATGAAAAGCTTTTTCTTTTCGGCGTCACGCTGTATAGAAACGCACCGAAATTTGTCTTTGCCAACAAAGACCAAGTTCTTGAAATTGATCTCACGTATAACAACGTCTATTATTACAACGCTTCCATCTATGACTATCTGTACGAAAAACCATCCAGAAGGGATTATGATTCTAGGATTATGGACACATTAGCAAATACACTTATTAAAATAGCCGTCCATTCCATAAATGAAATATTACCCGTCATATCTTCGCCTTTGTATAATCGTTTTAAACCATTGTGAAAACGTTAATAAAGGAATTCAAATGTTATTTTTTGTCACGATATCGTAATTTGTCCAATATTTGTCTCTAAACTACTCCTTATTGCAAGACCTAAACAAGTTAAAAATTGATAAAACAGTAGATATATTATATTATAACAGCCTAAAAGCATAAAAAACCACGTAAAACAGCATAATCTGGCCCCAAAACGTGTAAAATGTATATAAAGTTGGCAAAAAGTGGTAAAAGTCACTTAAATTGTGTGAATAGTATTTGTAATGGAGAAAATTTTTTATGATGGGGTTTTTAAATCGTCTGTCGCGGTAATTCCAAAAGTTGCACAAACCATCAAAATAATGCATGCGAGCACACAGTCTGATACTGTGGTAAAATACGTTATATAATAATGTTGAGTTTATTGTACTAAAAGTCTCACAACCAAATTAGCTAAAGTGACTTAAACATTCCGCATTTACCACAAAATACAGTTATATGTAAGTACACATTCATCGTATAAAGTGACTTAAACATTCCGAATTTACCACAAAATACAGTTATATATAATAACACATTCATCGTATGACAAATTTGAAAATAACACACCATATTAAAACTCAGTATAATACTTTTTAATCGCCCGTTATATAAAACCATAATCTCCGTTTAAGGCAGTCTTCTGTTCACCCGCACGTAAAATTTTAAACCCCTATATGTTTATAAAAAACCGCTCCTTTATCGTTGACGTGTATGTAAACTTAAGGTAAGGCAAGTTAATTTTGTTTGGTCAACCTATGAATTGGCAAAACCAAAACCCATAACAAATATAAAAAACCGCTCTTTCATCGTACACGTGTATGTAAACTTACCGAAATGCGAGTTAAGTTTGTTTGGTCAACCTATGGATTGGCAAAAACAAAACCCATAACGATTATAAAAAACCGCTCTTTCATCGTTCGCCGGTATGTAAACGCAAGGGAAAGTACGATAATCCATTTAACCCGCTCATATATGAGCAAAACTACCATTTAAAGAAAAATCCCTCTATCCCTCCCCCTTCAAAAACAAAACCCCTACAACGATTATAAAAAACCGCTTATAACTAATAAATAATAAGTTAACAAAACAACAATTACCTCCATGAAAAAATGGCTTTGTAACAATATATACTAACATAAACCAAAATCCAAGCCATTCTTTTAAAGCCATTTTTCAATCTAAACAAAACTCTAAGTAAATAAAAAACACAATTCTACATATAGTGTACACGCAAACCTACATTAATTTATTTTAAGGTTAACGTTTCTTTTCAATGAAAATAAAATCGGAATGTATTTATAAAAAACCTGTGTTTTGCAATAAAATATTTTAATCCTAATCTGAATAAACAAAAAACTAATATATAAACAATTTAATCCTACAATAACGTAACAAATATGTTAACAACAGTGTGTACATACAAATATTGTTTCTTTTTTATTTAAATTTGCAGCACGTTCATACAACCATAGGGTCCTATTGTGTGGGTGTCTTCAAAAAACTTAGCCCCCAGTAGATTAAAAAAAAAAACATAACCTTAGCTAACTCTAGCTAAAGCGAGTGTCCTGTTTGAGAACTCTCTAGCTATAGCTCATTATAAGTCTGTTTTTTACCTTTGAGAATTGTTTTTTTTTTGTTGTTTATTAATATTTGTACAATAATAACCGCACGCAGGCGTAGTTAAAATTTGTAAGACACATAACAATCTATCAAGAACGTGAAGGGTTAACTGTGACATAACATTGCAAAGGACAAACTTCAAACAAGACGGGTTCTTTTATAGCGCCCACTTGGGCCGGCGCCAGTACTGTCTTGACTATCATTGCTGTTGTCGCTTATGACTTCTGGGCAGATCTTGTCTGTAAAAGTGAAGACTGTTGTTGCCATATCATCATCTTCCGGTTCTGAATCATAATAGTGCACCATTCGCGCCAATGTAGCACGTTCCATGCTAGGTATGACAAGTGGGCGTGTTCTTCTTTGGCTGTTAAAGACCGGATCAAAGTAAACTAAGGAGGGGTCATGAGTTCCTTGAACCCACCCACCATCGGCTGCAGCCACGCCTGTGATCCGGAAGAAACACACCTCTGCACCATTATGGCATGTCCTGCAGACGGCGCTGTTGAGACCAGTCCGAGACGAAAGAATGGGGGCGGGTGTGACATTGGAGGAAAGGACGTAGGGGCATGGGCTTACGTCTATCACTTCCTTCATCGAGTTGGCGGCAAAATACATCTTGTTGGCCGTGAGTGACAGGCAGTAGCAACGCCCAACGGCATCCACCAATAGCAAAGCGTAATTGCAGAAAGGTTCTATCACGTGCTCTGTAATGAGAGTGCGAATCAGGCCAACACACGTGAGATGCATGTCCCCAATCCAAACCTCTTCCGGTCTGAAGGCCATTCCGGATGGCACGTGTGCGCGCACCACGTCCGCAGTGCACAAGGCCAAGATGGAGCTGGACTCGGGGCACTGCGCGAACACGCTGACAGCCATGCCTTTGTGCCTCCTGGTTAGGTCGTGCACGGCTTCTAAGAAGTGGGGGGAGCACTCTAGGCCGCTGGTGGCGAGCAAGGCCTTCATGACCACGGCAGCCTGGGGAGCCAAGTTTTGCGGGTACTGCTCTCCCACTTTGCGAACACCCGCGCGCTTGTGGCCGGTGGTCTCGTGCACGACCCTTGACCAATGGCGCTCCACTTCCTTTGCAAAGTCTCTGGAGGTGACGAGGTTGTAAGGCAGCTCCCCGTAGTGGCTCGCGTGTGCAGAGCTCGATGCTAAATTGTGTTTGCCCGACAGATAGAACTCCAAGGACAAGGCCACCTGCTCCATGTAGACCTTTTCATCCGTAGTGCGAACCTCGAAGATCTCCTGATTGTCGAGGTTTGCGTACACCAGGAAGCGGTTGTAAGTCTGGCCTCCGCGGTAGGCTAGGCCCAATAATAAAAAATCGCTTCTTCCTCCCAAAGTCTTGATCGGGTGAAGAAACAATTCTCGCTCGATCTGGGCCGCCTTCTCCAGACTCAAGACCATCAAGTGACTGGCCACCATGCCGTCTTCGATGGGGTAGCAGACCTTCATGGTCTTCTTGTACTGTTTCATGCGACTCTCCATTTTGAGGTTGAAAGGCAGAATGGGGATACCTTGGCCATACGCCTGCGCACAAACAAGATTACGCCCACCACTGACCTTTACAACGCGCAGGCGCCGAGTTATGGAACTTTGGCCCAGGTGGTCAGCGCCTGCGCGGCCCCAGGCGCATTCCGACACTCGCACGCACCTTCACGCCCCACCACTGACCTTTACAACGCGCAAGCGCCAACCCCGAAACTTTGGCCCACATAATGTGCGCCTGCGTGGCCCGAGGCGCATTCCGACACTCGCACGCACCTTCACGCCCGCCCTTGACCTTTTACTTAAAGCAAAACCGCGCAAGCGCCAAGCCTGGAACTTAGGCCCACATAATGTGCGCCTGCGCGGCCCCAGGCTCAATCGCAAGCACAAACCGCGCCAAACTAAACCCGTTAGACTGGAAATTTCGAGACCGCCTCTTACCTCCTGCCATGACCTTACGCGGAAACCCACTCATTCTACAGACAGACAGACACCGAGGGGGAAACACCGAGCCGTTCAAGATTGAACTGTTGACAAGCCTTTTTTTAATCTAGCTGGGGGGGGGG